TGACACCAACTGTGACACCAACTGTGACACCAACTGTGACACCAACTGTGACACCAACTGTGACACCAACTGTGACACCAACTGTGACACCAACTGTGACACCAACACAGTCTATAGAGCCAACAGTTACACCAACAGTTACACCAACAGTTACACCAACAGTTACACCAACAGTTACACCAACTGTGACACCAACTGTGACACCAACACAGTCTATAGAGCCTTCTGTGACACCAACTGTGACACCAAGTTTGTCATATGTATTAGCATGCAATTATATTCCACCAAACGGTGACGATGTAGGTGGAAATGTGACAACCGGTTATACACCACCGAACGGTGATGATGTAGGTGGAAACTTATGTTGATCTAACATAAATATATGGAAAATCTAATATCATTTATAAAATGACAAACTATTAAAGGACACTAATAATGGCAACACAAAGTTATTCCACGGCAATATCTCACAGTAATACCACAAATTTCAGGGTATGGGGTTTAGAACTTTCTAACGCATTAGAAGCTGTAGGGCTTATAAAAACTACTGACACTGGTCAAATAAATTGGGCTTCAGCAAATAAACCGGCGATCAACGCTTCTGCCGGTTATGAGATTCGCATATTAAACGATTCATTACACGCTTCCGCCCCAATTTATGTCAAGATTGAGTACGGGACCGGGTCGGTATCTACATATCCGGTATTGTGGTTTACTGTGGGGACTGGATCAAATGGGAGCGGTACAATTACCGATATATTTTTCACCAGAGCCGTCCAATATAATGGAAACTATATAGCACTAGATTCGACGGTTGCCGCCAAACAAACATACATAAGTATGGTTGATGGTTTTTTTGGTCTATTATTTAAAGCTGAGAATTGCGCCACACTATACCCAGTAGCAGGTTTCATTATTCACCGAACGCAAGATAGCTCAGGAACTCCAACTGCTGAGGGGGTTGTCATCTATTCCCCAAATGTCGCATATAACCCGGAGCATCTGATGTTTAATTTTTCAACACTATATACATATTTCGTACAAAATACTAGTTTGTACGGTGGATCATTTGGAGCTACCATGCCCGGTGATTTATTGGTCGTTGGTACTATCAACGCGGGGGTGCCCGGTGATTATCAGTTAGCGCGCCACTACTGCGCGATGCCCCTAATTCAACCCCTTGGATTAATTGTTTCAGCATCCAATGGTGATACAATCGTACTTGGAACTCAATTCACCGCAACCGTTCTGGGAACATCGCGAAATTATATTTCACTCGGACCAAACGCTTTCGACCAATACTCGACATTCTGTATGGTATGGGAATAAAAAATGCCACTTTTGATTAATGATTATCTACCACAGATTTTAATACCAGTTACAAGATATTTTCCTTCAGGCGCGCTTAGAATAGCTGGCGATTCGCCATCCGGTCTAGTATTAGTTGGAATGGCCCCGGCATCCAGAACTGTGGATATATTCGACAGGGAGACTAAAGTCCTAGTTGCAACAACTGTTTCTGCTGGTGATGGTACTTATGAGTTTACAAACCTGTCGTCACGAACAGAAGGTTATGATGTTATTATCAGGGGTGTTATTTTAGATGGTGAGAGAGATGTCATAATACCCGGAGTACATCCCATCTAATGGATAACGATTTTAAAAAAGATTTAGACACATATTTTTATGACGCTCAATTGAGACGTTATATAATACAATTCATGGCAATCTTTTCCGGGTTGAAGGTTAAGGTTGGAAAAAATTCCAATGTAGATTCTTCAAACGATTTTGTAGATATTCCGGTAAGATATGGTAATTCTAGTAGAATCGTTGATGCAATCATAACAGAAAATACTCAAAATAAACCATTAAGTTTACCAGTGATGGCCGTAAACATGGTAGGCATGGACGTAGCAACACAAAGATTAAAAGGTATAGGAGCGCAAGAAAGGACTGTTAATCTACCAAGAGGTGGATCACTACCAGATGACCTTAAAGTTCTCTATAAACAGCAGCCTGTACCATATGATGGGATGATGGAGCTTAGTATATACACAAGTAATGAGCATGAACATTTCCAAATTTTAGAACAAATATTAATGATATTCGATCCAACGCTTCAGATACAGACCAGCGATGACGTGCATGATTTCGTGAGAATAACACAAGTAGAATTAAAATCGATAGACTTCAACACAAACTATCCAAAATTAGCTGACAAGAGAGTCATAGTCACTAATTTGAATTTCTTAGTGTGGTTCTATCTAGTACCTCCAGTTAATATCAAGACTAACTTCATCAAAGCTGTGAAGTTGAGATTGGAAGCAATTAAAAATACAGAAGATGTTAACGAAAAGGTTAGAGAGGTTAATAGAACAGATCCACCTTACAAAGTCCTATATGATATAGATGATATGGGCATCCCGCCAAACTAAAAATATAATCTATTTTGTGCACACGTAATAAATATCTGTAACATCTTATTTTATTTTAAGGAGATAACAGATGGCACAATTAATTAGCCCCGGCGTAGACGTAACCATAATCGACGAATCTTTCTATATTCCCGGTCGTGCTGCGAGCTTCCCACTTATTTTCATCGCTACAGAAGATGAAAAACTACAACCAGATGGCGAATCGCCTGCTGTTGGAACTTATGAACATAACGTTTTGAGAACTGTTACTTCTTTAAGACAGTCCATAGAATTATATGGTATTCCAAATTACTTACGTTCAGCTTCAAATTCTCATCATCATGGTGATGCCCGTAATGAATACGGTCTTGACGCATTAAACAAATATCTAGAAATTGGCAACAGAGCATATGTTATTCGTGCTAATGTTAACTTAAATGATAATCTGGATGATTTGAAAGATTTATGGACAAGAAAGATACAGATAGCAGCCGACTACTTGAATGAATTGGTTGCAAATTGGTTAGCAGAATACAATGCTGTTAACAATTTGTATCCAGCGGATGATTACTACAAAACGTCCGTGGACGGTGACACACTAAAGACTCTATTGGATGAAGCATTGAAAGATGTGTTCAATATGTATAGTTTCAGCAAAGAATCCAAAGATCTTCCAGCCGATAATCCAGTGGATGACGATAGATCATCCTCATTTAAAGATGAGTTCTTACTAAGTAACTTAACTGCACGTCCAGCATATCAAGACGTCCTAACAGAAACTTATAATGGTTTCATTGTGGCCGGTGACTATGCTGGATTGGAAGAAGGTGAAGAATATGGTGCAAGCGTATACATTGTTGGTGATCAAGACAATGATCTGGACGCTGAACCAATAACAATAGATTTACTGTTCAATGGTAGTAATGTTGTAACTTTCGGAGAGCTAGTCGATGCTATTAATTCGCAATTAGATAATTATGCTACATGCGAACTAATTCAGGGTGCTATAAGAATAACCAGTACATGGGCTGGAGCAACGTCTAGTGTTTTAATATCTGATGGATATTCAGGGACACTTCCACTATTCGCATCTTTAAGCTTATTTGATAGAATAAAAGATCCAATAAGCGGTAAAGGCATTTCAACATTAAACATCTATGATGATACATATGATAATGTCATAGCTGGTGATAATGAAATAGTTGCCGGTTATGAGGGTCTTTATGGTATGATAGACACATGGCCTTCTGGTACATTTACCGCTGACGAAGCGGAAGGCTTATTATTAGCAGCCGCTGGCGATTTTGATAATACAAAGGAATTCGTATTCTTCACCTCATTAGGCGCAAACAATCAAGAACGTTATGAAGAAATTGAAAGAGCCGTTGTAGAGGCAATTAATAATCCATTCAACGGTTCACGTTCAGAATGGTTAGAATATACCACTCTGATAGCTCCGGGCATTCACGGTTCAAAAGTATCAGCCGCATTATATCGTCTTATGCAGGATCAGTTAGAGGAAGTGTTCATCATTGATGAAACACCATTTGACAAACCAGCAACTGGACCAAATTCAATTGCGGCATGGGCAACATCAGGACCGAATAGAAATCAATATTGGCATGCCGCTGCATATTTTCCACATGGTCTATCATCTAACATAGATGGTTATGACATCATGACCACAGCAGCATCTGCCGCATTGCGCGTGTTTGCATACAATGACCAGCAGAGAGATGTTTGGTGGGCACCAGCGGGCGTTAATCGTGGTCAGTGTGGTTTCTTGCAGGATATTGGTTATGTGTCAGGAACTTTAGGCGGTCCAACCACTTTCGTTCAAGAATATTGTGACACTGGAACACGCGATGAGTTGTATGAGTCTCCAAAGAATATCAACCCAATTGCATATATTCCGGGTCGTGGCATTTTGGTAATGGGTCAGAAGACTGGTCAGGGTACTGCTTCAGCACTTGATAGAATCAACGTTGCAAGACTGTGTAAATTCATCAAGAGACAGTTGAGAAAAGGTTTGTTCGCATTCTTGTTCGAACCTAATGACAGTATCACTTGGGATCTGGTTAAGGCTGCATGTGACGGTTTCTTGAGCACATTGGTTGATCGTAGAGGACTGTACGATTTTGCGGTTCTGGTAGACGAAACGAATAATAATCCAGAGACCATAGATAACAATGAACTTCATGTTGACATAGCAATTAAGCCAACACGTGCGATAGAATTTATATACGTGAAAGTGCGCGTGGTTCGTACTGGAGCGAATATAGGTACTGGTAGATCCGGGTCCGCGCTGACGACTAGATAATTTATCACAATACGTCAAACAAAAGGTGAGAAGGTCTAGTTGACTTCTCACCTTTTTTATTGTAAGATTTTTACATTAATGATATAAAACGACATGATAATTTGTAAAATATGTAATACTGAATTTAATTCCATTATTTCCCCATCGCATTTGAGGAAACATAATATTACGCCACAGGAATATAAAAATATTTACGGTGAAAAATCATTAGCTACTGATGAGTATAGATTACAAAAAGCTAATCATTTTTCTGAAACTAATAGAGGTAGAACGGCGTGGAATAAAGATAAAACTATTCAATTGAGTGACAAACAAAAACAAGCATATTTAATACGAGAACAAAAATATGAAACTGGTGAATTATGCAGAAGAAAATATTCACCATTAACAACTGAAACAAAAAACAAAATATCGTCATCAATCAAGGATTATGCAAATAAAAATCCGGAGGAAATGAAACAACGGTACCAGAAAGCTGCAAAAACAAAAATGGAAAAAGGAATATCCATTCTACCATCAATGGCGGGCCATAAACACACGGATGACAATAAAGTTAAATTCAAAAATAACTTAGTAAAACTTTCACAAGAAAGAGTCAAAAACAGTCACGAAAAATTATTAAAAAAGATTCAAAAACAATTTCATTTATTAAATGATTTTTTGCATGATAAACTACAATTAAAATGTATTACTTGTGGAACTATATCATACAGAACCAAACAACATTTTTATGATTTCAGATTCCACGAAAAGTTATGTCCTACATGTTTTCCTAGAGCCATACTAACAAGTAAAGCTCAAACTGAAATTTATGAATTCATTAAAAATATTTTTAATGACACTATTTTAAATTACAAAACTAATCATGGTGATATTGATATTTACATTCCTTCCAAGAATTTGGGAATCGAATATAACGGTTTGTATTGGCATTCCACTGAAGTTTTAACTTACAACGACAAATCAAAAATAAAAGATTTCGACAAATACATCAAACTCAAAAACGATGGTGTGCAACTAATTTGCATTATGGAAGATGAATGGATAAACAAAAAAGAGATTGTCATATCCAGATTAAATAATTTTTTTGGTACAAGTAGTAAGATTGGCGCAAGAGACTGTGAAATAGTAGAATTGGATGTTACTGTAGCTAGGAAATTCTTTGGAGACAATCACATACAAGGATATGGAAATTCCCAAATCAGATACGGATTAATTAATAATGGTGAATTGTTATGTGCAATGTCTTTTTCCAACAGTAACATAGCCAGAAAGAATATTGATTGGGAAATTGTCCGATTCTGTAATAAGATTGGTACTTCTGTTACTGGTGGTGCTGGTAAGTTGTTCAAACATTTCATACAACAAATTAATCCAGATAAAGTTATATCATATGCTGATTCTAGATGGTCGTCTGGTAATCTTTACGGTAATCTTGGCTTTTCATTTGTTAGGCAGACGGTTCCAAACTATTGGTACTTCAAACCGAATGAACTTAAAAGAATCCATAGATTCACATTACGAAAGAGAAGTGACGAACCGAAAGATCTTACTGAAAAAGATCTAAGATTTTCTGAAGGTTATTACCACATTTATGACTATGGTTCAAGTAAATGGGTTTGGAACAAGACATAAGATAAATGTTATGGAACTGCAAGAATATATTAAAACTAAACTATTAAGAAAAGACGGGAAACTTAATTCCGCCATCTTGCGTCGCGATACATTCGTTCAGTCAGAAGAAAACAAACAAATTATAGATCAAACTAATTTCTTATCAGAACCATCTTTCTCTGAGAGGATATATTGCCTAATAAATGACATAAAAGAACAACAAATATGTCCTATTTGTAATAAAAATAATAGAGTTTTTCTCCCCAATTTTGGTAAGGGATATTCAGAAACATGTAACGATATAGCATGTATAGGAAAAAATTCAAACCGAATAGAAGAGATAAGAAAAACAAAACAAGAAAAATATGGTGGCATGGTTTCTGAGAAACAAAAACAGTTGTTTGTCAACAATATTCCACAAATGCTTGAAAAATCTAGAAAAACTCTGTCAAATAAGTATGGAGTTGATAATCCCGGAATGCTGCCAGACCATTATAAAAAGGTCAAAGCCACTAAGTTACAAAAATATGGTAATGAAAATTGGTTTCTGAGTGATGTCGGAAAAGAGAAAATACACAAAAACAAGCTCGAAAAATTTGTAAATTGTACTAATGTACAAGAACCTAATGATTCGTTAAAACAATTGTATCCAAATGCAACAGATTATTATACATTCATTTGTGATGTTTGTAATAATCAAGATACTATAGCATATTATACCGCAAAATGGCGGCTGACACATTTCAATACTACATGTTCTGTTTGTTCTAATCTTAAATATGGTAGTAAATTTCAAACGCAAGTGTTTGATTTTGTTAAAGATTTTACCAATTGTAAACAAAATATACGCATATTGGAGAGTAACAAACAAGAAGTTGACATATATTGCGAAGATAAAAAAATGGCATTTGAATGTAACGGACTGTACTGGCATTCTGCCGAACATTTCCAATCAAATGGTAAAGAACATAATAGAGATTTTCTAAAATATGAACTGTTTAAACAAAATGGTATACGTATATTTTCTATTATGGAAGATGAATGGCTACACAAACAAAATATTGTTAAGAGTAGAATTAAGAACATCCTTGGTGTTACCACAGATAAAATATATGCTAGAAACTGTATAGTGCGACCAATAGATAGAAAATTAGCCAGAGATTTTATAAATGATAACCATATCCAAGGTTATCACGGATGTTCTGTAGCTTATGGATTATTTTATAATAATGATCTAGTTTCTGTAATGACGTTTACAAGCTCAAATATAACTAGAAAACTAAAAGATACTTGGGAGATTTCTCGCTTCTGTTCACTGATAGACACTAATATTGTAGGCGCAGCCGGAAAACTATTCTCTCGCTTTGTGAAGGATGTAAAGCCAGAATTAGTAGTATCATATGCTGACACTCGTTGGTCTGATGGTAATCTTTATAAGCAGTTGGGATTCTCATTTGAACATCAAACACCATGTAATTATTGGTATGTTGATAAGAAGGAAACAAAGAGAATTCATAGATTTAACCTACGCAAGCGACCTGATGAACCAAAAGACAAGACAGAATTTGAGTTGCGTATGGAACAGGGATATCTTAAAATATATGACTATGGTTCAAGTAAATGGATTTGGCTTAAACCCACATCGGAACATTAGAATCTTCTTGAGATTGCCCATAAGCAGACATCTGCGAAAATGGGTCTGTTATAACCAATTGTGGACCATATGGTGTACGCCTAAACATCATATTATCAGCATGTAAATCTAAATGCCAATTCTTCTTTAGGAATTTTGATAAGAATACTAACGCATTGTAAAGATTACGGTCTTTCACTAATTTTCTTACAGAACTCTTTTTGATAGCCTCGCTCAGAAAATATGCCAGCATCATATCAGTATCAATACCCCAAGCTCTTTGAATACCCTCGTCTATAATCAAATCAAGGACGTGTTGGAGTTCTTCTTTTGATATAGTATGCATACTATTTAATTGTTCCATATTGAACTTATGTAACGTAACCCCTTGTTTATCCGTATACTTGTTGACGCCATATATTCTTGGGAAATATGGGTTCATTTTCTGATCACTATTCACTAGCGCTTTTACGAACTCTGGGTATAAATCTTTCTGATGGTAGTTTTCGCCAGAAGTATCGATTTTTTGTCGTTTAGACACCATATGTGGGTCTTTAGGGTCTTTTCTCACAATAGAATATCTACCAGAACCCATCAGGTCTTTCGTTTCTCCACGCTTACCACTAAACGCTTTATTTGGTATGTTTACGTCTTTAATGTCAGTTTGAATGATCTCGTTTAACAACATTTTTATTTCTCTACATAATGATCATAGAAATTTTCTAATCTAGCTAAGACTTTCTTCTTAGTTTCACTTTCTAAATTGGATATGAATTTACCTTCTGGCAACTGTGTTAATATTGACAAGAATCTCTTGAAACTGTCTCCAAAATATTCTTTCTTGATAGCTTGCTTTGCCATGTTGGCTGAAGTTTGTTTTGCAGCGTTTGCTGTAGAATTTGCTGTTTTGTCTAGTTCAGCTATAGCTGATTTATACTCATTGAGTTTATTAGCATATGCCTTCATTAATGCATCATATCTAGCATCAACTTCGTCATTATCTTTACTTTTTATCTCATAAGTAGTTTCTTTATTTTTCTCATGAAATTCATCTCTAGCTTCGTCTAAGAATTTGACTATAGCTTGCTTTACCTTGCCAGCCATTTGCTGTTCTTCAATCTTATTCAGCAAATCATCTCTTGAAACTTCTCCGCTGTATTTCGGATACTCTACAACTATAAAAAATTCATCACCTTTTGATGCTAACCTTGCATTTTCCTGCCCAGCACGGAAAACCATATTCAAAGTTTTATAATTTTTATCTTTAATGACCTGTCCAACATTTAGTTCTGAGTGGTTAGGTTTCTTTTCTATGTGTGCAGTATCAAACCCACCATAGATTTTATGTAACACCAATGTTGCCTCTTCTTGGTTAGCATTGGTCTTTTCTAATAAAAAAGATGCAAATCGTTTCATTTTTATAATTCCTGTTTGATATATTTATTGTTGAGATGTAAAAAAAGTTAGCTTTTATTACACACTTATAATAAATAGATATAACTATTGTACATGTTTAAGGAGCTAAGTCATGGCATTAATAACAGATATGGGCGTACTACCAAATGCTGGTGGAATTATCCATCCAATTGTCAAGCACAAGTGGAGAGTATTTTTCTATGGCATCGGTGGTCCTCGTGGAAACGTTCAGACATCAGGAACTGATGGAGAAATTTTAACCCTACAGGCAGTACAGGGTGATAGACCTAAATTAGAATTCGAAGAAATCGAATTACATCGTTATAATTCAAGAGCTTGGATTGCCGGTAAGCATAACTGGCAGCAAGCTACATATCAGTTCGAAGCTGATGTTGGTGGACGTGTAACTCAAATCTTCCAAGAACAGTTAGAAAAGCAACAGGCTATTATTGCGCCGGGTGCTGGTAGAGTTTTAAACTCAGCATATGCCGGTCAACAATATAAGTTCGCAATGATCTCGCAGATGATGGATGGTGATATTACCCCATTAGAGTCATGGGCACTTGAAGGTTGCTTTATTCAAGCTATTGATTATGGTGAAAAGGATTACAGCGTATCAGAAGCGATGAAATTATCCGTAACTTTCCGTTACGATCACGCACGTCAGTTAATCACTGGTATCGAAGGTATGGCTACAGGTGGTCCAGCACCACTTGGCAACAGCAACAGCTAAACCTAGTGCTGATAGTGTTACAACAAAGGGGCCAATCGGCCCCTTTGTTTTTTCAATAAATAGAATATAATGGATTTTTATATGGCGACAGTTAGAGAAGTAATAGAAGCATTTGATAGGCAAGAATACACTCAAGTGCAAAAACTTATTCAGAATATTAGAGATGCCGCTCTTATCGGTCCCGTGCCATTTCAACCAAATGATCCATTAACAAAACAGGCAGAAATAGACAGAGCATTTCCGTATATACAAGACGTGGCTAATGGTCCAATTTCAAAAGGAATTGAAACATTGAAAGCTACAACTATGGTTATAAATGGCTCTTCATATTCTGGTATGCAAAAATTTGGCATTTATTCTTTTGTACACGCTCCTGATTTATTCAAAAGAACAGATAATGAAAATGGAGCTATTTTAGTAGTTGATACATTATACATGAGAGATTATTATAATTTATTACGAACAATAAACAAAACTGAGTTTAATTCTTTTACTGAATTTATGAAGAAAATATTTAAGCTGATAAAATCTGGAGCATTTGATAAAACCGCATGGTCTAATAGTATAAAAATTGAATGTAAAAGAGTTATTAAAATTTGTGTTAACTATAGGCAAGTAGTATGATTATTCCTCCACCGCCACCGGGCAATGGGCGCTCAAAATTATTCAACCCGACTTGGCAATTGGGTAAAAATACATATGATTTTAGTTCGGTATTACAACAAACAAATACTCGTTTAGACGTAGACGATAGGATAATAACCAGAATCCCAGATGATATGGCAGATGGTGAGGCTCCGAAATTAAAATTTAATTTTACTGTAGAATTCGCATTTAGAGATAATGACCCAGAGGTCCAAAATGATGTAATAAAACATCCCGGCTACGAAGAACCTTATGATAATAAATTCGCTGTCTTAAAAGTTACTAGACCCAACCCAACAGTGAATTATCATAAAGCTAACTTTTATAATTTTAGAACTAATGTCGCCACTAATGTTGATTATGGTACGGTGAATGTGGTGTTCTACGATGACGCTTCAAATAGAGCACATGACATATTCGATCAATATTTTACACTATTAAGTCCGGTTTTTTCTTGGGATATTGAAAGCAGAGCTAACACTATGGATCGCCACGGTTTCGGTGATAGTTCCGATGCACCGCCAGCCATGGCTGGCGGTGCTGCTGTTACCCCGGTAAACGCACCGGGAAAAAGAACTGCATCATTGGGTGAGTTAGAAGCTAGACATGGTATAATAAGATATATTAAAATATATCATGAATATTTTGTTAAGGAATCTGGCGTAAATCAGTCCCCAGTGAGAAGGACTACCGTTTACACATATTTAAATCCTAAAATAACATCAGCTAATATGGATGAGTTGGATATGTCTCAAAGTGCTGTAACTATCGTTGATTTGACTTTCAATTATGATAGTGTGTTTGTTATTCATAAAGATTCACCTATTACAAACAGCGGTGAAATAATTCCATAATATGATATGAGATAATGCGTAGAGCGAACGAAGGTAAATTCACCCCGAAGAATCTAGACAAATATATTGGAGATCATACAAAAATAATGTATAGATCTAATTTAGAATACAATGCTTTTATATTCTGTGATAATAATCCGTTTGTATTGAAATGGGGTTCAGAAATAATAAAGGTACCATATATGAAACCGTATCCAGATGGTAGTATTAGACCATCAATATACATACCGGATTTATACGTAGAGTTTATTGATAAAAATAAACAATTAAAGAAGGTTTTATTGGAAGTAAAACCAGAAAAATTCATAAATAAAAGCAAGTCCAAAAAGAGAAAAACCGCGATTGTAGAAAACTATACTTATATGATTAATATGATAAAAGCCGAAGCCGCACAAAAATGGTGTTCGACTAGAGGGATAGAATATAGATTCGCAATAGAAAAAAACATAATACGTTGATAAATATATAAAATTAAGGATTTTTCATGTCTATACTGCAAGAAATTATAAAAGAAATGGCTATTACAGGTGCTGGATCAATCGCTGCTAATCCTAGCGGTGGTGGAGAAATGCGTCGTCGTGATATACGTGGTGATACTAGCAGACGTGAATGGTCAGATTCATCTAGAGCGGATCAGGCTGCACGCAGAGAGGCTGGTTCCAAGATGTATGTAGACCCAAAGTCCAAACAAAGTCTAGATGCGGCTAAGGCAAAACTGAAAAAGAAGAAGTCGATTAAAAGTAAAATAAAACGTTTCTTTGGTCTAGGAGAAGCTGTAGATTTGAATGATGTGGCATCTCGTTTTAAAGACTTACAAACTGGTGCCACAGATGATGACACTGTTACTTATGGCGTTGAAGATGATCAAGGTAATTTGATGAAAGTCACTGTAAGGTCTGATGTCGCAAAAGATTTCGAAGAGAGATTAGCTCACGAAATCCAAAAGAATGCCGAATTTAATACTGACATAAACAAAATTCCGAATAGAAATACTCCATCAATGGCAGAAGTTCTGTTTAAACTTAAAGACGAATTCGAAATCATAGATGTGGAGTTTCCAACAATTCCCAAAAACACCGTGTACAAGGCTGCTGGTGTAGATGTGCGTGAGCCAGAATCAGGGGTCGGTAAAACTGACTTAGATAATGATCTAGGATATGAAGATGATGAATTCGGCTCACCCGATGGTGAAGATGAATTTGGACTTGGCGGTGGAGAAGGCGACGACTTAGATTCTCTAGACGGAGAGCTAGACGGCGAAGATGGTATGGGTGTACCGGGAGAGGATGATTTCTCTGATGACGAGAGTGTTGAAGATTTTTCTGGTGGCGGCGCATCTTCTGGCGGAACCGAAGGTTTGTTAAATGCTATATTACAGATGTTGCAATCCGATGCAGAAGCTAAAAAGGCACAGGCCGAAGCTGAAGCTGAAAAAGCTAAAGCATTACAGGCTGAATATTCGGCCAAAGCCGCAACAGCTTCTATAGCCCAACAGACAGAATTAATGGCAATGGAACAGGATATCGCCAAACAGAAAGAAAAAGAAAAAGAAGCCAGAAAGTTGGCAGATTTGGCTAAGTTCCAAGTCAAAAAATCCAATAGCTTTACATCCGAAGCAGTGAATGCGTCTGCTGCTGTGGATAAAATTTTATTAGAACTTGACGTGGTTGATAATATGCAGTCTATAATGGCTGTTAGACGAGTCATAAACACTGCATATAGACCGCTTCCAACCGATGATGAAGCCACTAAAAAATATAAACAAACACAAAGAAGACTAGCAATGCAGGAATGGATGGCTAAAAGACGAGGCGTCCAAGTTAAAAAAACCTTTGATACGGAAAAATCTCAACAAGAACAACAACTGCAAGCCAGAGAACAAGAATTGGCCAGAAAAGAGAATGGTCAGCAACAAAATGATCAACAACAAAATGGTCAGCAACCTAATAATAAACAACCAAGACCGAGACCCGCAGTGGCTTTACCAAAAAATGAGTTCAGTGGCGCGAGTATGCGATAATGTCAGACAATATTTTTAATTATGAATTTGACTTATTGGAAGAATCTCCAAGAGTCACCAGACAGATGAAGAGAGTTGGTAACAATACAAAGAGACAGTTTCGTTGTATGTCTGGTGATAAACAAGGTCGTTTAGTTTCGGATTCCGGTAAATGTGGAATAAAAAAAGATCCAAAAAGGGTTCTTCAAGGTAAAATGGCGGCTAGGCATAAGAAAGCTCAGAAGGCTAGAAAGTCAAAAAGAACTAAGGCTAAACCATTTTCTAGACGATTAGTTAAGTTTAATGATTTCCTTAAGGGTAAACTGAACGAAAAATAAGATCATAAATAACTTCATATAAACTATGAGGTAATTATGTCTGTATCAAAATCCCCCTTTGTATTAATTGAAGATTTCGTTTCACCATTGTTATGTGAAGAGATAGTAGATTCTTGTTTGATAGAAGTACCAGACACAGACGAAAATCATAAGCCAATTATGAGTGTTAGGTTCAATAGGCTAGCCGAACTGCGTTTGGGTGAGTCAATAAATGAAATACTCATTCCAGAATTGGAACAATATTATGATTTTGAATACAAGGGTATGCACCCATTTGAAATAGAGTTTTACCCACAAGGGTGTAAGAATAATAAACAAAGATGCGAGAATAGTGTCTTTGTTGCAACTAAAGGTAAGAAAAGTTGGCACAGAACAAGTTCAAAAGATTTTTGTTGCGTATTGTTCCTGAAAGATTATAGAGACAAAAAACCTCTTGACCCATACTATGAAGTCATGGGCGGTAAGCTACAATTTTTAAATCATAACTTTTCCATTAATCCAAAACGTGGTACATTAGTAGTATTCCCCGGCGAAGAACATTTTATAAACTATACAAGTGATATTTTATATGGTGATCTACATCAGGTTAGATTCTATATAGCGGCAACAAAGCCTTACATTTATGACAAGAGTAAGTTCCCCGGCGATTATACTACATGGTTTAAATAAACTATGCTACTTGCTATCGCAGGTAAAGTCATTTAAGATGTTTGTACAACATAGGAATTGACAAGATGGCCAGACCAAAGAAAGAAAAACAATCAGAAAGTTTCGTAATGCCAACTAAAGAAGAAGATGTTAAGGCTCTAAAAGAGATCCTATTCGAAATCTCTGGACAACTTCAAATGATAGAAGATGCAAGGCAATCCATTTCGGATCGTTGTGAAGACATTGAAGTTGGATTCAAGATACCAAAGAAGGTAGCAAAGAAAATGGCTACTACATGGCACAAGCAAAATTTCGATGATCTTGACCATGAAAATACCATCTTCGGCGAGGTCTATAGTAGACTATTCAAAGAGTCTGGCGAAGAGGATACACCATCTGTAGACACAGGGCCAATCAATAGTTTTAACTGATGTATATTTCAGCACAAGCAAGTTATGATAGATCCCATGTAAAAGTTTGGGAACGTACAGAACGGGGAAGGATTCTTAATGAATATCCTTCCCCGTTGTATTTCTATTTGGAAGATAAAGATGGTAAATATCGTGATTATAAAGACACAAAACTAAGAAAACTACAGTTTGATAATTATGATGATTACTATAATACCGCCAAGAGATTAAAAGCTCAGGGTAAAAAACTATGGGAATCTGACATTCCACTTGAATATAAGGTTTTATCATCTCATTATCACGATAAACTCACTGGAACATTGAATGTCGGTTTTTACGATATAGAAATCGACTATGACAAGACCAGAGGTATGCCTGACATATACAATGCTCCTTATGCGCCAATTAATGCCATATCATTATACTGTGTTCATAATGGTAAGATGCTTGTATTGGCCGTTCCGCCAGATAAGAACTTTAAATTAGAAGACGTATCCAAAGATGTACTTGATCTAGGTGAAGTACGACTATTTAACAATGAAAAACAACTATTATTAGCATTTATCGACGAGATAGATGACATAGACATCTTATCCGGTTGGAATAGCGAAGGTTTCGATGACGTATACATTTACCAAAGATTGAAGATGGTATGCGGTGAAGAGATTGCTAACAGACTATCTTTTGACAAGGCCAGAAAGCCATACTTCAAAGAACAACAAGATCGTTTAAATAAAGTGAAACCAGTTTTGGTAACATCTGGTAGATGTTTAATTGACTTGATGTTAGTCATGATCAAATTTGAACCCGGAGAGCGCGACTCGTTCGCGTTAGAGGCTGTTGCAGAAGAAAAACTACCAGACTTACCCAAACTCCAATACGAAGGGAGTTTAGCAGATCTATATAAAAATGATTTCAATTTCTTCTTACGATACAATATTAGAGACTGCGAAATCCTCAAAGGATTAGAAGATAAGTTTGGTTATATAAAGTTGGCCATTCTAATGTATCATATGGATACTGGTTTACTTAATGATGTATTAGGTACAATCAGATTGACAGAAATGGCAATAATAAATTATTGCCATCATACTCTCAACATTGTTGTTAATGACAAAGAAATAGATGGTGAATTCTCCGGGGAGAAATTCGGCGGTGCATTCGTTTTACCTCCATTGGTAGGATTACATGAATGGGTTGGGTCAATTGACGTAAATTCCCTATACCCATCATCTATGATGTCTGTAAATATTAGTTTTGATACTTTGATAGGACAATTTGCAGAAAACGTTATTGCATATGAAAATGTGATATCAAAAACCGATAAAAAGCTATCATTCATATTTGAAGATGGTTCAGTGGAATCATTGACTGGAAAGGAATGGAATAACCTACTAAAAGAAATGAATTGTTCAATTAGTGGATATGGAACCGTCTTTTCGTTAGAAAAGAAAGGAATTATACCATCATTATTGAAAGAATGGTTTACAAAAAGGAAACAATTCAAACATAGGTCAGAAGAAAATGAAAGGAAATATCTGGAAACAGTTAAGACTGATCCCACACAATCTAAAAAATACCTAGACGATCACCGTCTATATGATTTGATGCAAAAAGTTTTTAAGCTGAAATTGAACTCTACTTATGGCGCATGCGGAAACAGGTTCTTTAGATTCTTCGATATAAGAATGGCGGAATCAACTACTAAAACCGGAAGACAGATATTATTTCATATGTGCAAGTCGATTTCAAAATATTTGGTTGGTAAGTATGAATACCCAAATAACTATATCATAGCTGGCGACACTGACTCGAATTATTTTAAAACATTGACCGATAACTATGAAGATTGTACAAAAAAAGCGAAGGATATAGCAAAATATATTAACGAATCATTTAATGAATTTTCAGTTGATCATTTCTTACTATCTTCAGAGTACTTAAACATTTTTGCGGTGTCACAAGAAACCATATCAGATCGTTGTATTTTTACTAACGGTAAGAAGAACTATATGATGCATATAGTAGAAAAAGATGGTAATAAAGTTGACAAGATGGTAGTCAAGGGATTACAAATAAAGAAAACTAATACTCCAAAACCGATAAGAAAAATGTTAACTAGCCATTTTGAAAGATTTTTGAAAGGCGAGAGTTGGTCTTCAGTTGGATTATCTATTTTGGAAAACAGAGAGAAAATTTTAAAAGCTGAACAATTGGACCTCGATAGGTTAGGGCTACCGAAAAGAGTCAACAATCTAGAAGAATATTATGGTCATTTTGTAAATGGTACAAAGGGTGTTACAATTCCGGGAAACTGTATGGCATCAATATTTTGGAATAAATGTTTAGAGGATTTCGATGATAAAATTTCATTAAAGATAGTATCTGGTATGAAAATAAAAACCTTTTATTTCAAAAAACCAATTGAGAAATTTAAGTCTATAGCTTTGCCAATTGATCTTGAAATTGTACCAGAATGGTTTTATCATAATATAGAAAATAAAATTGACAGAGAACAACAAATTATTAGAATAATAGATAAGGTGTGCAAGCCATTATTAATTGCAATAGATGAAAAATTACCAACAAGAAAAACATTACTTATAGAAGAATTAGTGGAATTTGAATGAATAAATTATTACCAAAAGATATAGAATTGATCAGACGATCAATTGATATAGCACAATCAAATGAGATATCAGATATCTCGTTTAAAGAGAACCGAGTGGGAGGATATTCCTCTGAAGCTGGTATATTCATTTTGCAAGAATTACCAGACAAATTTTCATTTCCGCCATTAGCTTTATCTAGATTGGATTCTCTCAAGAAACGTCTGGCTATGGTGGATAACTTGTCAGAATATGATGTGTTCTACGATGATGACGGTAAGAAGATTACCAAGCTTACTTTTAAAAGTAAGAGAACTAAAATAGAATTTAGGTGTATAGATCCGGAAAAAGTTAAAACACCATCTAGAGTGACAGATCCAGTATGGTTTTCATTCGATATGGATGCGGAGACATTGACGGTACTGAACCGTGTCACGGCAGCAATGGATACAAAAACAATATCTTTGATAGGGAAAAAGACCACCCCCGGACTATTATTAAAAGTAGAAGATGAAAATAGGGATATATTAGAACATGAGACAGAGTCAAAAATCACTTGGTCGGATGATGGAAGTGTGAATGAGTTCAACTTTGTATACTCTACTAAGAAAATATCTAGATTAATACGAGATGCTGTTTCCGCTAATTATAGAAACGTTAGAATAACGAAGCGAGGCTTTATGATTACACAATCTAAAGGCGTAACAGTTTATACAGTTGCAGAAATATAAAGGAAAAAAAGAAATGTTTTTAACTACTGAAAAATTACTAAAAGACCACAGGTTCATAAAAGGTGTAGCAGATTCAATAACAAGAGTGAATCATTCATATATTTTACAACTTCTGGACAGTATTGAACTCAACCCGGAGGGAGATGAAAAGAAGAACCAATTTATAGATGCCATGTATAATTATTTACTGTCTAAAATTGAAAAGGATAATTTATTTCCAAAAATTATTGATTCTGTGTTGGATAAATTAACATCTAGCGATGAAGGTAAACAAAAAATAACAGAGATCTTAGATAAAACTAATGATATAGTTGTGGAACATAAAAAAAAATCTAAGGAACCTTGGGTAAACATAGTCGGAGATGTTTGGGATGATAATGAAGGGAAATTTAAAGTATCTTTAGACTGGAATGATTCGTTTATAGCAATGTTGCGTAAACAGGGGATAACTGGTGAAGATGAAAGTCAAGTAGTAGAAATGTGGTTGAGAGGTTTAGCCAACCAGTGAAGCATTTAATATTTGATACTCATCATTTATTGCATAGAACATTCTTCACTATTGCTGAAGAAATGGATGCTGAGACTATGTCTGCTATGGGCCTGCATAAGGCTTTAGTATCTATGAATAAATTCTATAAGCAATTTATGCCGGATAATGTAGTCTGTGTCTTCGATAATTATTCATGGCGTAAAGAATATACAGCTAGCGATAAATGCTTATCAATCAAAAAGTACAAAGGAAACAGGAGAAAAGACTTGTCGGAAAGACAAGTCATCCAATTCCAAATATTTGATGAACATATTCAGTATTTTAAATCAATTTTAAAAGAGAAAACCGGTATTCTAGTTTTAGAGAGAGAACGATTGGAAGCTGATGATATTATTGCAGGTTTTGTAATGTCAAAACCGGAAGACACTCATATAGTTTTGACTGGAGACAATGACTTCTTACAATTATTAAAATATGATAATGTAACTATCTACGATCCTATTCAAGACAAAGCAAAAACCCTCGAAGAATATGATTTCGATGCAGATTATTTTATGTTTCAAAAATGTTTTCGCGGCGATGCTGGTGATAATGTTATGTCATCTTATCCAAGAATACGATCAGATAAAATAAAAAAAGCATATACAGACGATTACACATTTGAAAATGCTCTTCAGCACACATTTGATGTAGAGTATTTTAATGAATCCGGTGAATTATGTAAAAAAACGTTTAAAACGATGGACGTCTTTAATGAGAATTTACTATTAATGGATCTTAATAGTCAACCTGAAGATATTAAACAATTAATATCAGAAACGGTCAGCCAAACAAAACGATCAAGATACAACATGATTGAATTCATGAAATTTTGTAACTCAATGGGGTTGAAGAATATTTCCGAAAGTTTAACAAATTTTACAGGATTGTTAGTCGGTAAAAAATAGTTTACGGTCTAGGACCAGTATCTTCAGGTGGTTCAACCTTTTCTATTTTTTTATTCTGTGCGTTCTCAACGATAGGCTCTACAGGAGCCACAGGAGGCGTGTAGGGAACTATAGAGATGTTTGGCTGCGTTGTATCGTTCTTATCCCATTTACGCCCTGTAGACGCATACAGACCGAATATACCGGTAGACAGTCCTATGATCGTTGTAACGAATGCGGATTGTGCTGCTGTAGGACCGCCAACAACATCTACGACAGTGCATGCCAGCGTTTGCGCTTTCTCTAAAGCCATTCCAGCTTCAGTGAAAAGTTGTAAAACTGCCGCATCACATCTTTCTTGTACATATGTCGGAATTTTTGTGTACCATAAATATAGTTCATTAACAAGCCACGCATAGCACACTAGTATTAAGCGCGGCACTACGCGCCATGCGTCAACTGCTTCGGCTAATTGTAGTGATAACTTTCTAATATTCATGAAATATATTTATGGTTGATACTGAAAATCTGGAAACTGAGAACGAAATGATAGAGAATACTAATGCCGAAAAACGCGGCAGGGGCCGTCCTATATCTAGGATTGTTAAAGAAGATGAACCGGAGAAAGAAAAGCGTCCTGTAGGTAGACCACCAAACCCAAATAAAAAGGGGAGGAAGCCATACATTCCGACTGGAAGAAGTCGCGGGCGCCCAAAGAAACCCGATCATCTCAAAGTTCCACCTAAAAAGAGAACGTACCAACGAGTACCGGAACACTTAAAAAAGAATCCCGGAAGAAAGAGAACGTCATTATCATTTGAAAAGGCTAGATCTATTATATTAGACGAGACGATTGGTTCTGTTAAACAGTATAAAAAATGGTATAAATTCAACAGACCATCAAATATACCAAGAAATCCAGACATAATATATAAAAATACTTGGACCAGTTGGAATGACTATTTAGGGAACGACAATCTTTCTTTTGTCGAACAAGCAGCACACAGATCATATTTAAGTTATGACGACGCTCAACTTTTCGTCCGTAAGTTAGGATTGAAATCTTCTGAGGAATGGAAAGAATTTGCGAAATCCGATAAATTTCCTAAAGACATACCAAAAAGACCAGATTTTCATTATAGAAAAAATTGGATATCATGGAAACAATTCTTAGGATACAATCATTTAGATCGTATAATAGAAGAAGTGAGCACCACAAAGTATTTGTTCATTGCAAAATATTATAACATGCCTATGAATGTTTTTAAAGTGGATGTCACTAATGTAAAATTAGAAAAGATTGTTGAATATGCCAGACACCAGCAATTTAAATTAGTGAAAGTTTATGAATATGAAGAAGGATTTGACTTTAAATTGATAGTTAATCGACACGGTCAGATGTATTGGGGCGGTGAGCAAGGTGACTATGAATTATATAACGTCCATAATCTGATTATGGACTTAGATACTATGTTGTTGCCTGCTCGTTTATAAACTTCGCAACTATATGTGCGATTGGTCTTTGCCAATCACGACCTATCAACATAAATTCTCTTTCTGAAAGAAAAGCCGTGTGTATGGTTTCTTCTTTAGTTTTGGGATAAGAGTTGAAATTGTATTCACATATGAATAAATCGCATGTATCATTCATTATACGTTTAACAAAGACTGGTTCCGAACCGTAATATGGAATGATTCCAAGTTCTTCTGTAGCTTCTCTCATGGCAGCAATCGCAGAGGTTTCACCATCTTCTATTCTTCCTTTACAAAATTGATACGCATCGCCCCCAAAAGTAGCATTTGATGGTCGCATGCAGAGAAAATACAATTCATTTTCCCATCTCATGTAAGGAATTAACATTGCTCTTTTTAATCTCTGGTTCGGCACGATGTTTTTTTTCTCTAATAAATATTTTTAAATTCTACAGGAGAATAAGAATTATGTCAAGAGTTATGCAAACAAGAGCACCAGTTTATAATCACCTACGTAAAGTTCTATTGGATGGGGTGTTGCAGGAAGTACTAGTAATGCGAGAAGATCCATCCAATGGTGATATTTACTTTATCAAAGTCCAGCATCTGGATCGTATTGATAAGGATCGTTTTGTTAAGATTTTACGTCGTCGTGACGCTAATCGTTATGAACTTTGGGATTTATTAAGTCAGGTTACGTTGCCAAATGGTCAAAATGCGCTGGTACTATACCATCAGTTGGTTCGTGTGTTACACGCTAATGGTAAAACATCACTACCCGGTCACGGTTTTGGTGCTGCAACCGGTCCAACTTCACTGTCTATGGCGGTGTCAGGACAAGAAGCGCCGGAAGCTAAACCTGCTGCAAAAGCTAAACCAGCGGCGTAAACATAGAAAAATATCCACGCTAAATAAAGGTGGAATTCTTCAAAAGAGGGGTTCGAACGAACCCCTCTTTTCTTTTTATATAAGGTGAAAAATGGAAAATACAATTTTTGTGCAGATTGCTTGTTATCGTGATAGACAGCTAATACCAACTTTGTTGGATATGATAAAAAATGCTGAACACCCAGAAAATCTAAGAGTATGTGTAAATTGGCAACACGATGACAGTGAATCAATAGAAGATTTTCTAGGTAATGGTTTCAATATTGAACAAGTATTCTCAGAAAATGATAATGATTTTGACCAATATCTATTATCTAAGGATAGCGCATTTATAATATTATTGGATGTTCCGTATACTACATCAAAAGGCGCTTGTTGGGCTAGAAATAGAATACAACAAGAATATGATGATGAAAAATATACATTACAGTTAGACTCACATCATAGATTTGTCGAAAAATGGGATACGTTGTTAATAAACACGTATGAATCATTAAAGACCAAGTCAAAAAAACCATTAATAACTGGTTATTTGCCATCGTTCGAACCGGATAATGACCCTGCTGCAAGGTTAAAAGCACCATGGAAGATGAACTTCGATAGATTCAGTCCAGAGGGGATAGTACATTTCATGCCAGCTACGATTGACGATCATGCATCCAGAACGGAACCATTGCCAGCTAGATTTTATTCTGCTCACTTCGCATTTACGGAAGGCGCATTTGCTAGAGAAGTACAACACGACCCTAACTTATACTTCCACGGCGAGGAACATTCTATCGCAGTAAGAGCCTTTACATGGGGATATGATTTATACCATTTACACTATGTTGTTGCTTGGCATTTTTATACAAGAAAAGGTTTGACCAAACATTGGGACGATGACAAAGAATGGCATAAATTAAATAATAATGCTCACTTACGTTGTAGAAAATTATTTAGTATGGATGGTGAAGTATATAATCCAGAGGAATTTGGATCATATGGCTTTGGTTCAGAGCGAACTCTTGCAGATTATGAGAGATATTCCGGTATAAGATTTAAAGATAGAAAAATTCAGAAGCACACATTAGACCACAAATATCCACCAAATCCATCGTTTGAAAATGATACCGATTATGATAATTCATTCTTGAATTTCTTTAAACATTGTATAGACATATCATTCAGTCAATTGCCGTATGATGATTACACATGTTTAGTCGTAGCATTTAAAGATGAAGATGGTAATGAAATTTATAGACAAGATGTGGATGCCGAAGAAGTTAAGAGAATGAAAAATGATCCGGATGGTTACGGAAAAATCTGGAGAAGTTTCTATTCAGACAAGAAAGCATATAAATGGATAGTTTGGCCACATTCTAAAGAACATGGTTGGCAATCTATTATAGAAGGTAATCTTTATGAAAAGAAGAAAATAGAAGATACTCCAGAACCAATTGATTTTAATATTCAGGTAAAATATACACCAGATAGTGATAAAATGGTAACCCCTAAAACATTAGAAGAACAAATAAAAACTGATCGCATAATGATACATTTACCTGCGTATAGAGAACCAGAATTAATTCCTACCATAAGAGATGCTTTAAAGAATGCATCTAATCCTGATCGCATTATATTTGGTATTTGTAGACAATATAATCCTGATGATGGTTTCGATAATTTAGATGAATTTAGAGATGACCCGAGATTTAAGATTATTGATATTCATTATACAGAAGCGAAAGGTTTAGCATACGCTAGGGCGCTGATCAACGATACCTTATTAGAAGATGAAGAGTTCCTTTTACAACTGGATTCACATCATAGATTCACTGAAAATTGGGATACCACATTATTGACGTGGTATTATGATTTAAAAAATGATGGACACAATCCACTTATATGTGGTTATCTACCATATTATAATCCTAAAAATGATCCAGCAGATAGAGTTCAAGAACCATGGTTTTCTGAAGCGGCATGCTTCTATCCGCACGGCACAATTTTCATTAGACCAACTTCGGCAAAGAATTGGAAAAACCTTACCAAGCCATATCCAGCAAGATTCCTAAGCGGACATTTCGCTTTCGGACCAAATAAATGGGCGAGAGATGTACGCCACGACCCAAACATATTCTTTAGCGGAGAAGAGATTAATTTGACTGTTAGGAGTTTCACCCACGGCTACGATCTGTTTCACCCACACAGAGTTATTATATGGCACGCAACCATGCGAGAAGAGAGAGCTGGTATGTTGATATGGGATGATCAACATAAACGTGGTGAAAATAAATGGTGGCGTCAGCAAGACATCGCTAGATCCAGAATTCGTCAGTTATTACAAACCGAAGATAATGGACATGATTTGGGGCCATATACATTAGGAAATGTAAGAACACTGCGTGAATATGAAAAATATGCTGGTATACACTTTAAGAAGCGTGCATTCCAGAAATGGACTATGGAAAATAATTTTGCGCCAAATCCATACCCATATTCATCGGAAGAAGAGTGGGAAGATTCATTTTCAAAATCATTCTATCACTTGGTCAATATAGATAGAAAACAATTACCCGGTGATGATTATAATTTCATTCTAGTGGCCTTCGACGATAAAGATGGTAAACCTATCCATACTAAGAATATTGAAGGACATAATCTGAAAAGATTTTTAAATGGTGATGGACCTATACATTATGAAGAGATGTTCACAATACATGAAAAACCGAGTAGGTTAGTATTTTGGGGTCATTCTTCTTCTAGAGGTTGGGCAGAGAGAGTAGAAACATCGTTATGACGGAGTTAAAGGAACGAGTTGCCATATGTTGGACTTGTTGCGGCCCAACATATAGAGAAACATTATTGAAAAAATTACAAAACTATTATACAGATGATGATAATGTGTTTTATTTTATAATCACAGATGACAAATATTTCTTTAAAGATGTTAATAGAAAAAATCTTATAATTAATGAATTAAGAGACTTTTATGATAAATATCCCCTTTTACAACAATATGAATCATATCTAGAAAGTGATGATTCACAGGATTATGCAAAAAAATTTACCACACAAAATTATAGGTTTCCATTTTCTACTAATAGGTTCCATTTAATACAAATAGAAGATTTTAACATAACAAATGTTATCATGCTTTGTACGGATACAGACGTGTTTATTGACAGAATAAAAAATTATTTAACAAATAAAAATTATTTATATAATGCTGTCAGTAGATGGTATCAAGACACGACAGAGCAAAATATGACCATAATATGTGATATTCTATACGAAGATTTTGGACTGCAATGTGATCAAAATGTTCAAATATTTGACGGAGCTGCTAAATTTTTCATCTTTGATAGTAAAAATACGGTAAAGAGATTTTTTTCTGTATGGAATCATGTTATACAAAAATTATACGAAGAGAATAAAATGCGTTTTTTCTGGGGGTCATACGCTGTAAATGATGAATATATACTAGGACCAATATATAACGTTTTTGGTATTCATCAGCCTAACGAAAAATTTTCTTATGCGGAATTGTTCGAAGTAAATCACGATCCCGCTGAACGGTTTTGGTCATATTGGTGATACAGGATAACATTATGAATAATTGTACAATAGTAACGGGTCTTTGGAACATAAACAGATCTAATAGGTCTTTTGATCATTATATAGATAATTTCAAGCGATTTTTAGACATCCCACAGAATCTATTCATCTACATACCGAAAGAGTTGGAATACCTTGTGTGGGAAAAGAGGAATAGAAATAATACATATGTAAAAGTATATGAATTGTATGATATTAAAAGATTATACCAACCATTCTGGGATGTTACTCAAAAAATACGCAATGATGATAATTGGAAAAATTTGGCAGGATGGCTACCAGAATCTCCACAGGCTAGTCTAGAATGGTACAATCCAATTGTACAATCTAAAATGTTCATGCTAAATGATGTAACGATATGGAATCCATTCGGTAGCGAGTATTTTTTCTGGTTGGACGCTGGCATAACAAACACAGTTCCGCATACTCACTTAGTAGAAAACAACGTTCTTGATAAACTAACAGAGTATGCAAATCCATTTTTATTTCTTAGTTATCCATATGTGGCCAATACGGAAATACACGGTTTTGATTTTGATAAAATTAACAAATATGCCGGAAAAAAGGTTGAATATGTTTGTAGAGGTGGATTATTTGGAGGACACAAACAACAAATAAACGAAGCTAATGCCACTTATTACTCTATTCTATCTAGAACTCTAAATGAGGGTTGTATGGGGACAGAAGAGAGTATATTTACAATCATGTCACACAATCAACCGGACATATATCGAAGATATGAATTAGATGGGAATGGATTAATAGTAAAATTCACACAGGCTATTATAGATGGTAACGTAAAAATAACAGAGCCGGATAAGAAGAAAATGGCCAACACAAAAAGATATTCTGATAATGATATAAAAAGATATAAAACAAACCTTTACATATTGACATTCAATTTTCCAGAGCAGTTGTTACATACTATAAAATCCATGGAAAAGACACCAGAATTGCTTACCAAACCAAACCTGATTCTTATCGACAATTCTACTGATCCAGATGCAAAAATTAAGAATAAACAAATAGCAAACGAACGCAATTTTGAATATGTAGATATGGGTGGGAATACCGGTATATGTGGTGGTAGGCAAAGAGCCGCTGAACATTTTGATGCTTCTGGCGCAGACTTTATGTTGTTTTTTGAGGATGACATGACCGTAAATCCACCAGAATATTCCGGTCAGGTATGTAGAAATGGATTTAGAAAATACATACCAAATCTATACAACATTATCCATAAAATAATGTTAATAAATGAATTTGATTTCTTGAAATTGACATTTACGGAAGTATACTTTGACAATGACAAACAATGTTCGTGGTATAACGTTCCTCAACATATACGAAGCAGGGATTGGCCGGATTATGATAAATTACCGATACAAGGTTTAGACCCGAACGCCCCATTAACCAATTTTAAAAATATTAGAAATCTGGATGGGGTTACTTATGTAGATGGCGAAATTTATTATGCCAACTGGCCAATGATCGTATCTAAAAATGGAAATAAGAAAATGTTTATAGATACAAAATGGGCGCATCCATATGAACAGACATGGATGTCACATATGTATCAAATGACAAAAGCTGGTGAATTGAAACCAGCCATATTATTGGCATCTCCAATATGGCATGATAGAATAAAACATTATAAACCAAACGAGAGAAGAGAAAATTAATAAATAAATGATAAATTTTAAATAATAATAATGACAAAATTCAATTCAACTGGGTATTTCGTATATAAAAATCTGAAGGCTATGCAGAGTAATATGTCCTTTGATCTTTTTGATGAATTTTTACAAAAAGAAAAATTTGATAATGTAATAGAGATAGGGACGGCCTTTGGTGGATTGTGTTTATTCCTATACGAAAAATCATTGGAATATAATTATAATTTTATGTCATTTGATATTGCGGATAGAATATATGACAAACACTTAACAATGGGTAGAATAGTATTAGATATATTTTCGGAAGACGCTATTAATATTGTTAAAAAACAGCTAGAAAATGGTAAATGTTTAATACTGTGTGATGGTGGTAATAAAATAAAAGAATTCAATTTCTTTTATGAACTATTAAAGCCGAATGATTTTATAATGGCACATGATTATGCTAAAAGTGTCGAGCATTTTAACAACAATATAAAAGATACTTATTGGAATTGGTGTGAAATAATAGATTCAGATGTTGCAAAAGCTTTAGAAAATCTACAAAAATATAAAGATATAGATTTTGAAAAATGTGCGTGGTTATGCTGTGAAAAACAATAATATTATATTTGTTACATGTATATACGATGGATATAATGGTACTATATTTGGAGGAAGAAAGAGTAGAAAAACATATTATATGGAATCATTAAAAAGTATATGCAATATTGGTCACACTATATATTGTTTTACATCCGAAAATCTTTATGACGAATTGTCCTCACATTTTTCACAATTTAATAACTTGATTCTTATAAAAAAAGAATTAACGGAATTTTGGTTTTCTAATAGTATATTAGAAATAAAAAATGAGAAACCTGATTTGTTTGTGTCGCCGATTTTTTGGAAAGATAGAAATTGTCACATCATGTGGGGTAAAACTGAAATGTTAAAAATAATCATGAAGAAAGAAAATCCAAATTATATTTTTTGGATTGATGCAGGTCTTTCATCTGATCAACTTTTCCCGCATGAATATTTTCCCAATCCTAAAAATAGAAATTATTCCGTTGGAATCTTTAATAATTATTTTATTATGGAAATTATAAAACATATCAAGAACAGAATAATATCCATACATCACACAGTCCCGAATAATAGACCACTCCCAGAAAAATACTATAATATTACTTCAAATAGACGAACACACGCAATGTTAGGAGGTTTTTTCGGAGGCAGAGTAGAGCATATGGATATTTTTTGTTGCGTATGCACATCTAAAATTTTAGATATAATCAATAACAAAGAATTATTTTCTGAAGAATCTATCTATTCCACTATAGTACACGAAAATGAAAACATATTTAGAATACAAATGTTTGATTCATTTTATCATAAAGATTGGGGAAATCGTTATAATGAAAATAGAAAACCGTTCAGTGATTGTTTTAAACAATTCATAAAAAATGAACAGACTTAAGATTAATTTTATACCCTCTGATAATTTTGGAGATGCGTTAAATCAATACATCCTATTTAAGAAAGGAATCCCTTTTCACTATTGTCACCATGAAATAGAAAATAAGATAACTCTGGTAGGCAGTACACTAACAGTTAGTTAAAATATGTCTTTTTATACCAAATGACAAACAACGCCACTGGAAACAGATTTTAACCTCAACGAAACGCCTTCAAAATTTTGAAGGCGAAAAAGCTTTCGATAACTGAGTTTCGTTCGCTTTTTGAACCAATCATATAAATTTATCCACGAAACATCATCGATCTCAAAACCTAACATTTCCTTCCAACGGGTAGTTATGGCTTTTAAATCAACTTCAGGAAAATTTGTAACTGATTGATTTGTAAGGAATTGTCGCGCTCTTCGCGACAATTCCATTGCTGCTGCTATTGAATCATATTCTTCGGGCTGCGTCAAGCAGCCCACAAAAGATGAATAAAAAGCAGGTATTTCTTTGTACTTTATTCCATTTATGTTACATTTTTTTACAAGATTTTGTACTAATTTTGATCTGTTCCAGCTATTGTTCACAAGTCGGTTGAAGTTCTTGCCCTTTTTATGATCTTTTGACTTCATATTCAAATCTTCAAAAGCTATCAATTCCACTCTGTGATGGCGCGCAAGCGCCACAATTCTAGAGTTGATCTCACATGTCTCATGTAACTTTTTGTTTTTATTAGTAATTTTGTTCAAAATGGAAAGATCAATGATCTCTTTGTAACGGATTGTCTGGTTGTCCATGACAACCAGACCAATGTAATTTGGGTTCATGTCAAATGATAGAATTCTATTTTTTATAGGCTTGCGCGTGCTGGCATCCGCCAGCACAGCCTCATCAAAAATCACAATGACTTCATTTCTAAGGATTTCTAATGAAAAACATGCCTTTTTGTCTTCGCATAAATCTTGCAGGCGGCGCAAAGCGCCTAGCCTGCGATCATTTTTAAGATCAATTTCATAGATCAAACCGCAACGCGGTTTGAAAATGATTTTTTGATTTAAAAGATCAAATGATGCCTTGCGATTGCCTGCGGCATCGCAAGATGATCCTCTTAGATAAATCGAAGGATTTCTCTTTTTATCCCATTCTGTCTTGTTTTCTGTCTTTTTGTATTTTAATCTTTCGAAAAGCTTACGACCACCAAATACAACTTTCTCTTTGTTTTTCAATGACTTAGCTGAATTTACAGCCATCTTTACAAAAGATGCATCCAATAAATCTATATTAATCAACAATTTGCAGGCTTTCTCTATTTCTGTGACAGATTTTTCTTCAATCCATCGGTTGTGCGCGAAGCGCACAACATTGTTGAATTGCTTAAAATAATCTTCCGGAATGGAATGAGAGCACGCAAGCTTATAAGAGATCACTGGTCAGGTTTCTCTTTCTGTTTGATCTTTGCGTCTTCTGGCACCAAAATCGTGCCAGAAGCCGTCTGGATGGCCCCCTCAATCATTCCAGAATGGAACCACGTCTGTGCTGTTCTGTAACTGATGTCCATCTTTTCAGCAAACTTCTTTAATTTAATCATTTCTTCATCTCTTTTATCTATTTAGCAGAGATGAAGAAAAACGTGCAACTTTTTTGGTTTCTTGTCATGGATTGACAAGAAACAACATAAAATGCTATAGTTTCTTATGACTAGTTAGAACACATCACTTGTGTAAAAATACTCATGTTTTTGGAAATGGTGTTATATCTAGTGCGCAAAAAATGCGTGAAGGTCTCGTCTATCATGTAATAAGAGGACCATTGACCAAGAATGTATTAGAATCTACTGGAATTAATGTAGGTAATGTTACATATGGTGATCCGGCTCTTTTGCTCCCAACTATTTATAATAATAAATCCATAAAAAAACAATATAAATTAGGAATTATTCCACATCAAATAGAATATAATGATATGGTTAACTTTATAAATGAGCATAAATCTAATTTCGCTAACACAATAGTATTAAACGCTACTACACCAACGGCAATATCTATGGAAAACTTTATAGACCAAATACTTAGTTGTGAAAAAATAATATCTTCCAGCTTGCACGGAATAATAACATCGCACGCATATAGAGTACCAGCGATTTGGTTAAAATTTTCTGATAAATTATGGGGAGATGGTATAAAATTCAGAGATTATTTCGCTAGTGTTGGTGTTGAGGACATTTCACCAATTACAATGATCAATAGTGAAAATGTATCAATTGATAATTATATACCAACATTAGATATAAGAAATATAGAAAATAATATGCCTTGGAATGTACAATTTCCAGAATGTTTTTACGCCGATGATACAGATCCAGAGTTTAATATAAAAACAAATATGATAAAAAATCCAATTCGATCTAAAGATTATTGGAACACTTTCTCAGAAGAATTTAGTAATTATCAATCAAATAATTGTAAAATGTAAATGCATCAGTATCCCAATCTGTACATTTTCTAATTAATGAATTGACACAATAATCTCTATCGGGGTCAATATCCGAAATACTTCCAATATTATGATCTTGAAATTCAGAAGACACCCTAACTTCCATGGAACGAATGGAACCCATCGCAGATGGCGTATAAATCATGGAACCATATTTATTGCCCACAGTATAAATTGTTGGTAATGTTTTTTCCAAATCACATATATTGTGTATATTGTTTTCGTCTTTGAAAAATAAAGCTAGACGAATGTTAGCTTTTATTTTGTTTTTGTAAAATTGGTGAACAGCTAAAGCCACCATTCCAGAGTTTCCACCAGATAGGTCTTTGTTCATTTGTGAAAGAATCTTATAAATTCTATTCATCGTGTTGGTCTGGTGGCCCTCTTCCAATATGTCAGCCATGTTCATTATCCGACCACCTGATTAATTTCTGCATCACTTGTTTCTCCTACTGATAGGGTCAAGATGTATTCTATGGTTATGGAACGATTAGCAGATTTCAATATAGGACTGAAGATAAAGTGAGTTAACAGTCTTTCTCTTTCGTTAGATGGATTGATTGGATCATTTTGTACGCCAGCGTTTTGTCCATTCACAGGTTCTATGTTACAATTTGCACAAACACCATTAGTGATAGCGTTGAAAAAATCTGTTGACACTGTTTCACATGTCAAAACAACAGACGAATTCACCCCAGTTGTTTTACTTTGAACAGTTAAATATCCATAACTTTGTTTATTAATTATAGTTGTGTAGACACCTTCTGAATCATCGGTGATATAAAAATATACATAATCATTCATCTGTGAACCCGATGATATCCAAGAACCATCATTTATGCCTTCACATATATCACCATATGTTAACTCACCTGATAAGCCAGTACCAGATGCCGGTGTTGTTATACCACAAGTATATGTTGTACCATCAATAGTTATTTCCATTGAATAGGTAGTATTAACTGCTAAATTAGAGTTTGTTGTAGATGTTTTATTACCAACGTCTACATTACTGTAACCATTAGTATTTCTTGCTGGTTTACCCGGACTGTATAAACCTATTTCATCGAATAGAAAACATGTTTCGTTTTCTTCAACTGTAATACCAAGATCATCCGACAACACTTGACCAGAAGGTTCGTTTTCATTTAATACGGATATGATCGTTATATTAGACTTTAAACCAACTTCAGTTGATACTACACCCCCTCCCGGAGGATCAGAACTCGAATCATCTCCACCACCTATGCGGACATTTGACGAATCTGCTGATCCGGGATCAGTGCCAAAATATATACTATCTTCGTCCACTACTTCAGAATATGTTTCATTGTACAAACGCGATTGCCAACCGTCTACCGCACCAGTATTGGGTGCTTTGAAGATAGTATTACCTGCGCTATCCTGAAAACTTGCCCCATTTCCATAGGCTATGCGGTGAATTATGGAATTTGGTTCGTTAGCTAAAGCCCTTGCCAAGATTCTTGCCATGTTCTGTGGATGGATAGCATTGGAGCCTTGATGAATGATTTCTTGCGTATCAGTGTACTTTATGGTAATGTGTGTCGTCATTGAGACTGGTAAAGAATCAGATTTCATTAAGTAAAACTCCAAATATTATTGTTCTGAACTATTTATAGCAAATTAAAAAGGTAAAGTCATGAGTGCGATCAAAGCGTTACACAAAGTTGGTAAATTAAGCCTGTCAAAGGACTTTATGTCTGATATTGTATTTGAGGGGGTGACTGGCTCAACTGCTTATAATTCTAGTATAGAAAATAAGAGTGACCTAGACATTTATGGTATTTGTATGTTGCCACTGGACATGGCATTTCCACATAGAACTGGATATATCAGAGGTTTTGGTCCAGCGCCGGAATACTTTGAAACGATGAATCAGCACCATATCCAACACAATGATAAAGAATATGATATCAACATCATTTCTATCGTTAAATTTTTTAATCTTGCAGCAGAAAACAATCCAAATATTGTGGATGTTTTATTTTTGCCACAGCGCTGTGTATTATCCGAGGATCAGGTTGGTAAGCATTTGAGATCTGCTCGTCATCAATTCTTACACAAAGGTAGTGTACAAAAGTTTCTGGGGTATGCGCATTCTCAGCTTAAGAAGATGGAAAATAAAGAACCTATTGGTAAACGTAAAGAATTAGTGGAAAAGTACTCCTATGATACAAAGTATGCGGGCCATCTAGTTCGTCTATGCTTAGAATGTGAACAGATTCTGACAGAAAAGGATTTGAATCTTGAAAAGAATGGTGATATCCTCAAGTCCGTTCGTAATGGTATGTATACTTTAGATGAACTTAAAACATGGTTTAAAGAGAAAGAAATTTCTTTACAGAAATTGTATGTGGAATCCAAGATTCCGTATGCTCCAGATTGGACATATCTGCGTACACTATTGATTCAGTGTTTTGAAATTCGTTATGGAAACATCAACGAAGTCAATCAGGAAATTTTAGCGTACAAAGATCGCCTAGAACAAATTAGAAAATTAACGGAAATCTAAATCATGAGCATTGATAGAATATCATTTGTGGGTGTGGATAATAGAACAAATTTCAGCGAGTTGAAGAGACTCGCTGAAATTTCTATGGTCAAATTAGAATTTGGCGTATTATATAGTGAGACCAAAAAGGATAATCGTTACCCAGATGGACTAGTAATCGATAATTTGTCATCTTATGTGAATGGACAATTGCCATATTCTACTTCTTTACATTTGTGTGGTACTAGTGTTCAGAAATTTCTTTCATATGACAGAGAATTTTTATCTAACCTTCTCCATTATGAAATTGATGACGGGGTGTATCAAAATGAATTTGATGCCGTGCAGTTAAACTTTGTATTAAAGCCTGAACAAAACATTGAAAAGTTGGTACATGATGCTGTAAGATCATGTTGGTTGTTGGGGATAAGAGACCTAATATTTCAAGCAAATAAATCAAAAACTAAGCTTGTGCAATATCTACAAGATTTAGACCCTGAAACATATAAGGATGATGTAAATATCAGATTATTGTTTGACGGGTCCGGTGGTTTTGGGAGAGAAATTTCAAATATCGAAAAACCGTTTAAAAACTTCTACACTGGATACGCTGGTGGAATCAAACCAGAAAATATACATGATATAGCATATAAAGTAGAAATAGAATCTGGCGCAACTCCTGTATACTTAGATATGGAATCTGGCGTTAGAGAAGATAACTGGCTATCCATAAATAAATGCGAAAAAATAATCGAATGTGTAAATAAATTGAAACAAAATAATGTATGGGAAACTGTAGAATGACAGAAGTAGTAAATGAATTTGATAATAATTATATCGATCTTTGTAAGAAGATCATAAATCAAGGTTTCGTTCAACAAAACCAACGAACAAAGAAGCGGTGTGCAACCATATTTGGAGATTATAGAGAATATGATTTGAGCACTGGCAAATTTCCATTATTAACTACAAAGCAAATGGACATCAAGCCAATTGCTGCTGAACTGTTAGGTTTCATTCGTGGTTATACAAACGCTGCCGATTTTAGAAAAGCCGGATGTAAAATTTGGGATGCTAATGCAAACAAAACTCAAGCGTGGTTGGACAATCCTAACCGTAAAGGTGAGGATGACTTAGGGCGTATCTATGGCGCTCAGGCGAGAGATTGGCGTAAGCCTGATGGAACATCCGTAGATCAGTTAAAATCTGTTGTAGAGCGTCTGAATAAGCGTAGTGATGATCGTAGACTGATAGTTACTCATTGGAATCCGGGGGAGTTGGATCAAATGGCATTGCCGCCGTGTTTTAAAGCTGGTACTTTAGTTTTAACAAAAAACGGATATAAAAAAATTGAAGATATTACAAAAGAAGATCAAGTTTTTTGTGACGATGGATCTTGGGATAATGTCACAGAAATATTTAAAACTCCTTATGAAAAATCTCTTAGAGAAATAAAACTTAGATATATTTCCGATAAAATATATTCAACGAGTAACCATCCATTTTTAATCAAAGATAAAGGATATATTGAAATCAAAGATGTTGATAAAAGCGATTTCTTTGCGATTAAAAAATTTGTATCAAAAAATATAGTACCAGAATTTATATTGAATGTTGCTAAACATTGTAAATTTGTAGAATCTGACAAATTAAAATTAATAAATGTATCAGATGATAAGAATATTAGGACATATAAGTTAACTTTAACAGAAGATGATATGTATACGCTTGGTTACTTCGTTGGAGATGGATGGTATACAAAAAAATCTAAAAACCGAATAAGTTTTGCTATAGCAAATAAAGACGTTGATAATATATTACCAAAAATAAGAAAAACAATAAAAATTTCCATTAAAAATGATAAAAGAACCGCGAATAATGCTGTTAGAACTTACGAGACAAAAAGTTTATTGTGGTCTAATGTAGTAGAACAATTTGGTCATAAAGCATTTGGAAAAAAAATACCACAATGGGTTCTAGACTCTCCCAAAGAATTCCGAGAACATTTTTTAAATGGTTATTTTTCTGCTGATGGTAATTTTCAAGCTAAAAATAGAGAATTAAAACAGTTTGTAACAACTTCAAGAGAGTTGGCTCTTGGTATACAAATTCTTGGTAGTTCATTAAATCAATTTTATGCAATACAGGAAAGCATAAGACATCCTACATGTATTATTCAGGGGCGAACAGTAAATCAGAGAAATTTCTTCACTTTAAGAGAAATCAATCTTTGTAATAATAAATACTTAGAAGTTGACGAAGATTTTTTCTGGATTAAAAATGAATATATAATAGAGTCAGAATCAACTGATTTCGTATATAATTTTTCAACTAGAAGAACTCATAGTTACAGTGTAAATAACATTATTACTCATAATTGTCACATGACGTATATGTTTGGTATAGAGAGCGATAAATTACATTTATCTATGGTGCAGCGCAGCATGGACGCGCCACTTGGCTGCCCATACAACATAGCATCATATTCATTACTTCTACTGTTAATGTGTAGAATAACTGGGTTACGACCCGGAAAATTCTGCCATTTTGCATGGAATGCGCATATATATCAAGATCAAATGGACGGCATTATACACCAAATAACAAGACAACCATATCCGGCCCCATCTATATGGATTGATGAACGTATTAAGAGTCTAGAAGATTTAGAAACATGGGTAACTACAGACTGCTTTAAGATGATTGATTATCAACATCATCCAAAAATTGTCTTTCCATTCTCGGAGTAATTATGAACAAAAAATTAATAAACATTTTACTATCAAGTTTCTTATTAGGAGCATTTCTAGGAGTATTAATAGGAATCTCCGTAAAATATCCCACAAGAGCGGCAACGTTAGCAGTGTTGACACAATTATGCCAAGATCATGGCGGCTGGGATACTACAATGGTCAGTATAACGGGTAAATTTTATACAGTTACTTGTAAAGATGGTGTAGAACTTAATATTCAAAAAGTGCCAGTTGCAACACCTATTGACAAATAATCAATGTTCATTCATAGCCGATAATTCACCATCAATGACCAGAACATTAGCGAATCCAGACACTTCTGTTGAAAATGTGATGGTAATATAATTGTTGGTAATAACAACGTTCGCAGGAATGATCAATTCATTTGTAGCATTGAAAGTCTGGACTATTACATTTTCAGTATTATAATTATGTATTACGTCCCATTGTGAAGATTCGTATGGAAAATTAAATTGTTTAACATCACTGGCAATATCTATAACTTCTCCACTAAATGATGAAGAAATTTTATCAAATTGTAATTTTCTTAAGTTGTCAAACATGCGTCTTCACTGTTGATCACATATTTATGATTCGACATTTATCATAGTGAAAATACTACTATTTCAGCTACCGTAGCACTATTTAATGTTATTTCTACCGTATTATCACTGGTATACAGTACATCATATGTAGATGTGTTTAATTTCCTACTGGTAAGTTTGTCAAAAACTTCAACTACGCAATATTGTACTCCAAGTCCATGCGTTAATACATATTCAGTTTGAGAAGTTTCCGATGAATATCTATAAAAACAACGTTTATTATTAAAATTTTCTGTTTCGGAATTCCAACAAATTAGATCATTATCTAGTAATACCCCCACCGTTTCATAATCCTGTAATGATGTTAACCTAACATTTCCATAATTCTCTATGGCATCTTCTAAACTTAAATTTACAAAAACCCCAGAAGAAAATATTAATATGTCCGCATCTTCTGGTGTGGCTAATACAATATCTTGAAGGTCTGCTAAAGAATCTTGATTTATGTTTGTTATGGCTTGGTCTAATTGAATTATGACATCAAGAAGAGAATTGTCAGAAGTAAGGTCAGAGACATTATTAAGTTCGTTAAACGGTGTAGGGTCAAATGATAGATCATTATTAATCCACGGTCCTAAAGTAGTGATAAGTGGAGACTCATTATCAGTGTCTGAAAATTGTAGTAATTTATAACCGGAACCATTATTGAAATATAGCTTTCCGTCAGAAGCGATTAATCTGTTAGAATCTACGCTCGTTAAATCGATAGACTCTATCGACTCAAGATGTAGTCCAAAAATTGACCCGTTTATTAATTCAATATCACCATAATATTTCATTCATATTTTCCAAATATAACAATATTTATAAATTATGCAGCGGTCATTAGGTTTCTACGATAATTTTAAATGAATCTTCTGTGAGAACATATCCAATATTCTCATTTAATATAACGGAGTTACTGTTGGTGTCACTGTGGCTGTTACAGAAGGTGTCACTGTAGGTGTAACAGTCGATGTTGGAGTCACTGTTGGTGTTACGGAAAGTGTGACCGTAGATGTAACCGACATAGTTGGTGTTGTGGTTGGGGTGTTTGAAACAGTAGGTGTGACAGAAGGTGTCGGCGAAGGATTTAAATATATAGGTTCTTGTGGGTAAAAATCTATTATATTTCTACCTAATATAATGCCAGCCTTTTGTATGATACCACTATCAGTAACCGTTATATTAGTAGTTAACTGGCCATTTTCATCACAGAACAGGTTTTTATTTGTTTGTTGTGGTTCGAATAACCAAGAATTATTTACTATTTCCCCTCTAGTTATAAATTTGACTATTTGGCCAATTGAAAAATTTCCAATAGATATTGCAAAAAACGGAGTACTATTATCCGCAACAACTATGTTACCATTACTATCCATAGTTAATAGTGATAAAGCTGGTATATATTCGCCAGCTATACCATAATATGTAGAATTATTTAATAATATATTTGTAGAATTTTTCCAAGTGTTTATATTATCTTCATAATCTACTTCTGTAGTAAAAGAATAATTATCACCGTCCTGTATTCTTAAAGGAATATGATTTTTTGATTGTAATATGTTACCAGATGTTGCAACTCTAGATGATGCAACTTGAGTACCAGTATGATAAGGCTGTACTTTATTATTTTCGCACGTTGCAACTATTATCTGAATAATATTAACCCATTGATATCCATTCCATTGAAACATTCTATTATTTGATAGATTAAAGAACGTGTCTCCAATGTCAGGAGAAGGAAAGTCTGTCCCAAATCTGTTTTCTGGATTAATAGTTGTTGTTATGTATTCGAGTTTTCCAGTGAAATTATTTAATCTTAGTAGTAACCACGTTTTTTCTGTAGTGGTAACATTCCACGCATTGGTTTTGTCTTGTATCTCTATGAAATAGTCTCTTATGCCATGCGCCATAGTGCATGTTATTGTTTTTTTGGTGTTTACTATAGAAACATATCCATTAGAAAATTTGAATGGATTATGTATTCCGTCCCAAGAGTATATTAGTCCATTGGAGAAATTAGTTCTCACTATCATGAGACTTTCCTTATTTGTGGATAAGTATTCTCAATAGCCTCAGAATCGATATAAACTTCACCGTCAACATATGTCATGTGCCAATATTGTGTATCTATTATTTCACCAAGATCTAGAATATTATCTAAAGTTTTATCTGGTATTTTATGCGGAGGTCTGCTTAATAATATAAAAGCTCCTCTGGAAGGAATTGTTTGTTCTATTCCAGCTCCATAATTAATGCGTATGAAACGTAACTTTGTACCATTTGGTATATCAGTGAATGTTAAATTAGCATTGTCAAATGTTGTGAATTGAAGAATGTTTTTCATTTTCACATAATAGTTTCTTCTATTTCGTATTAATATCTCATTAGTACCAATCCAAGGCGATGTCACTTGTTCTACTGGTATATCTTCAAAACATACAATCTCTTCTTCATTAGGTTTGGTGATTCCTATTTCTAATTGAATATCACCAATATCATAAAGGTCCACTGGCAAAGATGGAGTTGGTGTTATAGTTGGTGTTGAATCGAATTTTGTTAACAATTTTGGAATTGCAAATGAAAATGTACCACCAACTGTAACTTGGGTCATATTCTGTGTATTTGTTGGAGGTAGGATTGAATCCGCGTTAGAAGTTCTAGAAATGCAATGCGCTACTCCAGAAACATTATCTAATTGTATTGTTAAATTGTTAGCATCTGTATAATTTACCGTATAACTGGAATTGTCTAACTTCTGTATACCATTTGATGTATTAATAAAAACAACAACAAATGGATGATTGTTTAGATCGTGTTTAATTCTCCATACGGTATTAGCATTTATTTGCTCATGTTTGAAGAATTTATTTCTACTATTAAATTCTAATAACTCTTCAATTTCGTTATCGAAGTAATTATATGTCTCCCTGACGTTATATGGATTTCTGGCCAGAGGCTTCATCTTACCCATGCAACCATTAGTCAATATACAACGCCCAACAATAGTCAACCCTTGCTGTTTTTCCAGCAATTCTACTTCTCTCTTGCAAACGTTACATTTATATTGGATAGTTGACATTATAATTCTGTTTTATAGTTTTATTTATCAGGGAGTCCAATGGTCCCTAATCTCTGGATAATCTATTTGATGGGGTTTTGGTAATCCGTGAAAACACACTATTTTTGTATTTTTGGGAATTCTGAAAGCTTTATTCTTAACACAGTCTTTTTTATATGAAACTACATTATTCCCAAATATATCTTGAAAATATTTCATGGATTTGACATTTTCATTAATCCAACGTTGATCTCCTTCTGGCGTGTTATTCATTATGTATGTAGAATTTTTTACAAACCTTTCATACACATGATGATATTTGTCGTGCTGCCATGACATAAGGCCACTGCCGAGTGTAACTGTTTTATAAAAATCACGTAAACCACAAAATTCAAACTGCTTTGATACAATATTATCAATATTATCAATGATTACAGTGTCAAGATCTAAAAAGAAAACCTGTTTTCCTTGAAAAATATCAGGTCTGAATAATTCTATCTTACCCCACCATTTTTTATAATCATGTTTGAACGGTATTACAGTGTCAACATTTGAATTGAAATTTGAAGAATCGTCAGTTAAGCATACAAATTCATAGGGTATGGTTACATTTCGTCTTATAGCATTTGCCAAGGCGTTTACATAATTATGATCATATATACCGCCTGTTTTAAGAACACATGATATTACCAATTTGTTTTCTACGTTTTGTATAGAATATAGTTCAGGTTCTTCAACTATTATCGATTCTTGTTTTATTTTTGAAATAGTAACACACTTTTCTATAATATTAACTTTTGTAGTAATATCGTTTAGATTTTTTTGTATAAATTCATCAACAGATTTACTACTCAGTCTTTCACTATTTTGTTTATAATTTGTAATTATAATTTTTCCACCTAATGGAATCTTTTCCCAACAAAAATCTAGAGCTATTTGCGTTGGTTCTGCTTGTATTAAATCCAGCACACAAATAGATGGTGCTATCTTTGATATTTTTTTAACAGCGTCTTCTACATTTCTATAATCTGCAATAGTATATCTATTTTTCTCATTTTTCAGGTTAGATCCTAATCTATTAATTAAATCTTTTCTACTATAAGCAAATCTTCCTTTTTTATATAGACAGGTTTTATTATCTTTTTCAAAGTCAAAAATGGTTGGAACTTCCAAACCGGAAGAGTTATGGACTATAAAAAAATTTTTATTAGTTATATTATTTTTTAATAGTCGTATTATTATATCTCCTTTGTAAACTCTGAAAAATATAATATCACCATCTATCCCATTAGTCTCTTCAATAGCACTAGAAATAGTATCAAGCATTTTTAAATACCTCCAATGCTTCTTCTGGTTCATACCGATCAAAACATGTTATACTACTATCTTTACTCCCGTTAACAACAATTATTTTTTTCTTGATAATTTGCTGTAATGTTGATTGCATCATCAATGGTAAAAATTTTAAAGCCCTATTTTTTTGAGTATCAGAGTAATAATAACCAATGTCACCATCCATACCTAATATAAGTATTTTTTTAGGTTCCATGTGGTATGCTAAATTGAAGGCACCAAAACCTGAATTACCAGTGTTAATACATCCCCTGTCTTCACTTAAACCCAATCGATATGCAGTTTCACTGGAAATTGATGGGTTGTTATGTGACATTAATCTGTTAAGATAAGTAATTTTTGTAGGAGCATTTATTCTATGTTGTGGATTTTTAGCATGTGTAGTTCCGAAATCTTGTGGCACTGCTGCATACAGTTTACCGTTTCCAGTTTTAGGAAGTTGATCGCCAGCTAACCCCCAAGGGTCTAAGGTAAACCATGAATCGTAAAATGGTACACTAGTATAAGAATTATTAACACATATAATGTGCCCACAATTTCTTAATGAATTAAAATTAAAATTTCGTAAGCTTTTTCCACTACATATAATTATGATATTGTCGTGTTGACATTCTACGTCGCCCCAAGTTACTCCTTTCATTTTATTATTCCTTTTCTTGCATTACCAGACGATTTATGTAATATTACAGTATCTCTCTGGCGTTCATGTAACTTATTGATAATGAAGAATTTTTTTGGTAAAATTCTAGTTTTCATTATATCTTTCCATTTGTTTTGCCATATTGATTCCAAATTTGCTTCATCCGTACCAGAACCATTGACACATGATGCTGTCCAATCTCGTAACATGTTTATAGAATTTTCTGTGTAATTAAATAACATAGTGCCGACGCACCAAGTTCTTCTCGGACCCCATTCTTGCCTGATTCCCATCATGTCTACATCAACAGGAACATCAAGCTCTATAGGATTATATATTTCCGCATCAACATCTACCCACATGATGGTTTGTTTTTCTTCTTGAAGAGCCTTTAAGATGAATTCCGGTTTCTTCCTTGTATTAGAATGCCAGTCGCCCATATCATCAAATCGTTCCATTATTAATTTGTTTTTACAATGATTTAGAAACATCTTTTTAAATTTATTACTACATTCAATGTAGTAATTGTTGGTACTAAACGCTGTAACTACAATAGGAGTTATCATACAACATCCTCCAATTTCATTCTGGGAAAACATTTCAAATCAGAATTTGTTGATGTATTAATTACTGAGATCCCAGCACGTTTAAAAAATTCAGCCATGGATTGTATTGATGGAATGAACAGATTAGCATAAACTTCTGGCTTAATGGATAAACTATGACCTTGATGCCAATGCGACCTACTGTCGATAATCTTCATATCATATCCTAACAGGACTATCTTTTTAACTTTACAATTGTAGAGTAAGTTTAATATATGTGCACCGCTATTATTACCCCTGACATTGTTAATTTCCGGATCTATTCCTCTATCACCCGTCCTTTTCAATATGAGAGAATTGCCAATGCCTAAATGTTTTTCATTCTCTAAATATTTGTTGGATACATGGAATTTACTGTGGAATCTGAATTTGGTAGGATGAGAAGATAAACCATCGATATGTTTTGCGGCCCATGTTTCATCCGCCCAATATAATGCTAGTGCATCTGGGTAAATAGAGTATGCATTATTTAAACAAACTACATGCTTACCTTTCAATAATTCTAAATTCTGATTTTTTACTGTCGGTCCACCGGCAATTACATATACAGTTCTGCCAGATACTTTATCGTAAAACTCTTGAAGTGTTTTTCTTATCATGCTATAATTTTCTTAGATATCATATTTATAGGACTAAAAATGTTGTTCCCTACCATTAAAAAAGAATGTTCAGAATTCATACATAAGTCTAACGGTATACCACTATTCAAATCTTTAATCAGCGGAAAGGATGGATTTATTCGGGTAAAGGCTAGACATAGAAAAATTCACGATGAATCATTCGAGAATGCTTTCAACTCGGCGTTTCAAAAACAAACAAACAAGATGTTATCAAAGGCTATTTTTTGTAACACCAATGAAGTGATACTACCAAACCATGAAAATTATTATGTATTCCCTATAGATGGATATAGAATTTTGTATAGTAAAAACGATACAAATACTTCAAAAACTTATCAAACAGCCTTGACAGAAATTCTAGATATGGTAGCCGAAAATCACGCTGTCAGCTTGTTAACAACTATCCTGTCTGATGATTACACAGATGAAAGTCTGAGCGAAGCGCTTTTAAATAAAAAAGAAATTTTGGTATATAATATACCATATTTTTATGCAGTAAAGTGCTCTTTGTTCCCCACAATCGACGATTATAAAAATATAATTTATAAGTGATTGATTTAACTATCAAAATGAAAATTTACAATAAAAAATCTAAATACATCTACCTCAAAAATAAAAGGAAACACAAATAAAATGATTAAACACGATACCAGACAATTAGCTTCGGATACAAAATTTTATGAATCATATTCTAGATTTTTAGAAGAGGAAAATAGGTATGAGACATGGCATGAAAGTGTGGACAGAGTGTGCAATATGCACAGACAGAAATATGCAGAAATTTGGAACGATGAACTAGAACAAGTCCTTTTGTATGCCAAAGAGCATTATTATGATAAGTTGATTCTGGGTGCACAAAGAGCGTTACAATTTGGTGGTGATTCATTGCTTAAACATGAAGCAAAAATATATAATTGTACCTCATCTCACTTAGATCGTGTTAGATTTTTTTCAGAGTATATGTATCTACTGTTATGTGGCGCTGGTGTTGGGTTCTCGATACAGAGACACCATATAGCAAAGCTTCCTAAAATCTGTCAACGCTCAAATAGAGCAGTTCAGTTCACTATCGACGATTCTATCGAAGGTTGGGCAGACGCGATACAAGTATTAATGGAATCGTTTTTTGAGGATGAAAATAACACATCTAAGTATTTTGGCAAGAAAGTGTATTTTGATTTTTCTAAAATAAGATCAAAAGGTTCTTTAATTTCAGGAGGGTTTAAAGCTCCCGGACCAGAACCACTAAGAAAATGCATTGCAATATGTGAAGAAATACTTACAAGAATATCGTATAATACGGGCGTTATAAAAACTATAGAAGCGTATGATATCGCTATGCATATAGCGGACGCAGTAATAAGCGGAGGGGTAAGACGTGCAGCAACAATAGCATTATTTTCAGATGATGATGAAGATATGCTAGGTGCTAAAACCGGTAATTGGTTTGTGGATAATCCGCAAAGAGCCAGATCAAATAATTCTGTAATTTTATTAAGAAGTGAAACCACTTTAGAAAAATTAAATATTATTGCCGAATACATCAAACAATTTGGAGAACCCGGATTTATTTTAGCAGACAGTAAAGATTTTTGTTTTAATCCATGTGTAGAAATCGGCATGTTACCAATAACAGAAGACGGCGAAAGCGGATTTCAAGCTTGTAATTTAACAGAGATAAATGGCTCCATGTGTGATTCTAGCGATATTTTTTATAAGGCTTGTGAAGCTGCGTCCATAATAGGAACATTTCAAGCAGGCTATACAAATTTTAAATATTTGTCAGATGCCACAAAGAAAATCGTGGAAAGAGAAGCATTATTGGGAGTATCTATTACCGGATGGATGAATAACCCACAAGTTTTATTTGATGAAAACGTATTAAAGAAAGGTGCATTAATAGTAAATGAAACTAATAAAAAAGTAGCAAAATTGCTCGGAATAAATCAAGCAGCAAGAACAACATGTGTAAAACCTTCTGGAAATGCCAGTGTATTGCTTAAAACCGCTAATGGCATCCACGGAGAACATGCGAAATACTACATTAGACATATTCAGATGAATAAAGAAAGTGAAATAGCTAAATTAATTAAAAAAGAAATCCCAGAAATGTTAGAAGAATCTGTATGGAGTTCATCCAAAAGTGATTATTGTATATCATTTCCATTTGTATGTAAAGATAATAATATATTTAAAAATGAATTGTTGGGAATTAAACAGTTAGAGTTTGTCAAAAAAGCCCAACAATTTTGGGTAGAAAATGGTACAAACATAGAAATATGTAGAGACCCACAATTGAGACACAACGTATCTAATACTATAACAGTGGATGATTGGGACTCCGTAATTAAATATGTCTACGATAATAAACAGTGGTTTGCGGGAATTTCATTCATTCCAATGACCGGTGACAAAGATTATGCACAAGCTCCAAATGCAGCGGTATTAGATGAAGATGATATTATAAAGAAATATGGATCAGGTGCATTGTTTGCTAGTGGTTTAATATGCCATGGGCTTGATGCATTCAACGATGACTTGTGGTTAGCCATATCAACTTCTATGGGAATGGGTTTAGACGTTTCAGAAGAGAATCACAACAATTCATCAAAACGTGACTTTGTTAAGCGTTTCAAAAAATTTGCCGACGCACAATTTAATGGTGATTTACAAATGTGTGCAGAATGTCTTAAAGATGTACACTATTTACACAAATGGGAAAAAGTCCAGAGAGCATTAGAGAGGACAGGTGGAAGCATTGATTGGGCATTGGTGTCAACGCAGAAAGAAATAGATATTGATACCATGGGCGCTCAAGCGTGCAGTGGTGTTAAAGGTTGTGAAATATGATAAACCAATAGGCAGAAATCATAAGTTGACAATAAGGCCAATGTGAGTTAGTCTGTAGGCTACTACATTGGCCTTATCTTATGAAGAATAAAAATATTTACGTTAGAATCACACAATATCAAAAACATCTAATCAAAGATTTATTAGAAGAAAACGGTATTTCAGTTTCGTTCGATGAAACTATAACACCCAGTGATCTTATATTATTCCAATATAACAATTCAAAAATACAAGAAGTTAAACTAAACAATTTTTCTGATGCAGAAATTCGTGTAACGCCAGAAGCTTTTATTGATATCGAGAAGATGGTCAATGGTGATATAAAAGATTTTTGTGGAATAATTTCTGACAAAGTATATTTGTCAATGGCAGAAACAAACATAATTTTACATAAAAATGGAAAGATTTTAATGGCCATGCCATTTTCATATACTCCTATTTACAAGGAAAACATCTAATGAGTATGTTTAATGTATACGAAGATTCTGTAGAAGAATTATTAAAAAATGAAATAGGCTACTGTCCGGGATGGCATGATCTAATACGAGAAGCATTCAAAAAGCTGTTATATCTCGCAGATCTTTTTAACATGGAAGAGATAAACATATGCCAAATAAAAGAAAAATTTGGAGGTTTACGATTATATCTAGATTTTCTTCCAACCGATAACAATGAAGAGATTGGAACTATGCAGGTACAGATCATGCAATCTATTTTAGATATTGCAGAGAGCCGTTCTTTGAATGTTTGCCAGAACACCGGAAAATATGGTAAGTTAAGAGATGTGAACGGATGGGTTATGACCCTATGCGATGAAGAATACGAAAAAGTAATAAACAAACTAGGAATGAAAAATGGCAAAAGTTAACATAATGAATGATACGTTTGAATTTGGTAAAGAAGATGTATATAGAATGATTTCAAATCATGGAAAATATGACTTCGACCTTTGTAAACAGATCAAGAAGTGGTTTGAATTAGAAGGAGTAGATCTTGATGGTATTACGCCAGTGTATTCTTTGGCAGAATCAAAGATTACTGGCATAGAATGTCGATATAATGTTGGGAATAGAAAGCACACACTCTTTCTTCAAAAAGACAATTATAAATTTGGTGAAATAAAGTAAGATGAAAGGCCAAGTTTATTCTATAGAGCTTCTGGACGAAGATGATTGGGGACTACCACTCCCCGGTGAATTTGTGTATGATGAAGATGAAAATTCCAGAACGCTTATAGGTTTTATATCCAGTGCAGAATACAAATCTATAAGAGTGTGTTTGTTTGAACCTATAGAATTACCAGAAAAAGCGTTTGACATTATAGAATCACTAAACAGGTGCGATGTCATAACACTAGCGCAATCTGCGCTAGAGAGCAATCCACACATGAGAAGAGAATGGGAAGAACTGTTAAATGATTGATTATAATGAAATCGTTTACCCCATTAAGAATAGTACTCGAAATTACCCATTATGGTGGTGCGACGCACACCAATGGTCTATAAATGCGAATAATTCTGGAAGGTGTTTTAGATGTGGCATTACTGTAAAATCATCTAAGCAATTAGATAACACGAGCGGATGCGTACCACACTTAGTGAAAGCTTTTTCCAGTTGGAAACAAATGAAAACATGAAAGTTAATATTACAAAATATCCTAAAGATACATCTAAGCAAAGAAAAATCGATATAAGAATCGATAAGCATGATCTTTGGGATTTCAGGTCATCTGTAGGATTAATAATTCTTGAATGGTTAAAAGAGTTCAAGAACTACAATAAGCATGGCGTACCCGGTGACATGCCCGTATTTCAACAGATACAAGAGAGCTACACGCCGCAAGCGGCATTTGATTTTTATATACAGGACAATCCCCCATTCTCCAATGCAGAAAAGGAATGGGATCAGATTTTAGAAAAGATGATCTGGTCTTTTGATGAAATCATCAATGAGACTAATGCTGATTGTTATTGGAAAGTAAAACCAGAGGCAGATTGGGATAGTTTAATTGATGAACCTAATGAAAATGGAACTTTCGAAATGCGATGGAAAGTCCATGGAGAAATAGACCAATACAAATACAAAGAGTATGGTGAAAAGGTACAAGAAGGTTTAGATTTATTTGCTAAATATTGCGTAAACTTATGGGATTGAGTCATGGCCAAAAAAGACAACACAGAAGAATTAAGACAAGTCTTATATAATTACGTTGATAAGTGGTTCGATGACATGCAAATTGGCTGTGTAGAGTCCATAGGACAATGTGACAGAGTGATACTGAATGCTCAAGAATTCATTGAAAATATATTCGAAATAATAAGAGATGATAACTACTAGGATGAAGTGTAATGGCAAACGTAATTAAGATGCAACACAATTATAGAAATTGGTCTATAAGATTAAATAATACAGAAACGTAGAATTGGTTTCCACGTAAATTGGTACAGTTCAGCTAAATATATAAAAAAGGCAATGACATGTCAGTAGAAATAAATGGCAAAACATATAATGAAGGTGATGAAGTATCTATAAACGGTAGAAAAGGTGTACTGTGGAAATTCTACCACGCCGATGGTGTAACGTCAGTTGCAGTAAAGTATGACAATTTTGTTTATGAAATGTTTCTGTTAGAAAATCTTGTTTTGGATAATTAACAATGGCTGATACCTTAGATTACGAATTGGACATTGGCCAGACATTTTACGTTGTTAACGAAGAAACTGAATGCATTAAGAAAGGTGTATGTAGATTAGTTGATATTAAAATATATCTTAGTGATCCTACAATTGAAGATGATTCGGAGATTGTCAACGAAACTAGATATCTAATAGAAACCGAAGCTGGGGAAACGTTTATGACATTTGAAGAAAATGTATACGACACATTTGCAGACGCCGCCACAGCATTAGAACAGTTGATTGACTCAGAAGAGTGATTGCACTATGATTGTCCCACCGAAAAATGGGACAATAAAAATGTCAGAAAATAATAAAGAAACAATATCTCTCTTTGGATACATTGGTAGATTGTTAAGAGAATTTTGTTTAGTAATTGTGTTACAAACTGTTTTATTCACCTTATTCTGGAATATGACTGTAGTAGGAGTCTTTAACACACAAGATTATACAATAAATATTTTAACAGGGTTATACGCAATACTTACATTTAAAGTATTTACTTTTAGTTATGTTCAATTATTAATTAGAAGCAATACAGCAATGATTCAGGCATATGTGTCTACTGAAGTTGAATATAGAAAAGCCAAAGATGCCATGCTGGCGTCATACATGCTAGACGCAATGACAAAGAGTGAAGATAAAAGCGACACACAAATAAATAGTTAAAAAGCGCCCGTTCTATAACTTTCGTGGTGGTTAGTTATTGAAGACCGAATAATACATTGGTGAGAAGTGGGTGGTGAACGTCGGAGACGCGCTTAAACATAGGAAATATAATGAAAGTTCTTGATGTAAAAACTCCTTCTTTGGAGAATATTGCTAAAAAGTTTGATGTAGGCTTATCTTGGTTAAAAAAACAGTTAGAAGCTGGTATTGAAGTAGAAAAAGAGCATACTTCGAAAAGAGAAGTAGCAGAAGAGATCGCGTTAGATCATTTGAATGAAGATCCGGAATACTATATCAAATTAAAGAAGGTTGAAAAACACTAAATAAACGTTATGCGGGTGTAGCTCAGTGGTAGAGCGGAACTTTGCCAAAGTTCAGGTCGCCGGTCCAATCCCGGCCACCCGCTCAAATGTTTATTGTAACTGCGCCACAATATACAAAGTAAAACTACCTAAAGCTACAATCACAACCATCCCTGCTATAAAAATAGCAGCACCAATTCGCATCAACCATTTCATATATTTCTCCTTATAATTTTATTTAGTATCTGTTGACAATGATGCAAAAATCTTCTATGATACTGGTTGACAATCATAGGAGAATAAAATGTCAAATATTACTTCAGCAGTATTAACCGAATCACAGGTATCAGAAATTCGCCTTCGTGTATCTGTGCTTGGACAGGCACAGACTCACGTAGCACAGAAGTTCAATGTTGGTAGATCAACAGTTGGTGATGTTGTGAACTATCGCACATGGAAGAATGTAGCCGGTCCCACCAAGATCAAGGGCGAAATCTATCAGTTAGCCGATGGTCGAGTTTTCTCTGCAAAGAGTAACAAGTTCTTGCAAGTGTCTCTTGACAAGAATTCAAAGAAGAAGTATGTTAGTGTGACAAACAGCAAGGGCGATAAGGTAAAAATTTACCTTAGCAACTAAGCTAAATAGAACACACGATCACCTGTAATGGTGCAGGTGATCGTTATTACTGAAAATCAAAACAGTCGAAAAGGAAAATTATCATGGCAAACGCAAAGTACGCAGACCTTTCAGGTCTTTCAAAGAATGTTTCAATCCCTGTAGCACAAAAGATTCCGGGCACCAACCAAGAGCGCAACACAGATGGGGGTGGTTACGCATATGTAATTTCTCCGTGGAATGTGTTTGACCGTTTCTTAATCCTTGGAACATCGTCAGGTTCCTTCTATGCATCTGCAAAGGATATGACACGCTATTCATGTGACGTTCTCTTGCAGCTTATCGCGCAAGACAGCAATCGTGTTGTTGATCGAATTGTTGAGGTGTCTGATAAGGGTTTGGCGATCAAGAACGAACCAGCAATCTTTGCGTTGGCTACAGTGGTTGCCAATACCAAGGATGCAGCCCGTAAGTATGCTCTGGATGCCCTATCGAAGGTGTGCCGCACATCAACTCACCTGTTTGCATTTGTGGATAGCTACAAGTCAATGGGTGGTGGTTTTGGTACTTCTGTACGCAAGGCTATCAATGCTTGGTATCAGAGTAAGACTGTAGACGGTTTGGCATATCAGTTGGTGAAGTATCGCCAGCGTGATGGATGGACTCATCATGACGTGTTACACCTTAGTCACCCAAAGGCTACATCAGATGAGCAAAATGCTTGTTTTAGATTTGCCAAGGCTTGTGCAAACAAGGACAAGGTGCTTGAACTAAGCGGCGTTCCAAGCATCATAGAAGGCTACCTGCGCGCGTCCAAGGCATCGGATGTCAAGACAGTACTTTCCCTAATCAATGATTACAAACTGCCACGTGAAGCGATTCCAACGCAGTTCCTGAATGATCCAAAGGTATGGGAAGCTATGTTACCAGACATGCCAGCAACAGCATTGATCCGAAACCTTGGGACAATGTCGAGCAACGGTTTGATTTCAAATCTTTCATCAACTGAAAAGATGGTGATGGATAAGCTATCAAATAGTGATTGGCTGCGTAAGAGTCGAATTCATCCGATTTCTGTCCTGATCGCATCAAAGGTTTATGCAAATGGTCATGGTATGCGTGGATCGAACTCATGGAACGTAAATCGCAGAATTGTAGATGCTTTACAGGAAGCTTTTTACGCAACGTTCGATAACATCGAACCAACAGACGAAGTTTATCTGTTGGGTGTTGACATCTCCGGGTCCATGACAATGTCTGGAAATGTGTTGGGCGTAGAAGGATTATCGGCTGCGGAAGCTGCGATTGCGCTGGCTATGGCAATCAACAAGCAGAATGAGCGATCACTAATCATGGGGTTCAGTCACAAGTTCATCGACCTTGGCATCACTCATAAGGATCGTCTGGACAAGACTCTACAGCGTGTGTACCGTATGAATTTCGGCGCAACTGATTGCTCTCTGCCAATGCGTTATGCCAATGAAAAGAAGTTGGATATCGATAAGTTTGTTGTAATTACCGATAATGAGTGCAACACTGGTCCTCACGCAAGTAGAGAGTTGGTGAAGTATCGTAATGAACGTAGAAAGAATTCTGGAATGGTTGTATGTGCAACATCTGCAACCAAGTTCAGTATTGCAGATCCTAATGATCCTAAGCAATTAGACATCGTTGGATTCTCGCCTGACGTTCCACGCATCATCGCTTCATTGTAAAAAAAAGCCGCCGAAAGGCGGCTTTTTTCAGGAATGAATTATACAGTCACGATTCTCATTAATGTGGAGTTCTAATATCAATACCGTTATAATATTCTGGTGCTTTGTTACGTAATTTTATACTTTTATAGAACTGGTCAATTTTTTCATCATACCATGTGTCAGGAGACGTAAGCATTTGTAAAAATTGCGGTAATGTTGGTGTATACCCAGAAGTTTTATTTTGTTTGGATAGTTCATTAGACGGGATGTGTCGTAAATTTTCCAAAGTTATTAAACTGAATTCAAAGTTTTTTAATTTTTCTGGTTTACCGTTAACATAGTTGTCTATAGAATAGTAAAATAGACAATTTACAATTTTATCTTTAATTAGCTTATTCCAATTCCAAGGTATTTTAGTAAACTGATTTCTATCATACTGGAATGATACAGTTTCCAATAATTGTCTTAATTTCATGAAAAATTCCTTATGCTGATGTAGGTGGCGATAGACTTTCTAATAATGGCACTGTTGACAGTTTATTTTCAAAAGCAATACATGCTGTACCACCATCCGATAATAATTTTTCGAAATGGTTGAATGTTATGAAAGCGTAACCTTGCTGGCCATAAGATTTACCCCATGAGTTTTTTAACCTAAACACTTTCTTAACAGTATCGACACCATTCAACACATAAGCATGACCACCCATGTTAGTACCAGTTGGAGATACATAACCTTGTGAGTTAGTTTTATTCATGTTACTATACCACTTAGTACCTACAACCATAGGACCGAGATTTAGAATCGTATTGGCGACATCAGTGATATTACTGGCCCAACGGTATTCCTTGATTATGCCCAATTCTTTAAAAATTTTAGCGGCTGCACGTACAGAAGTACCGTTATAATTTCCCACACCGGGCCATTCATCTCTTTCTTGACATGCTCTATATAATTTAGCAGGATCGTATAGAGGCTTAGATCTGGTAGATGGTAATTTATCTTGGACGACTGGTCCATCCTCTAACCAATGTAAAAATGAATAACAAACACACATGGAACTGGAACCCTGATCGCCCCACCAACCATCTGCCCACCAATACTTCTCTGTTATAAAAGGTGTCTCCATAAGCATAGAAGATACTGGAAATAGATTATCTCTCTCATCTATGTTTTGTATAAAACCAAATTGACGCGTGATGTCATTCATGATATAATGTTCCATTAATAACTATTATTTATCTAAAGAGTACAAATATAATGTATATCAGAGTGTTCAGTGACATCCATTTGGAATTTGGCAGGAATTTTAAAATTCCTAGTGCGCAGAATTTCTTTATATCAGAATTACCAACAGACAAAGAGACAATTCTATGTCTAGCTGGCGACATATGCAGCATAGAGTCGAATAGATTTCACGAATCATTTTTAAATTCGGAGTTGACTGATAGGTTTAGGAAAGTTTTATATATACCCGGCAATCATGAATATTATAATGGGTCGATTACAACTACTGACAAAAAACTACAAGAATATTGTGATAAACATGGAATAATTTTTCTTCAGAAAAAATCAATGGAGATAGATGACATCATCTTCATCGGTGCTACTCTTTGGACTAATATGACTGATGTCCATCCATTCAACGCATTTAAAATTGCTCAATATATGAATGACTATCGAAAGATTCGTATAGGACCAACTTCAAATCCATATCAGAAGAAACTTACTGTAAATCAGGTTGACGCTCTACATAAAAATCACTTAAAATTCATAGAGAATGAGCTATATGTGTATGCGGATAGAAAATGCGTGGTCATGACACATCATGCACCATCTTATGAGTGTATAAATGAATATTATAGACAAAATAGCGATCTAAACAATGCTTATTACTCTAATTTAGATGAATTAATATTACAATATCAACCATTGTTATTTTTGAGTGGACATTCGCACTGTGCTTATGATTTCAATATAGAAAAAACTAGATTAATCAATAACTGTGTTGGTTATCCGGGAGAGGAGACTGGGTTTGATCCTGAGTTGGTAATTGAGATTTAGCCTTTTGGTGATTGATCTCTAATATATTAATTAAAGATTGAAAATCCTGTGGTAAAGGTAGCGCCTGCATTCTGTAACATTTTTGCGGGCGTTTATCTTTAAATATAAAGCTAATGTAAGACTTAGGAATTTTGGGTTCATAAGCCACAAACACTTTTACATTAGGATCATCCGCATATGCTATAGAAGCGCTCAATCTGGTCATTATTATCTGTCTTAATGTTCCATTCGTGCCAGTATTACAATTGATATGTTCTAATTTATCGATTAACGGATATAGTTTTTTATAAAATCTAGCCTTAGTATTTACGTCCTTCCATACCGGAATGTCCATACAGCGCATAATGATGGTGCACAATTTCATTATCACTGAATCATATAAGTGTGGTAAAACGTCTGGAGATAGTACTGCAATTCTGTTAACAGAAGATGCAACCAGATCTATCGCATTCTTTCTACGACCAGTTTTCATCCATTCCGCATAGACTTTATTGATTATCTGTACGGCAAATAAAACTTCGCGTTCGGTATTTTTTTGTTGTTCTGTCAACAACATTTTTTGTAATAAATCCATTAGTTTTCCATAAATATATTAGTTATTTGTATTTATGAGGGTTTAGGTTGGATGGTATCTGAATGGCAGCATAAGGTATTGGACCAGCGGTTCGGAGAACCGCCAGTCGATGTTTTAATGATGAATGATGGTGTGAAAATTGTCATAGTAAAATATGAACGTTGCCATAATTTTGTCTATAATGATTCATTAAAGGATTATGTTTTTAATTATACACCATCTATAGAATTCATAACCACTCAAAATTATCTATTGAGAAACAATAGACATGCCATGGTCATGGCATAATGAATGATGATGGTGCGGTAATAATACTACCTACTGCCTGTTTATACATATTAATTATTTGATCATCAAAATCTACAATACATAAAATGGACGTATGTGGAATTATAGTTTTATGTCCTTTTTGATTTCTTGGTGCTAGATGCGAAACTGGTGTTAAACCAATCTGAGGACTACCGTCTGGACCTTCCACAAGACCCATGAATAATGCTTTATCTAAAGCTATACCACTTGGAGTTTCTTCCAGTAGTTCACCTATAACGTGTTCACCGCTTAACAATCTAGCTGTAAAAATGTGTGCCATTAATTTTTCCTTTTAACAATATGAGTTTTTTAAACCATCGACGAACCATTTCGGCAATGGAGTTTCAGCATTATAAACTGGGACACTATCTATGATTATGTCGCAGTGAATATAAGCTAATTTAAGATAGGGTTCATTATCTATGTTAGCAAACATACCACATAGATATTCTTTATTTCCTATAATCCACTTACATATGATACCACCCGGAGATTCTTCATATGATTCAATGTCATACATTCTGAAAAATATTCCGTTTTCTTTTAACACCGTTTCCATTAGACTTATGCCTTTCTTCATGGAAGATACATACCTGTCGTAATTTTGTTCTAATAGAACAGATAAATCGGATGTTGTTTGTATTTTTTTAAATTTTACTGATTTTTTACCTTCATCAGTTTGTAACCATTCTTGAATAGAATTGTAACCGTCTTGTCTGAATTTCTCAAAATGCGTATTGGCTATGGTAAATATATCGTTCATGAGTTTGTTTTCTGAATAGAAGAATATATTCTGTAGCAGAAAATTTTAAAACTCTCCTCAAATTCTTGATTATTGAATGGGTGATCAATAAAGAACGGACCCATCAGCTTTTCCACATGATACGCTTGTTGTTCTTTATGGTCAGCCAGTTTTGCGTTATATTCACACAGATATACCATAATAAATCTCTGATGCAGATCATACATTATGGTCGCTCCGAGATACAATTTGTCTTCCAAATCATACATCACGTTAAATTCTAATTTATTAGAAAAATCTTTTAAATTACAAGGGCTTACGTTGATTTGACCAATCAAATCTTTGTGACCAAATGTATTAAAAATATCTATAATATTCTCTGCGCTATCCGAGTAATCTCGCCAACCGTTTTCAGATGATATTAATAAAAATTCTAAAAATGATATACTATCAGTGGCGTTTTGTATGCAAAACTTCTCCAATCTTTCCGTATCATATTCAACATATTGGTGCATAATAATTTACCTATAGATGTCTGCCGTGAAACCAACTCCATTCTTCTTTTTAACATGAGTAAATTTGTCTTCATCATATGTATATATTTCCGCAAGACTCATAGGTTCTACACGTTCTGGTATGCTGAGATTAGGATACAAATCTACTAATAGATTTCTTGTTTTGTCTGCTGATAGTTTGTCAAATTGGTATTCTGCAACTAATCTACCGGGTCTGCGAAGTGCACCATCAATTTGATCGATATCACAGTTTATGGTGATAACAAAATTAAAATGTAAAACATCCGCCAATAAACCGTCTGATACGTTTAACATATTAGATACGGCAGTTGTATTACCATTCTCGCCTCTTTTCTTCAAAACCTCTTCACCATCTTCAATAATGAAGATAGAATTTGACTTAGACTTCATGAAATCGATGATAGATGGGTCTGACAGTATATTAGTCATGTCTGGTGGTAGATATATAATATCCTTCTTTAATACGGACACTAGGTATCTTAAATATGTGGTCTTTCCAGTACCCGGAGAACCGTGTAAAATAGTAATGCCAGAGGACTTTTTCTTATTCAGATGTTTAACAATTTTGTCAGAAACTGGTATTAATGAATCATTGTAGTTTCTACTAAGATCAAAATCATGATACTTTTCATAATCGAAATCAAATGACATAGTAGAAAAACCTTTTTGGGTTTTTGTTATAAGTTGGAATTCTGAATTAAATTCATCTTCATCTTTGTCAATCTTTGTTTTACAAAGATTGAATATTGACTTAATGAAACTGTTTATTTTTTCATTAATGTGGCTATCCGCAATGTAGAAGAACCTTATTGAATAATGTCCATCAAAAGGGATGGAATGGATTGTTAATCCCAATTGAATGTTGTCAAATATAATACATGTTGTGGAATCATCAACTTGAATGTGCGAATTTTCCTCTAACATTAGAAAATTCTCTTTTGACATGTTTGGATTTGATATAATTTTATTATATTTCTTTTTATACTGTGTATCTACATCACTCAATTCGTTTACGTCAAATTCGAATGATAACATCTTTACTGTTGAGGTATCATAATCACTTCCAAAACAATTATGTAATTCGTTAATAATATTGTCATGTGATATACTATAAACCGTGACAAAGATTATATCGGAGAAATCTTTTCCGAATTTGTTAATGAATTTTGCCCTAATAGGAAAATCCATTTTATCAGAATTAAAAAAGTGTGTACCATTCATATGTGTTATATTATCCACTCTATTCTCTCTAAATTTTTCTATTCTGTCTTTTATCTTTTTTGACAATTCAGACGGTTTGATATATTCATCGTCATCATCCATCTCTAACTGTTGTATTGCTGAAAGAATTTCATTCCTATTATATTTCATTTTTAGTCCTATTATATAGAGACGGGTTAGAATTCTAACCCGTCTCTTATTACGCTTCGTCTTCTAAGTTAGTTTCGCCGCTATCCAACTGTTTCGTTTCTCTTTCTTGGAAAGCGAACGATTTTAATTTTAATGGACGGAAAACGTTGCCATCATTTTGAATAATTACAACACCTTCTTCTGGAACTTTATTCTTACACATATAACACTGTTTTTCTGTAAAGTCCTTCTTCATAAGTTCTAGAAACGTTTCTGAGAATTTTTCATCGTTCGCAATGTCATATTTTTCTTTTACTTTTCCATAAAAGAATGTTGGAACCATTTTCAATCCGTACTTAGTACAATATGCAACGATTTGGTCATGGTTAAATTCAAAAACTTTTCCAGATGGAGAAGTGTAGTAAATACGATATACATACAATTCGCATGTACCTTGTTCTTGACCATAGTCATAACCTTTTTGAATCCATCCACCCTGTTTAGTATAGCCAACAATCTCACCATTTATACTGATACCATCTTGCAAACTATCTCGATAACGTTGTGCAATGTCACCCCAAACGTCATCAGTGAACTCAGAATGCCTATCGAATAGGTTGTTCTTAATTACACTTCTGCTAGCGTAAACAAGGTCGTACTGAGTGTCAACAATGTTGATACCAAACTTTTTCAACATTTTTTCAACCCACGAAAGTTTCTTTTTAACAAGTACGCGACCCATACTAAAATTACAACCGTGCATCTTGTAAGAAATACTGATCTTACTGTCTGGTGTAAATGTGTGGACGTTCTTCTTGAAATGGTCCGTATCCTGAGACAAAGCATATTGTCCTTCAATCAAACGAGATTCGGATTTCTTCTTACCTTTTGGAGTCTTGTTACCAAGACCTTGCTGGTTTCGAACATTCAACTTGTATTTGTTACAAATGTGTATGCCACCAACAGTATCGAACTCTTCATTGATAGAATCTTCAAAAGAGAAAGAAATACCCTTAGTAGCCAACCATTCTTGTAATGAAGAGGCTGGCACGATGTAGCCTTCTGACTTCTCACCACGCAATTTTGTACAACGAACTCTACAATTTTCGGCAAAATAAGATTTTACTGTAGTATCTTTGTTAAGAGTACTGTCAGCGAATGAGTTTGTATCGCGAAGAAATTCGGAGTTGATCTGCGATTCTAATGGAAAATAGACGACGATATCACCATCTTTTGCACCAGAACCAGTGATAACATTGTTACCATCGATTGCAACACATTGTAGACGATCAGCATTTGTGTGTTTGCGGACGTTGTGTAATTTAACTACCTTGGCTAGATAGTTACTCTTTTCTTTAATTGAAAGCATTTGAATTCTCCAAAATCAACTATTTGAGTGAAGAATGGTATATGATTACGCGGCCTTTGTCAACTTCTTTGAGGTTTGTATGAATGTTTTACCAGAAAGGTGCTCACATTCATGTTGGACACACACAGCTTCTATACCGGAGAATGATCGTTGTATATTATTACCGCATACATCCCTATACGATACGTCGATGATGTTAGCGCGTAATGTTTCTATGTGAATTTTTGGAAAAGACAAGCACCCTTCAGTAAATTTAATAGTACCTTCTGAAGAAATTATGGTCGGATTAATTAGACATATAGGCTCTGATATATTCATTACCATTATTTGTTTATGAATGTCAACCTGTGTTCCAGCTAATCCTATACCCTTATTGGCTTTCATAGTTTCGAACATGTTTTGTACAGTTAAATACAATCCCATATCACTGTCGAATTCGTATTCTTCGACAGGAATGGCAACATTATATAATCTTTTATCAGGATGTTTTAGGATCGGAAGAATCATTTGTTTTGGCCTTTAGATTCTTTATATATGATGTGGCTTGTCTGATGACAGCTTCATTAAGATTACCATCAACTATTCTAACTGTAGGATAGTCCATTTCAGCATTGAGTTCGCAGATAGCTTGTAAAAGTTGTTTTTCTTTTTGTTTGTTCATATCATTAATCTCAGTCGATGATTTGTTTTTACATACTATCATTGATTTTTTAGCTGGTCAAGTTTGTATTATGTAACCCGGTCCGTAGACAGAGTTTGGTGCGTATCGTAAATCTGTTGTATAAAAACCCGCTGTACTCATTTTATATTCTCTTTTTGTTTATTTATGATTAAAATAAAGAATCTTGTTCTGGTTTTGTTTGTTGTTTTTGTTTTGGTTGTTTTATAATTTGTAATAACTCTTCGCGTGAAATTTCTTTCTGAGAGGTTTGATCCACTACTATGTTCCCACGGTTTTCGCGTCTTGTTGCGACTATTGCTGCCTGTTGAAGATCATCATACGATAAACCTAAAGGCGTTACCAAATATCTGTTCGAAGATTCTCCAATTCTTTTGCCTTTATAAAAAGAATCATCCAACTCTGTTCCTAGAACTTGAGCTAGCAATTCTCGTATAGCCTGATAATTCTTTTGATTGAGATATTTTTTGAATAGTAATTTTTGTTCTGGCGTTGCTGCACGTTGAAATTTATGGAATTCCATAAATCCCAAATTACCATTGTATGTAGCTTCTAATATCATTATAAATGTTCCATTTAATCTATTTATTGAGTTTAGTGAATTGACAAAGTTAAAAATGAATGTTAGTGTAATAGTATTACTGGAAATCATTTATGAATTTTAAAAATTTAGATTTACAATTCGATTCAACTATAAAATATAAAATTTATAAAGTCGATATAAAGAATAGAAATAAAAACATTATAAATGAATATTTTTTTGCTGTGGTGGAAAAATTTTATCACTTACATCAAGATCAGATTCCATTTATTCCGTATTCACAATTTGAAGCTATGTCGAAGTCCAAACCAATTTACCATTATGTGCTGGATCGTGGAGGACGATTAGAAATTATGGATAATTCTAGTGAAAAGACTATAGAGCACAGATTACAAGTACAATCAGTAAATAATATAGATTTATGGCTGTCAGAAACTGAAGAATCTGCTGTAGAAAAAATAAAAGAAGCGTATGAACATTATATGAACAATGTTCCACATGATGTAAACATATACTTATTTACTGAACGGTGATTTTTCTGTGAAATTGGTCGGCATATACAAATTTATTTTCCTAAATTGTCCATGAGTTCTTGATATACTAATTTCAAGTATCTATTATATACTTTTTTGATTTTTGGATCTTGTCTATTTGGAAAATACGAACCCACTCTATCTTTGACGGCATCTTGTATGTCCTGACGAGAAATATTTTTACCTTGCATACTTCTTAATATATTTGAAACTATGTCATGTGCAAATGCAGCTATTTCCTGTGGGCTTGAATAATACAAATGGTCATCTTCACTAGATTTTTTAGCCATTGCGGTTTGAAATTTTTCAGTATCTTTTTCTAGGTAACTTCTATATTCTGTTTTGTCACGGTGAGACTGTTTCAAATGTTGAACGACATGGACCAACTCATGCACAAACACTTGTACCATTTCTTCTAAGGATGGAATTTGTGATATATCAAACCTGTCATCAACATCATCACCCGTTATATTAAAAAATTCATTAAACGGATTACCGGATTTAGACGCAATATTTGCAACAAATTTTACTAAAGTACGAATAATATTATTTATGAATTTGACATTTATTGTCACCGTAGAACCGATAGCTTGCCCATTGTCCGGGTCTATAGGTTTGAAAAACACTTTGACTTGCTTATCTATTTCTGGTATATTATTATTGATATGTCTAGCCATGCCTATTCTGAAAATTGAATTAGACTTGGTTACTAATACCTCATATACTTCCTTGATTAAGAGACTTAAGTTGCCATCATCTGCCGCATTTCTTGCCTCAGTGGATATTTGTTTTTTTACAGATTTAATAGAATCTATTACTTGTTTACAACATTCGACAGCGCCCATTTCCACAGTTTCATTGTAATGGGACATGCTGATTCGTTCTATCAGAAATTGTGAAAATCTCATATTATTGCTCATAATTTGTACATATTTATCTGGTTAAGATATAAATAATGAAAATCATATATGGAAAATCGCTATGCAATTTCTAAAATTTTTGTTAGAGCAAATGGATAATGCACAATCCCTACAAGTTGTCGGAAGTGACAGTGTTGTAAAAATAAATGCGTATGCCGGTAAATACTATCCCGGAACACATTATGATCCACCAGAACAGGACGAAGACTATATAACGGACGTCGAAGTAGAGCTTTTAACGATTGATTTTTCTTATGGAGATAAAACATTTTACATAGCATTTCATGATTTTACAATTGACATAGATGGAGTTGTTGATCTACGTGACGAATATAAGTTATTTGTTGATACAATAGTTGAATTAGTAAAACATAATAAATTTGAATGTAGAGACGTAGAAACTGATGAAGTATTACCATTATCAGGACAACAAAAAAATGAGCTGATGCAATTTATGCAAACTGATAAAAAGTTCGTTTCTGCTATAATGTCAGAATTAGCTAATGAAGATAGAATACAATATTCTAAACCGCCAACTCAATATGATTAATCATGTTCAATGAACTGCTAATAGGTATATTTTTATTCGTAAACATTCTTGGCGCTCCAGTTCCGGTTAATACCGGAGTATGTTTGAATGAACAAGAATACGAATTGGCTAATCTTGTAAACGAATACAGAGTTGAGAATGGTAAAGCGGCATTACCAATAAGTTTTTGGTTATCTTCCACTGGGCAATGGCATGTCTGGGATAGAGTTGCAAATAATGCCGTTGGTGGTATATGCAATACGCACAGTTGGTCTGATGCCATGCCACAACTATGGCAAGCGGTATGCTATACGTCAGATCACGCGCAAGCACAACAAATGTGGAGAAAACCGTTTCAAATCTCTGGTGGAATATACACCGGAAATGGTTTTGAAAATGCCGCAGACTCTTTCAATCAAACTGCACAACACGCATTAGATCAGTGGAAAAACAGTCCAGCACATAATGCTGTTATATTACAACAAGGACAGTGGGCTAGCGTACCATTTAGTGGTCTCGGAGTCGGTCTGATAGACAATTATGCCGTATTGTGGTTCGGAGACAGAGTTGATCCCAGTGGCACTATGACTATTTGCCCACAAGAAAACATATTTAACAATGGATTTGAATAAATGTTTTTACGAAATTTACTGTTAGAATCAAAACAATCTATTGTTAATTTAGGATTTCCACCAATTATTGCGGCACTGATGAAACAAAAATTCGGTAGTAATGCTTATTTAATATCTAAGTGGTTTAAGGACTCAGTTTCATATAGGCCGATGGACAATTGGTGGAAAGAGGCAACAGAACGGGTCGGATCGTGGTATGGCGATTTATACGGCCCAACATTATTATATACAGCAGCAACAACTTCGCCACAGGCTTATGAAAAAGCCTGCAAATATTTAGGAATTGATGACACAACCGTTGATGACATGGATGATCATTTAAAAAGTTTAAAAGAACAAATAGAAGAGAGTTTATTTAAGCATCATTTCTTCAAAGGTGAGTTTATTAGAGAAATTGTAGATGGTAAACTTAAAACATTAAAGCAGTTCGAAAACTTGTCTTTTTCAGAAGCAGAAAAGAAATTTTCAGAAAAGAAAGTATTCAAGGATGCAAAACCGTTAATACAGTATCCAAATGGTTACAGGTGGATAAATGTTGGCGACAAATGTACTATCGTTGGTAAAGGAATGAACAATTGTGGTAGTGCCGGGTTCATGTCCAATGATCCTAACAGGACTATATTTACGTTATTTGACGAGCATGACAATCCACACGTCATATCTACATATTCGCCAAATGATAATATTATATCTGGCGTAGAGGGAAAAGCATCATCAGAGTTAAAGGACCAATATGCTGACTATGTTGTTGATCTAATTAACAAATTGGGTGCTACATACGATGCCAATAGGTCAAAATCGAAGCTGTTGACAATTAAAATAAATTCCAAAAATAAAGCAGAAAATATACAAAAAATACCAACAGATAACCAATTTTATAACAATTACCAATTCTCTGCTGGCGGTAAGACATATTTCACAGATGGTGAAGTAGCATTTACAAAAGACGATCTAGAAGTTTTTGTTGACAATCTTAAAGATGATAAGTATATGAAGTCCAATATTGGAGATCAGGTTGGTTATATATTTTCAAGGTTCAGAGAGATCGATCTTAAGAATTTGAAACCTGACTTCAGATTTATACACATAAATCAATTATGAATAAGGATCTGTAAAGACTAATTGCGGCCCTTGTCCAGAGAGTCTAACCATTATATTTTTATCATGCAAATCAACGAAACCGATTTTTCTGTTGTTTTGCATTATTATTTCCAATGCTTCAGCATAACTCTCCATACCTATCAAATCTTTGGATTTTAACATTTTAAACAATTTATCAGATAAATCGATGATTTGCCTATTCTGTTCCCATTTTTCTGTTTCTGGTCGTACATTATCAAACATGTTGGAATATTCTTTGACAATGTATAAATCTGCTAAATTGCGTATACGCTCAAGTGATGTTTCATAGTCCCCTCTAACAATAGTATAATTATAATAGGTAAATGGCAGCTTCTCCATTTTCCATAATTTTTTCTGCCCCGTTTTAGTAGACAGATAGGTTTTATCTTCATAGATTCTTGGAAAGTGTGGATTTTGTTGAGCCAATTTTGAATTTGCTAGAAATCTAACATATTTCTTATATGCGGGATCATCGTTATGAGATATTTTATTAATCATATGCGGATCAGTATCCGGTACGACGTGACTATGAATACCACCAGTTTCCGTTCCAGTAAGATCCCACCTATTGCTAAGATGCGAATTACCTGTTATGTTCTTGCTCTTAGTGTCGAATATTTCGTAGAGTTTCATTAATATGTCCAAATGATAATATTTATTGTGATAAAATAATAAATTTATATCATGATTGACAAATAAAAAGATCTCTACTATGATTGAAGCGTGAACATTGAAAAATTATGAAAAACTTTAAAATTAGAATATGGAATCATGATAAAAAAGTTATGAGATATCCTTTTGGTGGTTTTTTCTCGCCAGTAGATTATAAGTCAGAAGAAGTCTTATTATATACTGGTAATAATGATATAAATGATAGGCCAATTTTCGAAAACGACCTTATCATAGATTATCGAGGCACAGAATATACAATTGCATTCTTTGATGGTTGCTTCTATCTATTAGTGAATGGTTTAGACGAAGATCCATGGCTTATAGCATCACAAGAGACTATAGATCATAGAGAGATGATGGTTATAGGAAATACATTCGAAGGAATTTTTGAATTATGAAAAGTGCATTAGATTCGCAAATTCTTGAAGGTGAATTGGATTGTATTGTTAGAATATATTCATGCATTGATGAGTTTTCTGAAAAACGAAGATATGCATGTATTATGACAATTTACAATTATACTTCTGACAGTAATCGTCATGTAGCATTAGATGTTAACAATCAAATTAGTATAGAAATAAACTCCTTAGAAAACGAATTAGAACCAAACCAGTATTGGCAAAGATCTTTGAAATGGTTTGATTCTGAAGCAGAAGCTGAAAGAGAATTTTTATATTCATTTTTGCTATTCAAGCAGGATAAAAAAAGATTTGAAATTACTAAATCCAGTGAGCGTAAGATAACATTTAAAGCAAATAAAGGAAAATAAAATGAAAAATAGATTTGACCTAGAACAAAACATTATGGCAGCGTGGAATGTTGTAGATGATCTAAAACTTCTACTGGATGTAGTGGAAGGCGATAAAGCGCAGAATATAGTTATTGGTATGATCGAACTGTATCAACTTAAATTCGAAAAGTTATTCGAATCTTTCGAAAAAAGTATTTAATGGAGAGTAGCATGAATATACAAGAAAAAATTCAACTAATAGAAATGTTTAATAACACGATTAAACATAGAAAAGAGATGCGCGAAAAAATGACTAAATTACTGAATGTTCCCGGTAATAGTGATCTTCCTGCGTTCATCCAGCAATTAGATGATGAAATAGAGATGAATCTAGGATATCTCCAAAAAATTGAACAGCTTAATGTGACTTAATGGCGTAAATACCATTACGTCCTTTAGGTTCTATTGACCATTCTGGTCCGAGGTATTGCGATAAGAAGCGTTTATAGATGGCTAATCGTCTGTTGGGTGAAGATTGACTAGATGATTCGCCAGATTCTATGATTTCCAATAATCTTTGCATGAGTAATTTCATTTTTTGTAAAAATTGTTCAAACTTACTATCTAAATCTGGGTAATTTAATAAATGATTAATTCGTCTTAAAGCTTGTTCCACATAGCTCAGTTCATTCATGTATGGAAAATATTGTAGTATCCTTTCTAATTGTAGACCAATGCTGTAATCAGATTTATATTTTTTAATATACAGCGCAAGTTCCGAGGCATATGGATTAATCATTTTTGAGATACTTTTATCATCGAAACTATCATTCCACGCATCAAAGCTAAATTTGTCTATACCATTTTCATCAATAGTTTTTTTGATTTGGTACAGAACTGTTTGTAATATTTCTCTATCGGATGATCTGGTTATATCCTCCGTTGTAGAGTTGTTAACGACGAAAGAAATATCATAGTTGCCACGATTACCACGTTGAAATTCTAATGCTACTCTGTTACCCTTGGATGTAGTCCATTTGCGCAATATGCGACCGTCATCATTCATACTAGTCTCATGTGATGGAGCTTTCATTTCTATTTTTTCTATCAAGAATTGTGTAAATGTTTTCATGTTAATTGAGCAATCCCATTATTAAAGCGTGAACTCGCTTATCCATTTCGTTTTTAGATCTATTCACGTATTCTCTCGCCTCTGGCATTTGCATTTTCAGTTGCGGATTAGATTTTTTAAACTCATTCATATAATTTCGTATGGCAATAGAGTGTTTTAATAAAGGAGATGGATCACTATTATTATTTTTAAGCGTAATACCCAACTCGACTAAAGCCCTGATAATTCCTGATACGGAATTTCCAAAAGTAAAATATTTGTTTCCTAACGCTCTACCAATATCTTTCTCTATGGATGCTATCGCAGATTTGGCGGTGGCCTGTTCTCTATTCTTTGGTAATACATCGATATTATTTTCTGATCTGTCACCTAGTAGTTTATATAATTTGGAAAGATATTCTTTTCTAAAGGCATTCGGGTCCATAGCAATTTCCAAAAATTTCATGACTCTGTTGATAGTTTCGGAAACCTCATCAAATTTTCTATGATAATCTTCTCCACCCGGAGCACGAATTTCAATGTAACCTTCTGATAGTTTCCCAATATTCGCAAATCTATATTTTGCACCTTGACGTATAATTTTTCTATTAATAGATTCAATAGCAGCTTCATAATCTTTAAAATCGAATCCACGTTCTTGTTTCAAATATTGAATGACGTGTTCTATATGAGGTTCTGTATAATCATTTCCACCTCTATCGAACATTGATAGTACATGATCTTCGCCCACTAATAGAGAGAATTTTAATACATCTAGTTTTGCGACTTCTTCTTTAGTAAATGTACCGATATTAACATGTAAACCAGTGCTATCATTAGTTTCCAGTTCACTGTCTTGTTTTATGGTATTAAAAACAGTGCGTAAAGCGTTAATAGCATCATGATGAGACAGAACCGGAGAACGCAATTCTGCGCCAGAAGGTCTAATGGAACTGTCTTTAACTAAAGTCCATTCACTATAATCATTACTATCTATTTCTATATTTGTTCTTAATGCTTTAGACATTACTTCTTGTATGTAACTAACACTCGACCCCTTACCCTTATTATTGTCTAGGTACTCACGATATGCATCGTCCATCTGTTCTTGTTCATATTCGTAATAATAATCTTCGCGCCAACGATCATATTTGTTAGGTTTAAATAAGTCGAAAAATTCTTCAGGATTCTTTATTGATAACAGATTAACTTCGTCACCTTCCGCATCCAGAACTATACCATGACGAACTTTGTCGGCATCTTCACTGTCTTCTTCGGTTGGTTCATAGAAATCCAAGAAACCCTGCCTTTCATCATAATCATCCCGTTTACCGTACCCGTAGATAGGTTTTAAACCGTAGTTGTCAATTATTTCTAATTTATCACGTTTACTAAGAGTGTCCCAATAATCCCAATCAGAGACATCATTGTTGTCAAACCAATTCTGAGAAAATTCTTCCCAAGAATCTCCATTATCATCGTCATCCGACAAATCTGGAGTTGCTATTTCAAATTCAAAACCAACAGTAAATTCTTTTTTGGGTTTGTATCCTTTGATGTCCCTAGCGCCAGATCTAACACCTTCTGGTATAAATTTATTAACAAGATAATGTTTAAAACTTTTCATATAGATTCCAAATAAAGATATTTATGTCACTACGACTAATAACACTTTAGGAATTACACCATGAACTCTCGCTGCCATCAATCTAGTATTACCAGCAATTAAGTAATACCTACCATTGCTTTTCATCACGATTGGGGCAGGAAGACTACCAGCATTACTAAAAACTCTTAATATACTCTGTAAATCTTTTCCATACTGCGAGGATAGATGAGTGACAGACTCCATATCACCTTGTTCAATATCATAGGAATCGGTATTATCCAATCTAGACCATATAGTGTCATTTAATGTAATAAGACGAGCATGTTGAAAAGAATCAAGCAATTGTTGTAAATTTATATCAAGTTCTTGTGATGTTCTTTCAATTTCATTCATCTCGTCATCAATATTGGGATAGACCCAAGTCACAGGACTGGATTGAATTTCAAATAAATTACATAGTTTCATCTATCATCCTTATTTTTCTTCACATGAGACAAGTAATCTTCAAGTTCTTTATATACTAATCGGTAATAACGATTTATGATTTTAGATATTTTCGGATCTTTGAATTCTTCTGGTGAAAATACATGACTCAAATATGTCTTAACATTCTTAGATAGTTCAAGTTGTGATGGGTGAGAAACCCATTCATCATCCACCCCATAGTCGTTAATGATTTGTAGGCTAATATTATGAGCATGTGCAGCGATTTCTTGTGGGCTACTATAGTATGCTTTATTTTTTCTGTCAGTCCATTCGTCACTGTTCATCATTTTATGAAATTCTTTTTTGTCTTTTTCGAGATAACTTCTGTATTCAGTATAACCAGTGTGACGCCCATTTACATTATTGACTTCCCATTGTCTATAATGTTGTATTGCATGCACCATTTCATGTAATAACACATCAACGAGTTTATTAAATGGTCCATCCAAATTTACATCTATGTTTATTCCATATTTTTTTACTTCATGATTATAATCTTCAATAGTGTTAAATGAAGATGCAACACTTTCAATATATTCACCATTAATAGTATCTAAAAATGGTTTTAATAGTTTTGTCCTATTAAGAGAAATATGGTTATGATAGCATTGACCTAGATCTTTAATGGAATCTGTAAAACTTACTTGTATATGTTCATAAGGTCCGCGTTCATCATAAACACCAGCCTCTTTTTCCATGATTTGATCACAGAACCATCTAAGATTAAATTCTATCCCCTCTTCAGTACTTTTCCCATATAATTTAGCACTTAGGTGGTTTACAATGGCTCGGGCTTCATCATCCTGACCGGGTTCGACTGGCACTTGAACTTTCAATGATTCTTCTAAACTTTTTTTAATAATACCGGCTACTTGATTTTTGTATTTGATTAGGTTTATCGATTCAAGCAGTATTTCAGTAAGTTTCATAATGATCTCTTTTCATTATTTATCAATGTTATTATCATGAACAGATGTTAGACAGATGGTTTGATGACAGTTTAAATTTTTTGCGGGCAATTTTTAAACAAGTAGATTATTGGTATGATAATTCAAAAGTATGTAGGAGAGAATGGCAAACTGATCTAGTATAAAATGGTTTTTGGATGATGTTAAAATACTTGGGAAAATTTTGGGTAGAAATATAAAAAATGGTGTAGATAAAAAATGGCCCTAGAATGATAGTCAAAGTGATTCAATAAAATACTTGGGAAAATTTTGGGTAGAAATATAAAAATATATTGAGGAAATAAATGGACTTGATCCCCCGGCTAAACCGATTGTATATATTATTAATTAATAGTAACTCATTGTAACCCAAACTGATTTTATTCTTCCTCAGATAATCCCCAGCCATTATCTCTGTTACTGTTAGTTACTGTATGGCATGCGCCATCCATTACCTTCGGTTACTATCTCCCCATACTCAAAAGAAAGGGCCGGGATAATCCCGGCCCTAGTATAGGTATACTACCTTCCGATTATGCTGGGGTGATATTCTCCCCGTCAATTCGCAGAGCCTCGAAGTTGTCCCGCAACGTGAGCGACGTGAGGCCGACGCTGCGCTTGTTCAAGAGCGAGCGGATCCCAATACACTGAACGAGTGAATCCATGGCGGGTAGCCTGACGGCGATACAACTCCCATACCTCTTTTTCACCGTCTTTGGTCATGATCTTCGCAGTGCGAACACCATAGTTGCGCATCGTGTCACCAGAGAACTTCATATTGTTACGAGAAAAGAACAAGCTATCGGGGTTGTTGGCTTCGACCTTGCGCTTGAGTTCGCTCGCGTTCATGGCGTGTTCCTTGTTGGTATGCGAGTAGTATACAGGACAAACCTGAACGGAATCTGAATGGTTTCTATAACTTCATCAGTTGGACCTGATGTACTATCTCCGACCACGCGCCCATTTTAATATAATTCAATTCAGAAGTAAAGAAGAACCCTGAAGGTCATTCAGGGTTCGTTCATTTCAGTAATCGTAATCGTATCAAATTGTTTTGGTACGCTTCATTCAGTGTTCGTTCATGATATGTAATATAAAATGGGTGCGTGGTCGGGGATGATGGTAGTTGCCCCTTTCGGGGCGCATCACGGTTGCCAGTCGTATAGGTCTCCCCCATCGTCCAGCCACTCAGTTAGACTCTGCACTAGTTCCTCGTAATATTCGGAATCATCATCGTCCAGTAGATCGAACGGACCATAACGTTCCTTGATGCGCTTTGCGGCTATCTTTCGATTGCTCATGTTAATATCCCATTCACTAATCTTTTCACCATCATTCAGCCAATCGGTCAGATCTTGCACCAGCGTCTCAAAGGACTCTGCCTGATCCTTTAAGAGTTCAGCCATTCCTCATAGCTCTTCACCTTCCACCCCAACGCTTCCGCATTGGCGCGATAGATTTCATATTCCGAATCATTGTCGCCACGAGTCTGCGTTGCATAATCTTCGCGATACTGAAGTGCGATCATGGTCATTCTCCGTTGGTATGGATTGTATTATACGCCATGAACCTGAACGGTTGCTGAATTACTCTAGCACGCCATCATCACCAAAAAAATCAGTATCGGGCCACTTGGATTTATCAGTGATGAAATCAGTGCTGGACTCATCGATGAAACTGTCACCAGTCTCGCCGTCGCGAACCAATTCAGAGCTTTCCATTGAACGGGGGTCAAAGTCTGACCAGACAACGATGGTAGTTTTCCACAAACCCCTTGGGTTAGACATATACTATCCTTTATTGATTGTTGAAACGCGGTTCGATAGCCAGAATCATATCACGGTTCTTGACCATCCAATTGCAAAACTTGGTCAATACTTCGATTTCATCCTTGCCGCTGATCTTGCGGAACTTGATATGACGACAATAAAAACCATTCTCCATGTACGCCTTCCCACGATGATCAGTCTGGATCAGACCTTTCAAATAGATGCTGCAATTTTCCAGAATACCATATGGCGCATCTTTTTTGGATGGCACATTCGCGATCATGATACGGGGAAGCTCCCCGAGGATGTTCACGATGCTGATATCGATCAGGAAATTGGGGAACTCATTGCGCAGAATGTTGGTAACGCCTTCGCATGTGAGAGTCACGTCCAGACTGTTAGCGATCATGGTCATTCTCCGTTGGTATGGGTTGTATTATACGCCATGAACCTGAACGGTTGCTGAATACAACTCATAGACCATTTCGATCATCTCACAAAATGTTTGCCCATAGCGCTGTCAAGCATTTATTTGTAACAGAATCAATGACTTATCGTTCAGGTTCTGTTCAGGTATGGTATAGTAAAATGGGTGCGTGGTCGGGGATAGTGGTGGCACAAAAAGAAAGAGCCCTGAAGGGCTCTTTCGATGTTGAATACATATGTATCATACACCACCGACCTGAACGTTAGCTGAATTCTTCGATCATGTCCAGCATCCAACGTCTACGGCCATCTTGAATCTCGATCATGGTGAATCGTCCTTGCTTCCCTGCCCAATCCTGAAACGTGTCGTGATCACCTAGACGTTCTGCAATTAACAGTTCCAGTGATCCGCATCCGCTCCTTGCAAAGAATGTATTACAAATGAATTTTTTATAACCCTTGGATTTTTGGCCAGATCGTCCGTTCCAGAGCTTGTCCAATCCTTCTTTCAGAAGTTTGACGAATGTTGCATTGGGCTTGCTGTTCGGAGCACGTGGCGGAATCGGGACGATTTTCATGGACTTGTTCCTTGTTGGTATGGTTGATATTATATCAGAGCCAACCACGCTCTGCAAACGAAACTTGCGATTCTGCACCGATCACAACATGATCCAGAAAGCGAATCTCTACCAGTGCCATCGCTTGACGCAAACGCTCCGTAAGCTCACGATCAGCGGCAGACGGTTCAGCGATACCAGACGGGTGATTGTGAGCCACTACAACCGCTGCACAATTGATCAGAAGCGCACGGCGAACGACCTGTCCAACATACACCGCTGCGCCAGTCAGCGAACCGTGAAACAGATCCTCGACCGCGATCACACCATGGCGAGCGTCCAGAAAGACAACCGTGAAAACTTCGTGGTCTTGCGGCATCAGGCGAAGTTGCAACAACTTGCGAACGCTCTGAGGATCAGTCACATAGGTGTTAGCCTTGCGCACCCGCTTTTCCAGAATCTTGATCGCATCATAGATCGCTGCATCTTCTGCCACCATGTTCTTGCGAGCCATTGCGCATCTCCCTTGTTGGTATGGGTGAATCATAGTCCTATTATCTAACATCGTCAAGTGCACAATTGTAAAATATGTTATGCCTCTCACCGCATGGCAACTTCTCCCAACCGCCACCATATTTTAACCTATAACATAATACCCGTCAAATGTTATTTTGGCACTTGTGCTCATGTTCTTAGTATGATAGGCTCAGTAGGATGGCTAACTTGTTTTAACATAAACAATAGCTGAACCATTTATTTCTGTTCAGCTATTGTTTATGTTCACTATGGTACACTGATAAGTTGCGCACCATATTTGCGATGAGGCTACATTAGATTTTCCTAATGTAGCCCCTCCTAATGGACCGTTTCACCCCTCCCCATATCTGCTTACAGCGAGGAAGTAGATTTCCTCACCAAATGTATTGACAAATTCCAACTGTTCATCGGAATAGGTGTCAAAGAACTCTTGATCGGTATCCCCCTGTTTCATTGCAAGGTGCATCAGAATGTGGCGCTTGGCATTAACACCATCGCAGGCATGGCACGGGGAGAATGACCCAACCATGTTAGAGAAAATGATATTGTGATGGTTCTTACCAACACGTTCCAACACATTGAACGTGTATGCTACGCCACCGTTGTGGGTTCGCACATTTCGCTCATACACTGGGATATGATAGGTCTTGCCATCACTCAGGCGAATGTTCAAACCGAACAGCTTATTCTCAGGTGAGTAGAGATTGCTGCTGACTGACTTGTTCATTGTCTGATCCTTTGAGTGTAGTTGCTTGGTTGATGGATTATATTATACACCATTGCCGAGCACTGTCAACAATAATTTGACAGATGTTTGTGAGTCTATGTCATTGATTGTTAAAGCATTTGTTACAGAATATGGTGCTGATTTGTTGGTGTGGCATAAAAACAACACCACCGTTGCAGAAAAACAACAGTGGTGCTGAGAATAAAATTACGTTTTTGGATTCCAGCCATTCAGGGTCTTCAACACCAACTCTTCGGCCTCTAGCTTGAAATCGATTCGATTTGTGACGATATCTTCAAACCGTTGGATGGCTGGAACTTCTGCGCTGCCAAGCGCATTATAGACCGCAGTAGCATGTGCACCCGGAGAGTTACGGTAACCAGAACAGGTGCTCCCAAGGATGGCGCGCAACACGATTGCTTCCACTGGCGACAAAGTGAGTACCACATCACCCTGAACCGCCACACGCTTTACATTTGAGACTGCGTTTGCCATTATGTTTCTCCAGTTTACCAGTTAGTGAGTGCATCTTGAACCAGATCATCAGACAAGTCAACGAATGACAGTTGATGATTGGAAATGTTACCCTGTGTACGCGAAACACCCGCGTTTGACAACGCATCGTAAATGTTACCAGCCGCCTTTGCTGCGGTCCCAGAACCAACCGTCCTGCCAACCACTGCACGCAACACGATTGCTTCCAGTGGTGTCAACGTCAGCACGATATCGCCCTGAATCTCCACGCGCTTTACACTTGAGGTTGCCTTTGCCATGATTAATTCCTTAGTTGGTAAAGAGATTATAGTTTATTCTTGCTTAATGGTAGATGAACGACATCATTCTGCTTCTACCTTTTTCTCAGGTTCAAAGTTCATTTTGATTTCAGTCTTATCAAGACAAATGATAACATCACTGCGGAACTCTTTCAAGCCGCCGAATGACGAACATTTGTTGATAGCATACTCGATTTCTTGGATTGTAACGGTATCGTCTGGGATTGTAACGGTATCGTCACCATGGAGCAACATCAGAATACCAAAAGCACAAAATATTACACCAAAGAAGGCAAACAACCCTTCTTCAGTCGCTAGGGCTACAATGAGAAGAAATAGACCAGCGATTGTCAGTACTACGCCGACGCCTTCCACTACTGTTTCTCCAATTCTTTGAGGGTGTTTGTTTCTAATGTGATGCCATTATTGCAGATTGCTTGGCGCTGGTCAATAGATTTCAGCCCACCATTTGCTTCACAGATTGTGATAGCTTTGTGAACATGCATTGAATCAATCGGGCCTGTTTGACCTTCAACCACGCCCAACACTAAACCTATGCACATACATGATAGGAGTATGATCATTGTGATGATGCTACCATCATCGTTCTTGAGCTTTACCATCCATACACCAAGAGAGAATAGACTAACACAAAGAACAGCTATCAGAACCAGTATGGGAAACATTATCGCACTCCATTTGCGTGCATGTGTTCAACCAACAGGATGGCAGCCAGCTTCAACAGGTCATCGGCACCGTATATGGTGGTAACATACACACCATCATCCCTGTCAATAGATACGGCAGGCTTTCTTTCGTAGGTGGTCCAATGTTGGAGTTTCATGTCAGTCAATCCCAACAGCGGCTAGGCTATTATCCATGTTATTCGCATATTCCCACCAAAAGGAACGAATACCACCAACATCGCGGGCTTCAGCCTCCGTCACCGACATTGTAATGGTCAGGCGGTCTTCTTTCTCTTCCAATCTGTAGGATGTCATGGCATCTGCTCTTGCTTGTGTGATGTAATACTATCAGTATCCACAAGTTTGTCAAGTGCTCGGATAGGATATTTTTCCTTGTGTGCTTCACGGTATCCAACCAGACCGGGAATGTCCTTGACCTCTGTCCATCGGATAGCATCCGCAAAGCTCAGAATGTGGCGAATGTAAAACTCTGCCAATACCTTATAATGATCTGGTGTTGCCAGTTCATCAAAGATAGCATTCATGGGATTGTAACCAGAAATCTGATTGGACAATGCGTCTGTACGCATACCATCATACCAACGATGGATTTTGTAATAGTCACTCAGGATGCCTAGACGTGCCACGGTCCCATTGATCATGTACGCAACATCATTGATGCCAATGGACTCAACTGGTATGCCAGCCCATTCAGCCTGTTCAGCCATCAACCTGCGCAACAGCGTAGCATTGTCATGGTTGCACTGTTTGAAGCACAGAATGAAAGCATAGTCAAGATCGGTCAGGTCAGTCATTGGCGAAGTCCTTGTGCAATTTTGCAATCAGTGTTGCGTCGTTGGGCATCTTCTTCTGCCATCTCCTTGGAACACCATGAACTATACGCGAATGGAATTCTATCGTCAAACGAAAAGACGCACCACAGATCAGTTTCTTCATCCCAATCGACGTAGAACATATCACTGTGCATGATTATTCTCCAACCTTGGGTGTGGTCAATTCCATGATACGATAATTGTAATGCCGACAGTAGTTGCACACTTCTTGATTTGTGGCAAATGTTTCAGCTTCATCCCGTGTGGTAAATGGTCCATATGAATCAGTGATGATACGATCAGGATGATTTTCGATTTCCAGCACGATATACATCGGTTTTCCCCTATGTGTTCAGGATGGATAGATCATAGCCTATCCACCCTGAACGGTTGCTGAACAAATTACGTCGGAGGGTTCCAATCCTTCAATGTTGCCTCTACCCAGTGCATAGCAGTGTGTAGATAGTCAATGTTCTGGGTGATCAGGTTTGCATGTGACATATCACACTAAGATGAACGGTTGCTGAATGTCTTGTTCAGCTTGTATTCAGCTATCTATGGTATAGTTCATCTCAACAACGGGGCTGATGTCAGAGCAGTAAGGCGCTGATCACGTTTTGCTCGACAGGACGACTCATAGCATAATGAGAAGTCTTTCTGACTATTGGACAGATTTGCGCTCACAGAAGTGAGAGATTCTAGTAGGTTCGAATCCTACCAGCCCTCCTTTACTTATCTCGCAAAGTCCTGTCCTTTTCAGAAACGTGTTGAAAATGTAACCATGCCTCATATGGACTAGCACCACTTGTACCATATGGTGAATTTTTATAACGACAAAACCAAGAATTGTGCAACGACAACCTTTTTCTATATTTAGTAACACTATCCTCCGACCACGCACCCATTTTAGCATGTAATTAATTACATGTAAAGAAGAACCCTGAAGGTCATTCAGGGTTCGTTCATGTTACTGGCAAGTGTTCATATTGGTAAGGATCATACAGTCGGCGACTTGCAACATAGCATCATTCAATACTGTAATATGCTCCCGTAGAACATCAATTTCTCTTTGCTGCTCTCCAAGTTTCTTGACAATATCTTTCAGTAACTGAATGTCAGTCATAATTATTGTATCCCTGCTATCACTGCAAACAAACCAGACTTTCGCGGAGTTTTGACCACGACACAGGTAGAATGTTCGGCAGACTCCCATATGTGACGCACTTCAACACCCATTTCATTGACGGCAATTTGCCGTGCTTCTTGCTCTTCCTTGGCGTAGATCAGAAGATTATCGCCATAATTGTAGCTGGGAAACTCCTTGGTAACTTGGTTGTGGACCATGTTCAAGTTCCAGAGCTTCATCGCCATTTCATGCCCCCTCATTCAGTATGGTGCTATGATATCAATTACATTCTACGGCGTCAAGCACTTTCAGCAATTTCGGACGATTGCCAAAGTAGAATCCAGCCTTGTCACCCTTGGACAGTGCCACCATGATAACGGCTTCCACGTTCTTTTCATCGCCATAGCCACTTGGAACAGTCATCCAAATCTTAGCTTGCTTGCCAGCCTGTTCCACGAGGAACAGACCCTTGACAACCCATCCATATGGTCCTTCACTACCTTTGAAGGCCACGAAGCATCCAGTGTATTCCCCACGTCCTTCATTCAACAGGAGCGGTTCTGGTTCGTCTGCGGCAGGGGTGGGATTGACAATATAATCAGCCAGTTTACGCGCAAATGCGATCTGCTTTTCAGTCAAATTACCCCATTCCATAACCTTGTTGCGCATATCAGCAATGATATGATTCTTATCGTGTTGCGCAAAAACAACATCCATACCTTCATTCTCTTGGCAAAATTGTGCCAAACGTGCCAAACGAAGTTGACCATTGACAAAGGCAACACGCCCACGTTCAAATGCACGACGATCCTGAGAGTGCATCTTGTCTGCACAATCGTGACCAACATGGATGTATTCACCCGTGGGGACATGCTGCCAAACATCACCATAGATGTATGCAGCGCCACAAATGGTGCATTTGCCCGTGCTACCATGCTTGGCAAACTTTTTGGTAGGATCATTGAACATCCCGATCCGTGTGGGAGGCTAAACGCTTCAGGTGAAGCGTACTATCCTTCCGACCACGCACCCATTTTAGCAGATAATATTATACATGTAAAGAAGAAGCCTGAAGGTCATTCAGGCTTCGTTCAGATTACCACTTGGACAATCGTGCTGGGGTTTTCAGTATCTTTTCAACCTTTGCGACGATTTCCTTTTCGTGCCCTCCGATGTGCCAGTCATACGGACCCTTCGGAGTGTGATCAGTTTTCCAATCGTAAATGGTTGCAACAGATCCATCCTCAAACTCAATATCCCATTCGCAGGTGACCTTATCATCACCATCATCTTTCCTCGTAGGGAATCCAAGGACGCTTGCGATATGGTCATACGTGGTCCATACCAGACCCATATAATGGGTGCCATTGATGTTTACATGATTGCCAGTCTTAAACTTCATATTCACCCCCCCCCATTTCATTTTCCTGCAACGATTCAACCCACTGTTTCCACTCGACTTCCCAGAGATTATCGGCTTCCACGTTGTTCTGCTCCGTAAAATATATACATTTATATACATCACTTCCTAATTCAACCATGCAACTTGCTTTCGATGTTTTGAAATGAAACAGAGGTTTCACATGTCCAAAGGCGTAAATTCGGGATAAGCCGTCCCTATTACATGTATTTAGTAGTTTGAAAAGAAAGTGTACCGTTTTTTGTGCATGTTTTATCTATTTGTGTTTATGTTTTCGTGAACTGTTTCAAAGCTCCTTGGTTGGTTGATGTAATGTATTATACACTATGAACCTGAATGTCAGCTTAACCCTTCATACCAAGCAGTCGCAATTTCTTCACGCATGGGAGCTTTGCAATCAATGCCTGCGCCAACAATGCCTCAAGGTCAACAACCGCCAGCGGGTTATCAGGAAGTGTGCCATTTTCCAGCATCGTCAACTCGTCATCCGTCAGTTTGGAGTTTTCTGCATAGATTGCAATGACACTACCACTATGCCCGCTGAACGTCTCACCATCATCAAGTACGCAAAAGATATTCATTTATCATTCCTTGGTTGGTATGGATTAGATTATACGCTACTTACCTGAACCCCAGCTTAACAGTCAGAATCATAATCAAACCACTCTTGACGCTCATCGGGCTGACCATCATCATAGTCTCGCCAAGATTCATCATCCTCCACTGGTTCATCGTCATATACATTGTTACCGTAAGCGTCCAGTGCTGTTTCCAGACCATCCAGCAACAAACCTTCGGGGATGGTGCCCTGCAACGCGAGGGCGAACGATTCCAGCGCATCGCGGTATCCAACCGTATAACGACCATAGCTTTCAGCGAAAGCAGAGTCCAGCTTGGTTACAATCGTTGCATTCAGTTCCATGGCGTTCCCCTTGGTTGATGTAATGTATTCTACAGTAGTTAGATGAACAGAACCTGAATATTCCGAAGGAAATTCGCAGAGCGAATAAAATCAATGATTTACGTTCAGCATTCGTTCAGGATGGTTGTGTTAAAATGGGTGCATGGTCGGGAGAAGTGGCGGACAATAAAAACTCCCATCGCTATGATGGGAGTTTTGGTATTATCGACCCATTGCTACCAACAGTTTGTGAACCGATTTAAGATTCATTTCGATTGCTTCATCCAGCAATGTTGCCAGATCAATTACGATCTTCGGCTTTTCAGGCAGCACGCCATTTTCCAACAATTCCAGATCATCTTCTGACATATCCTCGTCATTTTCATAGAAACAGATGGTACTTCCATCAACACCGCTGAATGTTTCACCATCATCCAGCACACAAAATGATTGAAACTTGTCCTGCATTTTATTCTCCTAGATGGTCAGTAGAATGATGATACCATAACTTCCGATGATTGCAACCCATTCTGCTACTTTGTACTCTTTGATGTTTATTTCCATCGTTCAGGCATCCTTGTAGTTTGCGGCAAACCTTCAAAAAACTCAATCACACTTTCGGGAACTTCTTCATATTTCCACGCATGACCATACTTATATCCATCCATATCAGGACTTAGACCAGCATTTTCTAGCAATTTTGAAGCCTCTTGATAATAAGATTGAGGATATTTTACACTAATCGGATTGTTCCTCAAGTATTCTTCTTGAACGAAAGAGCCAGCACGCATATTATGCATGTGCCAGCGATCCCAATATTCTTGGAGTGTCCTGACTTTATCCAAATCCCAGCCATCCGCATATTCTGTAATATCAGATAGATAATCACTAATTTGACCACAAGGGCATAGAGAATCGCCGTCATTTTTTGGTCCAACGACTCCAGTAATTGAAAGACGCCCATCGCCCCATTCAACAGTCACAAATACATCATGACGGATGATTTTACCAACAAGATAATACTTTTTCATAGTGCTTTCCGCCTAAGTGGATTGGAATGTATTCTACAGTAGTTAGATGAATGTTGGCTGAACGAAGCTGAATATCTTTATTTACTTATCGAGTACTTCCCGACCGCGCACCCATTTTAACATATAATTAATTGCATGTACAGAAAAACCTGAATGTTTTTGAGGTCATTCAGGTTTCGTTCATTTAATCTTCAAATCGTCTAAGAGTGACCACATGTGCAAACTCCCGACCACACTCATACCAATAATCATCTTCGAGATGAGTTGTAAATGATTGGCGAAACTCTCTCATTCCCAGTATAAGTGCTTTGATTTTCTTAATCATTCGATTAAACCTCTTTTACATGATCGTAAGTGGGTTCGCGAAGCCGTTCGGCTTCCGCATAATCGCCAGCATCTTCCGCCATGCGGGCCAGTGCTTGCAGAGCCATATCGTCAGACATTTGCTTTCTCCCGTTGTTTTAGTGTGAAGCTAGTATAGGCTATGCTAGCTGAACGATTGCTGAATAAATCAGCCCACTTGCGTTGCCCAAGTCATGCAAATGGACGTACCATCCTCCAACTCCATGAATCCATTGTCAAAATCTACATCACATGCTTCCACTCCATAATCGGAGCATTCCTTTGCAAACAATGCTTCCAGCCCTTCAGCATCACGGCAGACGGTGGCAGAATCCACCACGTTGTTTTTGATCACTACCAGAATCGGTGTCATAATTTTTCTCCGTTGGGGTTCAGCATGGATACTATTACGGCTTCGCCGAATCCATGAAGTGGATTATCACCTATCCATGCTGAACGGTTGCTGAATGGATTAGACCGCTTCGCACATTTTTAGCTTGCGGAAACCTTGCCTAAGCATGTAGCCATCCGACTCAAATATCGCTTTCGCGCTAAACATGACGTGAGTCTTATCATTGTACCACACTTCAACTTCCACCGGCTCAGGTTTGATGCGATAATTTTCGGGATGGCCAGTGAACAATGGGTCTTGTTTGTCTTTCCAGAAATCCACACCATCGCAAAAATAGCGCATCTGGATGGTCTTGCCTTGTGCAAAGGCTTTTACCATTTCGATATTTTCAAGGATCTTTTTCGCGGTGTTTCGGTCCATGACTTTCTCCGTTGATGTTCAGCATGGATAGTATTATCACCTATCCATGCTGAACGGTTGCTGAATCAATCCTCTTCGATTACATCTTCGACTTTGCCAAGGATATGCGTTGCGGCTTTCTGCGCACGACTGGCAGCGGTTGCGAACATGGTAGGATCATTCTTCAATGCAGCGTGCCAGTGTGCCAGATAGCCCGCTGCACTCTCTAGCGTGCGGTTGTTGCTGATCCCGCAAGTATCACACAGGTAGACACTGGTAAGCTCTGCAACCAATTCTTCCAGCGAATAATCATGGGAACCAAACTTGATGGGGTCCATGATCTCTTTGCGGTTCAGGCGAGTCAGGTGCCCCGTACTGTGCGCCATTTCATGAAACAGTGTGGCGTAGTAATTCTCTACCGTGTCAAACGCATCCAGCGCGGGCATGCTGATCTTATCAATGGTCGGGCTGTAGCATGCCCGGTCCCCACCGAAACGGATTTCAGGCGCATTCTGGTAGCCGTCCACGATGCTCTGCGGTGCTGGCAAAGTATCGGGAACATTCACGGTGCCATCGTTCACGCCCTTGACAATGATTCCGTCAACCTGATCCAGATTGTAAACGAGGAAGAATCGGAACATCGGGTGAGAGTTTTCCAGATCGCCAGTCACCTGATTTTCACGCTGCAACATTTTGTAGAAGTATGCGCAAGTACCATTCTTGCGCTGATCCTCTTTGATCGTACCGTTACGGGCTTTGATCATGTTGAACGTCATCCAGACGTTCGACCAACCATTCATGCTTGCAGTCATGGACAGCATGAACTGATTGATACCATTGTAATACGTGCCCTTGCCGATCATATCAATGCTACGCTGCTTGCCAGCGCCAACTTTCCAAGGACGCTTCCAAGGAGCAACACCATTCTTGATCATTTCCAACACTTTGTCAGTCACAATCTGGTGAACCTTGCTCATGGCGTTTGCTCCGTTGCTTTAGTGTGTGGCCATTATGGGCTTTCTTAACTGAATAGATAATGAACAGATTGTAAATTGATTCGTTACATTGTATTCAGGAATGGTTCAGCATTCGTTCAGGAAACGAGTAGCTAGGACCACCCCAGTCTACACAATAAGAGGGGTATAGTAATGAATGGGGGTCGCTTGTCGGAGTTACATATACCGAACAGGGCGATCCCCATTCAGCTATTGTTCAGGATAGTTATGATAAAATGGGTGCGTGGTCGGGGATAGTGGGATATGAAAAAGCGCCCCGAAGGGCGCTTTGTTAAATCTTGTAAATGCCAGTATACCAACTTGTGCAGGGTTCGGCATAATATCCGATTTTCTCCAGAGCAGCATTCATCTTGTCAATCATGCTGTAACATTCGTAGTCATAATTGAAGTAAGGAGCGGCTGCGCCACCATCATGCACTACGACCAAGACAGCATTGGTACCATACTCCTCACCCCTCTTCTTCCATTCCTTACCGCTCATCGGCTCCGGTCCACCACCCCATTGTGAGGCTGGCTTTCCGATAACATGTTCCATCGCCCTCAGAATCTTGACTTTGCTCATGGACTGTCTCCGTGGTTGGTATGGAAGGACTATACTCTTATTATCTAACATGGTCAAGAGGGAGAGTGTGAAAGATTACACTCTCCCTCTTTTTACTGTTAGACGTTTGCAACCTTCAGCAGAGCGGCCAGCTTGTTCGGGTCACGAATGGCGTTGATGACATCCGACACATTCACGATGTAACGATTGCTGGGGACCGCACCACAGACATCCGACACGATGGAGCGCATCTTTGCGACACGGTTCAGTTCACGCTGATGGTTGTTCGCCTGAGTGGCAGTTGCGAACTTGTAACCATTCGACGTGTAGAAGAGCGGGGAACGATCCAACTGACGAACACCAGCGACGAGCTTTGCCATTTGTCTATCTCCTAGTAAGTTTGGGTTAGTCGGAGGCAACTTGCCGCCGATGGAAGAACTATACCTATGTACAATAATTCTTGCAACAACTTTTTTGCGCCAAAATGTAACGGGATCAATTGGATTTATCCGACAAACGGTAGTTCCCATAGGTTAGCTTATAATATAAAATATGGTGGCGGTTGGGGATATCGCGTTCCGCGATTCAGGATAGCTGATAGTGGGACGGACAAAAAAGAAGCGCCCCCGGAGGGCGCTTCTGCTATCATTTCGAGGATAGCTTCATCTTCTTGGCGACGTGGGCGACCAATTGTTCTTCCGTTTCACCATCCTTCACCCACTGAAGGAAGATGCGGGCACAAGCCTCGTCATGCTTACCGAAAACGAAGCGTTCCTTCATCATTGCCACCAAGCGTTCCATTCGACGCTCTTTGCGAACCTTGAACAACTTGTGCACCAATTCAAGGCGAAGATTCTCATACTTGGCGGAATGATTTCGCCACTTCACGTTCACAGGGCAGGGCATTTTCGGCACAGAAGGGCATGCGGTCCGAAACTTGTCGAAACGGGTTCGGTCATTTTCGGCGTTCACACGCTTACGCTTTACGAAGCGATCCCTACGTTCGGCGTGCCACTTTTCCCGCGTGATGGTGCGATCCATCATTTCGGCGTTTGGAGTGAAAGAGAAGTACATTTGCTTGTCTCCGTGCTGTCGATGGAGTAACTATACTCCCATCGGATGTCGTCGTCAATAGGTTTATAAAGAAATTTTTGTTGTTTTTTCGCAACAGTCGCATAAGGTTCGACAGATCTCCCCGACCACGCATCCATTTTAGCAGGTATTATATAAATTGTCATGTTGTATTTTTACCACAGTCAGTTTGCGTTCATCTTAGTGTGCTAGTCTTAGTAGACTTGGAAAATTCCTGACAAACGGTCAGAAAACTCCAATTTGTTCAGCAACCATTCAGGTTCATTATGGTATACTGTTAGGTTGAACAGTCAAACCCGGAGGATTACCCCTCCGGGTTTGTGTATCATTTGATTTTAGACTAACTTCAGTGCCCACTGATAAGAATCTTCTTGCCAGTGAATATCTTCCTTAGTAATTAAACATGCGCTACCTGAGAATTCGTCCGGGCGCATCTTGGAGCATGTATTGGCCCATGTGATTAGGATGGCAGTGTTATTGTGGAAATTGCCATCAATAGCGCCAAGAATCAACAACTTTTGTAGGATGAAGGTAACAACTTCAAGATTTGCACCTTCTTCCGCATATACCCAAAGCTCGCCGTTATTGTGTTCCCACCCATCAATACCACCATAATCACTGATGATATTGTCATAAATCCAACGAATTTCTTCGTTGTTAAACAATTCATTTGATGGTAGCTGTTTGGTATCGTTCGAATCCAGATCAATCAAATCATAATCAATCTGGTCAAAGAATTCAGAAACACTTTCCACCAGTTCAGGCTTCAAAACCTTAACCGCAATGCTAAATTGAGTATAATTGTTAGCCATATAATATAATCCTCATTGGTGTGGTGAAAATACAACACCATTGTTGCGAAAATACAACAATGGTGTATGAAAATAAAATTACGATTTTGGAATCGTCTCAAACAAGACAGTTTTGCCAGCCTTGGTTTTGAGTTCCAAACGACCTTCATCGTCCAACTTGCGCTGTGCGGTCATGGCCTTGATGGTAGCGGTTTGTGTGATACCCCCACCAGTGAGAGCCAGAATGAAGTTCGCAGTCTCCATTTCGGTTGCAATCAGAACTTTACCATCAAATGTGATTTTGTAGTTGCGGTTCATGGTTTGCTCCCTTTGTGTGAGACTACTATATCGGCTTTGCCGATTCATGTGAAACATGATAGCATAATTAGCTGAACGCTAGCTGAATGCTTTATCGTCCAATTCCATGAGATCATCCATCGCTTCGTTAAAATTCTGGATATGAGTCAATGCAGTGTCCATTGCATTCTGCCGAAGTTCATCTGGAGTCATTTTAACACCATCATGATAAATTGTGCGGTACAATCCTGTACCATTAGTTGCACTGTGCATCCAATAGTTTGCGTATAGTTCACACTGTTTCATGCGTGCGATCAAATGTTCTTTGACTTTTTTATCGTGGCTCATTATAACTCCAATCACCGCTATGTTATTGAATTTGAACGGTTTTTGTGTGCTTCACCGAAAAGCCCTGATTCCAAGGATGATCGTAAGTTATGATTTCCCTACGCGCTTGCCATGGACCGGATGCTCAGTAACACCATGTTCTTGAATTTGTGCGTCCGAGCCTCGTTAGACGCTTACCCGTGGGCACTTACATTGTCATGGGGATCGAACCCATACGCGATACAGACACGCGCGCTTACCCTTTGCTGACAATCTAAGTTACGGTATGCTTCCTCATCTGTTGAAACCATTCTACCACTTACTACCTGAACAGTTGCTGAATTATTCTTCCTCACCACCATCATCCATGAAGAAAAATTCCATATCAGTACCATGCTCATCGCATGCAGTTTGACATTCATCATCAGTTATTACATTCATTGAGACAAGATCGGTTTTCAATGACCAACCACCATCAAGACATTCTTGCAGAACTTCCATCAGATTCATATCGTTGAAGAGTTGTTCATCCTCAACGGGAAGCAGAACATCAACCAAAATTTGTGCACGCTTCAACTTGATTTCCATCGCTGTCTCCTCATTTGTTGAAACCATTCTATCACTGTGAAGCTGAACCGTTACTGAACAACTATGGAATATAAACGGCTACCATATCATCAAGTTCAATGTCAAGATATTCGTCACGCTCAGGCTCGAAATTGATCTCAAGAGCATCAAGGATACATTTCAGGTCATCATCAATCTCACAGCCTTCTGAATAGCTTGCGGCACAATTTTGCAATGCTTCACGTTCGGTGGCAAATTTATGCAAATCTGTTCCGAAACGATGACTGTGTGTGACAAGGTAAGTTTTGAGCATTATCGGTCCCCTGCAATATAGCGATCAGAGTATTCCAACGAACCTTCATCGTCATATTCTTCATCATATTCTTCCGTAGAATCAAACTGGGATGCACTTGCATAGGCATCATCCAAGTCATTGATTTCCTTCATGAATCGGATATAATCAGGATGATTCTGCGGAAGGTTTGCGATATCACTGTAGGTCAAACGGCTCATGTTGGGATTCCTAGAAAGTTTAGACGTTTTTCGATATTGTTATATTTCGTGATGTAACGCTTTGCTGCACCAATGGTATTGAATTTTCGCCAATTACCAAATGTACCATGGCGGGCATGTACTTCACCATTCTCATACACGTTGATTGTACCACCATTGTACGCTATTCGCCCCATCAATGTTGACTCTACGAATAACATTCCCATGATGTTCTCCAGTTGTTAAGGATATGATACTACACAATAGCTGAACCGTAGCTTAACGGTTCTCTTTTCGGAACCTTTTGAGACAATTCAGATAGCCATTGATATTTCCGCTACCAATGGGGTTCTGACTATGCACATAAAAATCTGGAATGTCAACATCACAATCCATGCAGATTTCAACAAGCCACTTGGCACAATCATAACCATCCTTACCTTCACCTAGATCATGGTCAAAGGAAATGAAAGATGGTAATCCATAGATGGTAATACATCTGAGGAACTCGGCATAATTGCGGACAATGATCCAAAGTTCACCATCTTCAGGCGGGAATCGCTCATCATCAAGGAACAGTTTGTAGCTCATAGTTATCTCTCAGTAGTGGGGCATGGATAAGATAATACCTATCCATGCCCTGTGTGTCAACTACTTTGTGAGAATACCAGCCTTGAAAGCCTTGCTGATATAGACCAGACACGACGGAACCGGAATGTCAAGTGCCTGATACATCTGAATTGCAAGAGCACTGCGGTCATTGGTACCAGTGATGTTATTGGTATTGAACCAGTTAACACACTTTTCGTATGCGGTCAACTTGCCAGTAGCAGCGTATGCCTGACGACCACGGCGACCACTGGAAGCCTTGGGAGCGACCACAACCGGTTCGGCTTCCGGTTCCACCGTCACTTCAGGCTCCGCAGCAACTTCAGGTTCAGATGCAGTCTCGACCACGACAGGTTCATCATTCGCGGTTGCTTCGATCACGGGTTCCACACTGGCAGGCTCCGCAGCGACTTCGACAGTGGTCACGGTGACCGGAGCGGGTGCAGTAGTATTCTGGATGTAGGTACGATACTGTTCGACCTTGGGACCGATGACAGCGGCGACATCGTCAACTTCCTCAAAGATGGCAACAGCGACCATCTGGGCAGCACGGAGGGCAATGCGATCATCCGCATCATCGAAACCAAAGAACTTGGCAAATTCATGCGCCACATTGGTATTCTGGCGAAGGAATGCGGTTGCGGCAGACTTACTTTCGGTGGGGATGTTGAATTGAGACAACTGGGCTTCGTTCATATTGATAACTCCTAGTGGGTGAGATCGGTAGTGGTCGTCACCACCGTGAAGCAATCATAGTCCTACGTTGCAAAAGATGCAAGACCTTTTTTGTAACAGAATCGTTAAGATTGTCTGAACAGTTATAAACAAAGACTTGACTGTCAATACGTCTGGATGTATAGTTACATCACACTGAAACGGAGGACATGATGAAAACTTACAAATTCTATAATGATCCCGGCCATGGCTGGCTTGCTGTCAAGCGCAAAGAGCTGATCGAACTTGGTGTTATTGGTCAAATTTCCCGCTACTCTTACCAGCGTGGTGGTACAGTGTACCTTGAAGAGGATGGGGACGCATCGCGATTCATCAACGCATACGTGGCAAAGGGATTGTGCGCAACTGTAAAAGATTTCCCATATGAATCAAAGTATTCTGAGAAAAATTCCCCGATTCGTTCTTACGATAGTTTCAAAGTGTAAAAGAATGGGCCAGCAATGGCCCATTCATCTATTGTTCAGGAATGATGTGTTAAAATGGGATGGAGGTCGGGAGAGGTAGTAAGAAGCGCGATTAATTGCGCTGTTCGTTTTCGTATGTATCGGTCAACCCTTCGACCTTCCAATATGCGTCGATTTCCTTCTGAGTGGCTTGCTCTGCTTCATATTCTGCTGCATACTCATCATCGAAACTCACCCTGATAATCTTCTGATTCTCACCGGTGATAAGTGCGAAACAATTCTGCAATGCCCTCACAGTAAGTTTGCGATGATCCTCATCATCCAGATCAAGATCAGCAATCTGATAGCACTGGTCAGCAATACCGACACTTGGGTCGCCCTTGACACAAACGATTGCGGTAGTCATGTTAGTAGCCTCCAGTGAGTGTGATCTTCATTGTATTCGTATTCGCGGAGAATGTCAAGCCGCGAATCACTAACCCTTTGATTGTATTCAGGAATTCTTCAAAATCGGTACATTCGATGGTCATCATCTTGGTCCCCTTGTTGAGGGATCAATTATACCATCATAATCTGAATGGTAGCTTAACTAGGAATGATTTCTATGCGATTCCATCGCCAATAATACGGAAACCTTTCATTAAATTCGCGTTCACAATCTATGATTGCCATACCCTGAAACAACCTTCGACGACCAGACTCGCGCGTACCCATTCCAAGCGCTTCACGCACATAATCTGGCAAGTTTGTGGGATCATACATGCGCCCAGCCCATTTTACATTGTGAATGACTGGACCGATAATAGTAGGGGTGAATTTGAAATACCAGACTTGTTTGCGCATGATGGTATCCTATTATGTTATATGGTGGGAGAGGTGGGATTCGAACCCACGATGAACAGATTTTTTAATACTCTCGAAAAAGTGTTAAAAAAGTCTGCTGCCTTACCGCTTGGCCACTCTCCCAGTGTGTAGCCACTATAGCAGATGCTATAGTGGCTTGCAACAACTATTTATGCCACCTTACTCTTGCCAGTGAAATGATGCTTGGAAATGCGACCCTTGGTGCTGGCGAGGATACGTTGCTGACCATTCGTCACCTTATTGTGCATCACATCACTCAGCCAGACAACTGTACCACAACTTGCAACATATTCATAGCGATTTCGCTGGCGAAGCTTAACCGGAGTCATACCAGTTTCAGCAGCATTGAAGCATCGTTCACCAGTGCAACCGAGCGACACCGCTACACGTTTCCAATTCTTGCCATGGCCACGATCCCAACCGAAGTGTGCACAGATGATATGCGCGATTTCATGGGGGATGGTATTGTTACAGATGTAGTCAGGATTTTGACGCGCAAGGGTAAGATTCACCTTGATATGCAAACAGCCACGTGCTTGACCGGCGATCCCACCCATGTTTGGCACAATCTCAAACACCACGCGATGACGGTTTGCAGTGAATGCGGGGTAAAGACGGCAAGCATTGTCCATGTGACGATTGAAAGCAGCGCGCAGATCAGATTCGATGGTCATCGCGTTTGTCCTTGGTTGGTATGAATGATTATACACCAGTTACCTGAACAGTAGCTGAATCGATCCTCACACTACTTTACCATCTAGAACATCAAGACCATTGCAGATATCATCGAAAATATCCATCAATTCCGTGTCCTCTTCTTCATTCAAACGCTGGCGCAGTGTATCACGGGCGCGCTCAAACCATTGGACCGCGGTCAACGGTTGTGGGACAATGGGGGCAAAAGCATCATCATACACCCCTTTCGTGTACGTCAGGAATTTCAAAATTTCCTTCTTCTTGGTAAAACGTGCATCAATATTGTTTGTATCTTTGATTGCCACCAATGATACATCAAACCAACCATCATTACACGCCTGAATCAGTTTCATTTGAGCAAAACTGTGAACACTAATCCGCTTGACAAGATGATCATTTTCATCACCATCATTGACGATTCCATAATGCTTTGCGTTGGGGGAGATTTGAAGATTCATGCCGATTCCTTGATTTGATGCTATGATAACACAATTAGCTGAACGGTTGCTGAATCAATAACGATCATCGTATGCAGCGTGAGCGCCAAGCATCGGGATACGAAACTGAGGCATCGTAACATTACAACCAAATTCATTCAAACGACGGACAACACCCTGAATGCGTTCGATTTTACGTTGAATGCGATAGAGAGAACCGGGACCAGCGTCACCGAATAGAGCACACTCACTACCAAACTCGCTGATGCCTTCACCGATACCTTCGATGCAGGATTCCAGAGCGGGCATATCATAAGGATCATCGCCGCAGTTGAGCCAATATGCAATGAATTCTTCACGAGTCATGGGCTTGGTATAATCATTACGCAGTTCTTCCAAGGCGTTCATGTTGAAGAGATGTTGTGCATTCATTTCTTGTCTCCCTGTGTATGTATTGTATTCTACATCAGTTTTAAAACAACGCAAGAACTATTTTTGTTGTATTTCTACCACACTGTTGTTTTTTCGCAACATTGGCCAAACCGGAGAACTATCTCCCCGACCACGCACCCATTTTACCTTATAATGTTATATCCGTCAAGCGTTTTTTCACTTATTTACGATGCCGTTAATTTTTTATTCAGCTTCAGGCTGCCATGCTGAACCCTCACCAGATTGTAAATTCTTTTAAATCTTTATAAAAAGGTAGAATCATTCAGCATCTGTTCAGGTTCGATCAGCTATAATAGGAGCTGTCACGGTTGACTATGCCCAGAAAATCCTGAACAGGTCGTTCAGGATCGGTTCAGGTTGCGATATCATAACCGATTGAATTTGTTATACTTTTTGTAACAAATCACATAGATTTCGAAGTTTTTCGATTTCTCTTGCAATTTCCGCTTCCTTGGTGCTGATTGTTTCAACGAGCTTTTGTTGAAAGCCAGCGATACCAGTATCAGTTAATACAGAGTCTGAAAGTAATCTCAACGTTTTAGATTTTTCATCAAAATCCAATCGCATTGGTCGCTGGATACCATCTTGGTTGATCGTGTTAACTGTAAGCCAATGACCCTTAGCAAATACCTCTGTGGGGAACACTTCGGTACTACCATAGAAAACCTTAACAAATCCTCGCAACGCCCCACGTTCTTCTGAGCATTCAAAAGAGATCAGATCAATCTTAGGTACGGATGTTGATCTATCATAAGCATAAAGCTTCCCCGGAACGATGTCAACCAAATTCAATTGCTTATAATTAAGCTTCGCCTGTTTCTTGTCATATGGCTTCATGTTTGGACACTCACTTATGATATCAGATGAATCATTGGTGTGGACTATTAGTGTGGTATTTTCGCAACGATGTGTTGTTTTTATACGACAGAATAGATTTACGTTTTTGTTTTACGTTTTTGAAAGTTAGCTATTCCTAGCTTTCCTCAATAGATTTGCAAGTTCAGCAAACAATTCTTCCTGCTTGGTTGGGTCAGAGATATACTCAGTTGAAATATTCCAAGCCAATCGTGCCAGTGGATCGTTTGCAGCGAACTTTTCTCGTACCATTGCATTGGTAGTGCGTTGCAGTTCATTACGTTCGTTATATGGTCCAGCATCTTTATTATCGTACATTTTTGATACCTCCGTAGACTAAGTTATTGGCATTATCTGTTAAATCTTCTTCGTGAAAATTGATGAAGTCTTCTGCTAAAGCCTTTAGCGCCTTTGCAGCCTCTACTCTGAATGGAACACATTCATTCCTAATGGCGAAACCCAGTGTATCAAATGTCATTGTATATTCAGTGACACCATTATGAAAAACTACTAATAGTTTATCAGCGGATTCTACTCGGATAAACTTATGGATTCTCTGGGCTTTCACTGTAGTCCTCATTTTGATGAGAGAATTATATCGCTATGATCATGAACCAGAGCTTAATCACCATGATGTGCGATGATGGGCTGTTTGTCCATAAATCTTTTAATTTCTTGGAATGAGAATGGTCTATACTCTGCTTTGCCCGTTACCCATGTAGAGTCAACACCAACATCTACGCTCTTACCATAAGGTTCTAATCCATTATGCACATGACCAAAACATGCTATTGATCCATGGTGACATTTGTTCCACTGACGCATGGGATAGTGGAATAATACCACAAATTGGTTGTCTATGTAAAGCTCATCATAATCTTTGCTGAACTCGCGCACAGACTCTTCCAACCCTTCCTTAGAACCAGCTTTCCATACAGCAATGTTGCCAGCAGGGAAACCACATAGCTTTGCAAAGTGAACACCTTGCTGATCTGGTACTTGAACTGCAATAGTCCATTCATCATTCAACTTGGAAATGATCTTGCGTAGATCATCCACCTTATTCTTGGAGTGACGTTCGTCACCATCTGTGATAACATTAAGAAGATATGCATGACTCTCAGTCTTCTTGTTCTTTACTTGTACTGTCAATCCATCAAGCATAGTCTTCATTGCAGCATCAATCAATGCTGTACCACCATCTGCACGGAACGTTACATTATTGAGTGAAACTTCTTCAACTGGTCGATCAATAAACAACGTTGACACTTCATGGTTAAATGTATATAATGAAACTAATGTCTCTTGACCACTTCCAGCAGACACTGCCTTCATGGCATCCAAGCCAGCTTGCAACACATTCTTTGCATGTGAAATTACATTATTATGTGCCATTGATCCAGACACATCTAGTGCATAAATTACGTGATTATAAATTTTCTTGGCCATTTTTATATCCTCTTGATAAAATTCTTATAAGCCTGTCGTCTAGTCGATTCATTTTATTATACAATATATCAATCTGAGAATCGACTAGTTCAGAGTGTTGTACATTTCCTTCCAAATGATATTTGTCAGAAACATCAATTAAGTGATTGATTCTATTCATAATTTCTTGAGATCTTTCCTCAAGCCAATCACAAATGGAAATAGTTTTAGGCATTGTACGCCTCAATCAACTCAAGGATCATTTCAACCATCGTGAGTTCCTTAAATGAATGCGCCAAGTCTTCTTTTAGAATCTGCTGCTTGGAGACAGTAATGCTATCAAACTTAGCAGGATCAAGTGAGAGAGTCTTCAAACCTACTGACTTACCATTCAGTTGGGATTCGATAAGATTGCCCATAAGTACGTCTGCTCCAGAATTAGGAGCCTTCTTACGTTGACCGGGGAAAATCTCTTTACGAGAGATTTCAAGATACATCAACATAATAGTATTTGCAATGGGGTAACCGTTGAAGAGTTTAGGAATCTTGATTCCGTCAACCTTATCACCTTCAAGATTGACCTTGACACCCTGACACACTGTAATATAATTACGGTCATGGCCTTCACGCAATGCATCACTGCGATCACCAGAGAGTGTCTTGTTCATGGAGTCAATGAGCTTCTGTTTTCGCTCATTAAAGATGCGTCGTTGATTGGCTTCATCAAGTGCTGCCAACTTTGGTTCCTTGTCTAGGAACGGTTTAACATCTGCGAAAGAGATGGTATCTAGTGCTGCAATCTTTCGCTTATACAATGCTGAAACAGAAATACGTGTAATAATTTGTAAATCAACCTTGGGGGAGATTTCCCATCCAGATTCTGGAATATAACCATGCACCGTACCGATACCACCTTTGTTAAGTTGTTTCAGTACATCAAGCACCTTTGCCTGATCATTGGAACACCAGAACTGTTCACCACTTTCAGCCTTGTAAAGAATATTGTTCATTAGATTCGCCTTGTTTATGTTCGATCATTGGGACAACTTCTATGAAGTCATCTGTATCCAGAATTAATTTATATCTGCCAGTTGGCAATGGAACCATTGTACCAGAGTCCCCAACAGAAAAAAAGGGGCAAATTTGGTTCAGTTCAGCTAGTTGGAGATATATTAACTGGCCGTCATCTTCTTTACGAAGCAATGCACGTTGAGATTTCAGAAATTTACAAAGATAGGTGACTCTCATTTCCTGAGAGCGTTCCTGATCTGTTGGCTAGACTCATTGAGACCATTGATGGCAGCATCCAACCTAGCTTTCAATACTCGACTACGCCATTCCATGATCACACAGAAAACAAGAAACAACACAATGTAAATGATTTTACCAGCAGTAGAGTCAAGAAAAGCTTCCATGGTCATCTCCCTAGTGAGTACATATCATTACACAGATCTTGCGTTGTGTCAACAGTTGACATGCACTTATTTATATTGTATGCTTCATCACAACATGGCAACCGGACAGAACAATGAACCCGCCCGCGTACAAGACTAAGATGCTACCACACATTGCGCCACCCACAAGTTTGCTGTATGCTTACCAGAATGCACGATGCTTCTATTGTAATAAGTATATTGAATACTTTGCGCATCATGGTGGACACAAGAATGATAAGGGATACACCATCGATCATCTGTTCCCACGCTCAAAAGGTTTCCGCAAGGCTGGCAACAGTGTTTTGTCATGTAGACGTTGCAACGAGATCAAGGGAAACCGTTTGCCTACTATGAAAGAAATTGCCAAAGCATTTGAGTTGTATAGACTTATGAACCGTACATTCATCTTGGAGACATCCTAATGTTGGAACTTGCAGAAGCGCATGGAATTGTTGTATACTTTAAACCTTGTTTCCTTAACCAAGACGAGGCCGCTGAACTTCGCAAGAATCTGAAAGAAGATCTTGAGGCACTTGACAAAGAAGATTGCATCAAGTATATTAATACCAACTCAACTACTGGACAACTTTCGTGAAAACCTTCGGCGACTACTTCTCAGATTTCTTCTCCATCATTGAAGCAATCTTCATGGTCATTTATATTACATTCAAGTCGTTGCTGTTTGGTGTAGCAGCATTCGCCTTTATCATGTTTGGTGTTGGTGTTTGCTTTCTCGCATTCTTTGCGATAGCATTCTTCATCAAGGCAGTGTTCGGATTGTTTTAACTAACTATAAAGGAAAATACCATGTTTGAAGAACTATTGAAGCAAGCAAACGGATTTTTTGATGCGGCCATTGAAGGACCACTGGCTGATAATATTGCGAAGTTTTCGCGACAGCAGCATGAAGCTTTTTTGCGCCAAGGTTTTACAATAGATCAATCTATCCAATTTGTGGCTGCGATCCTCGGTAAAAAGGCTTGACGCGCAAGCATAAATAAGCTAGAATTTGAAAATATGTGGTCCTGTAGCTTAAGCGGATAAAGCACTGGGAGTAGTTCCAGAGATGGAGGTTCGACGTCCTTCTGGGTCCACCAAATAATACGGGCATGTACCGGCAGAGTCTTCTAAGCTCTAGTACCGTAACGGAGTAGATGGGGGTTCGAATCCCTCCATGCCCGCAAGACTATATAATAGGAAAGTAAAAATGGAAACCGTAAAGTTAGTTCTATCTGCAATTGCAATTATGATCTTCCTCGTACCATTCTGGTGGACTCTTGTAATCTAAGGACTTGACATGAACGATGACATAGAATACAATAATACTTTCAGAACAGTAATCTTCTTTGTCATCTTAGGAATGATCATTCTATGAATGAAAGTGCATACTATCCTCCTCCAGAGTTCAGGAAAGGTGAAGAAGTGTACCAAAGAACCACTGGCGATGTATATTTTGTTAAGAGTGTAGAAAGGCTTGTAGGTTGCATGAAGTATGCGTATAATCTTGTCCATTGTGCTGACTTGGATGGTAACACCAAGTCGTTCAGAGAGTGGGAATTGGGTAGTAACCAACCTGCATAAATAAATGTTAATGCGCTGGTAGCCCAATTGGCAGGAGGCAACAGGTTTAGATTCTGTACAGTGTGGGTTCAAATCCCACCTAGCGCACCAAAATTTAACAATTTACAGTGATATTGTGAACAAAGAACAAATAATTACAATATTCACAGTATCATGCTTGACAACGATCTTTGTTTCACCTATACTGTTTGCAACTAACGTCATAGTGTTTTTCATTGTTCTGGTATGTTATCTATATACATTGAGCGATGATGAATTTGATGATGTTGACAAAGACTAAATAGATTGGTATTATTTGAATTTGTGGTCGAAAGTTTTAGGATTATCTATTTCAAAGAAAAAACTCCTTTAACGATAAACTTATCACAATAATTTATATAGCGGTAGTTTAACCGGCAAAAACGCCATTTTTTCAAATTGGAAGACTGCGAGTTCGAATCTCGTCCGCTATACCAGAATTTGTAACGAATATGTGCTGGTAGTCCAACTGGTAGGAGACAACAGACTTAAAATCTGTACAGTGAGGGTCCGAATCCCTCTCAGCGCACCAAAATTTAGTTGTTGACAAACACTAAATAGTACTGTAGAATTTAAGATGTAAGAGGGTTGTTAGACCGTTAAGGATACGGGTCTGCCTGTAAAGCAGAAGTCTGCAATATGACCACGATGGTTCGATACCATCACAGCCCACCATAATGGAACTTTAACATAAAGGCTATGTGACTGTGTGAAGTACAGAGAAACTTGGTTCGATTCCAAGAAGTTCCACCAAAGTTAAAATTGTAAGCCGAACGAAAATAGGTTATCACTACGAGTAGCAGGTTGAGGTTGAACCTAAAAGTGTCTGATACTAACATGCAACAAAGTATCATGTGTCCACACAAGAATATGGACCGCAACCAACAGGACTTAATTGATTCTGTGTCAATGGCGAAACATTGGCGTCCTATTTTCTTTACCTTGCTTATGATGCAGTTGACAGATGAAAAGTAGTAGAGTATAGTACACAACATGCAGTAACGGGAATCACTGATGAGTCTCCCCGTAAAAGAGACGAAACACCGTAAGGTGTCTGGTTTAGCACTCCGAGGAAGAAATGAATCGGTGATCGGAAAGAGTATCGCAAGGTGCTCAAAGGTTGACAGCCTCCCTAGTCAGCCACCAGAAATGGCCCATCTAAACAATGGCACAATACACTACCAGAAATGGTAGGACGAGGATGAAAACTCGTATAAGTTTTACAACATGGTGAGACAATAGCTGGCGAGGCCAACGGTGTAGCTTCAGCTAAGAATCCGCAAGATTCTATCACACGCAAACATGTCTAGAACAGATGTTGAATGCCAAGGTATGAGGTTTGAGTCTTAGCGGACGAGGGCGCATACAAAGGGTATAAGGTTGTGGGACTAGCCTTCATCGGTTAGACACACAAAGGTATACACTAGTACGAGTAATCTTAGCGGATGAAAGGACGTGTGTGGTATTCCGTATAATAAAGTTATATGGAGTCACGGTGACACGCATCTTAGGAGGTTAGACTTTATCTATTGGTTAGATGTTTTGCCTTATACAAAACGCAGTGGTTCGATTCCACACTAAAACGCAAAGTTGTCACCGACTGTAACTGAAAGTAGCGTAATACTCAACACTTCGGTGAATTGAGTCAACGTAAAGCTCGCAAGGCGATATGTTGTTCAAGGAAAGTTGCACGTAAGGGGTAGCACCCTGCACTGCTCGCAAAGTAGGCGGTAGACAGAACTTGGAATAGGTTATAGTGACACTAGAATTGCCTCTAGTATAAAAAGGCCGCTATGGTTGATACTTCCTTGAGGAAGTGGATAAAAGTGGAACCTGTCGATTAAGCACCGATTGGATAATCACTTGAAAGGCAACCAACGATATGCTATAATCTCAGGCATTCAAGATTTAGAATTTTTCATGTTGTGTAAGATAGATGTTTCCTTTTAAACGCATCCTTCTCTTCTGGTTTACTCTTACACAACATTAAGAATTTTTAGATTTGTAATATCTCTAAATATAAAAATCACAGGGATTAATGTAGTCTGGTAACATCCGAGACCTGGACTCTCGTATCGTAGGTTCAAATCCTACATCCCTGATAAAGATTTTGGCTCGTTAGCTTAGTGGGAAAGCGCCGCCCTTACAAGACGGATATTGAGTAGGTTCGATTCCTACACGCGCCACCAGAATTATTTAAGCATGTTTAGCCTAATAGCATCCAGCTCTATGAAGAAAGAAGGGTTAGTTCAAAATAAGTGGGCATTTTGGACGACATGCTTAATTAGATAAATAGATTTACAAGATATTTGGGGTATGGGACTGCATATGGTGGTCGCTGCACTTGCACTGCGGAATTCAGATCGGAGAGTTACCGATATACTCCACCAAAAATTTGACGCGCGGTACATTCAATTGGCAGAAGGCGAGACTCATAATCTCTGCGGATGGTTGGGTTCAAGTCCCCCCTGCGCTACCAAATTAGTTGTAAAATATTTCAGTGGGAGATGTATTGTAATGGTTTCGCATATTACTCTGTGACAGTAAAGGAGAGGTTTCGAATACCTCCATCTCCCCCAAATTGTAATGCCGCCTTGCCCGAGAGATTGAAGGGAGCACTTTTGTAAGGTGACGACGAAAGTCCATCGCAGGTTTGAATCCTGTGGGCGGCTCCAATTTTCGCAAATAATTAAAACTGTGGCAGGTAGCGTACCTTACGCCAAAAGTAAAAAAACGTATCCGGGAGTACAGTTCTCCTAGCAATTTGCGAAATTCTTTGATATGATGGCCGGGTAGCCTAGCGGTCTAGGGCGCAATCCTGATAAGATTGAGATCGGAGGTTCGAATCCTCCCCCAGCCACCAAAATTCCCTCTTGACAGGACATAAGTTCTGGTGTAATATAAATATACACTCTAACAACAGGAGAAAGAAATGTACACGAAGGTACTTCTTCGTTCCATTGTCATCATGTTGGCAATCACACAGATCGGTTTTATGATCTTGCTTTCAGATTTCAACCCTAAAATTACATTCCACCAGCAGAGTGTGGAATTACCAAAACCAAAGTTTTATTCAGCAGATGAAATTGAAGATCGGTTGCGTGTAGTTCACGCTGAAGCTGAAATTGTGGTCAAAGAAAACATTGTATACATCAATGAAAAAGAGTATAATTGTCTGGTCAAGAATATCTACTTTGAGGCTCGCAATCAGCCAAAGGTGGGTAAACAGGCAATTGCAGTCGTCACCCTAGAACGTGTTAAACGAAAAAACTATCCGCCTACTATCTGTGGAGTTGTCTCAGAACAACGTAAACGTGGTGTGTGCCAGTTTTCGTGGAAGTGTGATGGCAAGTCTGACAATCCCAATCTTGCCTCTAAAGAAGAACTAGCCGCTTGGAATCGTGCGCAAAAAGTTGCAGAAGATGCCTTGCTTGGTCGTGTCGATCCTGTTATAAAGGGGGCTACAATGTTCCACGCTGACTATGTGTCCCCAAAATGGGATTACAGTAAACTCAAGCGTCTGGCTAAGATTGGTGATCATATCTTTTATGAGGAAACGTAAATGACTATCAAAGTTGTAATGAGTACAAAATCCAATATTACCACATACATGAAAGACATTAATAAAACATATGGAGTAACTCGCGATTTCCAGATAATGGATGAGTCTGAGGTGGAAAATTATGTTAAAACAAAGTTGCAGTCTGGTCATCAGTGTGCTATATTTGGTCTGGAGCAGTTCGCATACAATGAATTGGTCCCTACTTTCACTAAACTAAATAATAACTAAAGTAAGGAAATAAAATGCAGAAACCAATTTTACGCAAGACCTATTGGCAGTTTTTCAACTCTGGAACTCGTTATCAGTTCGATCCATTCAAGTTGGTTCAGACTGTAGACGGTAATAGAATGACTAACGGTGAGGTCCATAAGAACCTTGTAAAGGAATGGAATCGCCCAGATGTCTACTTGATGAATGAACAAGGTGAATTGGTAACATAACCATGGAAGTCTGGGAAAAGATAAAGAACGATCTATTTTGGTTCACTGTCATCTATTTTTTCGTAGCAACACCAATTGTTAGTTGGGTTCAAGTAAAATATTTTCCTGACGATACGGATGGTCCAGATGAAATCAGTCATATGCAACCACATGTAGATGCTTTAACTGGTTGTCAGTACCTATCTGTTGCTGGTGGTGGAATTACACCAAGAATGGATGAGCACGGTAAGCAAATCTGCAATAAGAAGTAACTGTAATGAGCGCAAAGAAATCTCACGAATGGTATAATACTGGAATGAAGGGAATCCCTTGGGCAGTATGTGCTAAATGTGGGCTTATCCGATTCAACAACCCTAAGACTGATAAAAAAGTTAGACAAGCATGTCCGGGTTCTGAAGAAGACAAATAGTGGTTGACAGTCCCTGTTGAGTTGCGGTAAGATAAACTTACTTCAATTTAACAGGGACTTTCTTTTTATGGCTACCTTCTCCAAAGCCCTCCAGATCGCTGTAGAAGCGCATTTCAACAAAACTGACAAAGGTGGGCACTCCTATATTCTGCATCCTCTACGCATCGCTATGAGGCTTCGTACACACGATGAAGAACTAATGTCTATCGCTGTACTACATGATGTGGTAGAAGACTCTAATAGGACGTTCCAGAGCCTTCTTGATGATGGTTTTAACGAACGTGTGGTCAATGCGCTAATGCTACTGACTCACACTAAAGGTATTTCATACGAAAGATATATCGATATGATGTATAATAATATCGATGCATTGAAAGTTAAACGCGAAGACTTGCGCGATAACTCAGATATCACTAGACTTAAAGGTCTTACTGATAAAGATGTGGAACGAATGGTGAAATACCAAAGGGCATTTGTTAAAGTCGAACAATACATCAGGGAACTTGAAAATGATTGATCATTGTTTTATGACTGAGTATCATAAAGAGGCATGGGATGAGCAGAACTTCTTAAATAAGTATGCTAACAGTGGTTGGATATTGACAACTGTCATTCCATTGTCTCATAATGCAAATGGATATCCATTTTATGCTAAATATTATTTCTATCGTGTAACACAACCATAGGAGAATGAACAATGCATGAACAACGTGGTGATATCTTGGGCATTATGAACGTATCGCGTGAAGAAGTCTTTGCATCTTCTGCGAATTCTGTTATACTGATTCCTAAAGGTGAACGCACACCTTGTGGCGAAGTGTATTTCAGGAATGATAGGTTCGGCGTTCGCTTTGGTGATTATAAACCCTCTCCTATTAAAAAGGTGCTACAGTGATCAAGAACTCTCCAGTTGCGAAGAACATGAACAAATTCAACAAGTTCGCCGTGCATCGTGATCGCAAGGCGCAGTATTCACGTAAAGAAAAGCATAAGAAAACTCCAACCAATGAGTGAATGTGGTATATTGCACTGGCAGTCACCATATGCGTTTCCGCATGACGAGAATGGTTGTGTATTACCAGACACCCACGATGGTCCACATATGTTTATAGCTGAAAATGGTGAAAAGTGGGAATGGGAAACAGATTGGTCCTGTGAATGTGAACATTGTATGAATGTTGAAGGTGATTATTGTACAATATATTGGAAGAAGTTAGGTTGAGTGCTCTAGTGAGTTCTGGCTAAATATGGACTCACAACTTTAGGAGAAACAATCGTGAGAAATTTACTTAACAACTGGCAGGACGTTGCGATGCCCATTATCGCTCTCGCACTTGGTGGATTCATTATTACAGTAATGTTTAACGCAGTGTCACAGTTCTAAACAAAACTGTTACAAAAAACTTGTTGCCAGCATAGGATAGTTATGATATCTTATGCTGGCAATGTCATTTAGGAGATAGGAAATGCAAAACGGTTTCAGCTTCTCAGATGCGGTCAACTCTCTTGTAAAGAAAGTCAAGGCTAATGTTGGAGAGAAGGCTTCCAAGTTCTTTACAATGAAAACTAGCTATGAGGTCGCTGCGGAAAAGTATGCAGAAGATCAGCGTAAAATCTGCGAGGATGCTCAGGCTAAAAACAATCTGGACTCGGTTGTAGATGATAGCTTGCAGATTCAACGCAATCAGATCACTCGGATGCTCAAGTGTAAGTCATTGTTTTCTAACAAGTTTATTGAAACGATGATGGCACGGCAAGAGCGCGATGTTACAGTGATGGAAAATACTTATAAGGAAACTGGTCTACTTGCCGGGTTCATGTCCAAGGAAGGTTACGCGCTCGGTATTGAAGTCCACGCTGATTGGTACGAACAATATACAATCACGTTCGGTTATCTACATGATCGGGACGGTGATATGAAGCAAGTGTTGGGACCGATGACCTACGATGAAATTGTCGAGATTGGTTATCCAGCATGGTTTAACGAATTGATCGAAAGAGCTAGAGCATTCAGCATCAAGTGATACAAAAAAGGGGAAGCCACTGGCTTCCCCTTTTTCTTTAGTCTGTTACCAGACTAGCGTTTGATATGTAAGGTGACTCTACCAATCGTTTAACTTCGTTTGAGAAGCCCTCCACTAGCATCAGTCCAGTGATTGGGTAGAATGTACTCTCTAGGAGGTTTGCGTCCTTAAGCATGATCTGTGAAGCTTTAGCTCTATCACTATCGGTAGGTAGTCCCCTACGATCCATTACAAGCATTGCCTTAACGATTTCATTGGTGTGCATTGCATTGGTCAATTGTGAGTTAGTCATTGGTTATAATCCTTTAAATAATTGATTTACGTTTTTGGAAAGTTCGTTAATGTGCTTGAGATCATTCTTGAGTTTCTTGAATTCTTTCTCTTTCTTCCTTACTTCCTCCTCTCTACGTTCAAGGTCTTCCATCATGATGTTGAAATGTTCTATGTTATAGAACATCTCTCTAGATATTAGAAATATCTCTGTGTTTACCTTTGTGTCATGATATATGTGAGTGTTATAATTATAATTGTTAGATGGTTCTTTAACTACTTCAACATGTAGAAAATCACGAGTGATATCGTGAGCAATATCCAATCTGTTCATTTTTAGAATCTCTTCCAATGGTATTCCACTCATGGAAGAATATGTACATGATGAGGTGACCCTCTTTACATGATCGTGTACATTAAATTTAGTCATACACGTCTGAGAATCCATAATCAAAGATCAATGGTTTACCATCAACCAAACACCAATTGTGCGTCTCATATCCTTTATACCAATCAGTATTCACATCACAGATATCATATTTCATAGTAAGAGATTCGACTTTATCAATATGTCTCTTACGAATCTTCTGTAATGGTGTATTAATATTATCGATATCTGGGTACCTGCGGAACACAATGTACTTATTCTTTTCGTAAGCGATGACTTCCGCAAAATATTTGCGGTCTTTCTCTTCTATAGTTTTCCAAACTTCATATTCAGCATTAGATTGTTTGCGTCTAGTAGTCATGTAATTCTCCTTATACAATCTTGGAGAATCTACCTTGATAACAAAGTCCAAACCGAACAGATGCATCCTTGTACCACCTAAACTAGATGGTTTGTTCTTCTGTAATGACTGTCTTGTATGTTTGTGGCCATTCAGAATAATATAACGTTCACCGTTCTTCTTGCCAACTTCAATAGACAAACTATTGACGTCAGCCCAGTTCAAATTTACATCAAACCATTTTACCATGGTAACAGAATCCTTCAGTTGAAGTATAAAAGATATGTTTAATCCCAGCTATAGACAATGCAGGCATACAAGAGATGCATGGCCTACTGTTAGCAATACTACCATGCTTGTCTTGGCGGTACAAGAAGATTTCACAACCAGATAGATCGAAATCCTTAGACCTAATCAGTGCATCAATCTCCGCATGTATCTTGGCAAAAGGTGAGTAATAGTTGACCTTACGATCATTCCTAAATTGAATTGGGTGAGTCTTTAAACGATTGAAGCCTTCAGAGACTACATAGTTACCGGATACGATCACACAGCCCATGGGCTTCTCATGCTCGCTCTTCAACGCAATCAGCTTCGCTCTATTGTAGAAGCGAAGCTGACGAGTAGTAGGAATGATTAGATTGGTCATTTTATATGAGATTGGAGCAGGCGATGGGATTCGAACCCATCTTTATCACCGATTTGGAAGACCGGGGCACAGCCACTATACCACGCCTGCATTGATTTATGGTGGGGTAGGACGGATTCGAACCGTCAACCTAATCATTTTGAGTGATCCGCCTCTGCCAGTTGGGCTACAACCCCACATAATTACTTATTTATACTTCTTACGTAGAAGAAACTCTAATTCTATCATGTTTGTATGCCGTTCTGCAACAACTTTAGCAGGTTGACCAGCATAAATCAAACAACCACTTAATCGTTTTGTGACTAGAGACAAAGCTCCAACTGCTGCAAAGTCTTCTATTTCAACACCCGGCAAGATTACCGATCCAGAACCAATGATCACATGCTTACGTAAAATTACATAGCCACTCTTAACATTAGTATATTCTACAGGAACTGTTGGATTAGTCAAGAACTTTCCACTGTAATCATCACTCTTACTGTAAATCTTTACACCCTGTGACAATCCAGAGAAGTCTTCCATAATGATACCACAACCAGCAGCCAAGAAACAATAGCCACCAATATGAATATAGTCACCTAATGTTAATTCTCCAGCATGGGCAGAGATTGTTGTAAAACCATCAATTCTAACATTGTTGCCAATGGAAATATTCTCTTCTCCAATGATGGTACAATTCTTTGCAATTGAGACATTTTCACCAATATGCTTAAACCCCATTGTTTTAAGGTCATGAGAAAAGTAGTATCCGGGGTTAAATGGGTTTGTCATAGACGGTCACTTATATTTTGAATTAAATAATTGTCTGAATATGTCCTAGACTTTAGATGATTAACAGTGGCATCTGCCTCTTCTTTTGTAGCATATGAACATATGAAATCCTCTCCATCTTCCTGATATTCATAAACCCACCAGACTTTTTGGTTACTATATTCTTTTACTAAGTTATTGATTTCATTAGCAATTTCTACCAAACGGTATGGCATACCATATGTATTATAATGCTCTTCTTTGAGAGATTTTGCAAGGTCTTCTAATTTTTGCTTTAGTTCTTGATTCATAAATCCTCAAATGGTTAAGTTGGTGGTTCTGGAAGGATTCGAACCTTCACTGTCCGCTAATCTGGCGGCTATGCTCACTTATAAGGTGAGTGTTCTACCGTTAAACTACAGAACCTCTTAAATTTGGTCTCCGTAGACGGACTCGAACCGCCAACATCTGCGCCCCAAACGCAGGACTCTACCAATTGAGCTACACGGAGATTATGCTAACATCATACATCTATTTAGGTACAACGTCAAGCCAAATTTTCAAATGTTTTCGGGTGAAGGCCATAAGCTTTAACCCACTTACGTATGGCGTTATCTGAAACATTGTATAATCTACCAACTTCAGAATAACCCATATCTTTAACCATTCTTACCAAATCTTCTTTGGAAGGTCTTTCGGTAGTTCTTTTATCTATCTTAGCACATTCATCAGAACAATAAAACTCTTGCTTAAATTGTAATGTGGTATTGCAAATTTTGCAAAATGTGTTTTCTTTATGTTCTGCAAAATATCTATGATCTTTTTCGCTTGGAACATATGATTCGTGCATTTTCGCACCAGAGTCGATCCAGTAATGCAATCTCATATGTGATGCTGAGTTTGATAATACGACTAAATTGGAAATTCTATTGTTGTATCTATTCCCGTCAAGGTGATGAACAATCTCATCATCTCTTAGAGAGCGACCCATTTCGCGTTCCATTAAGTAACGATGTTCGTAAACGAATCCCTTCCAATTGTTAGAAGTATACGCAGTTGGCCAATCTGGCTTATATATCCCTCTGTACCCGTTTATATCCCTTTCTCGTAGTAAATCTGTCATGTTAATTCTCCTGTAATTTCTGACCTACAGAAGTATTTATATGATTTAAAATAGAGTGTTTAAGTTGGTGGCCCGTATGGGATTCGAACCCATTTTCTTCAAATTATGAGTTTGCTGCTTGACCGAATAAGCTTCCGGGCCATTAATCATACTATTTAGTCTTTTTGATTCTTAGCTTTTGCATCTCTATTTCAATCGCTTCGTTTAACTGCTCAACCGTTGTGGGAGCAATGTTAACAACATCATTGGCGGTAGTCAACAACACGCTAGACTCTTTTTCTTTCTTAGCGAGCCACCCTTCAGCAAGTTCTTTATAGCCCATTTTCTTTCCAGTTGATAGTGAAACATTGTGAAATGCGAGTATGGCAGGTTTACCTTCCTCCAACAATATTTTGCGCGTTGGCAGTCCCACTTAATAGCTGACTCGACGACCCGTACTCAATGTACTCCTAAACCCATTTCACAATTCAAAAACCGCGAGGGATTAATTTTTCACTAGAGTATATCATATCCCAGTAAAGTATCGCTCTAGTGCCATTCAAAACTATTGAATTCGTCTTTGAATGCTCAACGTGATGCCAAATATCTTACGTTCTTTCAACACGTTGTTATCATTTATTCTTTAGTACATCTATATATCAACTTTGTTGAATGAGATTTTCAATCTCATATGTTTGCGACCATGTAAGAATTCTACATCAACCACTGATCGTCTGTCAACCATCCGCTGTAGTTTGATACGAAATCGTACACTTCACGTAACTCATTGAATTTCAACGTTTTTACAGTAAAAGCCAGTTCTTTGTTACCATCAAGTGCTTGCAAAATAACTGCCAGTGGACGCTTATCATCATACAAGTGATAAACACGTGCAAAGCTTTCATCTGGAGCTATTTTGAGATTCACTTGCGCAACTTCCCGTGACGATTCAACAGCTTACGCTGGATCGTCATACGTTCTTCAGTCAGTCTACGACATTCCCCGATGACACGCAAGCACATTGCGACACTCTTCGGGGTCTTGTATTCAGGGTAATCCATGCCGGTCTTACGTTCTTCAGCCATTTCGTTTAATCCTTAAGTTGTTTGTTAGGGTAAATAATACAATGGTTAATTCTGATTGTCAACCTTTTCTGATCTGTTTAACTTCTATCAAAATATTTAACAATATTGACACAATTATAAGTGTACGTGCATCAAACAACTTCTGCCCTTCTGGTAAAGGAAAGATGATTGCACTACATACACATATGATACAAAACCATATACAGGTGGGAATGAATACATTCCAAAATTCTTTGTTCATCACGTCAGAACCTCACCTTGAATTTTGTTTAGCATCAGATTGGCAACATTAAACGCTGCACCGATACCTTGTTCGCTAATATCAAAGTCAACATGAATATACTCTGGATCACCATCAACCTCTGAACAAATCATCCAATCCATAGATGATAGCACTTCTATCTGTTCTTCAGAAGCATTTACCCATAGTGCATGTTCATCACCATGTTCGAATTCAAACTTTTCATCATTGGGATACAGTTCGATGATCATATCATTCTTCTACCTTTTCACCTTCAGGTTGGTTAACAAGATCAAGCAAGTCTACTACAGTATACGACTTGTACTCGTCCTCTAGAAGACCTTGTCCAATTTCTTCAGCTTTCTCCCATGTATCATAAGATCCAACCCAATCACCAGTACCACGGGCAGGGTAGAATTTTTCATTGACAATCAACAAATAACGTGCCATCTCAATTCTCCGATTCTAGTTGAACATCAGTAATACCGAATTCACGATAGTTCTTCATCATCCAATCCTTCAATCCCATATCCTTACCAAGATAAAGATTCATTGCGAGAGGGAATGTGCCATCCTTGAAAGTTTGTTGCGCAAGTATCGCGTAATCTTTCCTCGAAAGCAACTTATTTTCATCGTAAAACTTCTGCAACTGTGAAGAAATGTGATTGAAGTTAGTACGTACCAAAGTTTCCATTGCAGTGATCTGCTTCATCGCCAGTTCATCATCATGGAACAGTGAACGCAAGTCATCAGAAGTTTCATACAGACAAGCCTGAAACAGCGCCTTTGGATTGTTTACACTATCTTTACAACGATGAATTTTTGAATACCAGTTGTTTTTTATTTTTGCCAATCGACCATCATTAAACAAAACAACGAAACCTTCAACGCCAGTCATATCAAGAATTTCTTCATATGAGCGCATCGTATAATCACATGATACCACATATTTTGAACTCAACTGATGTTGAAGAGAAATGTCTGGATATTCTGTATGACCGTTCAACAAGTTGCGTGCGCTTAATACTTTTAATGAATGTTCCGGATAACGAACCACAATTTGGTTAGAACTTCCGATCCATTCAAAATTTACAGTATATCCATCATCAATATATTCAGAAACAACCATTAACAAATGATGGTTGCTTAAGAGAAATTGATATGCGTCAACGGCTTGTTGGGAAATGAATGAAGTTTTTGACTTCAAACGAAATCCATGATGCATCGTTGAATCTTTTACGGTTGAAATCAATGAGCCGTCGAGTTTATCCATATAAAGAACAGCATTCTTTAGATCTAAATCCATTGTGAAATTGTTTTCGTATAGATTGAAAAACTTTGCAGGCGGAAGACAAACCAAATCCACCGCAGTGTCACCATCCATCAGGAAGGTATGACCACGGCATTCCAGTGCATTCGGGAGGCAGAATTCAGTGTAGGATGCCAAACGATAAGTGAACACACGGAAAACCTTACCGTCTACATTCTGATCCACATAGTAGAAAGCTTCGTTCTCACAGAGCTTCATGAGATCATTGTAAAGAGTCTGCTGGAAGGTGTTCATTGGCGTTCCTTGGTTGAGTGTATATACTATAAATCAACCAGCAGACGTTGTCAACAACTTTTCGTATTTTTTCTTGATGACAGTTCTAATACCGGGGTTGATATGATAGATATGTTCCATCATGTTAGCACGCATGTAGTTACGTATCAAGTGTTTTTTACGAACCGCAGCTTACCACAGTCCCATAAGCGATAGAATCCATGAGCATGCATGTTTTCTATCTCTGATTTGTTTGGGTCATAATTTTGTAATTTTTTAAGACCGGAAGTATGTCTCCAACTAAATTTATGCCAAACCTTTCCATCTTTAACCCAACTATAATCAGGTTCAAGCACACTGTCAAGCTTAAATTTTGAATTGTGATATAAATCTCCTCCCGACCATCTTAAGTCTGCAAATGTCACTATCTTAGGTTTATCAAATTTGTTTTCAAAATGTGTTAACAATTTGGTAAATCCGCCAACAACATTACATGAGGATGCGTATCTATTCAAAACATAATAATCATTGTACTTAATGAAACCCATACATGCAACTAAATCATTGTCACTCATTAAGCCAAAATTTATGGACGATGGGCCAGATTCTTGTATATGGTACAAATCAAAAAAATTATTCTTATCTTTTGTAGATACCTCACAGATTGTAGTTTTTCTTGCGAATATCTTACGTTCTTGTGATTTTCCGAATATGTTTAATAATTTTAATTTTACTAAATCATTTTTTTCAGTCCACTCATTTTCGAAGATTGTTATTAGTCGTATTCCATTATCTTTACATAAATTATATTTGTCAGCATGAAAGTTTTGTGTCTTACCAACTTTTTCACTATGCCAATATACTCCATTATATTCTATCGCTAATGATATATCTGGTATGAAGCAATCCAACTCTACGCCTGCTATTTTTCTATAGTTGGGAATCGCGTTTGGAAATGATGATAGCACAAAATCGAAAAGCTCTTTTTCTCCAGCAGATCTGAAGTAATGTTTAACTTCTATGTTATGCTTAAAACAATAATTAGATACAGTAGTTTGAGTAACATCGATGATTTTGGCTATTTCCCCCTGTGTCATCTTTTTGTTATGATGCATATCAATCAATATATCTTTTGAATTTAAAACCTCTAATGCTTCGTTAGATAGATTTTTTTGCACATGAAATTCAACACCATATTTTTGTAAACAAGTCGCTTTATTTTTATTTTTAATCTTATCAGATTGCATAGCATTTTGCGTGCCATATTTTTCTTTATTTGTTTCTTTGATCTTATCCTTTATTTCATCTACCATCAGAGGATTAGCAACACCGTAGACTTTCATTGACTTAATAATTTTCTTTTGCTTAACACTATCGGCTTGCGAAGGGTTGGATACTCCATATTTTTCTTTAACCGTATTCTCTATTTTATCTCGTATTATTTTAGATTGAGATACAAATTCTACGCCATATTTTTTCAAATTAGTTTTTTTGATACTTTCGCGAATACTACCAACAGATAAAATCTGGCGGGTTCCATATTTTTTCAATACCGCTTTTTCTCTATTCTGTTGTTCTACCTTTCTTGCACATTCTCTACAATAGTCACTGTATGTGTTTTGCTTTTTTCGAAGAAAAACAACTTGATCGCACAGAGCACATTTTGGTATTGTGAATACTTCGTTCGTTATGTGCCATGCTCTTACAACCAAAGGAAAATCTTCAGGAACAAAATTAGTTAATCGTTTTAATTCAGCCAACAATAGTGGTCTATTCCTAGCTAACCATCCCGGCCAGTTTTTTTGTTTGAATATCTCTCGTAGTTCTTCTTTAACTGTCATCTTCTAATTCTGGAATATTAATCATATTTATGTATTTTTTCTTGATTACTTTCCGTAATCCCGGATTAATATGATAGATGTGTTGCATCATATTTGCTCTCATATAATTGCGCATTAGATGTAAATCTTTGTTCATTTCATCTTCAACAACATCTAACTTATTGATTTTACAATGATTTTCGAAAACTGATTTTTCTGTTGTCAAAAACGGACGGATGATGTTACCAGAAGTTACAGGGATCAACTTACCTTCACCATGTAATGAAGACCACACCCACGTTTCTACGGCATCATCGATATGATGACCAGTGATAATCTGTTGATCACATGATCTAAGAAAACGATACCTAGCTCTACGCCATGCGTCTTCAAGGGATTGTCCCTTCTCACGTTGTCCATGATAACTAGCCAGAACAATAGGCATTCTGAGTCTATCAGCCAGACGACAACATTTATACTCAATGTCTGCCGAGTATTGACATAGATGGTTAAAATGGTATAGGGTGACTTCCTTATTTCCCTTTTTCAGGAAATGTGCGATAGCCAATGAATCGACTCCACCGGAAAATGCAACCCCGACTTTGTTAGGAACTTTTACAAGGAAACGGAACATGATTATATCGCCTCGGGTGAGATTTGAACTCACGATCACAATTTTAGAGAAAGTCGCTTTAGGCCACTAAGCTACCGAGGCTTATAATTTAATTCCACTGCGCCCCGTGCTTCGAATCATACTCGTCTGCGAGTATTCCTTCAATCTCATCTTCGATGTCCGCGATCATATCTTCTAAATCTTCTACGAGTTCATCGTCCACTTCATCCATCCCACGAGCTTCAGCAAGTTGCTTGGAGAGTGTAATCAAACGTGCCTGAAGGTTGTTCAGGTTGCTCATTTGTTTTTATGTCCTGTTGTTAGTGTGGATAGACTATATCAAAAAAGAAGGGGTGCGTCAAGCACCCCTTTGAATGTTACAACTGTTTATAATTATTGTTATTGACAATTTGGAACCACTAACGCAGTGTACGGTGTAGTTGGATCACGATTCAACACAAAAGTTCCAGAAGGGCCACCCGCTGGCGTACTTAACTGAATTGTTAAGTAGTTGTTGGTTGCATCGTATGCTACGACACTAAAGGTACCAGCTAGTGCAGACTTTGTCAAGAGGTTGAAACTTTGACCATACGGGATTCCCGTATTGGTAGAATCGTGCTTGTAACCTTCTGCGTGTATCCAACCGTTAACTGGACCAGTGCGAGGGATTGAGACTGTAGCTCTTAAAACCTTTCCGCAAGTAGCTGGACCATAGCTACCTGCATAGTAGCTACCTGACGCTAGGACCACTTTTAAGCCGGGAACCTGATACGACGCCCAATAACCGGAGGCATCTGCTGGAACCACTGCTGTAGTAACTGGTACTGGTGGAAGTGTAACATAATTCTGCTTGGCTACTGCTGAAATTGATGCAAGGGCTAAGACCGATGCACATACGACTTTAATAAAATTTTTCATAAAATAGATCTCCTGTTGTAAGTCTATTTATGATGTTCCCCAACCGCCGTACCAATTTTAACACCATGTATATGAACATAAAATGAATGGCCGGGTTTCCCCGGCCATTCTTTATAACTTATCTACCAGACTCTCACTTTACGTGAGAGTAGGTTTCACCATCGCGGATGCGTGCTACAGTTCGCGGGCTAACCTGATAGAACCTTGCGATTGCTGCCAGAGTCTCACCCCTCGCCAGCGATGCTCGGATGCCACGGACTTCGTTGTCCTCCAACACTCCAACAGCGACCACGTTTACAACTTCATTCTCAGTATCTTCTCGACCTTCGGCATCCTTCATCCACTCCAGATTACCTTGTTCTTCGTCTGCATCGTCTTCATAATCATCTACATAATCATCTTCATCAAAATCTTCCGCATCATCCCAACCGTTACAATCGTTGGTGGAAATGAAATTCGGCTTGATACGATCATTCCATTCAATCTCACGGAGGATAGTATACTTCCATGCACGACCCTTGGAGTTACCGTAATCGTAAGGAATTGAGATAACATCAGCGGGATCAATTTCAACCACTACCAGACGATGACCATGCGAACCTGAACCATATCCACCATTCAGAACATAATTCAGCGATGCAAAATGCAGACCATACGAGCAGGTATTCATACGTTCAGGATCAACATTCTCCGGACTCTTCAAAGATACCAGAGTGCCCGGACTATTGTCCATCTTACCAGTGTAAATATCCGTAAAATCGGAATTCACCATCTTATAAGCGAGGAACGTGCCATTCTCAGTAATCGGGCAATCGCCACCTTCAAGGAACAAATACAGTTCATCTTCAAACTTAGGCGAATACAGTTTACTATCCTTGTCCAGACGCGGATTGGCAGCAACACGGTTCAGGAAGCGCAACAGTGGAGCCACCCCGAAACCTTCTGCGAACATGGTAGCGACACGATCAGCAAGAGCACCACGCATCGGGCCACCATCAAAATACAACTTACCATCGACCAGTTCAGCGCGACCCTCGGTCAACTGTGCAACATACTCGCGGATGTTCAGAAGACGCTTAAAAATGGATACATCGGTCTCGCCACGAACCAGTGCAGACTTAACATCCTTATAGTTAGGTGCAGTCTTTGGAATCGTGTATGCTGCGCCATCGACGGCGACCGTAACAGCATTTTCGGTGGAGATGAAGGGAATCGTTGCCATGTTTGTTACTCCTAGTGGGTGTGTGTTTTCAGTGTGGTAATCATAACTCAGTCTTAGCTCGGTGTCAACAACTTTTCGAGCACTTCCAAGTCTACAGGCGGAAGAAGTGGCGCACCATGCTTGGCATCATACATATCCATATATTCCGCAAATTCAGCCTTTGATTGTGCGTCAACAGTAAAATAATAACTGTGGCGAATATGCCTCAACAGTGGATAATGGTCCACCAGCTTCCTGATATTATCAGTAACATAATCCCGAATGGTAGCCTCAATATGATTAAACTTACCAATCGGACGCTGTTGCAGAATCTGCTTAAGCATAACAGAATCATATTGCGATGCAACTTCAGTCTTACTAAACAGGGTCAATTCAACATCAAGCAACCACTGTTTAACTTTGGTATTATTCAGAACCAATTGATAACGCGCATCCGAATTATCCCTGATATAATTGAAAGCATTCAAATAAGCGGCACTCTCCCATACATCGGCATACAGTTTAGCAATTGCATCAGCATTGAAATGCTCATTAATATAATTATTCAACAGAATCCAATTTTCATCCTTTGCAATCTTTTCAGCGGTCTTAACGGGGAAAGCGTAAATCGGAATCTGATATTCATTGGGAACTAGACCAAGGGAAACCAGTTCCTTGAACTTGGTCAGAATCTTATAATCATTGATAACCCCATTATCAGACACGACATAGAATGCCGGTTCAATTACAGTCTTATCAACAATCTTGGTCCAGTTATAACGAGTCTTACAGAAATCCTGATTAGAAGTCTTGAACTCTTCAAACGGAACCATATACCCATGAGCCTTGACAAACGAATATGAGCTAGAAACATCAACCGGATCAAACTCGGACAACAGTTTAGTGGTAATACCAGAATCTTCAAAAACCTTTTGAATATCCAGACTCTTTTCCAGATCACTCGGCACAACTACCCAACAGGTAGAATACTGATTCTGATTATGGATAGCAATATACCGACGCTTCATATACTTGCAATCATTCGCAATCAGAATAAACTTGCGGCTGTTATTAAACTCATTAATAGCCACGCGATTCTGAGCATAAGTAGACCTAGAATTGCCAGACAATTGCTGGACACTCATAATCTGGAGATGGCAAGCATTCGCGCCCATAGCCTCTTTAACCGATTGAACATCAAAGTAGGCATATCGACCAGTGAATCGCACAACACCATCATTATCCTTATCGTTCTTGATTACAATGATATTGCCAACGTCATCATTGGATTCTGCGATAAACTGCGCACGTTCCCAAGGAGTCTTGAATCCAGAGAATTGCTTTTCAAAGGTAGCAGTAATCTCTTCGATTAGACCATCGAAAACCTTATCAAAAGCCTTAATGGTGCGAGAATCATAAGAAAGATTCTCACGCGAAGGAGTTACGGAAACATCACCGATATTAAAGTAAATTCGAATAACACGATTAGACAACCAAGAGATAACCTTTTCATGCTTGGGAAGTTTCTCTTTCAAAATCTGGAAATTCAATTCATATCCAACCGGACCCATAATCGCCACTACACCACGACGATAATCGCCAGTCTTAAACATAGTAATATTATGATACTTAACCAGAATATCATTATCAGTAGGTTCATCCTGCCATTCAACAGAATGATCGCCACCCTTGATAATCGGGCGAACCTTAAAGAAATGCAATTGGCGAGAGATAGCCCTAGCAAATGCCGAACGATCACCAAGGTTATTAACCGGCATGATAATCTCAACACCATTAGGCTCAGTAGTTTCCTTTTCCAGAAGCAAACTGTGAATAGGAGTACCATCCTCACGCTTATACATCGTGAAGGTACGCGACATACCATCCTTGATTGCCACCACGTTGAAGGTATCAGTATAAGCAAATGGAGTCTTGGAACCAAGACCGAATGCGCCAACGGAATCGTTACTGTTTTCCTTGGTAGAAACGAATAGGCTAGTAAAGACATTCTCAACAGTGTGAGTGTCCATACCAATACCATAATCCTTTACAGAAAAATACGGTTCCATAATAGACGGCAGATGAATCTCAAACGGGAGATCAGGAGTGCCAGCTTCCTTATGGGCATCATAAGCGTTACAAGAAATCTCACGCACGATGGAACCGATCTTATCCTGATACAGTGTGCTAGAAAGAATCTCAAACGCCTTGCCATTAGCGGCAATGGTAAACTGTCCACGCAAGTCTTGCGGGATGTTGGACACTGCGCCCTCACTGCGACGTTCGTTCAGAAGCATTTCTTTTCTCCAGTTGGTTTGTATGGATGAATCATAGCACAGTACGATGAACGGTAAATGAACAAAACCGTTTTCTTTCTTCATGAACGGTTTATGAATGTTGCGAAAAAACAACAAGACAGAGTTATATTATATGTGGTAAAATGGGATGGAGGTCGGGGATGGTAGGAAAGACAAAAAAGAAACCCCACGTCTCAGGTGGGGTTCTGTTATATTACAGATTTAACACTCGTAGCAGAGTTAGTGATTTAGCTATCATATGATAGCACTTTTTGACTTAACGGACTCTAAGCTCGTTATCCAGTCTAGTCCTTTGTGTAGAATATTTTTTGCTGCATTTACATCTGCGTCTTGTGTATGACCGCAACTGATGCAACAATAATTTTCTAGATATCGACTGGATGCAGCAATATTACCACAAGCGGAACATTTCTGAGAAGTGTAAGCCGGATTAACATAGACCAAGCTAACACGGTTAGCTTGGGCCTTCATTTTCATAGCTTCTATAACTTGTCTATAGCTCCAATGTTGCTGTTTTTGTCTTGTTTGTTTATTTCTTTTTGTACTTCCTTTCTTCAAATTTTTAATGTTTTCATAGCAAAGCACTTCCATTTCTGTCCACGGAAGCAAGTTAACTGATTGATTTATATAGTTTTTCTTTTCTGCTATGGCTCTTTTGTAATTCTTACTGTTCTTTTTCTTCCTTAGAATTTTATCATTGATTCGATTAAAATCAGTTCCTAATTTTTCACCATAGCTAGTGGTCAATAGCTTGTTCATTCCGATGTCTACACCGACCTTCAAGCTATTTTTCTTTTCAGGTGGGTTCGCCTCTACCCAGACGATGAAACCGTCTGGGCGAAGCTCACAGCCTTGTATCAATGTACCAGTTTTAAGCCATTTGTTTAAATGTGCATGCTTCTTTGTTGGTATTTCTATTCGTCTTCCAGATTTCAATGTTGATAATTTTATCCACAAATCAAATTCTTTTGAAGATTTGTTCGTGTCAATAGACACGAACTTTGCATCTAGCACCGGATAACCATTGAAATCTGGTTTGGATTTGTTCTTTTCGCTTTTACAAATTTGAAGTGCCTGTTTCAATGCATTGGATTTATATCTTTCGGATAAATCTTGAACTTTATCTATAGATTTCAATGTTTTAGCATCTAATTTTGCTGTTTCTTTGTTGTTCCAGATGTAATCTATAAACATATTAACTTGACATCTATAGCGACTAATCAAAGCAAGGACTTTATTTTGCTTTGCTTCTGTTGCATATGATTTCAACTTAATAGCTCTTTTAAACATTTTCGTCTTCCAATATTTGTTGGATCTTTTGTTTCTTGTTCTGCGCTCTGCGCAGACCATATAATTTACAACAAAATGATGTAATAACAGAAACTAAATCTTTCATTAAATCCGCATGCTCTTCTTGATCTCTATTCATAACAGTTAATTTACAACCAATCATAGGAAGTAATAAATCAAAGTAATTGAATCCAAATCTGGTCAATCTGTCCTTGTGCTCAACAATGATATGTTTTGGTTTCTGTTCAATCAATTTAATTAATTTTGGTCGCTTATCATTCATGCCAGAAGCAATTTCTTTTGTAACTGAGATTATTTCGTATCCATTGGCATTAGCAAATTCAACACATCTTTGGGCTTGTCTGGTTAGATCATCTTTCTTCTCATGTGAAGAAACTCTGGCATAGATATGTACTGATTTATTTTCATCCGTGTTGACAGGCAGCTCATCTTGTATTATGATGGTGCCAGATGGGAATTGAGTTGAATTTGGAATTTTACCTGCCTTGAACCAGCGAAGCGCTGTCAAGTAGGAAATCCCTTGTTTATTTGCCCATTGTCGAAGTTTCATGTAATATCACCTTTCATATATCTATTTATAGCAGATGATATTATTTGTGCTAATTTTCGGAATTATGAGTCAAGACGCCTTTCAGCACGTTCAGCGGCTTGGATTACAGCCTTTGGCATTTCGTCCATCACCTTGTCAATAATCTTGCTCTCCAGTTCGCGATACTCCCCAGCCTTGGTAGGATGCTTGGCATTGGGAATCGTAATATCGAAAACATTACGACCAGCATCCAGACGACCAGCTACAATCTCACGACCACGAGCCTTTACAAACTGATCCTTTGGATTAGTCCATGCGGCTGCAATCTTGACCTGAAGCCCTTCAGATGTTACGGTAGGAATGTACCCCACCGTAACACGATGATCGGCCATCTGAATGACATGAAACTTGAAATTAATCTTACGCTTCATTGTCATTCTCCCTATTATCGCTTGTTAGACTTCTGAATCAGGTGGAAGTAGGTATTGGCAATCGGCTTGCTAATGCCATCCGCAACAAACTTAGCCACGATGTCAGCACGGGCAGCAGTAGGGTTAGCGGCATAAATGGAGCGAGCACGAGAGAGGGCAGAGCCAGCAACACGCGGACGTCCCGGTACACCCTTGGCCTTGGCAGGCTTCACACTAGGCGTAGCTTCTGCGGCAGTGTTAGTAGCCTCAGTAACAGCACCTTCAACGACTGCGCTGGTATCAGCATGGACAACGGTATCAACAGTTTCAGTTGCAACAGTTTCGATTTCTGTATTCATTTTGTTTCTCCGGTTAGTGGGTTTAAAAATTTCGTGGATCATTTCCACGTTGTTAGGTTACTTGGTTTTTACTTACTTGTCAACTACTCCTTTGCAATGTTATGTTTTTCTTTGAAAGCTATTACTCTTTTGCGAGTACGCAATCCAGACAACCCAATCAATCGCAATTCAGTCCGATTTTTATTATTATACAATGCTTGGCGAATCTCTTGCATACATTTAGGCGACAATGAATTCAGTTTAAACAATTCATTCATGGCATTGATTTCACGTGTACTATGTACCTTTTGATTAAGAACCGATAGATCATAATCAAATTGCGCCTTCATATGTCTATTAGTAAAAGCTAGATCATTAATCTCCATCCATGTGAATCCCGTCCTTCGATTCTGGTAAAATCCATTTCGTTTAAACAATGGCACCATCCAAGTCATCACGTTACCATGGTATTCATTAATATATTCTTTTAATGAATGTTCTCCACCATCCCATTTATAAAATGTCAGAATGTGTTCCACTTCATCATGAAGAACCCGATATGAGTTTGCATACGCATGTTTAACTTTCATTTCATCCAATCCTGTAGTCAAGAGACTTCACGAAACCAGACTTATCATATCGCGCCTTACCCTTGGCAGTCAAGAGGATAATGTTACCCTTTGCATCAAGGAACCGAACATCACTAAGGTCGCCATCAATGGCAGGAAAGCCAGAGAATGTAACAGGCTTGGCAGCCTTACGCTTTGTATTGACGACTACAGCAACATTCATACCAGCGGCCAGAGCCTTCAATGCTTCCTTATCGTTATTCTCAGACAAAGAGAACGTGAGATGATAGTTAGGAATATGCAATGCACTCTTGCGGTTAAGGATTTTTGTGTATTCATAGAATGATGCTTCGGGGAATGCGGTCATAAGGTTAGGATATGTGATCCCATCAAACGTAACCGCAAACTTTTCCCAAGCAATATCAGACGTACCATTCAACCGAACGGCAGGGACCATCTTAAGTTTCTTAGCCTTGCGGACAAGGAACTTAATATCATTATACAACTGTACCATGAAAGTATTGCGATCCTCAAAGAACCATTTAGTCTTGCGAATGCGAGCCTTTTTAACAGTGTCATAGACTCCACGCCCAGCCGTGAACAGGCAAGTCTTACGGCAAGCATCGGTAGACTTAGGGCAGACTTGATAGCCTGAGATATCATAAGGTGCAAGGTACAGGATGCCTGTCAGAACGCCTAGCGCGTTACCCTTGACAGTCTTAGCATCGGCAGAGATAGAGAGCAACTTAGTGGTCATGTAAACTTACTCCGTTGTTTGATGGGATAACTATATTGGCCAATGCCAATTCATACGTAGTATGATACCACACTAAGCTGAACGCTAACTGAACAATCAAATAGGTGAATTCTTTAAGGCCATCGCATAATAATGGGCATCGGCATTAGCCACCGCATCATCATATACAGTAAACTCATTACCAGTTATTGATACAGGCTGTAACCTATCATTAAATCCATTATAAGAAAAATAGTAGTAAGTAGGACCATAATAAGTTGATCGACTTTTTATGGAATACCCTCTCTTCCTAAGCCTTAGAACGGTTTCATTACCAGTATAATATCTACCGATAGCGAAACCGATAATTAAGCCTATTGCTATACCACCAGAGATTTCCAATATCATTAATAACTCTCGCCAATGTGATTAAACACAAAATATAGATTGGTCGCATTCTGAATTCGCATGATGTTCATTATATTATCCCGTTGATTGATGTATCAATTATATTAGATGGTACCTGAACATGAACTGAACAAAAAAGTTCAAAAATTTTTTGCAAAGTTGCTAAATACGTATGTATAAAACGTATTTAGCAACTTTGCTTTTTCCTATTTAACACTCAATAGTAACAGATTCATAGCCCATACAGATACCGGGATCAACCATGATCTCAAAATCAGTTACACCATCTTCATCATCAACTTTCAGTACCATATACCCCATCGTACCACAATAGATCATCTCTTCATCCTTGGCACACTGAATCATAGTGCGTTCAATATCATTAAGAATATCCAATTCAGTCATCCTACCAGCAGTAGGATTATGCTCGCGAAGGAAACGAATGGTAGCAAACATGCTGTTACGGTTATACTTGATCTTCATGGTAGGTTCCTCAGTGAGTGTGTAATGATACTACCGCATCAAAGTTCGACTGTCAACACTTTCTTTGTAGTTACCTTGACTGGATGTAATGCACATACACTGATATCATTAATAGAACTATTCTCGGCCAGATTGCTTAGAAAGTCTTCCAGCGCATCATAGTGTTTGACTGCCATGATAGGATCATGTGGACCAATCCACCATTGAACAAGGTACATATGTTGCTTACTAGGCTTCAAACGATCATTACTAATCTTAATGGTCTCCCTGAGACCTTCTACGGTCCTTTCATGTCTATCCACAATCTCCTGATGATCAGCCCAGAAGACTACGTTACCCCTTTCATGCTCATTGAAGCACTCTTCATTCGGATCATATCGGTATCGTTTAATAGTCATGTTTATAACTCCAAGTCCATTCAGTGACCATAACTATACATGCTCTAAGGCTAACATGCAACAACTTTGTGCTCTGTGGACCATCATATGATCGTGCGCACGTTCCTACCACAAAAAAGTCTATGTTTACTACCCCCAAAGTGAATACATTAGGAAATGCTAATGTACAAAACCCTTATAAATCAAGCACTTATCAATTTCGAGCCACGGTTCCCCCGACCACGCACCCATTTTAACACACCGTACCTGAACAAATCATGAACAAAACAGCCAAAAAACCACTTTTTACCACTTTTGAAACAAAAAAGTCTTTGCTGGATACCCTCAGACCCTAATGATTAGATCAAATTTACAATGAAATTCCCACTTTTTACCACTTTTTAAGTTTATATGTTGTCTGTTTCCTTATCCATTTCTTCACAAACTGTCAAAGCTTCCTTAAAAATACCCTGATCCATACCCCCATAGGTGATACCACGGATGATCGCTTCGCGTATAGCACCCTCTACATCCTCTAGGAAACCATTTTTAAGGGCTGTTTCAATCCTCCAATGGTCCATAATTTCCCTTTTCACACTATCCACAAGATCATTCAACATAAAAATCTCCTTCGTTTGCTCATTGTATCACGCGAAGCGTGAATTGTGCAATCACAATATCACGCTTTGATGAGAATTTAACCCTATTCTCCCAACCTCCACCCTATTTTAACATACCATACCTGAACGATAGCTGAACAAAATAATATAAAATGGCACTTGACATGGTATATAACTATTTGCTATCATGTGGTTGGCGCAAGATTTACCTATAAGTTGTTGATTTATAAAGTAAATTTTGTGTAAATCTTTCGAAAAATGGTTGACAGGAGGGTCGAAGTATGGTAGGAGGGTATCATTTGTAAAGAAAATCGTAAGTCATTGATTCTAAAGGGAAAAGTAATTGTAAAATCTCGCAAAAAGTTGCGAAAAACGCTTGACAAGAGGGTGGGAATTATGCTATACTAGAGGGTTTTTTGGACCGTTTTGGCGGCTACGGTGGGATAAAATTATAAGAAAATACTTTAAAAAAGTTACGTAAGTGCTTGATTTATAAGGGTTTTTTATGTGAAGTATACGAATTTTTTTCCCTTAGATTCCTCATAATACTATCGCATCAATAATCTTTACCATAATTCAAAAATAATTCAAATTATTCTTTATTATCATATACTTATACTATTATTTATACAATTAAAAAACAATCGTTCTCACTGTATTCTTGTTGTATTTATGCAACATTCTTAAAATAATCTTTGTTGTATTTATACCACACTTCGACTCAAAATTTCAAAAAACTGCTTTAAAACAGTCACTTACGCTACTTTTGGCCCGTTATCTGTACTCATATTACCATCTCTTCAAAAATCTTGCCAAAATTATTCCCCAGTAACATTGACATTTTAGCCCATAATATGGTCAAATTCACCATCCCCTAACCCCTTCCACAGGCTAAATGCTAACGCTTGCGTTAGCATTTAGCCTCTATGGTCATTCTAAACCATTGGTGTGGCTTTTCTGGTGACAATGTTTCCTACAACATACTTTGTAATTAGGTCAAAAATAGATTTACGTTTTTGGTTTTGTCACTTCTATAAATCATTGGTGTGGACTTTTTCACAACCATTTCATTCTATCCTATATTGGTTACATATCAAAAATAAAATTACGTTTTTGTAATTATAGTTGTATTGTCAATGAGTCTACAATAGGAACCTCTGTCAATGCAAATGCTCTAATACTAAAAACATTTGGATCTTTTTGTAATTCGTTTATGTGCTTAACCGCATGGTTAAACCATCTATGATATTTTATATGCTCTTTATATGTTCCTTCTTCCCTATATTTAACTACAAAGCTTGAATTCATACTCGGTTTGAGTTTTTCAACTGTATCTTTCAGAGAACTTATCTCACTCAATTGATCATACAATGAATTAATGATTCCTTTAAGTCGTAACACTTCATCTTGATGATCGACGACCCTCATGAAATCACCATCACTATGTTCAAACATACCTTGTACTGGACTAAATTTATTAATTGTCATTTTTTTCACCGTGTAATATAATGAGTTCTATTTTTTATTCTGGTGGTTTAACATTAATGACTACAGTTTCCATTATGTCTAGCTCAGTCATCGCAAACACTCTGATGTTAGAGATGCCATCAACCTTTCTTAAATCATTTACAAGCCTTAACATTTCGCCATAATTACTTGCATACTTCATGATGTATCCCTTCGCACTTGGATGTTCGTACTTGACAGAGAACGGATCTTTTTCAGTTGGTTTGTATTTGTTTAACTCTTTAACATAATCTTCGTATCTTACATATCCCCCAACATCATTGTCATACATTCCATGAAAAGTTACTGGTTTATATCTTTGGATCATCATCTGTTTCCTTAATTTGTTTTCACATGTTACCCCACTTTCGTTATGTGTGCAAGCATGGTACAATCTTCCTATCTAAACTACCACGGAACAAATATGAACATGAACTTACTTTACATGATTACAAAAATAGACAAGGGACTTATTAACGGACTATACGTTGTTGAAGAAAAATGTGGGGGTGTACTGCATTCGGTTAAATCATACAAAGATCCCTCGCATCAAATTCTACATGGCAATGGTGATCCATCCGATATTTTATTCCATGATGATGGCACGATCAAGTCACAAGTGTATCACATGGATGGTAAAATATTCAGAGATAATGATCTCCCACCTTTAATTAGCTATTATCGCGATGGAACAACATGTAAATGGTAAGTCAATGAGTGAACATAAATTTTATGAGAAATATTTACCACATGAATATGATCGGTACATTCGTAGTAAGATTTATAACATTAATGGTAAAAAATATAAAATTACGAATACTATTGGCAAACAACTTGTTTTGACGGAAATTCCAAAATGAAATAGATATTCGTGACAAATGTTTTACATAAATAATAAGTAATAATCTATTGAAAATATGAAACTAAAACAGTTGTGCGAGGCATTTGATCAAGAGGTAGCGGATACTTTCCCAGATTCATCTAAAGAAGACCCAGAGGTTAAAGGCTCTGGTTTTTTCGCAGCCGTAAAGGGTGACGAAGATCCATTCATGATCAATAAAGTAAACAAGGGTATAGACGAAGACCCCGCGTATGATGCATATGTTAACAACAAATTAGCCCAATCCAACCCACACTTTCCTCGCATTTATCAAATTCAACGTGGTAAGAAATGGAAGATGGAAAAATTACCCTTTACATTAGAAGAATACCTTAATACCGACGATCATGAAGAGAATACACACCGATTTAATCTAATAAATAATATTTACTTTGATGGTGCAGCTTTAAATGATAAAGGTAAACTATATGATTTGGTAAAATCTGCATCTTCGCCAATTAAACTTGAATCATACAAAAAAGCTTTAGGAATGATAGAACAAGAATTCCTATCATTGCGAAAATCTAACAAATTTAGATATGATTTGCACGCTAATAACATCATGGTTCGTTTGACCCCACAAGGACCACAATTAGTTATTACAGATCCTTGGGAGACAATGGAATGAAACTTATTGAAGTATTCGATCAGCAACAACTAAAAGATGTCCCAAAAGTTAATACTGGCAGCGAAACTGGCGGTGGACATTTTTCTACTGTGTTCAATAATAAAGATGACCCTCATACTGTAATCAAAACTGCTGACTATCATGATAGTGCGTATAATGCCTATGCAGACTTCTTAATGAAGAATAAACTTGCACAGCGCAATCCACATTTTCCTCGAATCTACGTTTCCGCTGGCGGAAAGCATTGGGAAATGGAAAAGCTTCACAAAACGCTTCAAGAATATCTGATTTATGATGCGACTAATAATGAAGAATCAGATGAACGAATTAATAATGTCACCGAGTTATATCTTAATGATCAGGTTAGTAATATTCCTAATAGTCCACATTTGGGACTACAAAATAGGGTTTCATCATTGGTGTTTGCATTGCAAAAACCTAAGAATATAAAATTAGAAAGTTGGAAAGAGGCTGTTACAATAATACATGACTTCATAGATTCTAATCCTCATTTCAGAGAAGATATTGCAGCTAAAAATATTATGGTTCGTTTGTCTCCTGTTGGTATCCAATTAGTCTTCACTGACCCCGCCTTCAGCATCAAAGACGTTTCATAATAATTAAATATTTCTATGAGAAGTTATAAACAAATAGGTTAGGAAGATCAGAACAAGGATGTTCAAGATTGGTATAAATGCTATTATAAACAAGAAAACACTATCGTATGCATTAAAATGATTAATGTAGATTGTAGACGCAATAGTTATACAAATAAACATCGGTATAAAGTAAAATAAAGTTACCATGGCATTCTCTTTCCTTCTTGGCTGGCGAAAACATCTGCCAACATATGAATTAATTCTTGCTGATAATAATCAGATTCTTTGGCCAACATAGGCAGCATGCATAGTAAATATTTTTCTATGTCTTCATATGTTGCTATACATACGTGATTTCTAATTTTTGTGTTTAACCAGAAACTGAACAGTTCTTTGTCTAACTGTTTGTCTTCATTTTCTATGAAATAAACTATTTCACCCTCTGAAAAGGTGTATTCTTCAACACACCCGCATGGTAATTCTAGCTTTGTTGTTAACTTTAGCTCTTTCATCTTGGTCCTGTACTTTCCGGTACGATATTTATTGTTTTCTTGAAATAATGGTTTGTGTAACGGTCACCGCGTACTACGGAAACCAATTCCCAACCAAGTCGTCCAAGCTCATTTAATTCCTGCTCAACCTGCGTTGGATTATTAATAAAATTATCAGATTTTCTTACTATGTAACTGAATATATTATTCATAATACTTCCTTAAGAATTCTCCAACCCTTCAATGTATTATAATTCTTGAATGTCACTTCAATTGGTTTGTTCTTTAATTGTGATATATGTCTGACATTTGCATCCCGTAATAAGTTAGATATAAATTTAAGCATTTCAATAGCCTGCTTTTCCCTATCCTCTTCAGTCCATCTACTATGGCTGTCACATTCAATAAGATTAAAATCCCACGGTCCCTTCCAATCGCCGACGCCCCATGATTCGCCGCCAAGGCTAAATTGAATACCTAAGCAGGCGTCTTGATATCCACCCAGACCAAACTCTACTGACTTGATCTTGCCTAATTCTTTTCGTTCTAAAGATTCATCACTCATTATCTTGCTCCTGTATTTGTTGGTACTTCTTTTTTCATTCGTTTAAAGAAACACTTTAGTAAATATTCTGATTCTATGACATTACATAATTCCCATCCATCATCACCAATTTCATTGATTTCATCTTCTATGTCATACGTGTTTTTTTCCATTAACTCATAAGTTCTAATTAAATATTGAAATTTGTTCATGTCATTATTTCTCTTCAATTGGTTTAATGTCAAAATATATCAAATTAGGTTCTTCTTCAGTTTTTATATTCATACGTTATTGGTTTAATATCATCATATGGCTCAATCTCACACATTCATTAATGGTATTATTTGGAATTAGTAGTTCATTCATTTGATTTTTTAAAATCAGTGGAATACCACCAATTATCATATGATTTGGGAGATATAGATTTCCATCATCCATTACGATAGGTTTTGAATATTCAACCATGGTTGTGCCCTCCTAGAAACACTTCTACTGCTAGATACACTGACAGTGCAGTCCACGCCACCGCAGCGACTAACTTCCACCACGCGCGTTTGTGGACCGTATTAGAGTGCCATAGCGAATACACTACTGTAATAGTAGCGATCAAGTGATATAAAAAATGTAGTGCGAGTAAAAGTGCAAATGTTATAGTCATGATGTAGGTGGCTCTGTTATTTGTTTCATTCTATCACAGTTGGTACAAGGATTCAATGGTTTAACAATTGGCTTGTCAGAATATTGTAGTTCATTAACATTAATCAATTGATCGTGACATATGGGACATCTATAGGTTGTTGCCCAGAGATTCACCATGGCTTTTTGAAAGGGGTATTCGCCCAATCACTCTCTATCAACCAAATTACAATTGTAGTGATAGCGCCAATAATATTTACACCCGGTATCAATGAAACTATAACAGCAATCATAACAGCACCGTTAGTTACAGTTACATTATCATTTATGTATATAAAATAATATAACCATAAAAAAACTATAATCATTGGAACAAAATAAAACAATATAATGTCTAACATATTGATTTCCTTAAGATAATAAAATTACTTTGTCGTTGTCTCTGACATTATTTTCAATTTTAATTGAATTGACCACTTCGGCGTAACGCCAATAGTCCGCATAGTAGACTTGATAATCACCATGTTCTTCAATTGTACGTTGCAATTTATCAATTAATGTACTAGCTTTCATTTTTAGTCCACCATCAATGTCAAGTTTTCATCATCCATCATATCCGCAACCATTTCAAGTACTTCGCAAATATCTTTATAATTCCATTCACAATCCTCAAGATAATTTCGCAAATATAATAATCTATCATTGTCATTTGTTAAATTGATGACTTGACGCGACACTTCCGTTGGAATTTGTATCGGAAAATCCACATGACCGTTTGGGCGAACCCTTCTAAAATATAAATTATGAGACATTATTTTTGCTCTTCCAAAATTTTACCATCAATTTCTGCCAATTGTGCTGCTATATCATCCACAGAATCATCGTTACACAAACTTATTAAATAAATTTGATGAGCACGATTAAAATACTCTATCGTTTCTTGTTTTGTGGCACTAATTAATTGGCTCATATCTAATCATCCACTCTAAGTTTACGCTTTCCGTGGAATTTTTCCAGATACCACCATTTCATATGATAATATTTACGAATTACATATGGTTTATATGTACTATTAAATTTGTATGGAAGATTTACCAAAAAATATATCAATAATAGTAAAGGCTCTTTGATTAAGCGATATTCCAATTTACGTAATATAAAAAGTTCATCATATTTTCTACCCAAAGATTTAGGTGAATTTGAAAAACAATATCCCAAAAGTACGCATTCCAATCGTTCTAACAATGTTTCTTTTTTGTCCATTATAATTTCCACCAATGAGGTTTTTGTGTCTTCCATGTTGAGAATGATGCTTTCTCGCCATGGTAATAATTTCTATACGCTATAACAGCATCTTCGTGTTTATATTGGTCTGGCATAGCCTGCGCGAATGGTGTTAAACCGATATCAGGCATTGATTCTGGTGGCATATACTCAGCTAAGTATTGTTCACTCTTGTGAACCTTGCCATAACGTCTTGTGTACTCTTTACAGAGTTCTTTCGTATGAAACCATAGCCACATGAAGTTCTGCTTACTGTCGCCAGCCCATCGCGTACAGGGATGATTATGATGAGTCGGTTTGTATGTACAATAATAACCTTCGCCGTAACGATGAAGTACAGTTGTCATTAGCTGACAACCCTCTAAAATTAATTTTATCACGTGTTTGTCGTTTAATTCTCTGGCCGCTACTTCAGGATTTCGATCCACAATAAAAATATTAATTTTTCTCTCTCCATAATTTCTGGTATTAATCTAAATACGCTGTGGTATATCCGATAGTCTCACCTTCTAGGGTCAATTCTACGGAGATAGTTTTACAAGAGTCGTCATATCCATACTCTTTATTAATATTTAAATTAATTTTTAAATTGTCTCGGATATATTTCGCAACAAATTCTTTGAATGATATAGAATCATTTGACATTTTAGTATTTCCTTTTATATTTGGTGCCCACTACGGGACTTAAACCCGTGACCAGCTATGTTTTCCGCTGCTCTTTCTCTGAGCTAAGAGGGCATTTGTTCTTGTTCACAATATTCTACTGGGAGTGACAATATGACTTATCACCCTATCACCAATTTGTATATCCAAAAATGGTGACTTCTGATAACATTCTTTTCATGGATATCATAAAATTTAAACATATGCAGATTGACATTGTGATAACGAACCCGGTCCATTCCGTAAGTCTCGACAGTATACAGATTTCGAACTCTGTTGCTATCTCAGCCGGGTAGTATTCAATCGTCTTTAAATGGCACCATTTCTGGTTACATATGTTATTCTTGATTTGTTGAAGCTATCATAGCTGACTCTTGGGTTGACGTCAAGCGTTCTAACAATTTTTCTATTCGTTGGATTGGCAACATTTGATTATAATAAAAGCCAGCATCTACTGGACTGTGCCCATCACCCATTCCATGAGTATCACACGAGCTTCAGCAACAACAATATCCGACTTCGAAATCCCCTTCATTGATAACATTTATTACCATCTGTAAAGTTTCTTTTATTTCTTGTAAGAGTTCCTTATCCATTGTTTTGCTCGCCATTAATACGTTTTCTATAAACGTTAAAATGTCCAGATTTTGATTTTTCGGGGAGAGTTCCAAGATACTCATATCCTTGTTGTAACATATCAAGGTACTCTTTCTCGACATGCCCATAACCTTCCTTAAACCGATGCTCAATTACTTTCCATTCATATTGCATAAATAATCCTTTTACAATTAATAATATTATCAATATATTTACATTGTGTAGGTAAACATCGTGCTAAATCATATACATCATCATATTCATCAAAATCATCTAACCCAATATTCATCCAACCCAAAGCAAGTTTTTTAACTTTATCAAAAAGATAATCATTTGCCATAACTGCGTTCTCAAATTCTTCATATGTAAAACATTGAGAACCCCGAATTCTTTTATATTCGTCAAAGAATGGTTGTAACATATTACGACTATCTACAGTAATTTTAAATTCAATTTTCATTTATATTTCGATTCCTCTTTATAGTGTATTTCAATTGAATATAATTACATGGTAGAACCGGTTTGATCAATAAGTCAACCCACATCAACTCTTTACCGATCATTCCATCCTTCCACAATTTAACTGCATGACGCTTACTACGACACTTAACATCATCAGCGTATGTTATAAATTCATTTTGATCTATTACAAATGGGCGGATATAATACCTTCTATTTTTACGAATAAATTCATAACTATGGTACGTGACAGTCTTACAATCTGTTACGCCATAATCATATATCATATTTTTATCTTTAAAATATTCGCAAGTATCTTTTATAATACTTTCACAATTATGCAAATCATTGGTAAATAGATCATGCATTAATCTTTGTGAACATTCTTCCTGTAATTTTTGAATTACTCTTCTGGTATTTACTTTACTTAAAGCGTCCATCGTCCACCATTTGTTGTATTTCCGCTAAAATTTCTTTATCTATTTCATCTCTGATTTCGTTTGCCAATCTGCGCACAACATTGTTCATGGCTAAGTGCCATTGTCTTTTATTGCGACGATATCTAGATTGCCATGGCTGAATTATTGCCTTATTGCGTTTAAATGCATACGTTTTTTTATACTGTAATGGAAGCCACCATTTTTCAGCCTCCATTGTCCAACTAGCAGTTAATTTTCTGCCTTCATGTTTCCAAAATAAACTTTTTATGTATTTGTATAATTTGTAAATTACATTCATTACTTAAATATCTCTTTTGTCTGTCAATTACTGAATTTATTGCTTTTCATTCAGATTGTCCTCAAGTTCTTTAATGCGTTTGCGAAGCTCGCCGTTAATGACACTCATATTCTTTATATTATCACGTTCAAAATCGACAGTTCGCAATGCTTTCTTTAAATTTACATTATTGAAATCACAGGCGTCAGCAATGTTTGAATCGCGATTGTCCCATTCTATAAATAATTCACGCTTTTTGAGCCTTCTAGCCGCAAGAGCATCCTCACTAATCTGCCACTTTCTTGCTACAAAGTCAATAGCTGCAAGTACATCACCCATCTCTTCAGTCATTCTGGTTATCATGGAACCTTTACCATCCGGGTGATCATCACTATCATAATATGCGATTTTCTTTGCGCATATCTGAACTAGTTCACCGCATTCTTCCATCAATTTTGTTAAACCATTTGCAGACATCATAAAGCCAATATTCCTGTATAATTTGGAGCCCACTACGGGACTTGAACCCGCGCTCGCCGCTATACGCTATCGCTGCTCTTTCTCTGAGCTAAATGGGCTTAATTCTTTTTCATACACCCTGTGACGGTATCGAACCGTCCTCTTCCAGATCAATATAGATATTCTAGCCGCTATTACTAACAGGGTGTACTATTACATATAAGTAAAACATATGCAGGTTGACATTGTGATAACGAACCCGGTCCATTCCTTAGTTCTCGATAGTTTGAGAGTTTCGAACCTCTCTGTCTAATCTCAGCCGGGTAGTATTCAACCGCCTTTAATGACACCGTTTCCGGTTACATATGTTATTCTTGTTTCTCATTTGATGGCTCTATAGTATCTGGTAGCAGAGTCCTTGTCAACTGTTTGAGCAATTCTTCTCTGTCTAGTATAATTACATTATCACCTTCAACTGTCGCCCCACTATTGGAAGGATATGGAAAAATGTAATCTTCTTGTAACGATAGCGGATTGTAATAACCGTCTTGGTTATCAAGCTCTAGATCGTGGATATCCTTCATCGCGAAATCCCTCTCTTCATTTTTATCAACGTCTAGAGCGTTTAAAAGAAATTGTGGCTCTTTGTGATATTCCGTTGATCCAAACCATATGCAAATTGGGCGAATAGTTCTTACTGAACGTTCGCCCTTATAGTTTGTGTAATCAATCTTGAAATTGCAGTTATATGTCAAGTTTGCTATGTTATACATTAAATAATGGCCCTCTAAATAATTTTACTAAATCTGCCATAAGTTCCTTATCAATTTCATCACATATCTCTTTAGCGCATTTCTTAACGAGAAGTCTTTCGATAATATGGGGATTTCTATTCCACCGCTTATATGATGACTGCCAAGGCTGAATAATATTATGATTTCTTTTACTCTTTGGTAGGATTCTATTGGTATTCAATCTACGCTTCGAAGTTTTCTCCCAAGATATATCTAAATCAAAATTGGCATCAAGCTTATAGCTCGGACCTCCCCTATTAACTCCATCCAATATAATAAATGGCCCATTGACTGTATAATTCATTTCTTAAATCTCTCTTTCGTCTGTTTACGAAGCTCTTTAATCAGATGTTTTAAGACGGCTTCAGTCGCATATTTATCAACAATTACTTTAGCATCATCGGCTATCTCTTGTTTTAACTGTTTAACCATCATTCGTAATGCCCGACTATGATATTGCCTAACAGGCTTTTCATATTCTATTGTCCACTCGCCTTCTAGCTTACGCATTCACTTACCCCATACTATATTTTTGATGATTCTATCAATGATCCTTTCCCACAATGATTTCTTTTTACGAATGTTTATGGTTTCACCATATTCTGGCTTAGGTTCTGGCTTGACTATTTCTTTCTGTTTCTTTTTAGGAGGATCAGCATCTTTCTTTAATTGTGGTTCTGGCCATTGTTTCTTCTGTTCTTCGGATACATAATCATATGTAACTTCACCTGTAGATTCATTTATCAACCTATTAGGTGGGAACCGAAGAAATGCTTTACTATTTTCGATATTACCTTCTATCTGAACCAATCCATTAGACGACTTATGTTGTGTTGCCACTTTTTTCGTTTGTATATTGTCTATCTTTATCTTTGCAAACATTTGATCATCGGAAAATGATGGACTTACATACGATGAGTAAAATAATTTTAATTCTATTGGATCAGAATCTAACAGTTCTTTATTTAATTTCATATAAGAATGACTACCATCACCATTATCTGCTTCCTAAAACATGTACATAATGTACATCATTCCAGTTCCTAATTCAACCATCCAACTTTCACACGATTTTCTGTGCAAATTGGTCAGATGTCCAAAGGCGTAACTTCGGGACAAGCCATCCCTAGTTGTCTCATTCCTGAGACATAAATATTTTTGGCAGCATTCCAATCTCTGTCCATTTTATGACCACAATCCGTACAGCAGAAGATTCGATCACTCAATTTCAAGTCTGATTTATAGCTACCACAACTAGAACATGATTTGGAAGTCGGTGCCCATTTATCTATTACAACTAAATTGTTGTTATAAATCAATGACTTGTATTTGAGTTGGCGTCGGGCTTCGCCCACGCCACCATCAATTCCTGACTTCCCAAACATTTTGCTCCAGCTTTTCAAATTCAAATCTTCTATAATTATCGTTTGGTTTTCGCGACAGATTTGAGTTGTAAATTTGTGTGTGAAATCGTGACGTAAGTCACTGATTTCTTTATGTATTTTTGCTACTTTACATCTTTGTTTCTTTTTGTTTTGACTTCCATCTTTTCTCTTTGAACAAATTCTCTGATACCTTTTCAGCTTTTGAAGCTTGTTTTTCAATGGTTTTGGTGCATCGAAAGATGCGCCATTTTGATCAACCGCGAAAGTTTTGATGCCAAAATCAATTGCTATGGTGTTATCTGATGTTCTAGCTTTACCATAATCATTCATCTCTACCGCAATTGATATAAACCATTTATCAGCTTTTCGACTGACCACAGCAGACATGATCTTACCTTCAAATCTCAATGTCTCTTCCAATTTAATTTTTCCAATTAGTGGAAGTTTAATCATATTATCAGTTATGTGAAATTGATCGTTTGAGACATAAAATGAATCGCGTTTGTACTTTTTCTTAAACTGCGGATACGCGGTTCGTTTGTCGAAGAAACCTTTGAAAGCACTTTGTAAATTTGTAAATGGTTGTTGATTTGCATCTTTTGGTGAATCGTATATCCATGGAAATTCCTGCTTTTTAATGGAATTGAATTGCTTTTTCAATTTTAATGCTGACGGTTTCTCGCCTGCCATATATTGCTTATTCCATTCGGCCAAAGCCCAATTGTAAGTGAATCTGGCGCAGCCTGCGGCTCGCGCCAGCATCTGCTTCTGTTCTTTGTTGGGTTTTAACTGAATTTTGTGGGCAAGATTCACGGCGATTTTATTCGCTTTTTCTCTTAACTTTGGCGTCTTTCGGCACCAATATAGTGCGTGATGCCGTTTGGTATGCACCTTCGATGTAGCCAAGGTGGAACCAATTGTAAGCTGTTCTGTAACATACACCTTGCGTCTTTGCGAAATCTACTAATTTTATCATCATTTTTCAATCCTTTACATCTATTTATACGGATTTTAAAAATACGCGCTAACAATTTTTGATTTCTTGTTCCTTTAATCGTTTAATTTCTCTACGCATTAAGTTGTCATAATTGTTCATTGCAACACCAATATTACCACCACTTTCGGCGTGTTGCAATATCAACTCTTCTTTGATTTTTTCTAAAGGTGAAAATGGGTATGAGGTTAGATTCCATAAAATTGTATCACATTCCTCATAGGTTAAATCTTGTGACCAATACTTGCGAACAAAATCTACAAAAGTGCCTTCAGTTATTTCTTCCATTATTCATTCTCAATTACAGTTCTTCTGTTCCAACGGTCAATAGCTTCTTGTTCACTATCACCACTTATTTCTGCGCCACATCCTCCAGCATTTTCGGTACAATTCATAGTCCAGCACATACCGTCACCTTCCTTAGCTCTATCTCTTCCATGATAAGACCGCATAGTCCCTTCATTTGGAAGTACATTATCTCTCCAGTATGTCCCAGATGGATATAGCGTATCAATTAAATCTTCTTCTGGTTCCATACCACAGAACGGGCATGGTAGTAATTTTACGTTGCTCATAATGATTAATCCATTTCAATAATTTTAATATCTCTACCCAAATAACCAGAAGTATTAACAGGTGTGCATGGTGGTCGCCATTTATTTTCCAATGCTGTTTTAATCCAATCAGGTGTTAACAATTTTAATTGTTCATTACCAATCTTTTCAGCTTTTTTACATGCTTCTACTGCTGTTTTAGCCTTTCCAATATATCTAGTATGTTTATAATTCCAATCAGTAATTTCTACTGACCATCGATACATTCCATCGATCAAATCAACTTCCAAATCTATATTAGCTGGAGAATTGTAGTATAATGATTTTCTCCAAGGACTATAATTTAATGATTTGGAACCCCAACCAGTACCGTTGAATGGTTTTGGCGGAAAATAATCTAATTCATAGCTCATACTATCCTCACATCAAAGTCATGTACGTACCCTTTTACCAGAACATCGCCTGTAATGCAAGTCAATGCTAGATGATCACCATGGTGAATATGATCTACTTTGAATTTATGTCCTTTATATTCTTCATAATAAGGATAGAATGGTGGCTCATAAACTTTGTCCACAAACTCTACAATCATGCCGAGCTTAATCTGAGTCATACTCATCATATCCTTTAGGTGATATAGGTAACATTTTTATTACGGTTGAGGTTCGTGACCTCGAAATAAATAATACAACCATACTGACTATACTCACCAGCACAAACCTTTATTTTACAATCTACGCCGTATTGTAGTCGAATAGTCGTAATGAATGCTGCGAAATGTGATGGCTCACTTGCGGCGACATCAAGTGAATCAACTAAACAATCATATTCATTAAGTTTGGCAGCAATCTTACCATCACACTCAATTAATCGATATCTGTCAGTTTCAATATCCTGCACAATGAACACAAGCTCTGAATTAGGTGGTGCGTACATATCTTATAGCCTATCCGAGATATTCACGATTTTGTAAAAATCGTAATACTTATTTTGTTGAGAGATATATTCTTGCGCATCAGCTTCATTATCGAATGAGGCTAAAAAATTGTCAATATTTGGATAATATTGATCCCACCCCAACACCCAAAATAATTTCATGTCCTTCATCCCCTATGTTTAAGCTATCATAAGGGAATTGAGGTTAGATGTCAATGATGATCAATACGCCAACGCGGTGTCAGCTTGTTGCTGTGTCAATAGACCAACACTGACGAGGTATGCAATACCATTGATTGCATCTGGCGATCCTAATCTCACGGTCTGTCGGGCGCGAAGCGTGACCAACATTTCTGCGATGATAGGGTCGTTCGGTGCCGCTGCTGTTATCGCGGCGAATCGCTCCGCGCCAATACGTTCAACAAACTCAAATACTGAAATTTGATCAACCTTCGCTGAGTCAGCCCATGATTCAGCTACACGTTCGATTGCATTTTGTACATATTCCTGTACAGATTGGTACGGTGAATCTCCATCTTCAGGGATTGTCATCATATAAGCCGCATTTGCGCCAGCTATGTGTCTGTTATTTGTTAAAGTAACCGTAATTGTCATTTTTATTCCTATTTAGTTTATAAAGGTATTTATCAATTCAAGGCGACCAACCTAATCATATCACACTGCTCTGGCTTTAGCGGCATGAAACAAGTCATCAACTTGTTCCTGAGTTAATCCAAGGGCGATTCTTCCCGACTCAATAAAATCAGAATCGCGACGTATCGTTGATCTGTGTTGCCAATAGATTTGTTCCACCGGAGAAAGCGTATCTACATAACCCTGCACAGAGGGAAGTAGATTGAGATCATGTAATGTCAATTTGAATGCTATAGTGTCCACTTCCTCTGGCACGGCAAGTTCTTCGACAACCCATGTCTGGGTCCATCTGCCATTTATTAGGGCATCTGGTCCATTGCTCAATTGTTCATCAGGTCCAAATTCTGGAGGGTCTACTTCCAAAACATATTGATAGCCTACCGCCGCTAACTGCTCATCGGTTGGGGGATTATCCCAGACTGTGCGGATGCCTTGCGCGGGATTTGCTACTGATCCGATACGTGGAAACGTTCGAAGTAATTGTTGCAGCGTAGTTCTACCGCCAGTTATTGTGTTTACTATTTTCATACTAACTCCGTGTGTCTTCGTTGTCTTGCGTTTAGAAAATTGATTACTTCAGGATTGACTATTTGATTGATGACACCAGCGCCTCGCCAGATTCGCAAAGCTGCAAGATTTGCGTCAAGATAAGAGCCGGGGGTTACGGATGTCGATCCGATCCTGACGTCAGATGAGCTACCGGCTCGTGCGCCTCCAACTAAAGTGGTTGTCACAGCCGCATCCGTGCCGATTTTCACTCCAATTACATCTGCATTTGGATCGTGCCAACATAACACAGGAATCCATTCACTCATCGGTACATTAGCAGAAACCGATACAGCGCCATCAGCAGCGACAGATCTCCCAACAGTAAAGATCAAAGTCGACAAAGAAAAGTAAATAATGAATGCTCTTGCGGTAGCAGTAGCGACCACAGTACTCGGTGATTTGGCAAAAATGATGCGGGCGCCAGTTGCGTTTCGCTTGGCCCAAAAGTGCATGGCCCATTCATTATCTAAAATATTTACATTTGATGTTCCTGAACTTGGCAGATAGAGATGCTCCGAGTTATCTGGTGTAAACAAGCGTGACCCGTATCCGGGCGTTGCTCCGGCGGCGGATTCCACTGTATTCACATCAATGAAATCATACTCACTAATACTTTGATCAATAGCGTCCCCACTAACCTCTTCAAGATCAAGTGAAAGAACTAAATTAGATGATAGGTCCAAGCTACCATTAGACCGTTGTAAGAACCTGCCGCCGCGTTTAATCACGCTGTACTTCCTCCAATGATCACGGAGTTTGTTCCATCACATTCCCACCATAGGAATGATGGGTCAGCAGCACTTCCTGTGTGTCCAGTAGACGCAGCATCAGGGGTTATGACCATTGATCCCGTCACTGACCAAGTGATGACCCCAGCTCCAACGGCTCGCATAATCAAGCCGCCCATTCCAGCGGTTAAAGTGTCAGGAAATATAGCGCTGTTCGCTCCAGCATCCGTAAACCTTACGCACTTGTTTACATCACTTGGGCCAAAAGTGTGAGAGTTGGTAGACGTTGGTTCTTTATAAGTCTGCCTTGCGACAAAAGAACCTTCGACTTCAAACTCATCCGTAGTAATTTTCATGTGTGTATATCCCTATTAGTCTAATTGATATTTATGCTGCTTGAATCAGTTCGACTCGACCAACCCAATAAGTTGTCGTTGCGTTGGCAGGAGTTACTTGGATTACGATTGCACCCGCACCCGCACCCGTTGCCGGTACTACATTGATCGTTGGTGTGCCTAAAGCAGCATCTAAACCCTTGGTAGTAACCGTGTTAGTGCCAACGATTATTGCATTGCCGCTAGCTCCCCGGCGTGCAGTACCTTCGATCTTCCACGATCCAGCAGCGGCGCCAGACGCATGCACCGCAACAACCCGCGCTTCGAAATCTGCGCCAGAGTTAATTGGCAACACCATCACATTCGTGGCGGATTCGGCGCCACCGTCCGCCGTGAGCGTTGTTGCGGATGCTGCGCTGGTCGTAATGCGGACTGGCTGTACTATAACCTGCGCGTCGCCTAATGCCGCACGCTGACCAGCACTATACGCGCCTGCGCCATATAGCAGGCGCGTAGTGGCCGTCGATCCTCCGGGAATCCACGACAGCGGACCAGATGCCAAGTTTGCATACCCACCACCAACAGCAGAAGTTTGTCCTCCTGCTATGTTTGTATTACCGCCAGCGACGACAGAAGTTGAACCTGAGGCAGTGTTTCTGAATCCCCCTGCGCATGTCGCCCATGCGCCGGAAGCGACCTGCGTAGCGAGAGTGCGAGTGCTTGTCTGCCAATCAACTGCATTCGTCCCGCGCGCATTACCACCCGCCGTGGTGCTATCCGGAACCTGCGCAGACAAAGCGCCTGTACCCGCAGGAGTCAGTGCGACGTTGATGTTAGCGGTGCCAGTACCCGCACTCTGCGCAGCGATCTGCATCCAACCGGATGTGGCGCCGGGAATGAGTGCCAAACGCTCGTAGTTGCTGGCATCGGTATAGGTATTGTAAATGCGGGAAGTTTGGGTGGTAACACCACTACGTTGCGCAAGTATCCCAGCGGCATCCCTGAAAAGAGCTGTGCCCGTGCTGAAAGATAGAGACGCACTAGCGCTTACTACATTTATATCCGTAGTAGATATACTGATCATGCGCGTCCCGGAGCCGCTCCACATAGTGAGCGTACCTCCGTAGTTGCCGATGCCAGCAACACCGGGATCTTGCACTCCGGGTGACGTAGGAAATACGATAGCCCCGCGCCTCAGTATGCGGACAAAATCTGATCCATCCACACTAAATGTAGCGAACCTGCTCAGCACATCGCTAGCGGTATTCGTCACGTTGAGTTTGATGCCCTCAAACGTAACCGCAGCGTTATTCCAAGTCTGCGCAAGATTAAGAACAGGGTTACTAGCAGTAAGGACACCGCCGCCTAGCGCTACAGTCTTGTTAGTCGTGTTGTAAGTAAACCCTGAGTCGCCGGCAAGTGCGCCAGCGTTGTTGAACTGAATCTGTGTGTCTGCGCCACCCGCTGTTGCTGGGAAGGTAGCGGGCTTGTCTGTTATATCATCCCAGCCTACTGCGCCAGCATCGCCTGCTGAAAATTTATCGTATTCAATTCCTATATCAATGTCAAAAGCAGTAATATCTGGGCGAAGTATTTTATATTCACCCGGATATGATATTGTTAATGAGTATGCACTACCACTCATAGCTACGACACCATTTAAGTAAAATGATTCGTAAATATCGAGAACATTTTTTCTTTTAACTCTAAAAAGAGGAATATCCTTCGGAATGTTCACAGTAGGACTGAAAATGGTTAATTGTAACACTTCGTTCTCGCCAACAATGATTGACGATGTTAGTGTTTTAGTCCTTCCAGCGGTTAATAGAACAGTTGACATAAATTATCCATGATATTTTGTATATTTATATCATGTGATAAAATAAATTAATTTATTTGTACTCCAATATCCGTACCAAAATATGATATGTTAGGGCGGTATACCCTATATGTACCAACGATATCTATCGCGACACATAAATTTTTTTCAGTTAAAATAAGCTGCCCCACACCAGCCACAAATGCATCATCAAAAATTCCTAAATTATTCATTCGTTGAATTTTTAATGTAGCAGTTTCATTTTGAAGAGGGTCTGCGCCAGTATATATGCACACTAATACCGAAGAACCCTCGGAAACAACAAATGAATCAGAATATGCAGAAGTTTGGCCTAACGAAAGAATGCTTGTAGTAATGATTATATCCCCTTATGAATAACATATATGGATATTTATATATTTTCATATTCCGAATTATCTTCTTGTTTATGAATCAATAATAATTCATATTCTTCAAGAGAATCTCTGTATTTTTCTAGGGCAGTTTTTTCTCTATACTCTAATACGGAGCCAGTGCAATAGTAGCACATGCAACGACGACTAAATCTACGTGTTTTCATTTTTCTTCCACGTCAGTTGGTGGTAATTCCATCCATGCGATTGGTTTACAATTATTTGATCTAGTTGTGACATGCCCACCTACAATATATCCATTCCAGAATCCACTGCCCGGATGATGTTCTTCGAAGATACCATTAAAATATCCTATACCTACTTGTTTACAATTATATCGGTTATCACTATGATTAGTGAATTGCCATAAAATAAGAATATCTCTGTCCTTGGGAGCAGTATCCATAGATTGCCACGGTGGGAATTGGCTATAGTTCATATTATCTCTTCAATGTACTGGAAATTTGTTCATAATCTAATCTTGGTTCAACTTTAGTTAGATCATAGAACACTTTTAATTTAGCATCAGTGTCTATATTAGACATACCTTCAAAAAGATATGCCATTTGTTCTTTAAGACCATAAGTTAATTCTTTATGACCCATAATAGCCGAAGAATATTCGACCATTTGTTCTTGGAATGATGTAACCATGATATTCCTTAAAATTGAGGACCATGTTGGAATCGAACCAACCTAATGCTGCTTACTTTTGGTGATTTCAGATTTGAACTGATCAGAGCCTAAAACTCTTACACCCACAGGCAGCCGTAATACCCAGACATACCAATGATCCATATAATATTATTTTGCAGACCGGCAGGGACTTGAACCCCGATCATCAGTTTTCCTAAATATTCTTTTACAAAAACATTTAGGAGACTGGTATGCTGCCATTGCACCACCGATCTATATTACTTTATTTATTCCATTCTACAGTAGCATTTTTTGCAAAACCTGTAAATGGCATCTTTATGCAAACGCTTTTAATTCACGTTCTCTAGCTATTCTTTCCATTTCTTCTAATTCTTCTAATTCTTCTAATTCTTCTAATTCTTCTAATTCTTTAGCTGAGACAACAATTATTTCCATAATTTTATTTAATTTTGGCGAGGACAGATGGATTCGAACCACCATTTCACAATTTTAACATCATGCGTAATTCCAAATGTGGTGAATGCATTCTACTCACGCGTTATACGACATCCCCATTTCTTGTATCATACACAACTTATTTAGTGTTGTCAGCTATGTTTGATTTCAGTGTTTTGAACTATTTTATGTTCACGTTGATAAATACTTAAAAAGGATAACAAAATGATTAAAACATGTTTATACTGTAGTAAAGAGTTTACCACAAATGACTCAAGAAGTAAATTCTGTAATCAATCGTGTGCCGCTTCATATAATAACAGTAGAAGAAAACATAGTGAAGAAACAAAACGAAAAATGTCTGAAAACCATAAACTAAGCAGATCACTTAAAATAATAACATGCATAATCTGTAACGCGCAATATCAACATCGGCGATATAGAAAAACGTGTTCTGATGAATGTTACCATAAAGCAAGATCACAATTGACAATCAATTATTGGAAAAACGGATTATATGATGGTGTAAAAATGGGAGGCGTTCGTCTAGGCTCTACCAGAGGTAAGTCTGGAAAATACCAAGGCATATATTGCGATTCTACTTATGAATTAGCTTTTGTAATATACAACTTAGATCACGGTAATAATATTGAAAGATATGGAAAATATTTCGACTATTATGACCCTGATCGCAATGACCACTTCAAATTTTTTCCCGACTTTTTAGTCAATGGTAAAATCATAGAAATAAAGAATTATTTTAGAAATATAGACACTTACAAATTATCAGGAACAAACGGTTTGGTGACCATAAAATATAAACAAGATTTACAAGAGATATTTGAATATGTTGAAAACAAGACTGGATTACACCGAAACAGATTTTTTGAATTATATGATGATGTCGTAATTGAATTTAAGGGATGTGCTAATTGTGGTACAGAGTTTAAAGTTACTTCTGACCGTAAGAAATTTTGTTCTCAAAAATGTGGCGGGCAGTATGCGGGAAATCATAATAGATTCTGTAAATCTTAAAGAAGAATGGCGGGGTTAAACGGATTCGAACCGATATTTCATTCATCGACAGTGAATTTTCTTCGCCAGTTAGAAGATAACCCCGCAGTTCCTTAATTTTTATTACCTATATCTTGTATATATGCTATTACATCATCACAAATTCTACAATAGCCTGTTAAATTTTTGAGCAGGACTTCTCAAATCCTTCGCGGACTTCGACATCCACATAGTTGCTCAAGCTATGGCATCTATTCAGTAAGTGCCTCTTACCTGCTGGGTGGTTTAGAGCATGACCAGTCGCATGCTATCCATTTCACCTTATGGACAAGGACCGGTGTGAGATCACCGAATTTCTAAGTTGTGCTATCATAACTGATGCACCAACTCTTGTCAACACTTTATCGATATGTACTTACTGTACCTTAAACATGCAAACTCTTCCTCGTCAAGGTCATAGTCAAATCCACCATGGATGCTCATATAATTGTTACCAGATGTCAGGTTCTTATATCTAACATAACCGATAGTATTAGTAAAATTCTCAAGTTTTAGTGGCTTTTTCTGCACAATTAGAAAATGAGTAATCCAACCATCTACTTCTAATTGACTACCAGAACCAACGTTCTTTTGTGTAAAAATATCCTTCCAAAAGGAAATTCTATCCGCCTCACTGGCTTCAAATGAGTTAACTATATTGTCTAGAATTATTTTAACTCTTACTGGATAGTTCTTAAAATTATAGCACTTGCCAAGCAATTCAAAAAGCTTATCAAAGTTCGTGCGAATATTTTTCCAATCGTCTACGGTGCCTAGCACTTTTATCTCTGGCAGACCACACATAAACATTGAGTACGAATAATACGGTGACGCCATTTCACAAAATAAAGCCTGAATCATTCCAACAGATTCTTCGCTCTCAATTGATAATTCTGGAAAGAGGATAGACGCATCAAAATTAATGCTCTTCGATAAAGCCTCTGATAATAAATCCATCGGCATCTCATATTCGCTATTCGTTGGAACTAGAATTTCTTTCTTTTCAGTGGAATCGGTAAACAGTTCCCTAAATGGTTCCGGCTTATCTACAATAAATTTGGACACTTCACTAATAATCAGAATCCAAATATCATATGGTGAGATAGATACATTCACATGATTCGAATAAGCGTGACTCAAAAATCCCAAGAGTCCCGCGTTACGCAATTTGGTCTGGGGAAATTCATAAAAGAATTGATATTTTTCATCAGGTTTCAATACCTTAGTCATATTTGACCGAATAATATCTCCTAACGGATATTCTCGTATATTCTCAGATTTAGTCAGTTTATCATTTAAAATTAATTTCATAGCACAAAATCATCCGCTGAAACATAGTGATATACACGATTATTATGGAAATCATCCACATGAAGGTGGAAGTCGCCATTCACATATTCTTTTCGATGCTGTACAAGCTTCTTATGAACCTGTAAGAACTCCGCTTCCATTCGAGCCTCATTAACTAGCTTCCAAGACAGCGTTGTCTTATTGGCATGTACATAATTTTCATCAAGGTTCATTATCTGCTGATTGAGATCAAGCAGAATCTTGTCCAATTTGATTCTCCCTTCTTCTAAGATAGAATCACGCTTACTGATTAACTTCTGTTCGATCTCTTCCCACGAAAGAAAGCGCTCTACACCCCTTTCTTTTGATGCTAAGAAGACGCAATACTTACCTTCAAGTTTCATCTGTGCGATAAAATCTACAACTGATTTCGGATCAACATATTCGTCATATTTATTCACGTTTTTAACAAACTCCGCATTAATATGCGACAACGTTCCGAACGACTTTAACATTTCTTTTCTGTCGTCTGTAAGCTTATGGATCTTGAAGTAATTATTCATATTTCTCTCTTAGTTATAATTTAACGCTGCGGTGCCTAGTTCTAGCTTTCGGCATCTCATCATAGTCCCCTTCACGCATACCCAAGTATGGTTGAGGCCAAGGCACACCTACTATGATCCCCCTTGGTCGTGTACGTCTATCCGTACTGTCCGCAGCGGCGCTCTTTGATTCTTTCGTGTATCTTACATGGAGTCCTTCATCTTGTCAATAGCTGATCGTCAAGTATCTATTCTTTTTTGTAAATTCATATGTTACGCATAACGGTAATGCAAAGATTTCTGAGAGATATTTCGCGGCCTTGATAGCGTTTGCATTTTGTAGTAAATCGTAATATCTATCTTGCTGCTCGTCAGTTATAACATATTTTACATCATCTATGACTATGTAAACATCATATTCTATTGGTACATGCGATTCATTATCAGTAGAGGCGATAAAAATAATATTATTGTCTTTTATAAATTGACGAACAACTTCTAAAAATTTACAAGACAACATTTTTTCTGGAGAGTCACTAAGTTTGATATAATCTTTATAATCATACCAACCAAATCTATTATGACAGTATGGACCACCACCATCATGCGCAGGACCGTAAAGGACAGGATCGACATAACCCAGAACACCTTCAGACAAGGCATCTTTTAATAGATCGTGTAAATATTTTCGTTCAACTTTCATTTCGGATCTAACCTAGATATACCAATTCTTTTCCATTTATTACCGTAGTGAATGAACCCTTCTGGGCTGACGACTCTACAATTTGAATACATTTCAGTAATTACTACTGTTTCCAACCAATAGATGGTATCTTTATGTAGTAGTGGGAACCAAGCGAATTTTGTATAAATTCGCTGTTCATTTATTTTTGCCTTGCTTCGGGGCTTTTGTTTTATATTAAAGATCATTTGCGTTCGTTTCCATATCCGGTAAATAATCCCACTTAATAGGACTGGCAAATCCGTCCATACTCAATTCTTTTCCAAACTTTGAATTGCCAGTAAAAAATCCTACATACTCTCGTTGGAAATAAACCAAACTAAAATGAGTAATTGCGATAAACTTTTCCCCATCCTGACGTTCCCATACTGCAAGGCACACTGTACCATCTTTTGGAGCAGAATCAATCGGTTTCCAATCTGGCTTCATTTTTAAGGTCTCTTTCACAAGCTTCAAACGCAGTATCCAAGATTTTGTTGATCTTGTCAAGCTCTTCAATGCACACGTTTGCTAAAAAGATAGCATCTTCTCTTGTCTCAATCTTAGGTGCAGCATCATAATACTCTCTGACATCTTTGACATCATATCTCTTAGACATATCACGTATATTATTGCTCATCTGGAATCCCATACACAGAAATAAGATATCTCAACTGGTTGAGATCGCGGTTTTTATCTAATTCTTTACGACGTTCTTCCAAAAAAAGACGAGCTTCATATTCTTTATCGGTTTCTTCTCTTTCATACTTTAACCAAACGTATTCATCATCATGGTCATACTGCAACCGTATATCGTCATATGATATATGATTAGGTAGTCCATTTACTGTTTGTAAAATATCATTCAAACTCATACCATAATTTAAGTTGATGTATTTTTCTACGATCTTTTTCATTTATACTTTATCCCAGTGAAAACATTTTAAATTGTTTATCTACCTTTAACATTTCATTTCGTCAATATAGTCCATAACTTTGGCACGTTCAACTAACATTTTATCTGCATAAGCATATGCTTGCGTTGCAACAAACTCTGGGTTATTCCACCCATATATTTTAATTTGTAATAATGTTTTCATAGCACATTTAGCGAAGTTATCTCTGAGTTTTTGTTCATATTTTGTCATATTATTCGTGATCCTTGGGTTGTAAACTCATGATAGTTTGGCGTTTTTCTTCTACGTCTTCTAACAATTGACGTATGGCGGCATGAACATGACCGCCGAAATAATAATCTTCGACGATTGCGACCACTTTACCTTTCAGGTATATTCTAATACAACTACCATCATCCTGTATATCATAGATATTCATTCTACAAAACCCGCAGCTTTAATTAGACGAGTAGCAATTTCTCTACCGTATTGCTCGGCTTTAGCTTCATATTCGACTTCATCTTTTTTTGCATGCGGAACATTTAAGGCAACCTGAAGAGCACAATGGCGCGCCATCATATCTGGAAACTTATCCCAAGTAAATTTGTCGCCTCTCATTTTATCATTCAAAAAGGTAGCAAACATGCCAGAGACTGTCGCATAGCACTGATTTGCAATTCGTATTTGATGAAGTTCTTTCATAATCTTTCAACTTCACAAGTTTTTGGTTGTTTTGTTTCTGGATCAATGACTGGAGTTGTTGGACGAAGATATTCACCTAAGAAATAAACAACGCCATTAATACACCCTATCTTCAGTCCATTAGATGTTGTTATAACATTTGATCGACAATACTTGTCGTTACTATCTTTACATGATTGCTTTTCCTTAACAATGGGAATGATAATTGCGGCAATTATAGCCATAATCACAATAACAATCATCAATTCAATTATTGTAAAACCTTTAGTTTTCATTTTCTTTCCTCTACTTTATATTCACATGTAATTGGAGTACCATCATTATAGTTCCATAAATCAATGCCAATAATGACATAACTTAGGTTTTGTGTCAAGTGAAATTTTCACTGACAAGGGCCAACTACATGCCTCTATCGGATCAATTTTTACATCTCCGACTGCTTTTCTCATAATATTATATGCGCCATTGACATCTGCATTTATTTCTAAATCAAGACATTTGTCTTTATAAATTCCTCTGGTTTTTCTATATCCAGAAAATTTCATGTCATCCGTCTTCTCTCCATATGTCGGAATCATATCATTACTCAAACATGATGCCTTTGATGTATAGCTCTCTTCCTGACAAATGACATTAATTCCTCTTGATTCGGCTTTATATGTCAACATTTGTTTCAATTTATTGAATGGCACTGACACAAAATTTTGATTATTTTTCTTTCCGATGTTTATCTCTTGTTTCCAACCTTTATTTTCACCGATTATTAAGGTGTTTATTTGGTTGAAATCTAATTGATTAATAAGCCACGTACTTGCTTTATGTAAATAATCACGAATTTTGTCATTTCTTTTTCTAGAAATGGCGTTGATTCTATTACTTGTCTTTCTTTTGTCTCCTAATTTTGATTGTAGTTCTGCTTTTCTTTTATTATAATATTGGTTTATAGCTTTCAATGGTTTTCCATTTATTAAAAATGGTTTCATGACATTTGACGCTGTTGCTACTAAATTACTTAAACCGATATCAACGGACAAATAACGACTATTGTCACTTCTTTTGTCTTCTATATCTGTCAAATATATCACTTCTATATCAAAATGATTGCTTCTCGGAACAACTCTAACCTGTTGTATATCTGTTTTTTCTGTCTTTATAAAGATGTCATAACCAGATAATTTTACATATCCAGGTTTAACGAAAGATAATGCCTGATTAGTGAAAATTGTCACATATTTACCTGATTTGTCTAGGTAATTTGGTATACGTACCTTGTCATTTTTCTTTGCTTTCAACAAAGCAAAGAATGATCTAAAATTTTGATCAACCAATTTTAAGGTCTGTTGTGACACTTTTCTAGGTAATTGCTGGTAATCTATATTAGTTTTTGCGAAATCACCAGCTAATTTTGAATAGCCGATGTATGTTTTTGTGGAGAAAAAATGCTGACGAATGGCATACAAAGATGCATTATACAAGTTTTTGGACTTGTGAGTCAGATCACACAAGTCACTAAAATAATGACTTGTGCGACATATGGCATGCTTTTCTACACGTCTAGCTTTCATGCAGCTTCCAAGGATTGGATCAGCTTTTCGGTCTGTCGCTTGGACCTACGCAATCCATACAACCGGGCTGTAAAAGATGTGACAAGTGACACGAAATCTTGCATTAAATCTTCTTTTTCGTCCTGAACCGGATTGATGACCTCAATCTTTCTGTCAGAAACAGCCAGCAATTTCTCGATGTAATTGGTGCCGAAACGGGCTAATCGATCTTTGTGTTCCACAACAATCAAGTCAATGTCTTTATCTATTAAAAGCGACTCAAGTTTTGGTCTGTTGTCATTTAAACCAGAACCAATTTCTGTGACAATCTTCTCTATTTTGTATCCTTTGGCATTGCAATAAGACACAACTCGATCTTTTTGTCTATCAAGATTATCTTTGTTTTCTGTACTCGAAACTCGGGCATAAACAGCGACTTTTGTCTCTTTATTGACATCAAGTAAGATGCGAACCCTGCCAGTTTGTGTATGTTCTATTTGTAGTTCGTTATTTTTGATCCAGCGCCATACTGTGCGCTGGCTCACACCTTTCATTTTTGCATATTCAGATATTTTTATTCTCATTTGTTTTTCTCTTCTACAAATCTATTTATAGTAAACGCAGACAAGTGTACCAAAAATATCCTGTTATGTCTTCTAATTCAATAAAGATTCATAATACCAGCAGATTTCAGCAAGTCAACGCCTTCTTTTTCTGATAGTGGCGGCAACCCACCAATAGACTCAAATTCGGAATTATCATTTTTAATCGCTTGAATTTGTTTACGAATATATCTCATAAACAATATAGCTTTATCTTCATCCAAGAAAGTCCCGTCACCAGTATCACTAATAGGCACTGGAAACATGAAGCCACATTCAGTTTTATAAAACAATTCACCATGCTTATAGTAACAAAACTTCACTCTCTTATTATCTTTAACTATGTCTTTAATATTGTAATTCATGAATCTATCCCTCTGGTTATTTCTAATCCACTATTTTCTAGTAGTCTTTTTGCTCTACCATAATTGTCACCCTTTGGTGACATGTTTAAATTTAACAAACCATGGCGTATACTGCCAGCGTTTACTATGCTATTAATAAGTTCGTTATCACTTATTTTCGCCTTTCTTGTGTTTCTTCCTCGCCATGTCGGAGTTAATGAATGACAATTAGGACATAATCCCTCTAGATTATCTCTAGAATTATTCTTATTATTTCCGTCAATATGGTCAATCTCTAATGAGATTGGAGATCCCATCCACTCAAAAATACCACAAGAATTACATTTATTTTCTTGTTCTTTTATGACCCTAACCCGCTTTACATCAAAACATACAGAGTCAAATGGTTTTTCATTAATTTTCTTTTCGAGAGTTTCTTTTATTTTCTTAATTCTAGTTGGTGTATGTATTTTTGATATTCTCTCTACCCTTTCCAAATCTGATAAATTTCTCCAAAATATCTTGTTCTGGTCTGCTTTTTTAATTTTGGCTTCATCAGTAAAGACCCTAGTATTTCTACATGCTAGAGAACAATAATTTATTAACCCCTTGGATGGTATAAAATCTACTTCACATTTTTTACATTTCATGTTATGGAACCTTATGGTTATATTCTTATTTATACATAAGGTTCGATATTGCCTAATTAAATGGTGGGACGACCGGGCAACGATCCCGGAACCTGTCGGTTAAAAGCCGAATGCTCTGCCAATTGAGCTACCGTCCCATAAACTTACTCTTCGAATTCTCTGTAATTCTTTGCAGGAATCCATTTATCATCGATCTTGATCATACAACCAGTCATCATTGTATAATGTGATGGTGTATTAGACATGTTCCATGTTTTAGTACATGAATATTCATTCAACGCTGCTTCAAGTGTAAATAATGAAGCGAACCCAAATAAACATGCTATTATCATATATATCTCTCCATGCTTATAAGAATTCAAGCCTGCAATTCCAACCACGATGGCTAACATAAGAAGTATTACGAATACAAAGAAGAACATTTATATCTCCGATCTGCTTATTGTGAAGCTATCTTACTGGAATCTTCGGTCAATGTCAACTCATATTCACGCTTGATCACTTCTCTAATCATTAAACTAAGTGCAAGACAAAGGATGAATACGATTGGTAGGAAAATATACCCATGATAAACTAATGCTATAATCGCAATGATATTTAATGTCCTGTGTACGACAGTAATTGATGACTCTGGTTTATATACCTTTGCACTATTCTGCAAAATAGCGTCATTTGTTAATGCTAGAAATAATAGAAAAGAAATAGTAAAAGAGAGGTACACAAAGAATGACAGCAAATTCATAATATTTTCATATTGAAGAATAGCGCCAAAGAATGTCATTACAGATACTAGCACTAACATAAAAATTTTAGTTAACATTTTGGATTTCCCATATATGTTTTAAGTAGTTTAAGAGTTCTTGTGACAAAGTTCATCGACTTAGGGCAACCATCATACCAATCCTTAACCACATCTGTCAAACCATCAATTAGAATTTTTTCTTTTGAAACGCCAGATTCTGACTCTATCTTCATATTTTGTTGTAAAAGTTTTAGCAATGCTATGTCAGCCTCGTATGTTTCTTTAAGAGCCTGCTTCAATTCTTCGCCAATATCTTTGGCTATGATCAAATCCATCTTCATCTCAAGCTTGCGTAAAATTGAATCACTTATTATCAAATCATGTAAATTATCCTCGGCATAACCAGAAGGATAAAGATCAGAACGATATGATGGGGGGACTTGATCGTCAGGGATTTCTATAATTATGCGCATGGTGGGTTTTTGGTTATGGAGGTTGTAAAGGCATGTTCGCACAAAAAAGGAATAATGTCAACGAACTCGTATAAATACTTAAAAAGGAGAGTTCGAATGCCAAAACCAAGAACGTCAGTAATATGGTTAATACCTAGAGAAGATTTACAAAACATGATAGACACAAGTAGTTCTATCGTAGAAGTTTTAGAGAAGTTAGGATTTAATGGTTACAACGGGAACCATAGGACACTGACACGGAGGATCAGTGTGGAGTCAATTAATACCGAACAAATGAAATTAAACTATAAAGAATATAGAAAAGCACGCATAGATTGTACTCATAATATACACAATGTTTTTGTTACTGGTTCTAAGACGAGTAGAAAAACAATTAAAAAGATACTAACAGAAAATAATCTATTAGCTTACAAATGTTCTGAATGTGATAATAATGGAAGTCATAATGGCAAACCATTAATCTTGCAATTAGAGCACATTAATGGGATTAATGATGACAATAGATTAGAAAATTTATGTTTTCTTTGTCCTAACTGTCACAGCCAAACTACTACATTTTCTGGTCGAAATTCCAAACGTCCGAAGAATGACAAGCGGAAGAGCTATGAATCAGCAGAGAAAAAGGCCATCAGGACTCAAAATATGAGAAAGTTTAACGTCACTAAAGAGGAATTGACAGAATTGATCATAAACCATTCAATGGTGTCTTTGGGTGAGAAGTTTGGTGTCAGTGACACGGCAATTAAGAAAAGATGTAAGCGGTTGGGGATAGATTTAGATTTGAGAAAATATAAAAAATTGGAGCGGGCGATGGGAATCGAACCCACCTAAACTCTGCGTTGGAAGCGCAGGGCACAGCCACTATACCACACCCGCCTAATTCTTTAATTTTGGTGCAACCGAGAGGCTTCGAACCTCCAACACCTGACATTTCACGCCAGTGCTCTACCAGTTGAGCTACAGTTGCATTGTTCATACATACTACACCTATTTAGTATGTTTGTCAACTGTTGTTTTTGCCTAGAAAATAACAAATTCGAACCATCTGTATAAATACAATTAACAACATAAGAAGGTTCAAAATGAATTATATATCAAAAGAAGATTTACAAGAGGCGATCAATGCCAGTACATCAAAAGCCGAGTGTTTTAATTTTCTAGGTTTACACACTACTAGCAATTACTCTTATAAGTCATTAAATTATTATATAAAGTTATATGATTTAAATATAGATAAGTTTACAAATAATAAAATAGGGAAAAATAACATTAAAATAAATCTAAAAGATATATTGGATGGGAAATATCCATCATACACAACATCTAAACTAAGAGTGCGATTAATTAAAGAGAATATATTCTCTCATCAATGCTCTATATGTTCATTAACTGAATGGAACGATAAACCAATACCATTGGATTTAGATCATATAAATGGAGATCCAACAGACCATCGACTAGAAAATATAAGATTATTATGTAGGAATTGTCACGCACAGACTAGTAACTTCTGCGGAGCAAATGTCAAAAAGAGATCAGTTAAGATAAAACCAGAAAGACCTAAAAAGATAAAACCCGAAATAATCCGAAAAGAAATATACAATTATAGGACGGGAGAACTAACAACAAAAATAAAAGATGATATGGAAATAATTAAAAACTGTGATATTGATTTTACAAAATATGGATGGGTGACAAAATTAGCCACATTACTTGGTAAGAAACCTCAGAAAATCAATAGATGGATGAAGAAATATATGCCAGAAATTTTAGAAAAATCATTTCAAAAATCTAATAATTTGGCAGCGGTAGATGGAATCGGACCACCATAGTCTGAGTCAAAGTCAGATGCATTACCATTATGCTATACCGCTACATATTTTGTTAATGGACAGTAAATAATCGTGTACTTAAATCATTTACTGCCCTAGATTTAACATGAGTGTTCGATAGATCATCCAACCGGGAATTCCACCGTAGGTCACATACGATCTGAGTCATCTTAAATCTATTTCTTAATTTTTTGCGGGCATGATAGGAGTCGAACCCACAGCCGAATGATTCGTATTCATTCCATCGTCCATCGAAAGTGCATACCCGTGATTTGTGTATCTTACATCTATTTAGTGTTGCTGTCAACTACTGGTTTCACCATAAACAATAAAACCTAATTGTTGTCACATCTTTTGATACATGTTTTAAATCTACTTCTAATCCCTCACACACATCGGCATTATATTTTCTAACATAATTTAATGATGTGGCAATACACTCTTCTTCTTCTTCGGGATATTCCCCATCAAAAAAAATTAACAACCTCAATTGGTGGTTTGATGTTTAATTTCTTACAAGAGTCCCAAACAGCCTTCATCACTCGCCATTTATCATCTACTGGCACTAATCCTACAACATGCATTGACATACTCATAAACTTATTATCCTTTTATTAAAAGAAACTTTTTCCAGTACTTTCTATCTGATAGATGCCCATTTTTAGCTTTTCACCAGCATCGTTTGTGTCAGGAGTGCTTCGTGTATGTTCTTCCTGCAAATCCCACTTACCTCTCAACCGATATTTTTTTAAATCTTTATCTTTTAGTTGTTCAGCTTCAACGTCCAAATGTTTATTTGGTAATACGTCAATATTGAATTTTTCCTTCAACATTTTTCGAATCTCTGACAGGACTATAGATTTACCAGTGCCTGCTGGACCAGATACAGTAATTGTTGTAATATTTTTTCTGCGCCCACGATTCATTATTTAACCCTTATCAGTTTCTTGTAATTCTTCTTCATCTTTATTGACAACACCATAACAATACCAGAAATCATCTGATTCATTTATTAATAACCAAATTGCCATATCAATATTAGCACTATCAGTAACATCTGTCTGCCGGAACGCTTTATGAAAGTAACCGTCAATATCTGGTAAATCTGATTCGTATTCTTTAAGCAATTTATACAAAGCTCTAGAAGCATAGCTATCTGAAGTTTTGGTTCGTTTTTCAAACAACTCAAGAAATTGTTTGATTTTTACTTGGTCATTCATAATATTCTCTCAAATAGATCCATAATCAAATAATGACAATCGTTCTTGTTTAATCACTAGAATATTCTTCCTGTACGGGATACCAAAATCTTCCAGCAATTCTTCAGAAGATACCGAAAAATCTTCACCACAACAATCACAAGTAATATTGTGTGGATATCTTTCAAACTTTTCTATGAAATATTCGACAGCCTCATCATATGGCAGTTCAATGTATATGACACCATAATCTTTAATCTTTCTTGAGCCGCCACTACACATATCATAAAATTCGGTCCACATATTAGTCTTCTTCTGTTGGTGCACTATACAGTAACGGATTGAACCATTCAAGCTCTTTTGGAGAAATTTTCATCTCATCCATGGTAGCAACCATAGCTTGGGCTAGCTCTTCAATCCACGCATTTTTTACTTTTTGAAATTCATCGATATTCATTTTAATACTCCAATGACTTAATTTGAACGTTCTGCTGAACGCTGTAAATTAAATTGTGTGCTATTCCCATTTATACATGTCACCACCATCAAACCGTTTGCGGAATGAATTATTTCTTGGATTTTATCCTGACCACCACAAATATCTACAGCAAGATTTACTGTCCAACCCGGTACAGTATCGCTACAGGCAGAAAGTAGAAATACAATCATAATTAACATTATTGTGCGCATTTACTTATCCTCTTGTAACTGAATTGAGTAGAATATACCATTTTTACAATTTACTGAGCCGGAACTAGTAGATGCATCATAAAACATTTGCTGTATCTTATCTGCCCCGCCACAATGAATTGCGGCACTGTCAGCAACCCATTGTGGGATTGCATCGTTACATCCAGCAAGTGATAAAATTAAAACTATTAAGATTGTGGTTTTGGCCATGGTAGTAAGTCCGAATGTGGTAGTGGTCTATTATTCACTGCTGCGAGAAGATTGTCAAGCATTCTTCTGACATCTTTGTCCGTATATCTTGGATGTTCATGACCTTCTAATAACATTAGACCAATGACTTGATAAGCTTCATTACAAGCGGCTTGTAGCCTTTCTTTATGCTCTTTAATAGTGTCCGAATCTTCACAATTTTCAGACATGAACTTAATTGTGTCGTTTTTATAAACTCTCATACAAATGGCCAAACACGCTTAGGAGCTTCATAGGGTTCTACCACAACTGGAGTGGGTTCTGGCTTATTAGCTTCTGCGATAGCACGAAGCAATTCGATATGATGTTCATTATCACGCTTAATACTTTCATCATAAGCTTGTTTTAAGACAAGTGCACCAAGCAATCCACCAGTGAGTAAATTATTGTCCATCATCATTCTCATTTGAGAGTTGTTTTTGTATAAGTTCTCTTAAAAGAGACTTTCCAGAATTACCTTTTGAGTATAATACGACCATTTGACCGGGTTTGCAACCACCAGCAAGTATTTCATTGATCGACATCATGGCATCAACCATAACTCGCCTACTTTCTTTCGTGACAGACTCATGTACTTGTGGATCATATAAATGGAAGCTATTGGTGTTCATATTATTCCTAGTAATAAATGGCTAAGTAAAATCTCCACAAGTGTAAAACCTTATGATGACCGTCATAGTACGTCGAATAGTAACCAAATAATTTTTTGTTCGGTAATTTGTTTCTACTACAATATCCGCAAGTCACTTCACCATATCTAAGTATGTAAAATAACTCTTTCAATTAACGGCCCCAACGATCTCTATGGCGCCTATCATGCCTGTAATTTCGATGATTGTCAAATCTATAGTTGTATTGATATTCGTAGCGATATCTATAATTACGAGGATAATTGTAATAACCATATGGCCTATAATATCGTTGCCCATAATATGGATAACTTCGATAATAATTATATGGTGGTCTGTAATAACCGTTATAATAGCCATGGTTGCTATAGCGATCTACTGCTACCACAAAGTTCCCATTATCATAAATCAATCTTACATCACTATCCGCCTTAACGGTGCCAGCGAACAATGATGCTACCAACGCAAAGATTACTAAAAATTTGTTCATGGTATTCTCCTAATGAACTTATAACTATTTATGATCTAAAAGGCTTTAAATCCCGAATCATTTTATCTTTCATATCTTGTTGAAGTTTTTCTTTAAACAGTTGAATTTCACCTAAAACCGTGTTACCAATTATAGCTGGAATATTATTCCTGATTTCAGAATACTGCATGTCCTGCAAATATTCAACAGAGACATACAATTCCACTTTGTAATATGGTTTGAAATCCGATTCATTGATCAATAATTCTACATTATTCTTCATGAATTTTATACTCTATTTCATTAGCATCAATTAATTTTACCCAGAACCTGATGCTCTTTGTAATCTTTTTCTTATTAATTACTGGTATCGATTCCTTCAACCACAAAAAAGTAATGCTATCATATGCTGGTGAACCCTTTTTGATATAAATTCTATCAATCTTTAATAAAGCATCTATGGGTAACTCACATCGTGTAAGTTTATTTGGTTCATAGTAGCTAGGTCTTGGAAGACCTAGATACTCTCTCAACCCTGTGTTTCGATATTCGTCATAATAATTAAATGCCCATTCTGACGTTAATTTTAATACTGTGCCTAATGGCGGAATGAATAGTTTCATTTCAATCTAATCCTAACCAGTGTTCCCATCCTTCAGTACCGAAGAAATCATCATTTCCTAATGGGTCAAGGAAGTTATCCTGAAGATATCCTAAAATGATATCAATGTCAACCTCCGACCCATCTCTAGAAACTTCCATAAATTTCTCGCCTATTAGCTTGAGGACTTCTCTCTGCTTCTTCTCTTTGAGATCGGTTAAGTTCATGATTTATAGCTTGGTTATATTGATTTTTTGTACCTGAGAGATAAGGTAATTATCCTTCAACTCATAAACTCCAAGTCTGAAGTCCTCTTCGAAACCTTCACAATCTTCTTCAGCATAACGCCGAATAACATTCTGGATTTCATTCTCCCCGACGTTTACTTCGACCACATTTTCATCTTCGTAATCGAATATCAGAAACTGTTTTGGTTTTTGAATGGTTTCTGATTTAGTATTTTGTGCTTGATCACGCAGGGTGATATACGCATCATATAGTTGCTTTACTCTTACAGAAAAGCTCTTTTCGGGACAATTCCAATTTTTAAACAAGCTATCAGGCCCGTGTACAATGGCAGAGCCGTTTTCATCTATTACTAAAATACTGCCATTATCTAAAAAATCAAATCTACTAAAGTTCATTATGGATTTTCCTTGATCTTATTTAAACAGGCTGGCGATTTCATCAATTTCCATCGCAGTTCTGGTGTCTTCACTGACCAACTTCTTAAGTTTCAGTTCAGCGGCTTCCAATTCCTTCTTCTTGGATTCCCAAGATACTACGCTTAGACGGGTTTTGAAATCATCACACCATTCGTCTAGAGTATATCCATTCCACTGCAACACTTTCTGTGGTACTGACAACATGTTTGCCGCAATATCATTGAAATTCTGTTTCAGCAGTAGATGCGACAAAGCTTCAACCAATTTCTGTGGGTCCACGATAGTATTGATATTGAAAAAATCATTATTATCATACTTGAACACACCATTAGTCTTATAACTAATTCGTGGCTTCTGGCCTAGTGCTTCTTTCTTAGAAGCAATGGTTTCCAGAAGAGCTTTAATTTTATTATCATTGTTTGACATTTTATTTTCCTTTTAATTATCGAATTTTGTGGATTTTGCCATATTCATTATGGGCAATTGCTTGATATAATTTAAGATTATTTAATTGTGTACTGAATTGATCTTTTGGCAGTTTATGATAATCATAAAAATAATTATAACTATCTCGTGTTGGGCGTACACATAACACCTTATAACCGTCAATCATACATTCAATCCTACAACGAATATTGATGATATCATCTTTAATTCCGTTATAGTCAAATTCATAATACTTTCCATCTTTACTTGAGAAGTAACCATAGCCCATAACTCTCGTATGTCCGTAGTGATTTACAATCTCAGGTACGACCTCTTCAAATGTAACTTTGGTTACGGGAGACCCATAGAATGACTGTTTTAATTTCTCATATTCTTCAGCAAAGTCTGAAGAAATTGCATCAGACAATTTGGATGCAATTTTTGTAAATCCTGTTTGAATCCAGTACTTTCCTGCCTTATCTTTATCAGTATGAAGGAATACGTGTTTCTTTCCTTTATTCACTTGTTGATAAGCGGTGTACTTATCATTATCAAAGCCATAATCAGTTTCAAATTCGTAGTAATCCTCTCTGCCCAGATAAAGAACATTTTCCATGTCCTTATTCATGTAGACGCATCCGGGGATCATGTCACTCTTTGAAACCTTTGATAGCTTATGATCTGTGAAAACCTTTGATGACTGATATTCAACTGATTCAGTTGGGAGAAGAATTAGATTAGTACCATCCCACGCATACACAAATTCTCCCTCAAGACCCTTACCCTTCGTGGAAGTACATTCCTGAAGGATATAAAGAAGATTTTCTACAGAAATTTCAAATTCAAACCCACGCGGATCATACACGCGAATGTGGGCCATGCGATGATTCCAATCGCTACGATAATCGCCAACCTTCTTGTTTAGAACAAAACCAGAAGTGGGTTCGTTCGGAAATTCCTGTGCATCAATCTTATGATCGCGCCAAGAGTCCCAACTCTTTTCCTTGCGGAGCACACCCTTCTCATCATAATAGATGATGTACGCCAACATTCCAGTATATGTATCAGAGCGCTTATTGAATCCGACTTTGATGGTCTTTGCGATGTTTAACTTATTATTGGACATGATGTATTCTTTGTTAGTGGTGGTAGTTGTGAAGACTATACTATCTTATGCTACAAGCGTCAAGTTATTTTGACACTGGTACTTGCAGCATCCCTTTGAAGTCCATCGGAATGATAATAGTATTAACTTTACCGTCACGTACAGCCTCTGCAATCGTTACAGTGGCAGTTGCCTGCATATAACCTACTGCACCAGCATTCGCGTTCAAAACTGCAATACGCTCAGCTTCCTTGCGTGCTGTGTCAACTTCTACTTCCTTTTGTAAGAAGCGATTCTTAGCCTCAACTAAAGCATTAGCAGATTCAATAATCTTGTCCGCTGGAAGAATATTCTTCACTAATACCTGTTGAATTAGAATAGACTCGGCAAGTCCTTCTGCGGCAAGAGAATCTATCATACTTTCCTTAATCTCTTGTTCAATGGATGCGCGATTATCACTCATTTTCAGTGATTCATACTTACGAGCAGATTTGTATGCTGCATTGCGTGCAACCTGATGAACATAATTATACATCAATAGAATGTCTCCATCTTCACTGACAGCGTGGAAGCTACGATTCTTGTCAATATAAATGTCTGCAACTTGCGAAATATTTAGACTGTAAATAACAGCCATGTCAAAATCTTTTACTGTGCTATTGTCGGATGCGAGCGGAGTCATATCTTTAACTTCTACTTGAACATCTTTCGTAGGAAATGTAAGTACATCACCAATCAAATGTTGATTGAATGATCCCGGTACAAGCTCATCAGTTTTAACTTGCTTATCAAATCCTACACGGACGCCTACTTCACCAGTTTCGATACGGGTACAGCCGACAGCGAAAGCTGAGATGGCAATTGCTAGGGACAACTTTGTAAGTTTATTCATTGGTCTTTTCCTTGATTAGTTAAAATAATGTAACGAAGAGGTATAGCGTGATACTTGTTAATGCTGTTACAATCAGTGCGTATGTCCACTTTTGATTTGTCCTGAGCTTTACATGATACACGTGCTTGGCTACATAGTCAATACCGAAGAAGAATACACAGAAGAATGCAACGATTGTTAGAATAATTTTGATCATGTTATGTCCTTATTACGAGCAACTGTGGCATGTTCCTTTGTGAACCTTTTCACTATCTGGTGTTGGCACTACGCCACGTTTAATAATTTTCATGATTTTCATGATTTTCTAATCTCCGAATCTCTGTGTGGTACTTTACGACGATTAAAAGCGCCATCGTCTATGACGTGTCTGACAATCTCTAAATCAAGACCATCAATATAATCACCATCGATAATACAATCCAATAATTCTTGATAAGGGATTGTATAACGTTCTCCATCTACTACAAATTCCACCCTGAGTGATTCGTCATATGAATGGTTCTTTGTAAGTTCGAAATCGTCCTTCTTTGATCTATCTGTACAAAGTTCCATATATGATACACACATACAATCTACCGTATATCGAGCATGCTCAGAGAACCAATTAAAAATTTTTAATAATTTTTCATTATCCTTGATCTTGTTAGAATTAGATTTAGGCTTAGAATCCTCTTTCTCTTTTTTACATGCATCCGATCTTGAGTCATAAATCACCAATTCCACTTTTTCGCGAATAACATCAACCATGCGAGATCGCAAATGCTGCGCGATAATATGCACATTTTCTATAACTTGTGCAGTTGTATGTTTAGAATGAGAATAGTGCATCGTGGCATAACACTTCACACCTTCACCTAAACAGATGTCATTTTCGATGCACGAAAATATCCAACCAGTCTCTTCTACGATAGGTTTAAGCTCTGAAGCTTTACCAAGCATTGTGACATGGCATTCATAATATTGTTTCATTTGATAGTGTTCTTTTGTATGTGGACACAAACATAGTAACAAGCATAAGACGATATGTCAAGAACGAAAAAGGCCAGCGCAAGCTGGCCTTTTTCTGAATCACAATAAGTTGCTAAAATGGTTCGAATAGCTTTCGCTATTTTGTCCGGGTTTGAACCAGACTCGCGATCCGATGATTAAGTCGAACGTTTCTCCAAGGTAAACCAGATTAATCGACTGTGAAAAAAAACTGAGGACAGTGTGGGATTCGAACCCACGGCCCCTTTCGGAGCTTCACTTTTCAAGAGTGACGTGATAAACCTGACTCCACCAACCGTCCGTAATACATTACCAGTAAGTTATCAACAATCAAATGCGAACCGACGCTAGTGTTGGATTCGAACCAACTAATTCCCAAATTTTTGGCGGGAAGATAATGATCATCTATCGACTGATAAATTCAAAATTATTGTAGTAAGTTATTCGTAAGGAATTATGGGCACGCGGCCCAATTCACCAATTGAAAGATAATCCTTAGCAGATCGACTACAAATTCTATTTATATGTTTGCCAATAAGTTTTAGTAAAAGTTTTGGTGCCATACCCAAGGTGGGATTCGAACCCACAGTCTTTTTTAAGATAATCTTCTACAAATCGACTGACAATTTTATTCTATTTATACATGTTCAAGTAAGTTAAACAATGAAAGATGTTTTGACGGCTGGCTAACCACTTGCCTACCAGTTCTATTTCTAGTACCCGGATGGGATTCGAACCCACGTGCTGCTGTTTGCTTGATAACCTTTACATCTTCGACTTAAACAATTTTATTCTATTTAGTACATTCTACACTTTTGTTTTCTTGTTGTCAACTACTTCAATCCGTTCCAACATATCAATCCACCATTGTGGGTCTTTTGTTTCGCGCCATCTACCGTATGGTCCACAACCCCATTGACATGCACATCTTGGCCATGCTCCATGTTTCTTAACAAATTCCACAATCCACTTTTCGGTTTCATCTATTGATTTACCGCAGTTACGATCACAATACAGCATATCAATATGTTTTCCTTGGCCAATCCAAATCCTCTGCGATTAGCCTAGCATGTTCGATAGAATCTGCCAATACCGTTTTCCAGTTTCTACCCCAATGACTATCTAGTCCACCTTGAGAAACAAAGAAGTCATACTCTTTTACAAAATATTTACCACCATCATTTTTAAATACTTTATACTTATCCATAATGTACTCTAATTTGGAGTCTCGTGAGAGAATCGAACTCCCCTAAAATCCGGGTTGCAATCGGATACATAGCCACTCTGTCAACGAGACATTATTAATTCAGTAAGTTTTATTGACGGTTATGGGAGTTTTCATAATAGTTGATAACCCATAGTTGTCCTTCGACTGAATATTCTTACAATTCTATTTATGTTTTCTTAAAGTGCTTTTTAAGCACGTCAATCATGTTGCTATTATTAAAAACAACACCTAATACATAAGATGCTACAGTTCTTCCAGTTTCAATTGGACCGTCCCACGATTTATAAGCAAAACCATACGGTTCTCCCCATTCTTCAAGTAAGACCTTTTTAGCATCTTCAAATTCATCATCATTAAATTTCCAGACATTAGCATCAACAATGATACCATTGTTCCAATTTATAATTACGTATTCTTTCTCTGGATCATCGTTTCTAAGTAAATTAAATGCGATAGCCATGATGGTCTCAATAACGCTTAATCGTAATTTTTGGCTTAGTACTAATTTCAATTTCAATTGAAGTTGCCTTGTAAACTATAAAGTCTACATCATCTTCGGTATACTCATTTTCGTCCAAATATCTTTGAACTTCATCTTCAATTTCATTGAATTCAATTGCTTCTGCTACAAGTTCACCATTATTAACATCCATAATGACATACAATGAACCGTCATCATCTGCTGATACAGCAGCACAGCTACAGCTATTTTTCTTTGCCATTTTACAATCCTTTTTTTTTTGTTTTGTTTTAGAAAGATCATTTTATGAGAAGAGTTATAAATGACACCCTCTTTACTTATCAAATCTTTATTGCGTTTTCAAGCTCTTTTGCGTTGCTGAACCAGCCATTTTCAAAATCTGACCTGCGTCCATCAAAGGTGAAGCTAATGAACCACTCATTTCCACCAATGTCAAACTTCTGCCAAGACCCTCTTTCAACATCACAATAATTATAATCAATTAAAGGCAGATTCAACTCTTTTAAATAATCTACTATTTCATCCGTAGCTGGGATGATATCTAGAGGAAAATAATCCACATTTTCTTCCAAAACTTCTCGAATATCATCCTTATCACTATTACACAAGAAATATTCTACAATTAAGGCCAGACATACTCTTGCAGAAACGGACATGTTGTATTTAGTACAAATTTTTCTGATGTTTACCAGAATGTCATTCATTCTGTTCCACTCGTACTGTCTGACATTTTCCATCAATCAGTGGATATCCACAAGTAGTTGATATGAGATAAAAAACGTACATCATAACCGCCATCAACACAACCCCGATTCCTGCTCCGGCCATCGCAGTATATTTTTCTGTTTTAGATCGCCATTTCATTATTGAGTCCCTTTCATGTTTTGTATCTTAACCATTTCTGTAGGTTCTGTCAAGGTCTTTCCTGTTCCACCACATGCGCCACATTTGGGGCTACCATTGTGATCATATCGTCCAGATCCATTACATGCGTTACATTTTTCTAACTTTCTTCCATGATTTTCTTGATAAGCTTTTCTACGCTCTTCTTTTCTAATTTTATAATTATTTTCAAACATGATTACACCTTTTGTAATTTTTCTAATTCTAGCTTAAGATCTTGTATTTTCTTAGCTTTGTTATAAGCTTTATAAGATTGTACCGATTTATTATATTCTTCCAATGCGTTGGAATACTTTTCATCAAATTCTTTTAATTCTTTGTTAAATTCTTCATCGGATTTTTCCAACACAACGTGGAATTCCATAATAGGATAATAATGGTCTTCAATTAATGATATTTTTATTTTATCTGGAACTATATTAAATGTTTTGGCTAGTTCATTTACAGCCGTATTAATTTCACTAAGCCGAATATCGCTGTTATGAACAGAATAATCATCATAATGTTCGTTTTCATAATCTTCAAATAATTTAATATCATTATCTGAATATCCACGATACATATAAAAGAATTTATGACTAGTTTTTTCAGGTTTTTTAAACGTTGGCTTAATTGGCTTTTTCATAACCAAAATTCCTTGTGACATTTATAATTTCATTAGGTACAAAATATACTTCGGCACTTTCAAAGACTCTACAAAAGTTGTGCTCATCTTGATAATAAGAATTTTCTGGAGAACCCAGCAAATCTACAACGATTTGATAATAAGAATCACTAACATAGTGAGAGAAGTTCTGCTCGTCAGGAATATCTTCAACCGTGTGACCAAGATCGTACTCTTCTACGATTTCTCTGGCTACTGACGGATGTCGTAAAAGAACTTTATCAACATATTGAATAAGCAATTCGTCTTCGACACCTTGATTACAAAAGCGCTCATCATCAGAATCGAAACCTTTAAGGAACTCTAAAAAGAATAGAACTTTTTCTTTAGAAAGTCCATATAGTGTAATTGTCTTTGGCGAATCGCCATCGTTTTCCCAAGAATCTACAACTAATTGAAATCCTGCACTAATATTTTTATTCATGACGTTATCCTAATAATTCATTGATGTGATTTTTGATATAAGTTGCTCCGTCCTTGAACTCATAATATCTTTCGCCTTCAGCTACTATATCAAGTAGTTCAAGTTTTAACAACCTCAAAAGTTCTGCAAGCTGGTCATCATAGATAGACGACCAATCAATCTCTGCGCCAGCAGGCTTCCAAGGTTCATCTGACCAAAAACAAAATCCCGCTTCTTCCGCTAACTGTTTGATTTTATTGTTCATTTTAATTCTACCTGCGCTGTAATTCCCATTCGTTTAAGCTTAAACTGCTTTGTTATAGCTTCTTCGTGTGTGTCATAAAATTTATGAACCTCATAATCTTTTTCGAAGTCCCACCACGAAACGATCCATCTAACTTTCTTCTTTGACATGGTCGGCCACCTTTCATTTCCATTTTTCATATGCTATCATTGGCATCTAATTCAGTCAAGGAACGTACATGTCCATGAAGATAGAATCACTATTCGAAAGTCCGCCACAATTTACACCTGATGGACAACATTTTTGGGACAATAGAGTTGCGGATGCTTTACAAAATAAATCATATGTTTACTATGTAAATTTGTTACCACATAGAGAAATAATTCGAATTACGTCACTAAAACAATATGATGAATTAGCAAATAGTAAGGAGATTTGGGGCGATGGTACAAAACATCAGGCAAGACGAATTATAATTACAACTAAACAATTAATTTAAAGGAATTTAACATGCATTGGGTACTACAGGAAAATTTGTTTAACGAACAAGGATTTAGGGACGCTCTGGACGTTTTTGAAAGGTTTAAGATACCATATTCTTTACATAAGGTTGTGCCGTTTGTTGGTGAGCTAGAGCCTGACATTAGTCCAGATGACAATGTGATCTGCATGGGTTCTTACTCTATGCGCCACATTGCTAAGAAGAAGGGTTGGTATCCCGGTGTGTTCGATCTAGAACCAGTTAATTTTAATGAACAAATGAAGCATTGGGGAAAGCACATGCTCAATGCTGATGCTGTTGTGTCAAGATTTGCTGATGCTAAGATTGTAACAGGAAAAGCATTCCTACGTCCAATTGAAGATTCCAAAGTATTTGCTGGAAAAGTATTTACAGATCAAGAACTTACAGAATGGCAGCATAGTATCATTACTATGGGAGATGACTATGGTTCTTCTATGAATGGTGACACACTGATACAAGTATGCCCGGTCAAGGAAATCTACGCAGAGTATAGATACTGGGTTGTGGACGATAAAATCGTAACCAAGTCCATGTATAAGCGTGGTGGGACGGTTCATTACTCCAGTGACGTTGATCATCGATTTGATAAGTTTGTGTCATCACTAACTTCTGGACCGTTTTCAGTAGATTATTGGCGACCGCATGATGCATACGTGATAGACGTTTGTGACACACCAGATGGTATCAAGGTGGTCGAATTGAATACACTCACAAGCGCGGGGTTCTATGCGGCCAATATGACAGACCTAATCATGGCACTAGAAGATAAGTTTAGTAGAAAAGAACCTAGAAAAGATATTGGCGGTATTATTACTTATAAAGTGCAACGCAGTATGGATAAAGGATTCTTTTATTGTCCATATAACCCATTTGTGCCAGTTGTAGAAAAGTTACCAGAACCTGAGCCTCCAACTCAAGAGATGATAACTATGTGGATTGATGGTGTTAAAAACAATGATCCACAGAAAGATGCTTATATAGAATTGTTGAAAAAACTCCCACCATTCAGTTAAATATAATTACTGCGTGAAATGGTATCTTGGTGGACTGACAATTGTTGTTTTATCATCTTCACGATATCATTAAACAATCCTTGAAGTCTGTTCATATTTGTAAAAATTCTAGACTTGTGAAAGTTCTTTTGCTCAGGGTCTTTTAATTTTGCAACCAGTGGAACAGCACGTTGTGCGGCTTCAAGGCGTTTCTTAGCAATTTCAAATGCTTGGGTCAAATCCATATCTTCTGGTAAATTTGTAACAGGAGAATCTGTAGTATTGAATGATGCTTCATTTAATATATTATTCAATTGTTCAAGCATGACTTGCTGTTGAACATCTTCCATGCTATTGTATATTTCGCTAAGTAATTTCATAATTATTTTCCGTTTTACATATTTATAAAAGATAGGTGCTATGAGAATTTTTTCAAAATTTATTGACTACTACGATAAAGTTCAGGCATTTGGTGCTGATGATTCAGTCGTGTATATTAGAAATCGTGAATATACTAATGACTGTGGTATCGACCTACAAGATACTAGATCATATCGCGATAAGTATACATGGAAAAAGTATAAATCTACACATGAAATGCAAAGGGGAGCAATTATTTTCTGTGGCAAAATATATAAATTTGTACAGCTACATTGTGGTAAGGCTGAGTATTCTTTCAACCCTTATTCTTTCCCTTATACAATAGCATATGATTACACCTCTATGGTAGAGGCTCTGAAAAAATTATGTGAAGAAACTTATCCAAAAAACCCAGAAGCACTATATAAAAATACTATCATAGATTTTCCAAACGAAGAGTTTTTTAAAGTTTTGGATACTAACCTAAATATCGAAAGAAAATGTCCAATAATCTATCAGAAAAGTGGTTCAATTTATGAAGATCATTTAAAAACTGATTATAATTCTATGTTAAACCCTTGTCTAAAGTACTATGATTTTTTTAAAGTGAAAGATCCATTCACAGCCTATATGGAGTTGGATATGTACCTATCTGGCGTTTTGGGTAATTCTGGCAATCCCATGGTTAATATTAGTGACAAAGATAAAGTTTATAAACACGGTTTCGACCCCGAATATGGATTTAGAAAGAGAAAAAATGAAATTTAAATTTATAAGTCATAATGTATTATATTATATTGGAATGATGACAACCATTCTAGTAACAGTTTTACTTGGTTTTGCGATTTATATTAATGGGTTAGTAGAACCGTGGATCACCTTACTTTTTATGAATTTCCTTGGATATTTACTACTTTTATACATCTACATATCCGAGTGAGTTGACATTCAAATTTTTCACGTCTACAATTGAAGCACAACATAGGAAGCAACAAATGACATACCAAGAAATTCGTGACATTATTAATAATACCACAGATACCAATGAATTGCAAGATATCATCAATCAGTTATCAGAAGCTCTAAAGAACGTTAAGTAAATGTGTGGAGAAAATCGGGTCTTTCGGCCCGATTTTTTATATGGTAAATCTAATCATTACTCCAGATCAAGAAACTGATAATTTTCCATCACGTTTAATATTACCATTCAATAATGAAGAGGATATTAGACTTGCGATGGATACTATAATTGAAATTACTAACGCTGGCGTTACATTTACTACAAGATTGACAGAAAATCTGATGGATGAAGAATGCAAACTGTAAGAAACATATACGCAGAAGTATTGCTACTCATAGCTTTTTTCGTTCCTTTTTGTTTTATAACATATCAACTTATAGATAATACCATCAATGGTACAATAGAATTTATCGATATTTTAGTACTAACTTTCGATTTATTTCTAGCGGCGAGTATCTATTTACAAATTTCAACAATTAGGCTTTATATGTGGTCTATCAGGAAAAAATCCCATGACATGACAGGTAATTAATGCTGGGTCTACCTTTCTCCCGGAAGCATCTAATATTTTACCTTCCTCGTCAACAATGAACCCTATATCCGCTATAAATTTTTTATATGCCTTGCCGTGATTTTTCTTTTCTACAAAAACTTTAGTCTTAAAAAGCTCAAACGATTCTTGATATTCTTTTGCCAATTTGAATGTCATATCATCCTCGCTAACACTCAAATCACTATACATTACAACTTTAGGAGACAATGTTGTTTCTATCGTTACGGGCATGCTAGTTTGTGTAGGCTGCGTGTACATGACAACATTTTGATTATCTATAGGCAATGTATAAGGTATATCCTCTTGTTTTACAGTTCCAAAAATTATGACAGAGGAAATTATTACGATTCCCACTATTATCCATGAAATACCCATGACACCTTGTTTGGCTCGTTGACTCATCAACATTTAATTTCAATGCCTTTTTAAAACTATTTATCTATAAATAAAGTGAATATATGAGCAAAAAATCAATGAAATTTATTTTAATAATGTTATTAATGATCTTATCTAGTTGTCGCTCATCAGTGGAGATAGACTTTACAAAAGAGGTTATCGCATGCACAAACATATACGATTTACAAGATGACATTATATATTATGAAGAAAACAAAAGTTCTTTTGAATCAATGAGCACTGGTGTTATACAATATACATATGTGGATGTATATCAAAATCGTAGAATGCTTAATGAATATGAATTAGAAAATTATGAGTGTACGCAAGTAACAAGTGCGGAAGAATATAATAAAATAGTGAACGATTAATGTTATTAAATTTTTCAAATGGTATAGTCCAAAGGCAACCCGTAACTCCTTTCCTAATCAAGAATGGAACTAGCATATCACTTAATAGTGCGACAGCACCTTTAATACTATCTTTCTCTCACGGATCATCAAATTATCTAACTATACACCCTGACATAATAAAGAGTGCATGGAAGGGTCCATTCAACAAAAATAAAGACGCATATTTATATGTAGATATTAATATTAATACAGCAAAGATAACATATGGCTCTACACCACTACCTCCTAAAGCTGGAGGAAAACTTCCTATCCATGCAGAAATAGATCAGAATTTCTTCGAATTCAAATCTAGAAAAATGTACATTAAACGTGCTGGGGTGAATTCGTGGAAAGAAGTAATAAGAGTATTTGTTGGTGAATATAGAAAAGGAGCTATTTTAAAGTGTTACGACATTGGATCTAATTTTAACTTAGCAACCAAAAACAATTCCGGTTTAATCCTATTTGATGAAAATAGACATCCAATTAAAAAAGACAATAGCAATGAGTTTCTAACCACCGAAAGTGAACTGACAGTTGAAAATGGGTATATTGGAAAAATAGATCAACATCTGAACATCACTAAATGTTTAGAGGCTATTCCAAAACATCATTGTGTGTCAATTGATACAAAGAATTACAAATATTGTAAATTGGCAAAAAATGGACTAGCGTGCACCGGAATCAACCAAAACGGGCATGCTTCCGGTGATGTTGTAAATTATGTCAAATATGGTTATCTATATGACGTTTTAGGCTGGGGGTTTTCGGGTTCACCGGGTTCTCCTTTATATCTAGGAGAACAAGCGAATATAAGCGAATCACCATCTAGGTATATCATACAAAGAGTAGGATTCATAATAGACGAATTCACAATTTTTGTTGATATTAGCGATCCTATAAAAACAATGTTTGATTTTCAAATGTCACCAAGCGTTACTCCCACATCTACCAATATTTCAGCTACAGTGACACCTACAGTGACACCATCTGTAACACCTACAGTGACACCTACAGTGACACCATCTGTAACACCTACAGTGACACCATCGGCTTCACCATCTGTGACAGCCACAGTGACACCATCGGCTTCACCATCTGTGACAGCCACAGTGACACCATCGGCTTCACCATCTGTGACAGCCACAGTGACACCATCGGCTTCACCATCTGTGACAGCCACAGTGACACCATCGGCTTCACCATCTGTGACAGCCACAGTGACACTATCGATTTCACCGACAATTACTCCTACGGTCACACCTTCGCCAATACCATCAGAATCAATTGTAGAAGTAATTGTTTTTTACTCTTTTGGAACACTAATTAATATGATAGTTTTAGATGATCCTTGTTCATACACACCTCGTGAAGATTTAGGATACGCTAATATAACTAGTGGTACTGTATATACATATACCGGTAACAATGGTTGTGATTTTAATTATTACAACGATTGTGGGGTTATAGTAGATGTGGATAATGGTACAGAAGTATTGTCTAATACATACCCAATTACACCGATGTCAATACCATTTTCTGGCGCATTGCCAGAATTTGATACAAGTAACATTCCAATCGGAGCACAAAGCGAAATTGAATTTTCAGGTGGTTGTATAGCTATATTAAATATAGAGACCGGTATTGGGAATTTCATATGGAAAATAGTATACAGTTCATGCTCATGATAAATATTAAAATGTGAGGAATGATTATGAAACTTAACGATATAATTCTTGAAAATAAGAAAGATGAAAACAAAGATCTGAGTAGAACACCACCGCCTGACGGTGGTAAGATGACGACTGCACAAGCCGCCAAAAAACTTGGCGTCACAATGGGAAGAGTTAGACAGATGATAATGAATGGTCAATTAGACTCTGATGGACCAGAAAAGGGACGTAGGGATAATCTACTATCTACGAAAGATGTGCAGGGTATCGCAAAAAAGAAAAGAAAAGCTGGTCGTCCTAAAAAGAAAGACTCAGAGAAAGAATAATGAAAATTAAAACAGATTTTGGCATCATAAATGTTGATGCTGACACTATTTCATATTATAACGTATCTGTGGATACAAACGCAAAAACATATGAAATTACATTTTATTTCAGTGAATCATCTAGTTCACTGAGTACAAAATTGAATTCAGTCGAAGAAGCAGTTAAACTGATGAAGACGATTGATTACGAAAAAACATCGTTAAAAATTCTTAGAAAATAACAGGAGAAAAAGAATGAAAGTAGAAATCTTCTCGAAAGATGGTTGCCCCTATTGCGTCAAGGCTAAAAATTTATTGAGTATAAAAGGTATATCATTTACAGAACATAAAGTTGGTCAGAATGGAATAGATAAACAATTTATACAAGAAAAAGCCGGTAAACCAATACATACTGTACCACAAATCTTTATTGACGAAACTCACGTTGGAGGATTTACAGACTTAGAAAAATGGTTCAAGGCGTAAATTAATATAAATATAATAAAAAGGTATATTTATGGACGAGACTCTTTGGATAATAATATTTACAACTATAATTTTGTTTTTTGTACATAAGAAACTACAAAGAGACAAGTTCAAACCGCCAGCGGTGATCATAGGTCATAGAAAATATTATGATACTATTGGCAGAATGTATGTAGATGTAGTAGATTATGATGGAATTACAGTTTATTTTAGACTGGAAATAGAATCAGAAATAGCCGATGTGCAAACACTACCAGAAAAAGAATTCCTAAAAAGATATAAAAAAGTTGGTAGGCCAGATATCAGTATTGTCAGAGATGATTTCGTAGAATAAGAAAAAGGGCCAATTTGGCCCTTTTTCTATTCATAATTTCTAAGTAGAAACTTGTTGCATGTTTTTGGAAAACAAGTATCATTATCCTCTGTTAAGAACCAAAACCATTTTTCTGGAATCTTTGGGGTAACTGTTGTTCCCAAACCATCAGTAATAATAAAAACACCTTCTGGATAAGAATCAAAATCTTTCAGAACTGATTCTTCAATAATTCTAAAACAAGTACCACCTCCCATTGGCAACCTATTTTTATTCAAATCTATTTCGTGCACATAAGTTGAAAAACAAAAAAACCTAACATCAAATTTATCCAGCGGGACACTTTTTGCGGCATCGTAGAAACGTTGGGCGTAACTATGGCAAGACCCGGAAGTATCTAGATAAAATGCTATACTAATTCTTTCTTTCTTCTTTTTATCCATATCCGCTATTGTTGGTAAAAAGAAATTACTATCCAATGTTACAAATCTTCTATTCTTTCTAGCCCACTGATAGTATTCATTTTCCGTAACCTTTAATTTAGATTTCACCCATTTATGTATAACAGTTTCCCACTTCTTCTTTTTAACTACTTTCTTATTTTCTAACTCCTTTACAACAAATACATAAGCAGACCCTGCTTGTTTTTTGTTAGAATTGTTTACGGAATCTAAAGCCTCTTTTAGTTGCTCTAATTCTGATTCATCCATCCCGTCGATCATTTCTTGAATTACTTTATCTGATACAATAAACCAGTCGGAATGATCGTCAAGCATATTACCGCCAGAACGTCCTTGCGGTCCATTCCCTTGTTCATCTGTTTCAGCATCTTTTACTAACAAATTATAATAATATTCCATAGTCATTCCATATGGTACATTTTTGTCAGGAAAAGCATTATCAAGCCACCAACCTCCGATATCCAATTCTTCCTTGATAAATTTATAAAATCTAACAAGAGTTTCGTTCACACATATATCAGCAGCTATATTCATCAATTCTTTGTTGAATTCTGGTAAACTTAGCATTCCATATAATCTTGGTAGATGCGAGAGCATCACATGCATACATTCATGGCTAATCAAGAATAATTTTTGCAATTTATTCATCTGACTCCAAAAAGTTGGATTAATTGTCAATAAAATGTGTTCCCGAGATTCATCCGTTGCAGACACTCCAAGTGTTGGTACACTATCACTAAATTGTACGTAGCTCATGTTAAGGAATGTATAGTACATATTCCCATATGGTTGTAGACCGCGTAATAATTCTAATTTCTCTTCCAATTCCATATTCTTGCCTCATGTATTTTTTCGATGATATCATTGCTCAACAGAAATTAAAAGGTCACCAATGGCTACAATAGAAGATAAATTAAAATTTGCTGCGAAGAATGAACTAAATGTCATGCTGATCGGGCATGCTGGAGTTGGAAAAACTTCAATAGTTAAAAACATATTCGAAGAACTTGGATTAAAGTATCTGTACTACTCAGCTTCTACCATGGACCCATGGGTAGATTTTGTTGGAGTCCCGCACGAAGTAACTGGAGAAGACGGTGTAAAATATCTCGACCTAGTTCGTCCTAAAGCATTCGCATATGATGATGTTGAAGCTATCTTTTTGGATGAATATAATAGATGCATCAGTGGTGATACCAAAATTCTGTTAGCCGATGGTACATCAGAAGCTGTTAAGGATTTAGTCGGTAGAGAACATTTTTATGTGTATTCTTTTGACACCAAAAACAAAAGTATAGAAATTGCAAAAGCACATTCTGCTAGAATTACCGTCAGAAACGAAAACTTACTAAAAATAACATTAGATAATGGCGCATCATTCAAATGTACAAAAGATCACCCTATATTAAGAATAACTGGAGAATTTGACTTAGCTGAGAATTTTTCAGTCAACGATTCTCTAATGCCGTGCTATCGTTTCTGGAAACAAACCGGATATGAATATATAATGCAACCACAAGGAAAGAAATGGGAATTAACGTATCTTTTGGCTGATTTATACAACTTAAGAAATAATATTTATAAAATTGATGATGGTGAGCATCGTCATCATGTAGATTTTGACAAACATAATAATTCACCAGAAAATATATTGAGATTAACAGAATCTGCGCACATGTCTCTCCATGCCAATCATGATGAGAAATCTATTATGGGTGGTAGAATGGCGCATAAAATTCACCCGGACTTGTATGCAAGGACAATAGGCACCGAGGAAAGTAGGAAAAAAATGAAAGAACGGTCGGCATTGGTAAGAAAAACTTGTCCAAAATATAAAGCGAAGCGCTCTATCGCAAGCAAAAAAATGTATACTCAAGAGATGAGGGATTATCGTGCGGAAGTAACCAAAAAACAATGGCAAACTGAACAATTTAAGAATATAGACAGAAAGGCTTCCTTAGAAAGAAATCATCTATCTAGAGTATTAAACTTTCTCACGGATAATAATATAAACATCGGCGAATTGACCGAAGAAAACTATAAAAATGCTTACTTGGAAAGAAGTAGAAATAAAAGACGACTGCCAATGAAACATTCTACCATAATAACAAAATTTTCAGATTTTGAAAATTTCAAAAAAATACTATTGGAATTTCAATCAGCTAAAAAAAATGGTAATCATAAAATAATAAAAATCGAAGAAGTTGATGCTGAAGATACTTACGATATTACGGTTGATGAATTTGAGAATTTTGCCCTAGAGTGTGGAATTTTTGTTCATAATTCACCAATCAAGGTAAGGAACGCTGTTATGGAATTGATACAATTCAAATCCATCAATGGTAAAAAATTCAATAATCTAAAACTGGTTTGGGCCGCAATAAATCCTAGTGATGAGGATGATACAGGAAAAACATATGATGTTGAAGCTCTTGACCCGGCACAATTAGATCGTTTCCATTTTCACATTGAAATGCCTTATGCTTTAAATAAAAAATATTTCAAATCAAAATACCCAGAGTATGTAGATGCTGTTCTTGAATGGTGGAATGCTCTACCAAAACCACAAAAGAATTTAGTATCTCCTAGACGTGTTGACATGGCTTTAAGCGTTCTCAGAAATGGCGGTGATCTAAATTGGATATTACCAAATAATGTAAACTGTAAAGAATTGGTAGACATTCTAGATAATGGAACATTTTCCGCTAGAGTGGGCAATTGTTTTGAAGAAAAGAATGAAGAAAAAACTAAGAATTTATTGACTGACAATGACAAAACTCTTAGCAAATACATGAAGTGTATATTCCAAAAGAATGAATATATTGAATATTTCATGCCATTCATCACTGATGAACAAATGATGAGCATGATAACCAACAACAATAAACCCGTCATAGATTATGTGTCACGAGCAGATATTGCCGTAACTCGTGAAAAATTGTTAAGTAGCATAGTAAAAGCTAAATCAGTGAAAAAGGATTTGTTGGACAAATTCAACAATGTATTAAAAGTCATTAGACAATCAAAACAAAAAATAGATGTTACGTCTAATGTTGCGCATTTACCCTCCGAATCTTTGTGTATAGGTAAAAATGAAAATAGTCATATTGATTTAGAATCAAATCGTGACTGGCTAGATTTTTATCATAGGATTACATCAACTAGATATGTTCCAAATACATACGACAGGAAAAAAGTCTTTTTGGCGCTTACTGATATGGGTGGTGCTATCTATGATTATAAAATGCCAGAAAAAACAGAATTAATCGGTAATATATTTGATTGTGCTGTTTCTATAATAAAAAGTACTTATAATATTGTGCATGGCAAAGAAAACTTAATATATTTAATTAAAATTATGAATTCGTGTGATGTAATTTTATCAGAACACAATATAGATATATTCGCCTTAATGAAAAAGAAAACAGATAGAATAGACAAAGCGTTAAAAGTAATAGAACAAGAACAATCGTGCTATGATATGTTAAATTCAAAATTCAAGGACTATCATGATAATTTATAAGAAGCTAGATGTAACATATGTAGAAAAAGGAATAATTGCACACGGTGTAAACGGACAATTTGTTATGGGCAGCGGGGTTGCATTAGCTATAAGAAACAAATGGCCGATTGTTTATGATGAATACATGAAATTCAGACATTCAAACTATACGGGTGGATTATTGGGACAAGTAGCATTCGCAACTATCAACCAAAATCTGATAGTTGCGAATTGTTTTACACAGATGTATTATGGCAACACGGTAAACGTGAGGTATGCCAGTCCTTTAGCTATAGAAACATCTCTAAATCGATGTGTAAGCGAATGCAACTCTAGGGGGCTTGATCTGTATATGCCACGCATAGGGTGCGGTCTGGGCGGTTTGAGTTGGTCAGATGACGTATTACCGATAGTAGATAAAGTCTCTCAAAAATTGAATGATGAATTAATTATAACTGTTTGTGATTTATAAACTTGATAAATAGTACGATTGAAGAAAAAATATAAATGAATAAATCGGTATCAGATTTTGACAAAGATGTCTATAATAAAATCAGAAATAATATAGATCATTTTCTTAGTGGACAAGCTAAAACCCACAATAATGGATCTTTACAATTATTGGACATTGCCCCGCAAATTCATGCTGGCGCAAAAAAATATTTCACCAAGTGTGATATAGACACTGCTGACATAGATCCAAAATCTAATGCTAACTACATAGTGGACATATGTGAAAATAACTCCCACATTATCTCCAATAATGTATTTGATATAATCGTATGCACTGAAGTATTAGAGCATACTCTGAATCCATTCTCTGCTGTTTCCGAATTACATAGAATGCTTAAAATAGGTGGAAGACTTTTATTATCAACTCCGTTTGACTTCAGAATACATGGCCCTCTACCAGATTGCTGGAGGTTCACCGAGCATGGATTGCGTGCTTTGTTAAAAGATTTCAAATCTGTGGAAATTACACCACTAGAAAATGAAAATAGATTCTTGATGCCATATCACTATACTACGGTAGCAATAAAGTGAAGAATGTATTGGTTTTTCCCTGCGGTTCTGAAATAGGACTGGAAATAAATCGTGCTTTGAAATATTCCAAACATTTTAAAGTGTTTGGAGCATCAAGCGTAAATGATCATGGTAAATTCGAATTTGATAATTATGCAGATGGTGTTCCTAACGTTTCCGATGATAATTTCATTGATCATATCAATTATCTAGTAAAACAATATAACATAGACTTTATATTTCCTGCTCATGACTCCGTAGTGGTTAAAATGATAGAAGAACAACATCGTTTATCTGCAACAGTCATAACCTCTGATAAAGAAACATCACAAATATGCAGGTCAAAATCAAGAACATATGATGTTTTTAAGGGATTATTACCAGTACCAAAAACATATGATGTTGATGGTGGAATACGATTTCCTACTTTCTTAAAACCGGATGTAGGACAAGGTGCTAAAGGTACATACAAAGTAGCTAACTACAAAGATATAAAATTTTACGTAGAAAAAGACCCATCATTATTAATTCTAGAATATCTACCCGGAAGAGAATACACGGTTGATTGTTTTACTAATCGACACGGACAATTGATATTCTCTGAAGGTAGGGAACGCGGCAGAATAAACAACGGTATTAGTGTAAATTCCAAGAAAACTATAAATCATAAATTCACAGAACTGGCAGAAATAATAAATTCGAGATTAAAATTTCGTGGGGCATGGTTTTACCAACTGAAAGAACGGTCTGATGGAGAATTGGTTCTAATGGAAATTTCTCCAAGAATAGCCGGAACAATGGAACTATTCAGAAACTATGGAATAAATTTTGCGCAATTAAGTTTGTTTGATAGAATGGGAATTGACGTGTCCATAATCAACAACAATATAGATTTAGAAATAGACAGGTCATTATCCGCCAAGTATAAAATGACTTATGAATATAACCACGTGTATATTGATTTAGATGATACTATCTTAATAAATGATAAAATAAATTCAAACGTCATGAAATTTCTATATGAGTGTATTAACAATCATAAGAAGATTCATTTATTGACAAAACATAGGCATGACGTGGAACATACATTATGTAATAATTATATTGACATCAATATGTTCACTACTATTAACCAAATAAGTCAATTCGACCATAAACCCGATTTTATAATTCATAAAGATTCGATTTTTATAGACGATTCTTTTGCGGAAAGAAAGAGAGTGTCAGATAATGTGGGGATTCCCGTATTTGACGTTGATGCTATTGACTGCTTGATGTAATTAATATTTTAACTAACTGTCTCTGGGTTGTGGGATTCCCCTATATCACCATCCGGGGACGCTCCCAGCAGCGTTAAAATACCTAAGAGAAACAGTTAGTTAAAATGCCATGGTCTAGTTTGTAATCCGCAAACATTATCAAATGCCGCCCCAACATCAATTTGTATTATATCTCTTTCGTGATAATCGTGTATAAATTTCTTAGATACGAATGCACATGCGTATAGTACCACACATTTGTCCACAATACTATCTTCCAACTGTTTAGCTAAATCATCATATTGATACACAACTGCACATCTGTCTTTAAAGCCATTATTCTTTGTAATCAAAGTATTTTTTTTCAGCTTTAATTCATTATCAGTTATTATGTGTTTAAAATTTATATATTTTTTAAGATTAGCAAGATAATCTGGACCAACTATGATAACATTCTTATCTTTCAATAACTCCAACATTTCGAACAATACTCCGGTTATCTGCCATCTCGCAAACAACCCACCGTCAAAAATTTGTAGATCTTTTATATAATCGTAAATATGTTTCACCATTACTTCCGATTTTAAAACTTCATTACTAATACCAACATAATACGGGATAGTTTTTACAACAGGGGTGATATTTTTATCCACAAAATCTTCAGTGTTTTTATCCCATTTAACTTTATGTACATTATATAGATTTTTATCTGGAATCTTTAGCATGCACACCCATTCACCATCATTATATCTGGACAATGACATTTTTTGATTATTTTTTATATTATCAAAAATGAATTTTTTTATATTATCATTTTGTATATCTACATTATCATGAGTTATTAATGGATATTTCTTATTTTTTATTTTATAGATTGTATCTTCAGTAAAATACTTCGGAGCAAATTTTCTATACATTAAAAAAGATTCATGATATCTGACATTTTCTATATAATCAAATATTCGCCCTTGTTGATTTTCATATGATAATATGTTACTGGAATAATTTTGAATGTTCTCAGACATTGATGATAATAAATCTCTATTATTATATAAACTAGATATAGCCTTTATCATGGCTTTTGTGTCTGATTTCTCAACAATAAAAAGCATATCATTCGTGTATTTCGCGTGTTTGTTTGCATTATGCACATCTGTGGTTATTAGAACTACACCTTGAAGAATTGCTTCGCATCCCAATGGCCAACCATTATATGCCGAACCATTTTCCAAATTTACTATAACATCAACATTATCGTGATAAAACTGGTCCAACTCTTTAATTGGCATCGGGTTATAGTTAGTAATATGCGGAGAAGGTAGACAATTACCTATTGATATAAATTTTATATCATGATTAGGATACATAGATTTATATTTGTCCACCATGACCTTGTAAACAGGAGCACCTTTCTGTGTCGATACTCCCATGTTACTAAAACATACCGTCAAAGTTCCATCATTTTTTAATTTTTTCTTTATAACATGGTTCTTTGGTAATAGCGTTCCACCGAAGACATCAATATAGTTAATATGTTTATATGCTTTAAGCCATTCAGTAGTATTATTATTTGTTGATATAACTTTTGTATCTTTGTGAATCTTGGATATCGCGTTTTTACCAGACAAACCTCCACCGGGATACAGGTGTATGAATTGATTAGATTTTGAATATTTAAAACTGGTATTGAATCGTTCATACATAGACAAAAAAATATGATACACCGTCTTATAATTTTGTACATCAAATTTAATATCTCTAGTAAATAAGTAGGAAAAACCATTAACACAGTTGAATTTGGTACCGTCAATTCTAGAATTATATTTGTTTAGGTGGTTAAACCTTTTATCGAAGATTATTACATTGTATTCTTGTAAATTATAATACTCTTTCATTTCTTCATAATCGATATCATATTTTATATCAGCATACGAGTCAATTTTATAAACTAAAAAGTCAGCATTAAATTTATCTATAAAAGCTTTACTCTCTTCGATTCTCCACTTTGCATATTTGTTAGGAAAAACTATATCAGTTACTAGAATCATACGATTCAATCGCCTCACATATAGTCCAAAACTGTTGCTCAGTAATATCTTCATGTAAAGAAAAATTGATTATTCTTTTATACAAATTCATAGAATTAGCAAAACCGACTAATGGCTTATAATACTTATTAGCCTCTATTCCTCTATCTCTAAAATATTTAATATCAGCGGGTTTATCGAAAATTATCGGTAAGTTTCCATAAAATACACCAGCCGAATAATTAAACAGTTTATAACCACTTTTACCAATTAATCTATCAATAAATGTATCTTGGATCGCCAAATGTTTTTCTATGCTATACGAATCCATATGTTGCAAAATAAATGCTGCCGCAACATCTGACATTTTAAAATTGGATGAAAGCACTTTGTAATCTCTGGCATCATTAAAACCAAATCCAAGTAACCTTTGTACTTCGTCATATAATTTGCTATCCAACACCAAAAAACCACCTTCTCCAAATCCTAGAGTCTTTGTATGATGTAATGAACTAAAGGAAACATCACCCATTAGTGATATATTTTTTCCGTTTTTATCTTTACTCATAAAAGATGATGCATTGTCATATATTGTTAAACCAAAATCATTCTTATATGGAATAACTGTTCCAAAAAGATTTGTTATTATAACACCATCATATTTGTTAGCGTAATACTCATCGATAGTAAATGTTGAACTATCTATATCATAAATGTCAGTATTAGACTTATTGACAGAGCATGAAGGGAATGTAAAAGCTGGGCTTGCCCATTTCCTAGCGCTTCCACATATAGCATCATAATAAAACATAAAAGCATGTAATGCTGTAGTTCCATTAGAAGCGCATAACACTTTTTTACCATCTGGTAAGTTTATCATTTCTGATAATCTATCTTCTAATATCCTTTTTACTGGTCCATTATTTGTATAATGATTCGCATTTTTGGATATTTCTAGATATTTCTGTACAGAGTCATAATTTATTTTCTTTCTTTGTATATAATTTATCATTTGATTACGCAATATTCCTGTATGTTGCCATCTTTAAACCATGGGCGTGATTGAATACCGGCCCATGCGTCGAGTGTTGCACCGAAATCTATAGCTATTTTATTCTGTTTCTTTAAAATTACACCGAGGTCTTTAGCCGTTATACTAACGCCATATAGAACAACATTTTCTTTTATGTCACGAGTCTTATTTATTAACTTTTCTCTATCATTGTCAATTAATGTCACAGACACATTGGTTTGTAAAATGTTAGACAATTTATCAATATCCAAGGATTTATTTGGAGTTATTATATTAATAGGTTCACCGCAGATTATATGTTTAAAATTATTAGGGTCTCCAAATAATTTGGATCTAGGTAATTTGTGATCACAACATACGGGTTCCGGTACGTTCAATTTATTTAATTTTGAAATAGGAAGCGACCAAATATGTTTATAAAATTTTCTATTAATGTTTTCAACATTATTAAAATCCATTATGCCTAAAATATCAGTTTCTCGTATGGTTGTCAGCAATTGTTCTACATATTTTTGTCGCATTTTTGGATATTCTGAGACATGATATCCCCACAGATTAGCTATTCTTTGTTTTAACGAATCTGGCGCATTATCATTTAGAATGTAAATTTCACCGTCTCCCATCCTAGATAAACAGAATGGAGTTTGATTTTTTATGCATAATTTTATACGTTCAGCAACTTGCTCGTTAGAAAGAGTAGCTTCAAGATATTTGACGGAATGGGCAGGCATTAAATAGTTGTCTCAAATCAATATTAAAATCATAATCTTCGAAACTATTTATGATATCATTTATTGTAGTATCATTTTCAACTCTAAAAGATTTACAATGCTCTCTGTTAACTGACGAATAATAATCTTGGAATTTGAAACCACCTCCAAGAACTTTATCTGAAAATTCCACCCATTTTGATTTTATACCATAAGCATCCGCTGCTATAATTCCGTGTAATGAACTAGAAGCTATCATATCGCAAGACAAAATCTGATCGACCACTTTGTCTATTCCAGACAATATGTCTATTTTCAGTACATCATTCGATGTATTTGTTTTAAACCATTCGTTCGTAGAATCTATATAATGTGGTATAATACCTAATTTATATTTCTTCTTTATGTCAGGTTTGTAATATCTTGGATATAATAATGCCGGGTCGCCATAAACTTCAGGACAATCAATTCCTTGACTTAATATTATATTTCTTGTCAGCTTTCCTCTTACAGCACAAATTTGTTTAGGTGTGATTGACAATTTTCGCGAATTTGAAAGAAAGCCTGCGCCCCATATTATAGAACCTGCATCGGCTCTTTGTAAAATACTACCAATACAAATATACTTTTCTAAAGTATTGCCATGATTTATCCAAACTACTTTCTTCCTTGAAATTTTCTCTATTAACGTTTTATTGAGCAAATCGCCCCAATTGTTCCTATCAAATCCGTTGACAGGATTATACCAAAATGCATTTATTGTTGTCATTTACATTACCAAGATAGAACCAATAGCAGAATTACACAAATCATCAAAATAATATGACATGTCTCTTTCCAACATTCTTATGGCGGAATTTGCTTCTTCCTCATCTTTAAGATATATCGCCCCTTTTCCATATTTTAATGATTTTGGAGCATCGTTAAAGGTGATTTTCCCAGTTACTAGATATTGAGCAAATAATTCATTCATAAGTTCAAAATAATCTCTAACATTGCGATCTCTGGCCGATTTAAAAGTACATAATTGTTGCCCTATTTGTTTTAATAATAATTGTTTATCTCGTGATTTTGGGGCGTAATCATGTGGATAATGTCCTCGACCCCGTTCAAATTCTTCTTCTCTACCATAACACGCTAATATATCATTAAAACCACTAATTAGTGCACTTCCAGCTTCTTTAAAAGCTGGGAATTGAGATCCACCTCTATAATTTCTATCCGGTCTGGCCAATGCATGGGATAATCTATGGCAAATGATCCAAGGGGTCATTGATACACCTTGTGTGCCCTTATTATTAGTAAAAATGATATTAATTGCGTCGTCATCTAGACGTTTTTCTATATGATCTGCAACTTCTTGATCTAAATTTTTCCTAAGCCAGTTCATATCGACTTTTCCGACTTCGGTATGAGCATTACCTTTAGGTGAGTTCAAAAAATATAAATTCAAATTGTGATCAGTTTTTCCTAATTTTTTCTTTACATTCTCTATAGCCTTCGGTGAAGATACCATCAACCTATCTCTATTTCTAAAAGAAGAATTTTTGGAAAAATTACCAAATGTTTGGTAATCAGTAACAGGAGCCTCTGATAAAAATTGTATAAATGATTTTCTTTTCATGAATAATATTTATCGAAATAAATATTTCTAAATCAATTAAACAGTAGTCCTGACTATTTTTTCGAAAGAATATATCAATCTAAAATCGTGGGGAGCGGATTCCGCATATGACACATTAGATCTGTTGAATAATAACTTACAATTAGTTATATAAGAAACTGCAACCGGTTCACCACTCGATAAATATGTAATAATAAAATTACATTGTTTCAATTTATCCAATAATTTTATAATTTTATTAGTAACTTCATCTTCCAATACAACAGTAAACAAATTGTTATTTTGTAGAAAACTTTCTTGAATAAATGCTTCGATAACCTGTGAAGCAAATATTTTCTTTTCATCAGGTGAAAATGACTGACTATCCACATCTAATCTGAAATTATGTTTACATTTTGGGTGTATAAAACCACCAAAGATTCGTCTCTCTTCATTTTCTTTTTTAGATGATGTTTCGTACATTTCTTTTAATGTTGTATCGATTATGTGTGCCATATATTTTCCAAATTTACTTGTTATTTATGGTTGACAACCTCTGTGTTTTTTCTATAATTAGCAATCTATCATTGGATAAAAGTTAATGAAAGCAAAAGATATGAAATTTAATGAACAGTGGAGCGTGGCGATTGATCTCGATGGAACCTTGGCAGCGTTTCAAGAGAAGGTTGAAGAAATTAACAATTTAGAATTCCATAAAATTCCTAAAGGAAAAATGTGGCAATCCATATCACATTATGATAAGACGGTGGAACCATTCTTCGAATCGTTAGAACTATTACCAGATGCGATGCAACTTTTTAATTTCGTGAAGAATAATTTTATTAATTATTATATCTTAACTGCCTGCGGTAACACTCCACGAAATGCTGCCGAACAGAAAAGAAATTGGTGTAAAAAACATTTTGGTAACATTGTCGTTAAAACTGTTCAAAGTAGTGAACAAAAAGCACAATACGCAACGCCAAATTCTATCTTAATTGATGATAGAAATCAGTCTATTGCGCCATGGGTTGCGGCTGGTGGTATCGGTGTGCTACACACCAGCGCTAGTGATAGTATTGCAAAAATAAAACAAATTATTGGTTAGGAAACTCGGATGAAACTTCCCGTAGCTACAGTTGGGTCCGTTGTTACGTTAGTAGACTTTCTGACATCCACACCAAAAAGTCCACCCGTAAGACCAATACTAACCAATCCTCGTAAATGGATGAAAGTCTCTCCGGTGATATCTGACAATATTGTCGGCATCACCTCATTCATCACTCCAGTAACGCCGGTAGATGTTGTATAAACAGCAGCGAAAGTTGTAATGTTTAACGCTGAACTATTAAATATAAAACCAAAACCATCCGTATTACCATTTTCTAACAACAATAAACATTCCACCGTATAAACAGTGTTAGGATTCAATGTTACGGATAATACCTGTTGTGGATCATCGGTAAGGACTATCTCTGGCGACGTTAAATAATCTAGACCTGCACTTGTTATATAATTTTTTACATCGTCCACGGAACCAGCCACATTACTCCCACCTTTAACCAATGGTAACTTTTCTGTACCATCCAATGTGCCTGACGCTGGCATTACACTTATTTTTGACATTTTATTTTCCTTTTTGTATATTTATGATTATTCCATTTCTATCGGTGAACCATCTTCCATAAGCATCGATGACCCACTCTCCATTAGAATATGTATTATTGGTGACACAGAAGGCGTGACCGATGGAGTTACAGAGATTGTTGGTGTCGCCGTTGGAGTCACCGTGACCGTTAAAGTAGGTGTTACGGATGGTGTTGGGGTAACATCGTCTTCCATGAGCATAGGTGAATCGTCTTCCATGAGCATAGGTGAATCGTCTTCCATGAGCATCATTGGAAGAGTATATGAAGATGATGGTGTAACTGTTGGTGTGACGGTGATCGATGGTGTAACTGTTGGTGTGACGGTGATCGATGGTGTAACCGATATAGTAGGTGTTGGTGTAACAGGTACAGTATTAACTGTTATATTTAATACTTCACCAATGTTCATGTGAATATTATATGGTTTAGGAATAGTACATTCTTCAAACCCATCAAACCCAGCGCCGAATCTATACCCGTATAGACGTATTTCACCATTTCCGGATACTGGAGTAGATATACTCTCAGCGAATGTTAATGTTGTAGCATCTGTTTCTGCATTATAAGAATGATTACTTATCTTATATTCGGTAACTTCTGTTGTATCAGGATTATAATACCACACTCGTCTTGGAGCTATTAATCCTGTACGCAACTGTACTGACCCGTGCACAGTTTCTGTAACATGATTGAATATATTATTATTTCGTATAGTTACAATTGTATCAGTACCATTATATGAAACAGTTTTTACCTGATAAACGCCATTATTTTTGTTTGGACTCTTAACTTCGATATAACCGGAGACTATAGTAGTATCAACAGTTTCACTTACAATGATCTCTGTTCTATTTGTTGCTGGAATGTACCGTACCAGTGTTACAGCATATACACCGTTGTTATAACGGCTTCCAGACACCCTAAAATCCATCTTGCTTTGTATCTCGGATACTTTATTTCCGGAAACAAAAAAACTATTAGAAGTATTGGCAACAATGTCGAAAGTAAAGAATGGTACTACTAGAAATAATTTATGTGTATTAAATGTGGATTCGTGATTTCCCTTTAATACTATAGTATCGCTTGTCGGTATGTTGTGAATTTGAATTCGTTGGTCATACGTAAAATCACCTGATGTATATTCACCGGCCAATTCCACCGTATCAGCATCTTCATCTATGGAAACTATGGGAGCAGTGACCAATAAGTCAGAGTTATCAAATATTAATCCATATCCACCAATACATTCAAATAGATCACAACATTCAACAGCATCAAACCCACATTCTTCGTCCCATATAAGACCAAAACCTACTGGACCACAAAGGGCTAGATTCTTTTTTATTATATCTATATCATAATTTTCAGATATTCCGACAGAAATATATTCATTTATTCTATATTTTTCTATCACTTCCAAAAGCTTAGTATGATACGGTTTTACTTCCAAAAAGTATCGTATCAAAGCATCTATAGGTCTTGATATGCCGGGTCTTAATTCACAAGTCATTCCGAATCCAAATTCATAGCTTTATTTATGCTATGCGGACAGGTTGTTTAATTAATCCAGATGTTCTGTTTTTTGGTTTATTTGAGCTTTTATCATATCAGTTAACTTCGATGATAAAATTTCTAATGATTGTCGTGTTGCTATCGCTATGGCGCGTAATTCACCATCATGAATCTTTTCAATCGGATAATTCAAAATAAAATTTAATACTTTTCTATCAAAAGTATCAAATTCACCATCATTAAATATAGCACATATATCTAAATCATTCATATCTTTCATATTCTGCTTTTGTGAATTTAGCAGTATATTGTTCTTCTTTGTTTTTGTCAACTTCCATTACTACTTTTACTTTTTCTAGAAAATCTGAGCAATATGATTGTCTTGGATTTATTTTTTCGGCGCGTGACAGGACTGCTGTGTCAGTCAAAAACTTTATATAATCATTTACTGATTTTTCATCAATAATTCTTGATTTGGACATATTTACTAATCTCAATTCTGTTTAACTATTTAGTGTTTTTCTAACCGAAATCTGAAAATTTACATTTGATCCAGAGTAGATAGAATCGGTTATCAACTTAACCGTATATGGTCTACCATTTTTCTTTACGCTTTCTGTAATATCCTTAACATCATCATCATATTGTGGGATTGCAACTGACCAGTTATGCTTTAGTGCGAATTCTAATAATTTATCGGATGATCCTTTTTTATCCGGTACAATGATCTTTTGTTTCTTACATTTAACCAATAAATCTTCTTGTTCCGGTGTTAGATAGTTTTCCATGACAGCAACACCATTTATATGATAGGCATCAAAGAAACCTTCTGTAATGAATACTCTGTCGCAAGAATTATCATATAACCTATCTAAAAAATACATAGCTCCCAATTTAGGTTTATCCACCGTAACATATCTTTTATGAGTTTCTATTAGCGCTCGTGCCTGATAGTAAATCATTTTTGAGTTCTTAAACACGGGGATTATTATTCTATTCTTTAAATATAATGCTTTGGCATTTTCATCTGGTGATGCTGATGATTTTCCAGAAGAAAGATAAAAAGGGTATTTTTCGTAGTCTATACACTTTTCATTCTTTAAAAAATTTATTGCCATTTTATAGAATGGATGTGTCGTAGCATTTTTAAGCTGTATGAAATAATCCGGTATGTCAATATATGAAAATTTAGGTTTTTCTTTCGGTATATTGGCTATCTTATCAGTAGACAATAGACGAAGATATAGAATTTTGTTTAAAGGGATTCCAAACGCTTCTAGGATGGTTTTAACATCAGAACCCATGGTGTAGGGCGGCTCTAGTTTGCCTTTTATACCACAGTTAAAACAATGATATGACACTGTATCACCGTCTAACATCCACCCTCCACGCGGACCTTTCTTTCTGCTACCATCACCACAGACTTCACAATACACTTTCTGCCAACCGTTTCCGGTTGGATTTTTTATGTTAATGTAGTCTCGTACAATATCTTCTAATGATTCATTCATCTTGACATTCTATATCAAGATGAATATGTGCGTCAATTTTTCTTTTTTGTTGGTGGTTTTTTAACTACTGGTTTTTTCTTGGGAATTAATGGAACTACTTCAGGTTCATCTTCTTCCTCATCATCTAATTTTGCTATCGGTTGATTGTTCTTTTGTAAACGGTCTAAGACTTCATCACTATCCAACCATATGTCTTTACCTTCTAACATATCCTTTATCTCTACATCAGTTAAGAACCCACCATATATTTCATAAGTCAACTTTTTAAACCAGTCTGTAGCATGCTTAACTCTAGATATTATTTCATTCCCCTTCCCAAATACACCTTCAGAATAATTATGAATCATAAAACTACAGTGCTTATTGACAATGTATTCATGCCCGGATAAAAATATTAATGTTGCTGCCGAACAAACTTGACCATCCATACATGTTACAACTGTGGCCCTAGATGTTCTTATGGCGTTTATGATTTGTATGGCCACATACAAATCACCACCCGGACAATTTAAATATATTAATATTCTATCATGCTCTTCAGCAGTTTTTAATATATTAATAAGATCTTGAAATGGTTTATAATCTTCGATTTGATCACTAATATAAAAGTGATAAATGTTTACTGGAATAGTTTGTTTGTAACATTTTATTGAACTGTTGTCTTGCGGTTGAAACATAATTAACTCGTTAGATATCTGCTGTTCTTCGTTTCCATAACGTTTACTCATGTAGTTTTTAATTCCATATTAGCAAACGTATTTATCTTAGTGTTTTTATTTGTAAACCTAAAAACCGGTGGGCATAAACAAAAACACCAGCGAAAGCTGGTGTTTTGTAATCTTATTTGGTAACAAGGTAGATTAGACCCCGTGATAGTTCATGCCGCTTGCGCGTACTCGACATCAAAAAATTCATCGTTAGATGCATTTATAGTTTCATGCTGATTAGGTCAGTCATCTATCCGGTTGCCACATACACACTCCACTATGAGTCGAAGCCAATTATACCCCCGTCAAAAGATTACAGACCATAATCTTTTGGTGGAGGTAAGCGGAGTCGAACCGCTGTGTTCATAACTTTGTTGTAATGGGATTACAACCATTTATTCTTCTTTCGAAGAATTTTTAAAAATACCTTTCATAATTCTACCAATCAAATAACCTTCCGCTATATATTTATCTAAATCAGTTTTTCACCCTAAAGTCTTTATAGTCATAATCATTAATCATGCAACAAATATATCTCCAATCATATTCCATATCTTTGATATTTTTGAAATGCCAAGCAGCTATTGGTTGTTTATCATCACCATAAAAAATAATACAATTCTCTTTCTTAACAATGCGAGATATAATCCTAAGATTTAATATATTATTATCATTATTTTTTGAAATTATGAACATGATTCTACCTTTTGTGTAATTGTCGCATATCTCTCTTGATACAATTTTATGTCTCTTACGATTTTAGTATAATCTATTAACATTGATGATTCGTCTGGATAGTTCCAGTACAATGATGGAACATCACTCCCAGTGTAATGACTTTTTCTACCTATAATACTATAGAAGAATGCTATCCTATTACGTGAAGTACAGAAAAAACGCTCAATATTGTTAATGTTAATAGCCCCATTACCCGGTTGATTTGAAATTATAAACATATTAATACGCCTGATTGTTATAAATCAACTTATGACGTATTTGTTCATATTCTTCATCGCGAGCTTCTACTGAATCATATGTTATGTTATATGTCCACCCATTTATAAAACCAAATGAATTTTCATAATATTTTATATCACTGTGGTTATCTTCATTTACTACCGTACCCTTTCTAATCTCGACTAGACCGTCTAGATTCATTGCGCCATTATTATCTTTTCTAAAATATAACATATTTTATCTCCTGATTATCGTATATGTTCCATTGGTTCATCTTTGGGATGAGTTCTCCAATCTGGCCATTTCCTTTTTTGATTCTCTAATTGTTTAGTGACATAAGTCATCAAGATTGAATCAATATCATGCCCAGCACGTCTAGCACCATCAAAAGCCAATTGAATTACATCAACCCATTCCACCAGATCACTTGGATCTTTTCTTATTTCTTCTAACTCTTTCTCAATATGTTTGATGACCCCTTCAGTCCTTTCACCGGGGCCAAAGGTATTATCAGACCATTCTGCTTGTTGTGTCAATATCTGCCTAAAAGCTAAACAAGTATCCGATAAATTATCATCAACATGTATTAAAAATGGTGCAGAATATAGGTGCATTATAGTATTTACAAAGTCACTATGATTTCCATCTATAGATCTGAGGTCATGTATATATTTGGAAGAATTTATTAAATTCTGTTTATCTTCTTTTGTCTTTACTATAAATTTTATAGTACTCATCACATTACTCCAGATTATACTTCATATAACTTTCTGAATTTTTCGTCAGAAATTGCATAACCATCTGTCAATTCTTTGTCATTGAAGACTACCCAATCACCAGCCTTATAATGTGTCGTACCTTCTTTAGTGGATATCGCCCCATCCGCTTCACATTGATATGCGTAAACCCCAACAGTCTTTTCATAAAGAACATCTGAAATTGGTGTATAAGTGTTAAGGAATGATTTTTCATCAATTGTATACACTTCTCCAGTGTGGGTTCTTACCAACCAGTCATACGGTTTACATTGTTGAGTATCCCCCCATTTATCATATTTAAATAAATGTGTTGTTCCCGCAGGCACAGAAAATGCCAACTGAATTGCTGTAACTGGTGGAGTTTTCTTCCTGTTGTAATAAACTGGTAATTTAGTATTCATATTTTCCTCAAAAGAAGTCTGGCTTTGCCACTGATCTTGTAAGCGCCATCAAACCAGTTTGCATATCCGTCGCACCAATTGACACCCATCGCTGATCAAGATCATTAGTGTTACGCAGCTTGTCCACCAATTCTCCGAGAGCAACTCCCATTGTTTTAATTTCATTCATCAAGTCGATCTCTTCTTGGGATAACTCACGATATCCTTTAATTTTTCTATGTTGATTTTCCATATTATTTTCCTTATTTGTAAGTTTAATCATATATTCCATCTTCTGGTACAACATCCCACCATGCTTTTAAAATTGTATCACCCCATCTTTCTAAATGTTCACCAACCCAATTGTCATTTTCGATAATAATTTTCCAATTATTAATTTGATTATGAGTTCGTTTATCATTATTTTCATAATCTTCAACTGTACCATCTATAACATTTAACCAATTCAATTTAAATGTTTTTACTTTGCTAATACTATCTAATAATGATATAGCATCTGGACTTTGCCATCCGTAAAATATAATTTTATGTTTCAATTGATGTTTAACAAACCATAATAGACGAGTTATGTCACCCTGCCTTCTATATTTTGGCATACAGTAAAATACTCTTAATTGAAAATATTCAGTATTAACAACTGTAATAATATCTCCACTTATGATGCCAGTAACCATGTCATCGTTTACTATTCCTAAAGTTAGGAACTTTCCGTCAACATGTTCTATGATGGGCTTCTGTCTTTCATATCCTGTCAATTTTCCATTATCTTTTAACCATTTCATGGAATCTTCAATCTGAGAAGATTGATAATTATTTAATGGAGTTGTTCTAGAGGTCATTTCTGACAGAATATTTAAATCATTTAATTTCATATTGCTCACATAAATTCATTTTTAAAATCCTCTAGCGTTATTACTGTGACACCGAGTTCTTGAGCTTTCTTGTATTTCGAAGAGGCTGAATCAACTGATGCACAAATCAAATGAGTTGTCTTCTTACTAACTCCCGATCCAACTTTACCACCATTCATTTCAATGAAATTCTGTAATGTTGAATCTCTGAAACCAGTTAATACAACATTTAAATGTGAAAGATCAGATGATACCGCTTTCTTCTCCACAAGATTGACATAATCTTTTAATTTTGTCAATAGTGCGAGAGCATCATCAATTCCGGACATAATCATTTTAGCCGTAGTAGTATCAAACCCAACCATATTAACAATATCATCCTCGGTTAAATTCTTGATCGCATGTATACCATTGCATTGGTTTAGTAACATCTTAGATTTTCTAACACCAAATCCAGCACCAAAATATCTCAGCGATCCCAAAAACTCTTCTGGTGGAAGTTTCTGTAACTTATTGTGTAAACTGGTGTGAATCTTCTTACCATTGATGCCGATGATCTTCATCCATTCTGGCTCAAGTAGATCAAGCAAAAATACAATAATTTCTTCGTATGGCAAATGGTATAACTGATACGCTTCAAACATAGACTTCAACGTTGCCTCTTTCAAAAGGTCAACCTTAAATGTTTCGAAGAATGCCAAGACTTGTTCGAATTTTACCTTTGGGTGATTGTTATGATTATTTACAATAATTTCTACCCCTGACTGATTCCATTGCCAGTTTCCTTCTCCTAAGATTTCGTTAATAGAGTCGTTGAAATATTTTTCAAATTTATCCATAAAATTTTTTATACCCATAAATAGATTCTAGGTATTCTAAATCTTTTTTCTGAATATGTCAAATGGAAAACCAAGAATGACTAAAAATGACTAAAAAATTAACAAACGAAGAATTTATAACAAAAGCAAACAAAATTCATAATAATAAATATGATTACAATAAAACAATATATGACGGCTATTATAACAAAATTATAATAGTATGTCCAATACACGGGGATTTTACACAAAAGCCAGCAGATCATTTAGGAGATGCTAACGGATGTCAAAAATGTAAAAGTGTTTCACTTGCAACACAGCAAACTTTAACAAGAGAAGAAGTTATAAACAGATGTAATAGAGTACATAATTTTAAATATTTGTATGACGATATGGTGTATATCAAAAATAATATAAAAATCATTATAACTTGTAAAGAGCATGGGAAGTTTCTTATGGTCCCAGCGAAACATTTTATGGGCAGAGGATGTCCAATATGTTCAAAATCATTCTCCAGTGGAGAACTAAAAGTTAAACAGATATTAGAAGAATTACATATAGATTATAAAATGAATAAACAATTTCCGGGGTTGATAGGAGATTACAGACCCCTAAAATACGATTTTTATTTGGAACAATTACATCTAATAATAGAATATGATGGTGAATTTCATTCTAACTATAAATGCGCTTTTGATGCCAAAAATTTATCAGAAAATGAAATGTACAGACGTTTCTTAAAAATACGACGATACGATCTCATCAAAAATAAATATTGCGAGGATAATAATATTCCATTATTACGTATTTCATATAAAAAATATTCTTATAAATTGATTCGCAAAGAAATTATAAATTTTTTAAATTTAAACGGGACTACTTATTACACTTAATATTTGTGGTATAACCGATCCAGCTTTTGCAACAATTACTTTAGCACCCGGCATTATTTTATTGTCATATATAAATCTTGCGTTGTGACCGGTAGCGTATGTCACAGTTGACCCCTCCATCTCTGTTGGTACAATTTTAACCTTTGGTTTAAGTAAACCCCCCTTAGACAGTTCCCAGAGGACATCGACAACCGAGACTTCGCGATAAGCATCCTTTGAAAGATTCTTATATTTGACAGAATGTTCTGGATTTAGCGATGACGAATTCGACTGCAAAGAAATATTCTTGTACGATTCTGTAGTAAGAACCAAACCGTCCAGCATATATTCTGATTTTTCTTTTCGATCTGCAACCATCTTACCAAGATCGGCATCGTTGAGTTTGTCAACCCCGACCATTTGATATGCAACTACGGAAAATCCGTACTTCTTGAGCAATTCCAACTCTTCGGACTTCTTAAGATTGCTTACACCATCGACAATTTCATATGCGACCACTTCGAAATCATTTAACACATCTTCTGTTGGGATTTTTCTATTAAGAATACCGGCGACCATGTTACGGCTGTTCTTGAATTCGTTTGCATACTTATATTCAAAGATAGAGTTCTTAATGATCACTTCGGCTCTGACTACAAGATCATCAGGATTTAAATAACCAACATCTGCCGTTTTTGGTACATTTGGAATAAGCTGAATATTTCTTGTAATGTCCGCACCCTCTGAACCATTACCCCTAGAGAATGCCTGTGCAAACTTACCATCACGATAAACTAATAGACACGAACACCCATCTAGTTTATCAGACGAGATAACTTCTTTAACATTATATTTTTCAATCCAATTGAGAATATCATTATCATCATAAACTTGATTCAATGAACCCATTGGATATGGTAACGGGACTTTCCCACCACGAACATCCGAGCCGACACCAGTGAAATACTGATTGGATGGATCTAGCAACTTTAATTTGTTTCTAAGATTCTCATATTTGTCATCGTCAAGAACGTCATCAGTGACTGAGGTATTGAAATATAATTCATCGTATTTCTTTAATTCTACTACTAATTGTGCAATGACATCCATAAACATTCCTATGATTTTTGTGTATCATAGCAGATGTTGGTGCACCGTTCAATCTCTTGCAGCTTGCACGAAATCCTTAACTTTTATTGGATCAAAGTCGTAGAATGAACTTGATATTCCAGTTGCTACCAATGCATGTGTTATATAATTCTTATAACTATGAATGTTCTCTGGTGTCAATCCGCTTGCTAGTGCTAGCTTGGGAAAGTGTTCCAAATTCTGCATTTTTTCTAATGATGCAGCAACTCCGGTTGCGCTGCCAGATGTTGTTGGTATTCTATTTTTGCTAAGAATTGTTTCGCCAGTGGCTATAAAATCCACATCTTTCTTTTGATATTTAAAAGCAAATGACTCATATATTTCCATGCTCTTTTTGTTCGTAAGAAGTTCAATCGGTTGATCATATCTCTCTGGTATTAGATTATCTGTCCAAATCATATCAAAACATTCATAATGATTCACTAATCCAACCATGAATTCAGTAAAAAGAAAATTTATGCCTATTTTCTTTTCTGGGTAATTTTCTTTCAACTCTCTACAGACCGATGGTAAAATTGATTCAGCGTCTGGATTGTCCATGTTTATTAAAAAGACGCCATCGCATCCATTCCCAAAGACGATTTCAGCATTCTTAAACGCTGCATCTTTTGTTGAGAAATGTATTACTGGTAATATTATCATAAAGATTTTGCGAAATTATCGTTTATTGGTTCGTCGTACTCTGATTCTATCCCAATGATACCAAGCTTGTCTAGTAAACTCTGGTCTGGCACTTCTCCATCATAATCATATGATAATGTTATATGTGGTTTATATTCTGGGAACTTTTCTTCAACATCATATTGTCCGACGATGTCAGAATGTCTTGCATGTAAATCATCGCAGTCTAATTCCATAACCAAACATTTCGATCCGGGATTTTGGGAATTGTCAAACAAAGTGAAACCTTTTGGTTTAGCCTTGTAACCTGCTGGATTTTTCGCGGTGAATCCATCTAAATTCTTTTTATCTGAATACACCAATGTGGAATGTAATTTATCTTGCGGGATTGGATTCTTTAACTTTAATTCTGCCATCAAATCCATTATTCTCTTTTTAGTATCATCATCAAATCTAACACCTACATATGTCCCTGCTGGCATTTCTTTGTTATAGTAAATTTCTGATAGTTTCATGGTTTGTCCAATTCTGAATTATCTTTATTTATTGGATGAAGAGCTTCCTTGAAATAATCTGCGGCTTGATTCAACACTTCATAGATTGGTTTGTCTAAAGCGTAATCACCAATTTGTACACTTTTTATTTGTACAATGCCTTCATATTTAAAAGATTTACTTTTATGAACTGCCACGGATAACATTAATTTACCGACATCATCTGTCAATGACACTACAACATCATCACAATTTAACTTTTTCTTAAAGTAGTTAAATATCTTTTTTATATTTTTTGTTCTTGTTTTCATAAATCGTCCACTGTAGTTATATGATATAAATCTTCATGTCGTACCCATACATTAAATCCATCAGTATCCTGTGAATTTATAGGTCTGATTTCCATCAGTATATCATCTTTTGACGAATCTCGCTTGTTTGAGCGTATGGCCTGCCTGCCTGTAGATTCCCACTCTTTTCCATTATAAATGAATTTTGACATCACATTTTCACCATTTTTATATAAATAATTTTTGTGTCACGGCAATATTTATAATTTGATTTGTATCGTGATGCCCGCCAACCATAGGAACAACATGACACATGGCTCAAAAAATGCGTTCTCGTAAAGATAGGCAGATAAAAGAATTAACTGAAGTACTGGAAACAAATGGAAAAGCGATTACGGAGGGTCCACGCAAGAAAAATTTTACAAATCACGATTTAAGACACATTCGACCATTAAACGCAGCGCAAGAATCAATGTTTGAATCATATTTTCAAGGTAATAATATCATAGCACATGGCTCGGCTGGAACCGGGAAGTCGTACTGCGCACTATTCTTGGCTTTAAATGATTTACTAAACAAGAAAGCTGGCGCATCCAAGATAATGATAGTCCGAAGCGCAGTCCAAGGAAGAGATATTGGCGCACTTCCCGGCACGATTTTCGAAAAATTACAGCCATATGAAACTCCTTATCAAGATATAGTAGCCAGTCTAATGGGAAAATTCGATGCATATGATAATATGAAATCATTGGGGCTGATTGAATTTATACCGACATCATTCGTTAGAGGATTAACATGGGACAACACCATAGTAATCATCGATGAAATACAAAATATGAATTTTCACGAATTGAATTCAATAGTTACTAGAATAGGAGAAAACAGCAGAGTAATAGCATGTGGTGATATAATTCAAAATGATCTATTTAACAAAAAGAATGAAGTTACCGGTATGCCAAAATTCTTAGAGGTTGCAAGACGTTCTGGCGTTTTTGATGATATATTATTTACTAGAAATGATATAGTAAGAAGTGATTTTGTTAAAAAGTGGATTTGTGCATTAGAAGACACGGACAAAGTAGTATCTGTTAGAGCCGCTTAAAACGATGGGTGCGCTTTGCACCCATCGTTTTTTATATTCCGCAAACATCTTCAAAAACTTGCATGTCTGATAAATCCAAATGTCTATATTTTGATGTCAAAATTCTGTTACGATGCATTGCCATTTTTTTATGTGAATACCGTTTCTTCATTGTGTGACAAGATATTCCAAAATAAGATAACATGAAATTATAATCATAACATATAAATTGTTCATCACCATCTCGAAAAGAATAAACCCATGATGAAGTCCCCTCTCTAGCATGGGACTCTTTCAAACCTTTACTTATTTTCGGTCCCATACTTTTTGCCCAATCACCAGATGATTTATATAGTAAATGTTTTTTATAATTACCCGGATCAAACTCTCTACCACAACACTCACATTTAATTTTTTTAGATGCTAAAATGGCTATCATCTTTCTGGCACTTTCTTTTTGTACATCGGTCTTCTTGAATGTTTTCATATAATCAGAAACGATTTTCTTATGTTCTTCCGATCTGGTCATACCTGTTGATATACCAACCCACTCACTCGTTGCATAATAAATGTTTTCATCTATGAGCTTTTTTTCTCCAGTAATTACATTTCTTGCCATTACTTTATTTTTTCTTTCACTAACTCTTTCTCCAGTAAGAAATGCTAATTTCATTTTTTCAATAATTTCTGGTGAATTTTTTATTCCTTTGCGAATATGTTTATAATTGTTTGCATCAGACTCATATATGGATTTATCCAATAATTCAAACTCACCAGTAATTAAATTTATTACTGGGACTCTGTTTATAAATTGTGAATTTAATTTTAAATATTCATTCATTTGTTTCTGCAATACTGCAAATTCTCTAGATGTTATGTATGTTGCACCCATCACATGTGACATTAAATAGAATGCACTTCGCATTGCAGAATCATTCGGAAATGCTCTATACATTATCCAATGTATTAAATAATGTGCCCTATGTGGAATAGTAAGCAAATTCTCATTATCATTATTACCTCCCCAACTTCTTGGAATGATATGATGAGTTGGATATTTCATACTACCGCGCCTCTTAACCGATGGGTATTTTACACATAATCCTTTAATAAATTTTATAAGCCTGTGTAAATAATGTATATTCACCTTTGGATTATGTTCCATTGTTGAATAGTATTCAACAACTTTGCTACAATCTTTCTTCATACTCTTCTCCCGGTATAAATCTATTTATGATTCTTACCGGGAAAGTTAAATAAAAAGTGGATTACAGCATTAGAAGAGTCAAATGTTGTTAACATAAAAGCAGCATAAAGAAGAAGGGGCCGAACGGCCCCTTCTTCATCTAATGCCAACCATATCAGCAATCAAATTATAATAATCATAATTAGCAGACAATTTAATATATGATTTATCTACTAACATATTATAAAGATTTTTAGATATATTACATAATGTTTTATTACTTTTTATAGCGGTAATAATAATCCTATCATTCTCTGATCGCGCATGAACATCAAAAATCTTATTGCCACATAATGCAACCGTGATCACGCCAGATCCTTATACGTTGATACGAAAAGACAATCCAGCTTATTCAACTGATCAGCATATTTGAGAATATCTTTAAGATCTGGGTCAGCATATCTATCGGAAAATATAATTACTTTTTCTGTTGGTTTAACGGCTAAGAGATAATTTAAGAAGTTCTTAAATGGTAAATTTACCGCACCGGAAATAGAACCGTCCCTATATGAAACTGGTGAACGAACATCCACCAGTTTTGCTCCCTTCTGTACCAACTTGATTGCACGCTCTTTTGTAATCTTGTTCATGTCATTCTTCCCTATAGTTAATGACTACGGGAAGATGATAACATCATACTTCCACGTATTCTACCGCCTGTATAATATTATGTATGACTTTATCATACTCGTGATTTCTATTCCACGGATGATGAAATAATACCGGATGTCTTACCTTACCACTTTCTTTATAATCTGTTATATTTTTAAATGAATCATCTACCGCCAAATCAATAACTCCATATTTCTCTATTGCTTTATATTTAGACTGATTGTGAAACGTTACGTACAAGTCATGATATGGTATTTTATGTTCTTCCAACCACTGTTTGGTTATTTCTACAGCTTGTGGGTGCCATCCTCTTGCTGTAACCATTAATACTAAATAATTATTATCGATAAGATGTTGACAAAATTTTACAGAATCATCTAACGGTTTTGTTTTTCTTAAAACATCTGATTCTATTAAACAGGCTCTAAAGTCCGCTACTGTCATCCCATATATACTAGCCAGATCGTAAACATCCCAATCCTCCCAATGAATATTCTTTCCAGTATATTCATTGAGAACATTCATCAATGGATCTCTGAGATTTGCAATCGTGTCATCAATATCAATAACTGCGACTCTCACTGTTCTAGCTCTTTTCTTTCTGAAACCAAATCTCTATTATCTGCCAAATCATCCGAATATTTGTCTGGGAATCTTACACGTAGCTTTCTAATGACCTTATCAGGCGGATCATTCGGATCTATTCCAAATACATTACATAATAGTGTACCATACCATGAGTTCGTACCACCAGCACCGTCTGCTAATTCCTCTGCCAAATTATGTATGTCAATTTCACCAGTTTGAATATATTTCAGAAGAATACTTGCTAACTCCCCAGTTTCTGTCATGATACCTAACATACCATGAATAGCCCTAGTGTCTACATTTTCTAACTTTCTTGACTTATCATTACCAGCATAAAAAATATCGTCAGATAATGCTTCTAATTTACTTGGAAGTTCCCCGATTAATTTATTATACTTAGCATCTTTATTATAAAAAATTTTCTTTTTGTAACCGTCTAAAACTTCTGATAAGAGAATGAACGCTTCGATTATATAACAAAGCTCATCCTTATTAGTTACAATTTCTGGAATTACTGATTCGGTTCTTAGTGCATCTTTTTGAAATTTATACAGATCCATTTTTATCATTCACCTTTTTTATTAAATTTTCTACCATTGGTTTCATTAGTAATGAAATATTCGATTGTGTATTAGCATTATATTCTATATTGAAGAAGCTAAATTCTTGAAGCTGTTGGTCCGGATGGTATGTGACATAGATTTCATGACCATAAGCGGAAATAGTTTTTTCCACTGTGCCATTCCACTTATTGTAAACCGTGTTTTTGACACGAGACTCTCTACCATTATCTAAATCTGCCATAATCAACATCAACCATGACACGAACAAATCATAATTTGATCTTTCATACGAAGCTTGTCTTCCTTCGGACAAGATGTTCTGAATTTGTTTTTCATCTTCTGGAATTGATTCCAAAAATTCATATAATGAATGTTTCTTCACTAACTTCATGGTTTGTCCTTGTAATTAACTGTGACTACAATAGCATGTAGGCATCATTACATCAAGTGTTGTGTTAAATAATATAACAATTATCACGAGAGTATTTTTCGAAGTATTCTATAACCTTTGAATACTCTGGATATTTTAATTGTTTTTCTTTTAAAATCGAAAGAACATTTTCTGTTACGTTTCCTTCAGATTTGCATTCTAAAAATGCATGATATAACGCATTTCCTATCATCTTGCTAGGTGGCGCTGTGGGTAAGCCTATAATATCTTCAGCCCAACATTTAGCACACGAACACGGAAAAGCGGTACAATCCCCTACATGTGGTTCTGTTAAGGCTTTTACTGCTTCCTCGGCATACTTTTCGATATCAGAGATTTCTCTACAAAATTCTAAAGCTTTGTCTATCGAAACGCCTTTTTCATCAGTCAAATAATACTTAACTGTAAATAAATCATCCTCAAGTTGCCTAGCAATATATTTCCATTTAAAAATCTCTTTTTCCTTATCATCTAAGAAAATTTTAACATGTAATGGGTTTCTGTCGTAGCTTATTCTCATGGTATTGATTCGGCAAAATTAAAAGTTGATTCTATATAATTTCTATCTTGTGTAAAAATTGGACACTCATAATCAATTTCTCCATTTCTAACACAAGTACCACGCCTAAAACGTACTAACTGCTCATTCCAATTGATGTTAAATTTATTCATTAACATATCTTGCACTTCAGAGGTATTCTTACCATGTAATTCTTTAGAAGAAAACTTAGATTGTGCTAAAGAGTTAATACTATTTCGTGTGGCATCTTTCTGCCTCCAGATAAAGTAATTTGTAACTTCGTCAAATGGAATATTAAATACTCTAGAATCAAATAATGCTGGCGCTGTGTTAAACGGATGTTTAAATATAGTATTAAAATATGCAGTAGCTATGCTGGCCGAGATACTTGTCATCTTCTGTACATTGTTACCAAACCATCTATCAGTATTCAGATTCTTCCAATCTTGAATCAAAATTGAAATCTCGTCGGATTGTGTATAACCAAATACAGCACCTTGAATCTCATGACAAAGAATTCTAGTAACTTCTGCCATTGCAGAATTTAATGTAAAATCAAACGGTTTTTGTAAACCTCTGACGTAAGAGTGAAAGGCGCGCCCATCGGCGCGCATAATAACTGGAGTTCTAGACAACAAATGACTTTGGCTTACTGACTCGTAAGACTTCATGCGCGTTGAAAAATCATCATACTTCATATCAATTTCCTATTGTGTATTTTTCATATGTTGTATTCAGCCTATTATTGACTTTGATCAATGTAGCGCGTTTTGTCGCTTCTTTCAACTTCTCTGCGCCAACGTATGTACACATACTTCTGATAGCGCCACACAGTTCCTCTGCGATAGGCTCTACAGAGCCTCTGTAGGGCACCATAGTCGTTCTACCTTCAGATGCCTTATACGATGCTCTTCCACCATAAAACTCTTCCATGGCACTGTTGGAGGACATTCCAAAGAATTTCTTATATTTTTTTCCATCAATTTCTTCCACTCCACCAACACATTCATCAGTACCTGAAAAAAATGTGCCCAACATAATAAAATCACTACCTCCACATATTGCGATATTAACATCCGCTGGTTGTGCGCAACCGCCATCACTACATATTTGGCCTTTCAAACCGTGGACCGCATCAGCAGTATCAATAACTGTCGATAATTGTGGACGCCCTACACCAGCTATTCTACGAGTCAGGCACATTTGCCCCCCGCCAATTCCGCAACGAACCACATCTGCACCAGCCAGAATCAATTCTGCTGCCATTTCACCAGTAACAACGTTCCCGGCCATAATAACTAAATCTGGATATAATGATCTTAACTTTCTAATTGATTTAACATACTCATCGGTGTATCCGTTAGCGCATTCACATAAGATCTTTTCTATTTTATAATCACAATCGCGGATGACTCGATAGAGTTTATCAAAATCATTTTCTACTATACCCATAGAATACCAAGTATTATTGACAATATTTTTATCAGTTTCACTGAAAAATTGAATTAGATCGTATGTGGAATAGTGTTTATGTAACGCTGTCATCATATTATATTTTGACAGGGCGTGTGCCATAGCGAATGTACCAGTAAGCATATTGCTGGCGATAATTGGTGTTCCCGTCCACGTCTTACCAGTATGTCTAAATGTGAACGTTCTTGTAATATCAACATCTTTCCTAGACTTTAGAGTAGAACGTTTTGGTAGGATCAAAACATCTGAAAAATCTAATTGTTCTTGTAATTCTAATCTCATTTATATTCCTTTAGGCTAATGGGTATGATCGGATCAAACGCATAATGTCAATAAAATTGTCGGTGTTGTCTGGTATATGTGCAAACTGTTCCAATTCCTCTCTTGAGAATTCTGGAAAAATTACACCAACACATGTCAGGGCACCATTTAATGATGCCGCATCTTCGGTGAAAAAGTCAAATGGATAACCACAATTTTTCTCTTCCAGCACGTCGTGTATACAAGATAAACCATAACAATTACCACCGTTTAATATGATTATTGTTTTACCACAATGCGCCCAGTTGCTCAAAGAGTGTGCTGCACCAGCGCTTGAGTATTGGTATTTGTCGAATAATTCAGACACTAAGTGTGCGGTCTGCAACCCTCTCTGTAAATCAGAGAGATAATAATTAACAAAGCTATATAACCGCAATGGTGCTTGTATGATCTCTTCTAATGTTCTCACATGTAAATCCTCAAATATCTACCAACTTTGGTCGCATTACCATAGAATAATCTTCTTTGGTTGCTGTTTCCGCAAACTCATTATTTTTATCATTCATAAATTTAATGGCAGATGAATAATCTTCAAACATTACATCTTCACCATTTTTATAATCCCCGTTTCCAGAGAAATGAACTACTTGTACTGTATAAACAACCGCCATTATTATTTTTCCTTAGTTATATAACCAAACTGTATGTGCTAATTCTGGAGCTAGCCAGAATGTTTCTTTACATGTTAAATTTTCTGGTATTACTAGATGATTATCACATTCATAGTCTCCAAATATTCTGGTGACTGATAATTCTTCTATATGAAAAATCTTAAAACCTTCTTCATAAATTTTCTTTCCTCCGCATAATACCAGTTCTTCATCCAAAAAGGAAGAGTTTAAACTGTCCAGAGAAGTAACACATCTCACACCATCTATAGGGTTAGAAGTTACCAATATAATTTTTCTACCCGGCAAAGGATCTTGTTTATTTTTAGAGTAAGTCAGTAAATCAGAATATGTTATTCTTCCCATTACACAAGTTTTATCTTCAGTATATCGTTTAAAATATTGAAAATCTTCTTTGACTCTCCAAGGGATTTTACCTTTAACAGACATACCATTGTTCTTATCTAATGCTACAATTGCTTTTACTTTTCTTTTCATGTTTAAATTTCCAAACATGTTTAAGTGTATCAATTAATATCTACAATGTCAACATAAATATAAGACATATTGGAGTTTTATAATGGGAAGAGAATTTTCTAGTTTTTTTAATAATGAACAGAATGATGAAGATGAATATGGTTTCGGCGACGATTCCTTAGAATCTGACGACTATGAAGGGATGGATGATGAAGATGGGTTCGAAGACGACATAGAAGATGATGAATTTGATTTAGAATTGGATGACATTAGACCTGATGATGAAGAATCATTTGATAGTGAAGATGAGCAGACAATCGACCCGGAAATGGATGATGGCGAAATTGATATATCCGACATTATCAAAAAACTTGATGCTCTTGATGCAGGCGAAGATATTGAATCCGAAGAAGATTCTGAATTAGATGACGAATCCGAAGATGGTGAATCAGATGAATTACCTTCAGATGATGAAGAAGATTTTATATTCTTGGACTAAAAACATATGCCATATTCTAAAAAAACTATAGACCATTTTGTATTCGAAGAGGGTCTACGCCTAAACAAATATCTAGACACTACTGGACATTGGACAATTGGTATTGGCCATAAATTAACAAAAGAAGATCTTGGGAATAATTTATCCACCATAACCAAAGAACAGGCTTATGAAATTCTGGAAAAAGATCTAGACATTGCCAAGAAAGATACTAAAAGAATCTTTCCAGAATATGACACATATCCAGAAAACGTTAAGCTAGCTTTGCTGGATATGACGTTCAACCTTGGATATAGTGGTTTGTCTAAATTCGTTGTAACTATTCCTCTGGTTAAACAGAGGAAATTCAAAGAAGCTGCTGATCAGGCTATGAAAAGCTTATGGGCTAGACAAGTTCCGAACAGAGCAAAACGTGTAACTAAATTACTGGCGGGTTGAACCGAAGAAACTAGTTAACCAAGTCATGAATCGTCCAAACAGTGTAGCATTAACTACAATGTCTTCGACATTGTTTTCTGCACGCTTGATAGCTGTCTGAACTTCTTTTTCGGTGAACAAACCATATACTAACTCACCATCCAACTTCTTAATTGATGAAATATAATACACATTTGCTGAACCGAATTTACGGTCTTTATTGTCAATTGGTTTGTTAATATTAATCATTATTTAATTCCTTAGTTTAATAATTGTGGTTTAGCTTTTATTTTAATCGGTTGAACCGATTTTGCTTTTTTTATAATTGAATTAGAATCTACAGGTCTTTTACCTTTTGATTTATCAATCGACCAAGTGATATGGTACAGACTTCCGTCAGATCTTTCAACATTACCGTCTATGGCCACTAGGAACGCTTGTACGCCATCTTCTGATACCAACCCTATCACGACTATGTCTTCAGTCTCTGGAGGCAGAGGATGCCCTTTAGTGACACCAAATTCAACAGTTATATGATGACCGATGAAATCTGGATAATCTTGATTAAACAATTCTTTAAGTTTATTGATAGACTTATCTGTTAGAACGTATGCGGTATACATTTTAATACCTTTCGCGAATCTCATTCAGTTGAAACAGCATCGATAATGCGTCAACAAGGTCTTCATTATCTTCATAATCTTCTTGATCATAACTTCTTAAATCTATATCGAAATTAGTAAGCAATTCTTGCTTGATTTCGTCAAACTTATCCAATATAACTTCTAAAATTTCTTCACTCATTTTTGATCATTACCCTAGTAGAAATTGTGAGCCATTTTTTGTTATAGGGATGATATTGGCCAATTGTTTATCATCTTCCGAAAGAGAATCCTTAACTTTCATTACTTCATTTATATCATGTCGTTCGCAAATTACTTTACCTTTTACTACTAGACGAAATGTAATTTCATCATTCATTTATACATACCTTTTAGTTACTACTTTATATATTGTTGTTTTAATAAAACGTGCAAAAATTACGGGGCCATAATTGGCCCCGTTTCGTCTATTGTAGTTCTGGCGATCTAATTCTGCCATATTCTTGAATGTTTAGAAACTCCAACGCTCAAGAAGTCCATTTGACAGGCTAGTATGCGTCTATTCTGTAGAATTAACGATTCCGCATGACTTGGGACATAGGGTAAATATGCCAGCTTCATGTCTGCTTGTTCTGGTGTACGGTCGCCCTTCCACTGATTACAAGAAACGCATGCAGTAACAACGTTTTCCCAAGTGTCCTTACCACCCTTAGAAACAGGATGAATATGGTCTCTGGTCAAAATATTACGTTTAAAAGTTCCAACACAATATGCACAAATGTTTCTATCACGTTCAAACAGTGTTTTGTTTGAAAGGGTAGGACTATTTTTACGATATTTGCTTGGTGATATATCGTTGTCAACAGCAATTATGGTATCCATTGTCAATATTGACTGCTGTCCAGTTTTTGCGTTTGTGCCTCCACGCAGCACGACATTGTGTTCACCCAAAGACCAAAGTACTTTGTCCTTAGCGTAGTAATAGCACGCTGCCTGATAATCAATCCATTTCAAAGCTTCTCCACCCTTGTTCAAGAGTAAGATAGCTGGTAATGGTGATCTTTCAGTTACATGTAATTTACTTTTTTCCGTTTTCATTATTGCACCTGTATAGTCCTGTCAAAATTTTCATCCGCAGAAATTGGATCAAAACTCTTAAGCATATTTAGTATTACGTCTTCTGGAACGAATTTACCAGATGTTTGAGCACGCTTTCTATTACGTTCGAATAGAGTTTTTGTATCACAATCAAAAACTACAGCGATCTTTTCATAATTGTCAAGGCCACTAATAATAGACTTTCTCTTCTTTGACCCCATATTTGTCTGGTCATAAATTATATTTCTATTATTATTTACAGCTTCTCTAAAGTCTGCTTTCATCATAGCGGTAGCTCTACCAATAAATTTTTGCCATCCTTGCGAATAATTCAGACCTTCAGCAGCAGACAAATCTTCTATGATATTATCAGAAGAAATGACGACGAAATCTTCTTTTTGAGAAGCTAAAAATTTATTTATCCATGTACTCTTACCAGAACATGGCGCTCCAATACATACATAGATTTTAGGTTTCGTTTCCATTGATAAACTCTCTTTCGTAATTTCGAGTTACTATACCAGCTTCATCGAACATCTGCAAGGAAATTTTTGCGTCATCTTCCCACCTAGATACAGCGTGGTCCGCTGTTTGTAAATATACTACAGTTTTAATCCCAGATTGAATAATATTTCTAGCACATGTTGAACATGGACACATAGTAACATAAATTGTGCAATGTAATGTTGGTATACCAACAATGTTCATATTGCTTAAACAATTTTCTTCGGCATGACTGAAATACTTATACTTTAACGGGCGCTGATTCCTATCTTCCACGTCATCATCCAACCCTCTAGGGATGCCATTGTACCCAACAGATCTAACTATTTTATAATCGTCTACAATGATAGCCCCAACGGTGGTGGAATTGTCCTTCGACCATGATGAAACTTCATGAGCAAGTTTCAGAAATCGTCTATCCCACTTCTCAAAATTACTCATGTTTGTAAACAATTAATTAAATTATCCAGCAATCTTTCTCTGACTGACATCAATGCTTTACCTAAAAGGTTCTCACCTTGCCATTTAGATTCGTCTAAAATGTCTGGATGGTCAACACCCATTCCTATACCGAAAATGCGATCATATGGACTTGCTTCACAAATTATTTTATTCTTAGTTTGCAACAGAATTCTCTGAAGGTCTAAATTTTGTGAAAATTTACCAAGGACGGATAGTTCCATTGCCAAGTAACGGGCCTTAGACCACTTATCATCGTCGTACCCTTTAACTAGCCTACCAGCACGCTTTTGTGCTGCTGGATCGTCAGTCCCCATGATAACCTTCAACGCTTCTTCGTCTTTGAAGAAGAGAGCCTTTGTTGCTATAAATTGTTGTTCGGAACAATTGAATTTCTGCCCAAGATATTCGTACTCACATGGATACCAATTAGAAAATGGTCCACCATAGAAGAATACATACTTGTCTGTTTCAAAATGACCGGGTACTTTCTGTGTAAAGTTATGCATAGTTTTTTCCATTAAAAAAGCCACAGTGAGTATGACTCGTCTGTGGCTTTTTGTCAAACATGATTTGACAGAATGTTTATTCAATCTTTACCAATCGTTCCTTTCGAATAGGTTCGACCTTCTTATTTGGTGGCGTAACATTAACAGTTAGCAAACCATTTTCAAATGTCACATCATGTACCTCACTATCCTTTGATATGGTAAATCGCAACTCTTTCTTTGAAAAGGAAAGTTTCTTATGGAATGCTTTCACTTTAGCTTTCGATCCTATTTCTAACGGTTCTTCTTCTGATTTATTTTCTGCAATAATTTGAAGAATTTTATCCTCTAGGATTTTAATGGTAATTTGGTCTTTAGAGAATCCAGCCAACGCAACGTCGATTCTATATGTACCATCAACCAAATGTACATCATATGGCGGCTGTGATGCTGTTATTTCATCCATAGCAAAATCACTAGATAGTGACCAAGATCCTATTCCATTAAATAGCGAATCCATTAAATCGAATCGTCGATCTAACGATTTTTGTACATTTTGTATATAGTTATCTGCTAAACTAGTAACTGGCGCATTAAACTTCTTAACTGCATTTGTAGTATTTTTAAACATAATTTTTCTCCTTTATAGCAAGTTATGTTTTTATGATCCCATTCGGCGATCAATTTGCTGATCATTCAGCACTACTATTTATAGGAGATTTTGGGTACATTGTCAAGTCACAATTGTAAAAATATTTAAAATTCTATTCCATCTACATCATTGCAAATCTGTATAAGATAATCACCGTGGCATGCTTTTGGTTTGCAGAAACAAACTAGATTTTTACCTTTCAAATCCTGTATAATTTCATGTTTCAATTCTGGATTGCTTTCAACATAATCAATATATTTTTCGATTACCTGTCCTCTTGTACCGTCTACGCCACGAATGAAGGGGTTCCCATAATATGAACCCCTTCCAATATACACACAATCGTTTGGCCTATTTTCGTCAGATATGTTATAAACTTTTGGCATCATCACTTTTTAATAAAACTATTCGCCCTATTACGAATAATATCAAATGTTTCAAAATATGATTCTATTGGACCATTTTCATACGCTAATACCATTTCATCATGTTGATAATCTTCAATATCTTCAATCCTAGTTGTATGATAGCCTGAATCATCCGTGACGAGTGTCAATTCACCACGTTTAGACGCTTTAGATAAATCAGTCTTGGGATTTTTAAACACATCACGCTGGACTCCATTAACAGTAATACTTGAACATTTCATAGCATACTTATAAGAATCCCTATCTACTTTTTGTAATGTTCCAGCGCCCATACCGAATGCTAAATTTGACATACTCAAACCTTCTTTTAAAAGATTTTCTATGATCAATGGGATTGAATTTATAGTAATACCATCACCTTGAATAACTCTCACATGATTAGGCAACACTTTATAACCTTTAGAATTAATAGTATATCCTTCTAGTTCCATCAATCGTTTAATCACTTCGATAGGCATAGTTAGAGGATTCCCTGAATCTGGACGTAATACTATTGTGGCGCCTTTAGCTTTAACAGCACTCAAAAGCTTAGGATTCTTATTCCACATATCTATTGCAGCGAATGTATCATAACTATCAATTACGCAAGCAAACATGGCACCGGGTTTAGCATATTTGTTGACCATGTTAATATATGCATCTTCTTCGCAGTCTTCACCCCAACTGGTCATTGTAGAATGCTCTGATGCGGAAATTGAAAAACCACAAACGTCTGAATAATAGTTTTCTATAGCACATGTGATACCAGCTAACGTATCAGTGCCCTTGAAATTAACAAGGTGTGCACAATTACCAATTGATGCAGATTCTAAAGAGCTAACGCCACGAAAACCGAAACAATGCAACTTAAAATCAATTTCTGAATCAGGGTCGTCAGATGATTCTACCAGAGCATCGTAAATGTACTGTTTAGCTAAAAATGAATTACTGGCTACAGTACTACCATACCAGAAGTTTTGCAACAATGCGGTTTCCAAGAAAGATGTAAGCCAGAAACATTCTGGATCTGTATTCTCAATTGTCAGCAATACATTATTTGTCGGAATAACTGAGCCTTCCCTCACGGAGCGAATCTTCACTGGTAGAACCCCATTGTGTTTTTCTACAATGTACTCCCAACCTGTTCGATTAAACTCTAGCCCGTGTGCAGTCAAGAGCGTGGCAGCTTGCTCAATATCTTCTTTGGTAACTGGTTTAATCAGATAATTTTTAATGAAATACTGCAATCCGAAAACCATTACACTATGCGTAATAGTACTACCACGGCTTTCTATATAAGAAAAGACTTTTTGTGTGTTTTTTGGATACTGTTGGTAGTGTGTGTGCTTATAACTATCAGTGAAAAGTATTAAATTGTTTTTTAGATTTGTCATGACCATAACTCCTATGTGTCGTGTTTGTACAATACTATTTATGCTTCTGATTGTCAATCATGTAGATCATACTTCTCAATTTTATCTTTTGGTCCAATTACTTCTTTACTTATAATTTTATTCATGTTATAAAGAACCATCATCTTTTCACCCCAACCAAATGGAGAACTGACCATCGTATAGTCTACTCCATTTTTAACTAAAAATTCTCTAAGATCGCTAACATTTGCAGTCCTAAGACCATCATAGTTTATGATAATTGTTATCATTCTATCAGCTACAACTGAGCCATTCTGTTCATATTTACTAATAGCTTCTAGAACTTCTTTGCGTTTTTTAACTATACAATACGTATTAACAAACTGTGCTATATCTGGTAAAGGAATAAATGAATTATTACTATCGCTACCTTGTTCAACCGTTATTCTATAGAATTTTCTATTACCTTTAGCGTATTTCTTAGCAGTACCATAATGGGTTGTTAAATATAATCCCGGACCATACTCCCACTTTCCAGAACGAGTCTGGATCGGTAGGTCTAGATTCCCACCATGCCAGAATTGCATGGGTTCATTTGATTCGAAAATATTTTCCAGTTTCATAAAATTCACAAATTATGTAAATATTTATAACACTCCCTGTTCAACAATAGATGATACATCTTGGGTACGATTTTCAAATCTGCGTCTCTGTTTTTCTACGTATTCGCTTAAAGTCTGTTTTGCCTCTAATAAAGAGGAGAAAGTGTATTCATAATCATTTCTAAACATCTCAATAGTGCCATGTATGTCCAACGTATACCAAGGACAACCCCATGAAGATATATCTTTTATGTACACTTTAAAATATGTACGCGATACGTGCCCACTATGGATGTTTGTAACATTATGCTGTTTTATCTCGTATTTGAAAACTGGTCGCTTTGGCTTAGACATGAATTATACCTTTTTCGATGGTAATAACGTTTTTATTAAACAACTTTAAAATGAATGAGATCATAAGTAAACAATTCCATTTTCTTCTATGATTTCTGTTTTAACTATTTGTCTTTCGATACACTCAGATAAAGCTTTAAGGATGGGGACGAGTTCACTAACGGTGAACACATAATTATCATAGTCGTTAATCATCTCACATGCTGGAATAAAATCCTCTAAGCGTGGGTAGTACGTATGGACTGGGGTTGGACCATCATACTTAGAATATTTTCCGATAAGTACAGATTTCCAATCTTCACAATCGGGCTTACTAACGTGCATAACACATAAGGGTAACCTACGATCACCACCGAATTCAATTCTTATAAATTTATATAATTTATATTTGAATAGTTCTTTACTGGTATGCACAACTGTCACATTCTCATCAATCATGACAATAACTCCAAATAATCATTAGCTTCTTTAATCTTTTCATCGACTATATTCTGGTTGAACTTCTGCTTACCCCATTCTGAGATAAATTTGAGATTTGTAAAGAAACCGGCTTGCATCTTGAATACATCAATAGGGCTTACGCACATTTCAGAGGAAAGTCCAAAAATGATTTCCTGAACCCACACTGGGCTAAGACCTTGACTCAAATCAGCATCCCTTAAAATTGCTTCTTCAAGGCTCAAATGATCCGCCGAAACAATATGTGGGAACTGCGTTGTCCTGATCATGGAAGCGATCAATTCCAAATCTTGTTCGTCATATGGATGAATGTTCTTTGTTAATCCTCTAATTGAGATCTCTATATTCAGATCATCATTACCGCTTCGACCCGGATGATCAAAATCGTGAAACATGGCGGCGATCAAAAGATTTCGCATTTGTTTAGGTGACATAATATCTTTGTAGAACACACACGCATCATAACACAACCATGTCACATGAAACATATGACGAAAGTTGTGGTACGGATTCTTTAAATTTTTTGCAGAAGTCATGACGACCTGAAAATAATGTTTCAGGTCGCCTTCATAGACATCATCAATATTCTTGATTATTTCTGGTAAATTTGCCATTTACATTCCTTTTAATTTATTTGGTACAATTTCTTCATGCATCCAATGTGTGCCGGTTGTTACGTGGTTCTTGCGAACGAACTTTGCTACAGACTGTGCGAAATCTTCATAAGAAAATGCATCAGCAAGTCTTACAACATAACCTTCCATAGAACCATCGTCAACAAACAGCGACTTAATGTAACCTTCACTGAAAATACCATCATACAACACTTTCACCGGAGTAACACCGAGCAACTGAAACCATTCTACAGTCTCATCCCATGAAAGGCAAACGTTGTTATCATCCCACATGGAGAAACCATAAAAATATGATTCCAGATCATTATATTCAATGGAGTGTTTGGCGTATAAATTTTCACCACATATCCTAAAATTCTCTGGGATATTGTGCTGAAATTCAGCAGCAAACTTCTTTAACCAATCTCTTGATGGATGATTGGCAGAGTCTAAAGAACGTGCATGTGTACGATCATTATAAATTGAACAATTATGAACAAGAATGCCGTTAGCGAAAAAATTGTTATTCTTCTTAACAGAAATATCATATTTTTTCGATGTGTTATCTATCTTTTTTATTGATTTTATCTTCATAGTGATTTACTATTATTGATGAGACTATAGCATACAATTCTTCGTCTGTTATGTCAACCATATCAGATTCCCATATATAATATACCCTATAGTTGTATTTTTCGGCTAGTTCCTTTTTGACTATATCTTTTTCCCATATTTCTTTTGCTGTTTTTTTACATTTTTGATATGAAAAAACTAAATCGTCTTCTTTATACATTTTGGGGTTTGCATGAAAATAATCACCATTAACTTCTATAATTATATTAGTCTGATCAATTAGAAAATCATAACTACGATTTCGTATCCATTTTTGTCGAGTATGTGCAACATTATTTGCTACCAAAATATTACTTACCCTATCTTCTAGTTTAGACTTTCCAAATTTGCTGTCTAACCTTGTTCTTTTTTGTATTATTGCGGCTTGTTGTTCTTTTGACAATCCCTTCCAATAATTACTAGTACTTTCACCGAGTCTTTTACCTATTAATTTTCTATACTCAAGAGTCTGAGAAGCCCACCATTTGGTAAAATTTCCGTATCTATTTGGTAAACTCTTAACTCCATATTTCGTAATCATTAAATCTGGCAGCATTTTTTTAAACTTTTCATCTTTAAATATGTTAGACACGCCATAATTTTTCATAAATGTTGCAGCTACTTTATCCTTTACAATTTGTGATTTAGCTGGATTATCTACACCATATTTTTTTAAATTAGTTTGCTTTCTTTGTTCTTTTATGACTTCACATTGTAAAGATTCTTTATGAGACCTACTTTCTATTGAATGATACTTCAATAGAAAGTAGAAAATACTAGAACCCATAAAATATAATTCAGTATATATTTTATATGCTGATATTTTATCTTCAATATACATTTTATGTAACAAATCTTTTGATATAAAAAGATTATTATATTTTAATAATTTTATTCTCTTTTCATTTTTACTTATATCATCTTTATCACAAAAATAAACATGTCTGCCATTTTGTGGGTTAATTTCTTTATTACATATATAACATTTCATTCAAATACTCCGTTTAAAGAGTATTTATCAAAAAAGATGGCTATAGCAATTTTTTTACTTGATCACTTTCTAATATATCTTTAACACGTCTATAACAATTTAGATTGTCTACCCAAATATAATGTTGTTCTGTAACTATCAAAATGGTTCCGTCTTCTAATTCTATTTCATACCACTGCGAATCGTTATCGTGAACTGATACAGCATAAACCTCTTGCATTTCTATAACATCAGAAACCATGTCATATGATTTAACTAATAAACCGACTAATTTATTGTCTACAATTTCTTTTATTGTTTTTGGGCCTAACGAAGTTTCGAGAATGGTATCTCCGTCAAGACAGTTTTCCCCGTCATACTTCTCAGAAACTACTACACGCTTACCAATAAAATTATCAAGACTTTTCAACATCTTGTCATCGTTGGTCATACCTTCGCTCCAGCTAAAATGAAGCGTGCGCGGATATTTTTTATATTTTGAGGCGTTCATGGCACATGCTCTAAAGATTAAGTAAAGCTATGATATCAACCATTTCTTCCTGTGTCAAAGAGTTTTTTCACCAAATACAAAAATATCTACTGTAATAAATTGTAAGTCACTAACTAACTTGGTATCTTCGTCAACAAATCCGACTGACCTCATCGCACCCTTGATAGGGAGCTTATCATTTTTACATTTTTGTGCAATTTTTCCCATCGGGGTATCTAGTAACTTAATTGTGGCCATCAATCTATCACCATCCATTCTTGCTGATACAACGGTATGAGATACATTTTCCACAGTAATGAGGGAATCTTTACCTATACCAAATTCTCCAAATGGAGGAAGCTCTGATTCGTTAATGTTATTACATACTTTGGTTAACTCTTCTAATGGAAATATGCGACCAGCACTGTCTGGTGTATTAGCCTGTTTCAATAACACTTCAATTGTATTCATATAATCTCTCCAAAAATTAACAATTTTTCCACAATAAGATAAAATGCATATGGCGGAAAGAATATACTAAAGAATGTTGACCAAAATCCTTGTGCAATAACAATACCAGCTAACCATAAAAAGGACAGTGAGTATGTAACAATTAATACTAATACTTCACTTACAAGTTTTGTTATTGCTACAACAGCGTTATTCATATGTAAATCCATTTGTTTTTACTCTTAAGTCAAAATTATATCGAGTTTGAACAACATTGTCAATAATTTTTGGTACTTTCGCCGCACATATGACTAAATATAAGAAAAAGGTAAAATTATGAATTATTACGTATACGTCTACTTAGACACAAGAAAACCGGGTGAATATGTTTATGGCGACCTTCAATTTAATTATGAACCATTTTATATTGGTAAAGGTAAAGGAAGTAGAGACAAACAACATTTACAAGAATATCACCTAAAGCATTCAAATAATAAAATGAAAAACGGAATTATTAATAAAATTATTAATTCTGGACTACAGCCAATGTTTTTGAGAATGAAAGAAAATTTGAATAATCAACAATCTATTGACATTGAAAAGCATTTCATCAAATTGATAGGGAGAAGAAACTTACACAAAGGCCCATTAGCTAACTTAACTGATGGTGGAGAAGGAAATGAAGGGTGGATCGTTTCTAATGAAACAAAAGAGCTTTGGAGTAAACAGCGTAAAGGTAAAAAACAGACGGAAGCGCAATATAAAGCTAATTGTTCACGCGGACCTATGACAGAAGAACATAGAAGAAAAATATCAGAATCACAAAAGGGAAAAACAAGATTAACACCAGAACAATATAAAGAGAACGGATTAAAGCAGCGTGGGAAAAAAATGTCACAAGAAACAAAAGATAAAATGAGCAAGCAGCGAAAAGGTAAAAAACAGACGGAAGCGCAATATAAAGCTAATTGCAACAGAATTGCAACGCGAATCCCTTTTCCATCTTATAATGATTTAAAAATATTATTGGTGGAGCACTCTATAAAATCATTGCCACAATACAAAAATTTTGTTAAACAAATGGTTCATATGAAATTACCAATACAACTAAAACAATGTTATGAACTTAGGAACGAATGGATCTCATATGATGATATTTTTGGAAGAGAAACGGTAGCTTAAGCTACCGTTTCTCACTCACCATATTCCTCCCAAGAATCTTTAAACATTTCTTTTAATCTATCTAGATATTGCATTGTCTTAATCTTGTACATAGGTACACCACCAGCAAAGTTACCTTTACGTTCCGTACCTTTACAGATAACACCTTCTACTACATCATACTTTCCTTCGCGAACATCTTGAACCAATTCATAGTTCAATTCTGTAGTTGCAAAAACTCTAGGAATTTCTGTGACAGATCCAATACGATTAATGAAATTTTCTGGACCCATAAATGATTTGATCTTTGGATCATAAACATCAAATACAGTTAACTTGTGCGGTTCATCATCAACATGTCTACCGGCAAATGAGTTATCACCATGATATTCAGAAAATACAATTATGTTATCGGCCTTAGTTTTATCTGTAAAATATTTTGACAGTGCGTCTGCACGTGTTTCATTAAAAAGTTTTACAATATTCCCCCAATAATCAGTTGACTCATCAACCAACTGTGTGCGCGTGCCAAATAGATTGAACCCGTGTTTACGGGTCCATTTGGCTCTAAAATTAGAGCCGTCTATTTTTTCAAATACAAAAACCATCTGACCAAACTTGGCTTTCTTTGTATTTTTCATTGATGGATATTCAAACATTTTTTAATTTCCAATTGTCATCTAATTTTACTTTTTGTTCTCTAATCAATTTGAATATCAAAAACTTCATATCAGTGGAATCAAATATATTAATATTCCAACCATCTTCTTTATAAGATTTCAGGACATCTAAAAGAGATAGCGGGTGCCCTCTTCTTAATTTACTCAATAACCATTCTTCTGTTGCTTTTTCTTGATTGTTCACGGAAATTCTCAATTTCTCGTTTCTATCTTACCAGAATTTGCAATTTCTACAAGTGCATCGACATTTACATGTGGATTGAATATTCGGGCATTCTTGTAATAAAAGTTTTCACTAGCCTCATGCTCTACAGCAGCTAGAACCGCTTTGTAAGCCGTTCTGACGATCTCTGACGTTACCATGTGGTAAGATAGTTGCCACTTCCTGCAATACTGTCTCTCGACGTTTCCTGAGTCATTACAAGCACCCATAAACTGTATCTGTAAATATGGTACATCATTTTTTTCTTTTACAATGAATTCCCAATTTGAGAATTTTATTTGTTGTACGATTTGTTTAATTTGTTCTAAATTTTTCATGACCATAACTCCTATGTGTCAAATTTTTATTTTATAATCTATTCAAGAAATACAACACTAGGTCCATATGATCCTCGAATAACTTATTTCTCATGTTTCTAATTTCCGCGAAAGAAAACCAATGCGCGTCAGAGGCATCGTCCAAACCGCTGACACGCGGGAGGTCATTATTGTCATCCAGCTTAATGCAATAAGCACTGGTAATGGTTCGTCCATTCTTAATGAAGACTCTCCCACGTAATGAACGATCAGGATGGTCAAAAATTTTATGATCTACAATTGATCCTCTTAATACTTTTTCTGGAACCTTTATGCCAGTCTCTTCTCTGAGTTCCCTAATCATGGCATCTTCAAGAGTTTCGTCGGGGTGGACGTGCCCGCCCGGAATAGCCCAGAGAGATTTTCCCGGATTGTTCTTACGTTTAATTAAAAGAACATGGCCAGATTGTACTACCACCGCATCAACAGTAATGAAATTTAATGAGTATTCTTTAGGGAATGACAAAAACTTCTTGTCATAATTTACTGCGTCCTCATATTCAGAGCATAATGGATGAAATTCTGCTTTTGTTTGAAACTTCTCTAAGAAGTGATAAACGCCAACAGGCACAGCAGCTTTGACGAATTGCAGATGGCCAGAGAAATATAATTCTCTAACTTTAGTCGCATCAATATGCTTACCACCAGTAGAATCTAAAATCGCTGTTTCTATATAGTCCCACTGTTTAAAGTAGTTTATATACGATTCCGTCTTTTGATCTTTCTTTGCACCAAGCAGACAAACCGACTTATCACCGTTTGTAATTTCGTCAACACTGTTCAAAAGAGAAGCTGCCCAATTGGCGTTATTGTACAATTGGTCTTCAACATAGGTGAAAATAATTTTGTCACATTCTTCACCAGTTAGACATGACTGTATCATTTCAATACGTTCATTGACTGTGAATGGTGATTTTATTGTTCGTGGAGAATTTGCAGAACCAAGAACTATGATAAGTTTATGGCTTGTTTTTAGCGCATCTCGTACTGTAACTAAATGGCCTAAATGAAATGGTTGGAACCTTCCGATGTATACAGCATAATTATATGTATAAGGCATGACGATAACTCCTATCTGTCAGTTTTATTTATCAGCTTAAATTTCTGCTATCTTGTCGCTGATTATTGCCAAGATGGTTTCTTTACATGCACCACAACCTGTGGATATATTCATTCTGTCAAAGATCTCTTCTGGGTTTTTAATTCCAGAAGAGATCTGTTGCTCAATCTCTTCTAACTTAACATCATCACATAAACATATGTACATATTACCCCTGAGTTAAATATTTTATTAGTTGATTTGGTAACCAATGTAAATATTGTCCAGCCAGAGTAGTATGATAAATTACTGCCTGTTTGTAACCTTCCTGATCGTTAGAAGATAAGTTCTGGAGAATTTGTTCTATACATTCTATAGCTTGAACTTTCACGCTATGATCATTGTAGCCTTTCTCATCGTCAATTGCAATGCTATCTTCTATCTCTCTGATGCGATCTTTACACGCCTTTATAACATCTTTAGGTGTCTTGTATTTGTTAAGCTTCGCAGTGTCAGAATCATAATGAATAGAATTTACAGAATTCAGGGCTTTCTTTACAATTTTATCAAAATCGTCCGAAGTGAAAGCGTTAGGAGTTTCAAACTTGACTTCCGGCACTTCCTTCTGTTCTTCCGCTATAACAGCAGGCTGCACTTCTACTTGTGTTTCAATAACCTGTTCCATCTTTTCTTCAACAGTTTCTTCAACAACTGGTTCAGTAACTTTCACGGATTCGTCATATGATTCCGCCTTATTTACATACTTTTGGGTCTCTGATTTTCCGCGTCTATGTAATTCACTAACACAGTAATTAATTTCATCAGCATAATAGCCGTACTTAGACTTCGGACTATCTGGATTAGCTTTAATGGCTTCTTGAGCATCTTTAATAATATATCGCAACTGTTCTTCTGACATGTTCTTAACCTTAGCGGCATAAGCAGCATGGTCGAAATGCGGTCTGTCATAATTTTCTTTAATCGGATCTAATCCGGCCAAAACTCTTAAGCGATTGATCATGTTCATTTTTATTTTCCTAATAATTATATGATGATATGTTTGTTCCATTTACCATTCAAACCTCTTGAATCCGCTAGGTTTTTTACAGCATAATCCAATAATTTAACATATTGGTCCCATCGTGTCTTCATGTAAGCTAATGGTTTAGGAACATTTAATTCGTCTAATGAAAAATCAACAAGTTCGACTGGACTATTCCATTCTTTTTTCTTGTCTTTGCTATTTCTGTTTATGCCTTTTTGAATGTAGATCATAGTATCAAAAGGAAATGGGTCTCTCACATCGTCAGATATGAAAATACCCTTTTCCTTTGGTTTACGACCTTCATTTAAAATTTCACTCAGCTTTCGCATTTTCAATATTTTCTCTTGATTGTTCTTGAAGTTGATCGAAATAATCCTCAGTTATTATAATATCTTTCAAATGCTGCTGATTTCCTATGAAATAATCTTCGGTAGATTCTACACCTTCCACTGGTGCAGAAGTGGCCAGTGGTAGGTCATCAACAGTATCTGACAAATCTTCTAGTTTCTTTTTAGATTTATCCGCCAATTCATCATATTTATTTATAATACTTTCTAATATTATCACATAACCTTCATATTGTTCCAATGACAATCTGGCTATTCTCGCAGCCTTACCGGGATTAGTTTTCAACTCTTTCTTAAGTTCAGGAGTAGAATACTGTTTATATAAAAACTCTGGTTTTTCTACCTTTGGTGGTTTTGGGACAATATAAAATGGGATAGGCTTGTCCACATAGACAATCTCTTTTTCTGGTGTAGTTTGACACGCTGCCAGAAATATCGACACCACTAGTACTGATATAATTTTTTTCATTTTAAAATGCATCCACTAATTCTGAAATACTGTCTTCGCACGTCTCGGCAAATTTATCTTGGTTCAATTGTTTAATAATATTTGTATTATTGCCGTTAATTTTGTTATATTTTTCTATCTGTGTTCTCAAATCTTGAATTTCAATATTAAATGCAACTGTGGCCTCTGCTGCTTCTGTGATAGTATTTGATAGTTTATCATAATTTAAGCGACATTTGTTATTATCTTCTTGTAAATTAGTTATCATCATTTTTGCATTAGACAACTCTAGTTTAAGATTATCTTTCTGTAAATTTAATACGTAAACAGCCGCTGACAATCCTAGCATTGCTACAATGGATAATGTTTTATAATTAAAAATCATGGATACCCATGTTGGAGATGGAACAAAACCAAATCCTTGTGGCGTTTCTTGATTATCAATTTTATATTCTGGAGTTTCTTGACTCATCGTTTTTGCTTCCTGTTCGCTAATGATCTTACATCATTCATATCCGCTTTTATATTTGTAGCGGCCTTATTATGGTTGGCTTGTAATTTTTTAAGACTATTTGACAACATGGATATTATTTTATCCTGTTCCTTGATAGATTTTTCCATTTGCGCAATAGTCTTATCTTGAGAATCTACATGTTTCTCAAGTTTAGAAATCTGTGACAACGCTCTATATAAATGGCTGTCCAGTTTCTTTATGTCTTCTGTAATTTTCTCTATTGACATAAATTCCTCATATTATTAATAGCTAAGACCATACCATTTACTTTGTTAATTGAATTCTTAGTTGGTATATTAACATTAAATACATCAAAAACCTCATCAAGATATGTACAATTAAATAATAAATGCGAAGCGTGCAGCAAGTCGATATATTTATTAATTTTTACATTCATGTCCATTCTAGAAAACATATCTTCAAGTAATGGAATGGTAAACGATTCTGCGGCAGTACAAATAAATGTTATATCATCAAATACTACATCTTCGTCTTGTCTGAACAAGTAATTTACAAACGATTCAACCACCTCTTCAATAGGTGACCCATATTCTTCGATATCATTTTGTGTAAAGCCGTGATATTTTTCTGTACCGTTTATATGGACATCTTTTACGATATAAAAGAATTCATCTTTATTTTTTTCTAACGTCAAAAAATCTATCTCTAAGGCAGAGATAGATACAATGTCGATGCCGCTTACATTTTTATTTTTTGGCAATCCATTAGAGTCTATTGATATAACTACATATTTTTTCATTCACGATAACCTTCAATTAAATAATCATCAAATTCATTTACACGACTCATTCTATTAGAACTTTTAATCCAATTGCAAGAGTGTTGCCAAACTAATCTCGTCAAATATGCATCGTATGCATCATTAAATAAATCATTCGTTGGTCTAACTCCATCATTAGTTGCAATTAGAGTTTTTTCTATTTTAAAATTACATTTGATCTTTTTCTGGTTGGCATGGCACGCAGATTCAAATGCGTGCAGCCAATTTGTTAGATCATTAAATCTTCCTAAATTTATAACAGAGAATGCTAATATGTCCATAAATGACCTTTCTACTAGGAGAAATCTAGTATAATATTGGTAATTGAACACCTCGCTATGTAGTTTCAAAATATCTAATTGAAAATCACATAACATATTTTTATCAGAATAAATTTTCTGCAAATCTCCACCATATCTATTTACGATAGTTCTAGCACTTTTCGTTGGATATACAGTTATGTTAGTTTTAAACTCTGAATGTCTTATTATGTCATTAATAAATGTTGTTTTGCCTTGACCTTGAGAAGCACTAATAGTGAAAATCATCTGTAACCTTTAACTATATTCATCAACATTTTATCATACTTCTTCTTTGCCAGTTCTTTTTTGAGTTGTGAAGAGTCTTTAGATTTCATTATGGCTTTTAATTCAAAAAGCTTGACCACTAAATTTTTAGTGGTCTGGTCATGTGTTATAAATTCAGCGCCAGAAGTATCATTTTCCGGCGCTTTTTCTGGTGTGACAGTGTTATGTGTATTCATGCTTTTAATCCGCTGTGCCTTTTAGCATAGCACGGTTTAAAGACTCTGTAAAGTTAGTTAGGCAGCCCAAATAAATTCAAAAACTGCACGTTCCCGAGTGACGTTAATTTAGCAGTTTGCGTATTATCCTTGGATCTACCTGTTTGTGGAGAAATATCAGTACCGTCTAATATAGCTCTTCTCAATTTCATCTCATGTTTTATATCTTTACCCACATTATACAACCATAGTTCCTCAAAAGTAGAATCTTCTGCTTCTCTTTTGTAAACTAAAAATGCTCCGGGTATCGATCTGACATTTCCTTGATAATTTTGATCTTGCGATTCTTCACCAAATCCACCCTCGTCATCTTCGAATTCATCGTCTTCGCCGTCTAGAGAGTCATCCTCAAATTCATCAGAAAATTCATCGTCACTTCCAAACTGTTCGTCATCATCTGATAAATCATCCTCTAATCCATCATCGTCAAAATCATCAGAGAATTCATCATCTTCCATATCGGAATCAAAATCATCAGAGAATTCTGAATCACCATCATCCATCATCTCTTGCTCATCTGGATCTGGTCCAGAAGCTGCTGGTTCAAATTCGTCAGAACTCCCAATATCTGGATCATATGAATCCGCATCTTCGTCATCAATTTCCAGATCATAATCATCATAATCATCATCTGGTGTATCAATCTCTTCCATACGATAAATCTTTAATTCTCTTAGTAATTTCATTTCGTTTTTTCCAGTTTTAATTATTTATCGCCATAAATATGTTTTATGAAAAGATTTTACCAAATTTATATCGATCCGAATACTGGAAACAAAGTCATCTTTGATGATGAGAGTGGTTGTGTGTCTGGCTCTATTGGAGTATCAGGTAGTCATGTGTATACAATACAACATAATTTTGGAACTAATGCTATTATATGTAACGTTTATAGTTCTGATAATCAACTAGTTATACCGGATAAACTGAGAATAATAGATATAAATACCATCGAAATAACAGTGTCCACAATAGAACATATTAATATATCGATAATAGCATGAAAAAAATCCAACTAGTACCAGAGAATTACCCAGAGAATTATAATGGATACAGATTCGTATCTCTAATCAAATATAATGAAAAATCACAAATAACAATTATCGACAATGTCATATCGGATAACATTCATGCTTTTGTGTTGGATGAATGTCAAGCCCTTAATTTAGACGAAACCACATTAATAACATATGCCGAAGATTGGTTCAATAAAGACTCTCATCGAATACCGTTTTCCATATTTCTTTCTAAAAACAATGTAGGAGCAGAATATTACAGAACAATAAAATGCTTTCCTCTCGATTTTGTGTCAAGAGTATTGGGACCATTGTTTTGTTTTAATATGGGAAATCCTTTGAAAGTTAAGAGGAAAAGAAAGAAAGATATTCCGGATAACGTTGAAATTGTATACAAGGGTCGTTCAATCGAACCTTATAATCAAATTATTTGATTTCGGAATTTTTCGTATTTAAAAGTGCTTTACCTTTTTGTGTTAAATTTCCTTTATCGTCTATAAATCCATTATAAGACAATACTTTTTCTCCCATGTTATTAATTGTATAACCAGCCGGATTATATTTTATTAACTGCATTCTCTTTAAATATGCAGTTGCATTGATCAATTTTTCACTGGAATTTATATATTCTAATGCCAATTCTGGGGTTGGGCTTGAAAAAATCAATAATAAACTGTACGCTTGATGCATACCTAATTTAATAGAATTTACATTTTCATTAATCGAGTCTAATATAGTAAACATTATATATCTGCGCCTAGTTTTATCAAATTCATCTGCAAAATAATATTAAGTGCGTATGCAATAGCATGGGATTTTCTAAGATCACTCTCATCTATTTTATCATACAACACTTTTCTAACCTCATGCTTTGATTTTATATATTTATCAATTAATATAGTTTTGTTTGGACGAATAAGAGCTAATATATCTGCCAAATCTTCAATTGATTGTGGTTTGCATTTTTCAATTAGATCAAAATGTTTTTTGATATGAAATAATTTTTCGACTACTGATTTATAGTTAAGTAATGTCCAATCCGGTTTCATGTTTAAAACTGTCAGCACCTCATCTCTACTTTCGAATGATTTCAAAAGATTAAGATGTAATAAATCTATTTTTAGATAACCGTATTCTTGTGCTTGTTGGTATGGTATAGCTGACAAATGAGAGTCCATATCTGTGGGAATAGTCTGTAAATAAATGCCAACTGGATGAGGTTTAAGAACACCATTTTCAACCATGGAGGCGCGAATCATTTTCAAATTACTTAGATCTGTACGGGGGTCAATGTCAATGTCGATATCCATATTGTGTACTCCTCATAAATTTCTTTCAGTTTATCTATATTATCAATATCATCTATCTCTTTCAATTTAGATTCGAGTTTTTGTTGGCTTCTCAACAACAAAAGATAATACATCTCTTTCTGCTTTATGAAGTATTCTACAACATTCTCAACACTTTCTCCAGTTATGTCCATATAACTTTTTATAAAATGACAATCTTGAAGGTTGTTAGTATTCTGGTATTTTTCTGCTTCTTTATATCTTTCATCCATCAAATGTATGTTGGTTAAATATGAACAAATATCTATATCCAAACGCTTAGAATAATAATATTTAACCAATTTTATTACGTTATCTCTATAATGGTCTATATTCGTTGTATCAACTGAAGAGTATCTGACCAGTTCTGGAATTTCCGAATCTAATTGTTCAAGTTTACTTTGTAATTCTTGCGGACTAGTACAAGATGATCTAGTACATTTACGTAAATCATCTCTCCATTTCAACCATTTATGTTGTTTTAAAACACCAGACCCTACTTGTAATATCCAATCACTATTCTGCAATAACCTCATTTTATATGAAATCGGACTAATCCAATCCCTATCCTCCGTAAATTTTGTCGGAGATGTAATAATGTTTGTTATCTTTTTCATTTTTGATTATGGTGGAGGATTCAATGGACCGGGGGTATTACCCTTCATACCAATAATAAGATAGTTTGCGCATCCAGATACCGCAGTAGGTACTAAATTTTCTCTATAACGCATGGTTACTTTACCATCGCTAGATGTAAAACACCAAATTAAACTTGCATAAACAGGTACATTAGCTGCTGATACAATCCACGCACATTCTGAATATGGGAATACATAACCACTTTCGCTAACTGGTTGTGGTAAATATTCACCATTACTTATGATTCCCGAATTTGCTGCATAATCTCCAGTCAAACTCAATGGTAGCCATTCTGTTCCATCCCAAAAAAATGGTCTATCTTGCGTACTGTTCAACCATAATTGTCCCTCTAGGGGATTAGAAAGCAAATCATCAATAGCGACTGACAAATCTGGATTACCAATATTATCAGGATCTTCCGGGCACGCAAAATGTTCAAGCAGATGAAGCATATTTTCATTCATCTCTTGGCCATACCGCAATCTAGTTCTACCGAACAATGTTACATCATGATCAGTATTAATATCTTTTGGTACCAATGTTATTGGCGTCTGCCCAGAATCTGTAAATTTTACATTATAGTCAGTCATTTTACTTCATCAAACCCTTCTAATTTTGCGCCTAACATTTTTTCTGAAAACTCTGACTTATCTATTTCATAGACGTCATAACCTTTTGCTTCAGCATTTTCTTTATTTATAGGATTTATAGCAGACCCTATAATAATATTATCAGATTTTCTAACTAGTATATACATATTATGCCGTGTACTCCAAATACCAATCGTCGGTCACAGTCGTCTGTAATCCGGACACCGTGTCGGTCACAGTAACAGATGCTGTACCATAGGCCGATGCATTATTGGCTGTCGGACATGTTCGTGATATGGCATCTTGAACAGTATAACTAGTGCCACTGCCACTAAATCCAACGTTACCCACCAACATTCCAGTTTGCCCAGTAATGCTATTACTCCACGAATATGAGTAACTTCCAGAACCTCCAGACACTGTTATTGAGTTACCGCAGGAAACTTGTGCTGTTTGTGGATCTTCTGGATCGCATGGGAATGGTGACCAAGTATGGAAACCATTACATTGTCCGGGTATAGTAAATTGAACCGATGGTGGTAATGGCGATGAAGATGGTGTTATTGTCACAGCCGGTGTGGTAGTCACGTCAGGTGTTGTGGTCACAGCCGGTGTGGTAGTCACGTCAGGTGTTGGCGTCACTGTTGGCGTCACTGTTGGCGTCACTGCTGGCGTTTCTGTTGGATATGGAGTAGCACCTACAGACAGAGTTGGATTTGGGGTCTCATCTGGTGTAGACGCCGGGGTCGCACTCAATGATATCGTAGGGGTGTTACTCGGTGTAATATTTGGCGGCGACACATCAGTTGGGGTTACCGTTGGGGTTACCGTTGGGGTCGCGGTAATAGATGGTGTTACCGTTGGGGTTACTGTATTAGACGGTGTAGTTCCTATAGAAGTTGAAGGTGTAGGTGTAATGGAAATACTCGGTGTAGGAGTTGGTGTCAAGCTTGGCGGTGGTGCATATGCGCATCCAATACCACCATTGTTAATATTTCCTTTGATTCCTATTATGAGATAATTGGCAAACATAGATCCAACATCAGAAGAACCGGTTATGCGATATTGTGATGTCACTACTGCGTTAGTATCAGTGGTACACACATAATAATCAAAAGGACCATACATTGCTACATGTGAAACCGCCCAAATGCACTCGGACAAAGAATAAGTATATCCTGTTATAGGATGCACTGGTAATGGTAATGTGTCGCCATCAAAAATAAATCCCCAATTTGCGCATACATTATTTTTAGTGGATAGCGGTTCCCAGATATCCAAAGAAGAATTCCATGAATAGAAAGTCTTATTAGATTTGTTATACCATAGCTGACCCTGTGTCGGGTTCTTCAAAACATTTTCGGTAGTCTGATCCAAGTCTGGTACAACTGGATCTGATCCAGTTAATTCATATGCGGCAAAATTTTCTAATAATCTTAGAAGACTTTCATTTAACTGTTCGCCATATTCAAGAAAACCTCTACCGAACAGATTTACATCTAATGCATAATCCACTTCTGTCTCAGAATCTACAGGTATATAAGATTTATTTACATCTGTGAATTTAATATCATACGTACTCATATATTATGCACCGCCCCATTCAAAAGTTGTTGTATCTGTATCTGTCGCAGTATTACCCATAGAATCTTGAACAGTAACAGTGAACAAGGCATTCAATATCTTAGATCCCCCCGGACAAGTTCCAGCTATACAAGCAACACTTCTTATCTCAAACGCTCCTGTTATATTGGAACCAGAGACACTACATGATGATGTAGTCACAGCAAATTCTGGTCCCGTTGCACCAGTTAGAGATAGAGAATGACTAACGATGGAATAAGGCGCAATTCCGCCAGTGATAGGGCCGGAATATGACCCGGTGACAACCCTCTTATACTGTGTGATATCACAACCGTAGCCAGCCTGTACACACTGTTCTAAAGAACCGTTTATACTAGCAACAACATTTAATGGTGCCACTGAACTCTTAGTCGGAGTTGGGGTTACTGTTGGAGTTCTTGTTGGTGTAGGTGTTACAGTTCTTGTTGGTGTTACAGATGGAGTTCTTGTTGGTGTAACAGAAACCGATGGTACCGGCGATCTCGTAGGTGTAGGAGTTACCGTTCTAGTTGGTGTTCTAGTTGGAGTCACAGACGGAGTCCTAGTTGGAGTTCTTGTTACGGATGGCGAAGCTCCTACTGATAAAGAAGGTTGTATCGATTCTGTCGGTGATGGGGTTACGGTTGGTGTGGCTGTCAATGATGGGGTCGCTGTTACAGATGGTGATGCTCCATTTGTTGGAGTCACCGATGGTGTAATCGTTGGAGTCACCGATGGTGTTGTACCCACAGAAGTAGATGGTGTTGGGGTAACAGTAGATGTAATAGATGGAGTTGGAGTAGGAGTTGAGGGTGGAACCACCGCACAATCTATTGTGCCCAAATCGTTATTATTACGAATGCCTAACACCATGTAATTCGCGCACGCATTTGTCAATCCGCTACCAGTTAATAATCTATATTGAGATGTTACCAGACCATCATTATCTACTGTACAAATAAAATAATCTACATCATCAGGCATATAAAATGGTGACACGAAAAATACACACTCATCCGCTGTAAATTGATAACCTGTTACAGAACTTACTGGGAGTGGTATATTCTGACCATGTGAGATGACTCCAGAATTACCCGCCACATCGTCCATTCTTGATAGTGGCACCCATTTCGTACCATCCCAAAAATATAAACGAGTGTTTGTGGAATTGTACCAAAATTGTCCATATACCGGACGTTCCAACAATTCTTCGTGGGCCGTATCAAAATCTGGGTTGCCGGGATTGTCAGCATCTTCAGGGCATGCAAAATTTTCAAGAATGTGAACGACATTCTCGTTAAAGATTTTTCCATATTCTAATCTAGATTTACCCGGAAAAGCTATATCAGCTTCATCAGTAATTAGGGCATTTTTCCCTACTGTTATAGTTCCATTAGCTGGATCTGTAAATCTCACAACATATGCATTTACATTACAACTTGCCATTTGATACCCTTCATAATGTTCTTATTTATGCAAATCAAAGCTGTCGATTTACAATTATATTGAATATATGAAGATATTTATATGTTGTGAGTTTTCGCCATAGCTAAAATAGTTTTTGTGACTTCTTTATTATTCCTCATTTTCTCTAGCCATTTGTTCCTATCAATTATCGAATCGCATATCACTTTCTCTTCTCTTGTTAGTTTTTTATTATAAACATAATCAAAAGCGCTAGAAAATAATAGATACCATGGTGATAATGCTCTAGAATGGATGAATTTTGTTATCTCATCAAAATTTAAATATAATAAAACTTCATTAGGTTTACAACCTATTATATTAGATAAATTAACAATTGTTTTCATGGAAATCCGAAATTGCTTTTCGGCAGGGACGGTATTGTCAAAATGGATTAGATAATCTATATAGACTTCATCCATATACCAATTGTTTGGTAGTAATTTAAGATCTGAGCAAAATTTAATATAATGCTGGGGGTCTGGTATACCATTCTTTCTAACAAAAGAAAGCAGACTACTAAAAATAGTATAGTATCTGGACTGTATGAAAGCTTTGTAATTTGGTTCTCTGTGACCGCACGAGGATCTCCAATATTTGTAAAGATTCCAAATGGCTAAACCATCCGCAGACCTAGATTCCTTGTCTCTTTCTAAAAATTTACAAGAGTGATTAATCCTCTCATCCGAAGATTTATAAACATAATCACAATAAACACATTTTTCTGTCATTTTAACTTTTTGATCTGTTCGTTGTCATAGCCTAACTCTTCCGCCATTGAAAGTAAATCGTCCAGTTTTATTGATTTCTCATATAACAAAGCTTCTTTATGAGTACAATCATAATATTCTTGGATAAGTTGTGAGCGTAATGTGGAACGTTCTTGCTTTTTCCTTTTATTCCAAGAGTACATTTTCTTTGACGTTGAGCAACACAGTAAAAGCCGTGTTAATAGTTTCTTCTCTTTGTGTAAAGAGAAGACGAATGGATTTAACACTGAGTTTAATCTAGTTATTTGTTTGGTGTCTTTAGTGCCAGACAGCCACCGCATAATGACAAGCGGCTGCAATGTTTTTTCTTGATCCGGTGTTAATTCTGAAAAATAATCCACATCAAAATTATCAATACGTTTCAACACTTCAAATATGTCTAATTTATTGTCACTCATATAATTTTAATTTCTTGTTGCAAAATTTACACAAAATTACACCATCGTCCAATTGTACCAATTGATCATCTGGGTGTATACAAGTCTCAGTCATCTCTTTTCTGATTTCGTGTATCTCATCAAAGAATGGTTGTTTTTGTAACTGAATTTCTAAAATCTGGTCCTCCAGCGGTTTCAATTTATTGTCTATAATATCTTTTAACTTCTTTTCTCTGCGTTTCCATGCCAGTACGTCGGCTTTGTCAAAACTCGCTCTTATTTTCTTAATAATTTCTTCCATTTCATATTCCATGTAATTTGATTAACATCGCCATAAAGTTTATTTCTTTGTCAGTAACCAAAGAATGTTTATACATGCTGTCAGCTATGGTAACAATACCGGCCTTCCATTTGTTAACATCCTTAAACTTAGTAACATCTTCAAGATACTCATAGAAAAACCTATAGTATTCTAGGAAGTCATCATCCGATATATTACCGGATACTGAATTTCTGATAGAATCCCAATTAGCTTTTTCCTGACCAATTGCTTCCAGAAGTTCTACCTTATCTCCCAAGGATTTGTCATCGTCTATACTAGCAACCACCAATTTACCATCGGACACACTAGCATGGACACTATCTATAAATTTACGAAAATCTGGGTATGTTTTATTGAGAATATCTTCAATTATATTGATGTCGTCATCGGTCTCACACGGTATTCCATTCTCTGTCAACATATGAATAACTCTAACGCACATTTCGCCACGATCTAACGCTTTGAACTCCATGGCCTCGCATCTGGATTTAACTTCTTTCATTATCTTATGTGGATAATTACACGAAAGTATAAATGTAACATTGTCAGCACGATCTTCCATCATCGTTCTCAATGTCGCTTGCGCATTTGGTGACAAGTAATCACATTCGTCTATGTATACTATCTTATACCCAGATTCAGATATTGGAGCTAATTTAGTAAACTCATCAATCTTAGACCGCATAACATCCACTGAATTTTCTTTTGAACCGTCGATACGTATATAATCCATATCATCGATATTCAAATAGCTTTTGAGTAAGAATGCTAATGTGGTTTTACCAGTTCCCGGTGGTCCATATAAAAACAAGTGCGGCAATGATCCACTTTTTATAAAATCTTGGACTCGTCTTTTAATTGTTTCAGATGGAAAAATATAATCTTCTAGTAGGTGTGGCCTATATTGCATAGACCATTCTTTCTTCTTCAAGCTCATGTTGGATTCCTATGATCTTTTGATCATATCACAACATTATCTACCATATCAAGCTTCTTGGATAAATTTAGCCATTGCTTTAGATTTTACAGAATTCTGATGATTATCTTCAATTATTGAAACAGTGTTAGCGCGTTTCTTTCTTTGTTTTAATACATTATTAAACGCTATTGTTAGCGCTATGGCGAATGGATCAAAAACAAAAACAATGATCAAGATTAATATAGTTATAGCCTTATCTTGCTCTATCCCGAATACTTCTGTAATAAAAACTATTGGGCCAATCTTTGCGGATTCTTCAACATTTTTGGTCTTTATTTCTAGTATCTGTTTTTCTACAAAGGGAATATCTGTAGATAGTTGGGCCAATTCCACTTCAAAAGATTTCATCAATCTTTGTTTTGCTGTAACATAATTGTTACCAACACTTTGAATCTGTTTGTCTATATCCAATTTTCTTTCTTTATAAGTCTTCAATTGATCTTCAAGAATGATAAGTGTTTCTTGGTCTTGTTGAACAGATATGGTTGTCGTTTGGTGAGCGGACATCAAATAACCAGATATACCCATAGAAGTTATAGAAACTAATATAAAGATACTGATGACAAGATAAGTCTTAAGAAATAATGATGTCTCTTTCCAATAGTTATACAAATACGATGTTATGACTATTTTACCAAGTTCTAACGAACCACCCATAATTAAAACGCTAATAAAAGAGCCAGAGAACAATTTCGCTAACCCTATAACAGAAAAATAGGCAGCGCTACCAGCCACTGCCATCATAGACAAAAACAACAACACAAGTAGAAACATTTACATCGTTTCCGGTTTTTCTTTCGAAACCAAAAGAACTTTGTCAATATTAGTCATCCAATAATCTTTTTTATTCATAGTAAGATTATTAGCCCACTGTAACGGTTCAATGAAAATAAAATCACCAACTTCCACATCTTTTACTTCGGGACCAATGTGTAAAACTTCGCCCCATCTCCCAATTTCCATATCAGATCTCTTATCAATAACACTGAACCCCCAATCGGTTTTATTTTCAAAACCTTTTTGTGCCGATAATTCCTGAATGAATCTAAACAATATATTTTTCTTAACTGGAGTAATAGACTTCATTTCACTTACCTTTTACTTTTCTATTAAGTTTTTCCGTAACCTCAGATGCAGATTCTAAATTAGTTAAATCCATTGATAACACCGTTTGTATCTCTGTTTCTGCGTCCACCGGTTTTACATCATTGGTAGCCTTGTTAGCTCTCTGTTTATCCAGAGCCTTTCTCATGTTTGCTTCGTTAACCTGCTGCTGATGAAACATCTCTCTAACTTTACGCTTAGTAGAGTTCTTTCGCTTACGACGACCCTGTATCAAATTTTCTCTGTGTTTAACAGTATCACTTTCTGGAATGTTATTTATTTGTAGGCGAAGTAAGTCAAAATCTACTTTCTCACCTCGGATTGAATTTACTATTTTTTTATCACTCATTGATGCGGTGCCCTTTTTGTTTATCTATTTATATGCTTCTTAGGCATAAAAAACCTTCTATCTAAAAAATTCTTTACAATCTATGTCATATTTTATACAATCTACACAATGAAGACCAAATATGAACAAAATATAACTAGCACATGAAGAACCTCTTCCAACTCCCCATACTACATTATTTTCTTTGAAATAATCTATTAAGAATAATATCGCACGAAACAAATCGCCCATATTCATGTTATCTATTAACTGAGATTCATATAAAATTCTTGATATAGCTTTAGAATTATATTCTCTATCGCGTTTCATTCTGTCCAATTTTATTAGACAATAATCCATTATATTAATGTCTAAATATTTTTTAGGTATATCCCAATTGGACTCAATATTATTATTACTATATTTAACCTCTAGAGGAATTTTGGATATTAAATTATATTTTTTAATATTCTGTGTAACTTCTTCGGCAAAACATTTATCAATACATAAACCTTGTAGCATTCTTTCGCATAATTGTTCTTCATTTAGCGAATAATTTCCATCAAACCACAAAGTTTTATCATTTAATTTTGTAAACTCATTATGCAAAGGGTGATTCATACTTTTCTTTATTAACTATTGGCACGTCAATGATACCACCACCGGCAGCAGCCCTCTTCATAGCCTCCAATTGTTCTGGACTATGAATAGTATAATTAGGAGCTACTGGTGGGTTTCTAGCGTAATCTTCTAAAGATACTGGGGAGTTGTACGTTTGTGCGGCATTAGGGTTCTGAACTTGGCCTCTCTCTGGTAAAAACACACCCTCTTCCAACTCATCGATTTTTTGTAGAATGGTTTTCCATTGTTTTGCTGTAGGTTTCCAAGCTTCTCTATCTTCTTGAAATGCTAACACACCTTCAAGCCACATTTTAAATTCTTTTACTTTCATTTTACATTATATCCCAGACAGTTTTATTTTTTAAATACTTATTATATACATCAACACTTGACAGCATTATCCAATTATTTGGTCCTAATGCATGACATAGCATTTGATTTCTATGCAATGCAATTGTATATATGTTCACAGATTGTATGTAGTCCACGCACCTAACGGGTATATACGCTTGTTTCATCTTTCTGTGATTCATTACCAATGCTGTATACATCCCTTTTGTTAAGTCAGAAGTCACGAGAGTATCTAAATCGTGCGTGTCTTCTGAAGACACCAACATGTGCCAACTTGCTGGCACTTTTATAACATATCCCATTACTTCTATTACTAATGCTGGTGTGTTAATACACTCTAACATTTTTATTTTAGATAAACGAAAATCCATTTCTGCTAAATTAAGAGTCCAAAAGTAATTGGACTTAATTGGACTATCTAAATTATCAATTATTATTGGGTTTGATTCATCGTCTGAAATGATCATTAAATATCCGGAATTATATTTTTATATTGTAAACTGATTTTCAATCAATGTCAACTACTTCATCATCAATTAGCTGGTTTAGGACATTATATGTCTCATTTGGTTTCAATTGAATTTTAGAATTCTTAAATTTATATTTTTCTTTCTTATAAAAAGCTATTCTCTTTTTATAGTGTATCATTGAGTATTTTAAATTTGAATGTATGTCAAACACATTAATATGAGTTTTGTCGTGTGCTTTTCTTAAACCACGACCCAGTGACTGAATGACTCGAATATAGCTCTTGCCGGCATCAATAATAACTAGGTTCTTGATTCTAGGTATATCCAATCCGGCCTGAACTAATTTATAAGTAGAAAAGTGAACTATATCGTCTCTGTTGGCATATGATTTATATACAGTTTGTCTTTCCTTGGATTTTGTCTGACCGTATATGAATACGGATTCTGGTATTAACGCTTGTAATTTCTTACCGTGTTTAATGGAATTTAGAATTACTAATGTGTTTCCAGTACGAGCTATATTAGAAATATATTTTACCAACTCTTCATTTCTATTATCATTTTTAGTTATATATGATGCTTCTGAACTATAGTCTGGGAAATATCCTAATATAAAATCTTTATATGATATCTCAGTCTCTTCATTTTCTTTTTGGAATAATCTATATTGTGGATTCAAATCTTCGGTAAATTCTACACAATTAATCTCTATATCAGCTAGCCAACCCTTTTCTATCAATTCACTTGCTGCGACTTCATAAACGAGTTCACCGAAACAACATCTCATCATCATTTGACCGCATTCATCCTCTGGCATGGTACCAGTCATTGCTACTTTTAATGGCATATGATTAGAATGCTCTGATATGATTTCGGATACTTTTGCCCCTGAAAGTGTATGGCACTCGTCCAATATAACCGCTTTAAATAACTTCAACACGTCTGGATTATGTTGAATCGCTTGCCAAGTTGATATCACATTATCATGATCTACAACTTTTGACTTTCCGGAATATTCTCCAACATCTACACCACACCTAACAAAAGTTTCCTTAGTTTGAGTAACTAGATCATAATTAGGTACTATCACAATTGTTTTGAACGACTGATTATTAAATATCTCACACAACGCTGCTGTTATGATAGTTTTACCAGCACCCGTACCGGCTCTAAGAATTCCACCATAATTGGAAAGTAAAGCATTCACAGCTTCCACTTGGTGTGTGCCCAAAGTTATTTGTCTATGAAAAAAATAATCCTTGTCAATCGGATTAAACTGTATTTGATACTCTTTTCTTTTATCTACAATAGAAAAATTGGTATAACCAAATTGTTCTAATTTTACTATAATTTCTTCCGCTAAATTAGCTGCGGTCAAACCATTTTGAGAAAAAAATCTTTTCTTTCCATCCCATCTACCTAACTTGTATAATGGGTGAAAAAAATACTTGTCAGTTAGAAAACCATACTTATTATAAAAGTAATCATAATGTTGCCGAAGCAATCCAGAGAACAAACAGTTATATTCATTTATAAAAGTTATTGTAACTTTATTTTTTATAGTTTCAATCATCGTAAATAACTGTCTCTTGAATTGCTGCTACTCTAATCTTTGTTATATTATTTAATGCATAACCACGCTGCTCAAATGATGAAACAGCGGATCTAGCTTTCATATATAATTCTTTAACCTTCAATGCTTTTTTCTGAATGTCAATAAATGATGGGTGATCATCCGCCATTCTTTCTAGCATTCGCTCGCCATAAGTTTTGTCTGATCTTTCTATGATCAGACGAATTACTCTCATTTTTATTTCTTTCACTTTTATTTCTAGATAGTCATTCAAAATTTCTATCTCAACACGTAATTGATCGTAATATGAATACAAAGAAGGTTGCTCTTGATTACATAATTGGATTGTCTTATTTTTCAATGAAACATCTTCTTTTAATTCTCTATTCAGGACTAACGAGTAGGCGGCAATTATTTTGTCTAAGTTTGACAAATCTTCAGATAATTCATCTATTATTGCCATTTAATTTACACTCATGTTTTGATTTTCCATTACTTCTATTATTTTTAAATTCACAATCTGCTGGTCATTCAATGAATTTATATCAAAACCAAGTATACTGATATCTTCAGGTTTTGTCAAAATTTCTAATATATCTGCAAATTCTGGATTTTCTATTATATGAGTTTCTAAAATATTAATGTTTATATTATCTTCGTCTAGTGGTAATGTATTATATTTTAATAATTTTTCTACGGTATCTTCTTTTGAAGTTGCGGCTATATGATTAACATCCTTAATGTTTTTGTATATGACAAATGCAGAATTAGTATCCAATGCTTTCAAAGAAACCATCAACTCTATATTTTGTAAAAATTTATTACAATTACTCTCGTCTATCACTACCTGTCCCTTATTTGTATTGACAATGTCCCCAACATTCGGAGACATATTAAGCCTTAACATACAAAAACCGGGCAGAACATCCATACGCTCCAGCGATAATAAAGTCATTTTACGGACTTTATTTAAAAAATATTGAACGGCCTTTATAATATTTGGCTCAACAATTTCAATTACATTATTTGTAATATTATCGAAATCTACGTCTCTTTTGCACAATAGTGAAGAAATTTTTGGAGTTTCCATCAGAGTCCTTTAAAAGAAGAGAGGGGTAAATACCCCTCTCTATATTTACCATATTATCAAATCAAAATCAATCACTTAATGCGAGTTCTTCTAATTTTTGCCTCTTAGCGTCTTCTGCTGAAACTTTTGGTAATTCTTCTTCACCGCTCATTTCCACAACTAGAGATTCTCGCTCTCTTAAAATCAAGTCTTCCAAAACCTGATCTTGAATGTCCTTAAACTTACTAGATTGAAATTTAGAATCTTTATATGTATACCACGCACCATTTCTCTTAATTATTCCTAGAGACTCAGCAGCTTGTAATATACCATCATATGGGTCTAAACCAGTATCATAAGGAACTGTCAATTCTACCTGTTGGAAAGGTTTAGTAAATCTTACTTTCCAACCGAAAGCTTTCATACGTATACCATCAATTTGACGAGTAGTCTTATCTCTATCAAATAAACGTGAGAATAAAACTATCTGTGAGAATGGAAACTTCAATGATTCTGTCATTTTAAATGGTGGGTAGGCATTCGGCGTCTGATCGACGTATACCTGTTTGGTGGCAACCACGGCTACTGGCATATCTTGAATATCCTGCATAATTGTTACTAACAATTGTTTCAACTTCTTAGCATGCAACCCCTGATCATTATTCAATTCACCAGTCTTTTCGTAGGCATCCAATGCATTATGAATGAACAAAAAGTCTAGAGAATCAATACATATTAATAATTTCTTTGGATCTTCACCAGCTTCACCATTTCGATACATTGAGAGAATAGTATTCACTGCGTTAATGCATAAATTGACCTCATTGACGGAGATTCTGACGAAATCTTCTCTATCAACATCCACACCGATTGCTCTCAGGTAATCATAATCCAGCGCATTCTCAGTATCTATCACTAAAACTGAACAGTCCTGCTTCTGAGCGGATTTTATCACGTTCCCTAGTACGAATGACTTACCTGACCCGGATGGCCCTACGAGGGCTGTAAGACGTCCCTGTGGTATCCCTTTCCTATAACTACCTGACATAATTTTATTAAGTACAAATGATCCAGTATCTATCCAAAACTTTGGAATACCGTCACCCATTCCTATACCTTCTATTTTTGAAACTTTTGTTTTAAACTTTTGAAATGCACTCATATTAATTTCCTTTAGAAAAGAAAAAGCCGGGGGCTATGAAAACCCCCGGCTTTTTTACATCATCTTACTTCTTTTTGAAACGATCTCTAATCTTAGCTACCGCATCACTTTCTACGACAGTCTCTGTAGATGGTGAAACTGCGCTAGCAGCCACTTGTTCAACCACTGAAACTTTAGGACTTTCCACCGTCTTTGGTGTAATAACTTCCTGTTCCGCTGGAGTGTCGCTATGATCTTCATCGTCTTCCGCAACATCTTCACCCGTCTGATGTGCTGACAATAGTTTTTCAACCTTATCCAAACCGGGATTAGGTGGTAGGTATGTTGACAAATCAACAGGCTCTTCCACTAAATGACGATACTCTTCTGGGATTGGACTCGTGCTGTTAATGAACTTGGAATTCAAATCATAAACAGCATATTCACCATCCTTGTCCTTTCGGATGATAAAGTTATTACCGGCATCAAGATCCCACGGATTACTATTCATTGGGTCTATCTCGTCGGTCATCTGCGCCATCATCTTCTTGAGCAACTGATTGCCTATGAAAGTCTTTATGACTTTACCCTTGAAGGTTTCGCCAGTTTCCGGATCAGGTGGTAATGGGTCTTCCAACACTAACACACGAACTGCTGCGGACTTCTTACGATAATAATACTTACCATTCTTACTCTGCTTGCCTTCCTGCTTGTAATATACTCTTGAAAGTTCACAAATAGGGCACTTTTCGCCATATTGTGTTAAACAAGGAATTGTGCGATCTTTTCCTGCGATTGACAAAGTGTGTGTCAATTTTTCAGCGAAAAAGATATTTGGATTATCTTGATTAGCATCTTCCAATAATCTGATTATTGCGTGCTGACCAACTTCCATATTCCAGAATGGATATACATCCTTACTTCTCTGATTATTATCGTATGATGATTTCTTTTCTGTTTGTTCTTTAATATGCTTCTTTAAATCTGCTAATGTACGTCTGCTCATAATAATTCTCCTATAGTCTATATTATCTTCTTGCAGTCTCGTCCGATATTCTGGACATTAAGTCTAATTCATTTCTCTTAACGCTACCTATATTGCCCTACATTCTGTGCGTTGTCAAATGTAGTTTTTATTTGAGAACCCCGGCACCTATTAATTCGTCGGATAATCTCAAAATATGTTTACACACTCCCGGTTCTCTCGTTGGGTTGCGTAATGGTCTATCTGTCTTCTTTATATATGGTTCCGGTGGATCGCCGAACAAAGAATCGTCTTTTTGATTCCAAACAGAGAACATATAATAAAAATCTAAACAAGTACAAGATACTGATACGGGCCAGCGATTTCTTTTTATCGAATAAATATAAAACACATCGTTACGTGTCTTTATTTCGACTTTCCATCTATTATCCTGTTCCACGTATGTCACACGATCAAACATGATCGAAGTCTTATATTTATTCAACTTTGTCCGTGTATTTGCAGTAACCAATAATTTTTTATCTTCTACATACGGGATGTATGTCAAATTATCAACTAATACCTGTCTTGACTTTTGATCTCTTGGAGTATCAAAAAGCAAATTAGTATTAGCCTTCAAATAGTGAATAGTAGATTTTTCGATTAAAATATTTTCCATATATGTATTTATCATGCAATCATGGGAAGTGGTAATTCATCTTCCTCCGTATTAGAAGTCTTCCAATCGTTTTCCTCGACATTCTCAAACGTATAGTATATACCATACGCTCTATCATCGAAATCACTCATTTGTTCTATCATTCTTAATATTATTAACATTGCCATAACTCTGTCATCGTTAGCCCCCGGTTGCGCTTGATATGTCTGTCCAGTTCTAATATATCTTTTACATTCGGTCAGAAACTCTATGGAATTTACTTTTAATATTTCATTTTCAATTACTTTTTTAAGTCGCAAAGAAAATTTCATCTTATTTCTTAAATCCGTGAAAAATCCAACACGAACTTTTCTGACATCACTTTTTGATGCCGCCTGAATTAATCCAGCTTGTAATTCGCCTTCATCGGTTAGATACAGCGCTGCTATTCCCTCACCAACACCGTTGTTTTCAAATGAGAAGAAAACTGTAGCACCGAAACTTGCAATATAGTTACATATATTTTTAATTTTTGCATACACCGATGCAGAGTCTAAAATGTTGGTCGTTACTTCCATAACTTGTTCTAATGATGGGAACTCCACGACTTGAATAACGCTGTAATCCAGTCCCGTTCCTGTAGCTGGGTCGCAACCGACAAGATATGTCATTTTAGGATTTATATTTTTCCACAATTTTTCTCCAGCTATCTCTAGAACTGGAATTTTATTGTGAATAGAATCTTCTAACTTCTGTAATACATAATCTTCAAACAGTGTGCCAGACGCTGTGATGAATTTACATTCATACTCCTGATCCCATAGGCGTTGACCAACTTCTCGTATTCTTTCATTTTTAAACTGTTCATCTCTTCCCGGAACAGCATTCCACGGTATAAACATATAAGCAAAATCATTATTCCCTAATTCTGCACCCCTACATAATTTTGAATATAAATCGGTGTCGCCATTTGGAGTTGATGTTATTATACATCCACCACCAGTAGCCAGTGTTGGCATAATAGAACCCCAGAATTCTTCTTGAATATTTGGCCTGACAAACGCTAATTCGTCACAAAATAGTAAACTGATTGAAAGCCCACGACCGGAATTTGGTGTAGTGGACAATGATATTATTTTTGAGCCATTATCAAATGCCGCTGTATGTTTATTCCACGCATCATCAGATATGCCACATTTGATATGCTCTGGAACCTCCAAATACATTTTTTGAATTCTGTCAATGATTTCCTTCGCTGCACCAGAGTCTTTCGAAACACACAACACATTAACATTGTCTGTAAACATGGCAAACCATAATAAATATGCAGCTACAGTTTGACTTTTTCCACTCTGGCGTGCTGAGCGGACGATACTTTTTTTCTTAGAATGAAACATTCTAATCATGTCTTTTTGAAAATCAAAAAGCTTGAACGGCACGATACCCTTTGTTGGATGTTGTACTTTGACAAAAGTATCAATAAAATATATTGGATCTATACGACATTTGGCCAATTGCTGGATTTCTTTCATTCCATATTGAACTTCTACATTGGCTTTTTTAATTCCATAAACTTTTCTACCCATACTTCACCAAATAATATATGTTATTTATTTGGTGATTTTTTTACCGTACTATCAATTCAATCCAATATATTTTGTATATAACGCTGGTCGTCTATCTAGTATTCTCATTATATCTACAACTTTGTTTTTATCCATCATACTATAATTATCGAATAGAACTACATCGACAATTTTTCCTCGCAAATAATCTACATGATTATTCAATGATGTACACTGAACCGAAGTTTGCTTTTGCATCTGTCTATTAAGTTCTTCTGTTGCTGAAACTATGACAACCTTCTGCTTCTGATTTTTATATTTCTTTGCAATTTCTAATAAAATTGTAGTATTACCATGACGTCTAAATCCACTTAGTTGGAATACTGGCAATATTGCGTATTGTGACTGATCACCAGAATACATATCATCATATAATTTTAATAAAGCTAATACACTCTTTTTATATTCCGTATATGGATTGTCTTTATGTGAGACTGAAGTAGCTATGAATTTAATATAGTCACTCTCGGCCAAATTTGTAGCAATATGGACCATAGTTACTTTTGCATCTCTTACTATGGTTTTTTTGTTTTCATCTATTAACGTAAAATGTTTTAAAGTCCCTAATTGTTCTAATATTATTTTATGTAGTATTGGGTCTTTACTTTGTATGGATATTTTATAATCCATGTCCATAGTTTGAGATACTATAAAATCCTCTAATTCAATAGACGTGCCATTTAAAATTAATAATTTATCGTTCATTATATTTTCCATTTATAGTTTTTTATAAACGCCATTTACCATTAATAATATTAATTAATGTTCTTGTTCCATTTGGATAAATTATGCAGTGGGTATGAAGCCATGATGACGGCCCCTTTCTATATTCAAGATTTAATTTAGAACTTACTCCAACTTGGAAACAGCCTTCATATATCGATGGACTGTGACTATGCGCTATAATTGTCTTGGGACCAATTTTACTAAAACTTTTTACGTTGCCTTTAGCGCCATTGGGACCGATATCACCATGGAAACCGATTTCAATTCCATTGATCATAAAATCTTCATCACGTTTTAGAAATTTTGTTCTATCTATACATTTAAGACCAGTTTGTGATTCTGGATTTGATGCCCAAAATTCAAATGGTTCGATGGTGCTATATCCAGTATCAGTTACTTTTATATTACAACATTGGTGATATTTCAAATAGTAATAAAATCTTGCATTTTCTGGATCGTTTTTGGGTTCTGACCTCATAAGCCATTTTTCTAAAACTTCATCGTGATTACTACGCACAATAATATTTTTGGAAAACGACGGAGTGGTTTCATCTATATAATTTGCTGTAATTTGTAATTCTGCTTCTACGTTGTTTCTAGCAATTAAATACGGATCATTAGTTTTTGAAAATGTATGTTTAGCATAATTTAAGATATCCGAATCATCATGATGGTGATTTCGCGCATATCCATCGTTTACATCATGTCGTACAATATATTTTGGTTGTAGTTGATTAACTATAGAAAATCTATCAATATAAGTCGCCTTTTTTACTTCTTCATTAGCAAATATAGCGTGTTCGTCACCAGTAACTAACGCAGTTATATGTGCGTTAGTTACGCTATTACCACTATAGAATTTATTAAGATCATAGAATGATCCATCTATATTGTCTGCGTGTATATGTCTGATATGGAACACGCCATCATCTTCTAGTTCAAGAACAATGGCAGCAAAGTTATGATGGAAATCACCTTTCCAGCCAGCTTTTGAATCAGTATAATTTTTCTCGGTAATTGATCCTGTTGTGGTCAATATCTTTGGTAACTTCTTGTTAGGTGTCGCAACGGTTTTTAATTGAATTTTAGGATGCGCAAAAATCGCGGATGAACAGTGAGTATAACTATCCAACCCCGTCAAAGGTTCTACCGCTGTTGGTTGAATTTTCACCTTTCCAATCATCATAAGAGAATCGGTAAGTCGGACATCATCTTCTATCAAAAATTCTTTTATCTGTGGTGCCCACCAATCGTCATTCTTGTTATTTTGAGTAAATAAAGATGTTGGGTTTTTATATCTATACGGTATGACCAATAACCTAGCATTGTTTATTTCACAATATGATAAAATAGAGTTCAAAAACTTTTGATGAATGGGAGTTGCATTTTGTGCAGACGTAATTACATATCTATTATGTTGTAATTTACTTGAGTCACTTACTTCATGTCGTAGTATTGAATCGTTTAATTTGTCCAATTTTAATTGGTCTATCTTAGCATTCCCAGACTTCATTTCTGGTAAATTCATGCCGGTTTCTTTAAGAACCGCTAATCTTCTACGTCTTACACTGTCCAATTGTATATTTAAATAATTAGCAAATTGCTCCTTGGTAAAATTCAATTTATACGCTTCCAAATACAGTCTTATAAATTCTTTCTGTGATAAAGTCTTTCCAATCATTCTTCAATATCTCCGTCTATTATAATCGCACCACTTTTTAATTGTTCTAACATGGCATTTCTATCCATGAAGACATTATTATTAACAATCTTATTAGCGCCACCGGGTTTAGATTGTTTCTTAGCTAATTTGTCTTTTTCTTGTTTTATCTTCATTTTTTGTTGGATGGCAGATAGTGCCGTCCCTAGAATTTGGTTACTAACCTCACCCAATCTAGCCTTTTGTCTAGGATCACCGACCCTATCCATTTCATCCCGTAACATATCAAAAGCATTTAACGCTTCTTTCTTTATTTCGGAAAGTTCATCTTCGATTTCTACATCTTTATCATCGTATGTTACATGTGATACGGATTGTTCATCTTCCCTTTCTGTATGTGTCATTAGAGTTGAATTACTTTCAATCCCTAAAAACTCTTCCATGGGGTGATCGGTCGCAACCGTTACTTGTTTTTTTGCCATTTATATTAATCTTCTATATAATTAGGCATATTTATCGGCATAAATTTAGTATTTTCTATATGCCTTAGTTCATCTGTTATTGATTTACCTCTAGACGATTCATACCATTGACCAAAAGTTAATAATTTTTTTTGATAAGTTTCAATGTGATGAAGATCCACTCCTAGCAATAATAATTGTCTACAATAGAACGAACAATAATCCCTATACTCCAATAACAAATTATCTCTATCAATTTTCATTTGATGATGGATCGACTGGTGGTGCCGCTGGCACAGGCGGGGATAATTCGTCCTTAATCAACTTCTGAATTTTAGCCTGTTGAGTAGCAAATGCTGTTACATATACCTTCATCTCTCTTTCAAACAGAACTAATTTTTCTCTTAAATAGTCATAGAACTCAATTTCTTTGCGAACTTCTTTCGAGAATTCGTCCACTGGTATCATCTTATCTTTGTATGTAAAATGTTTGGTTTTTTCGATTTCCATTTTGATCCTTTATTTGTCAATGGTTACATATGATTCTAAATCATCACTCATCAAATTCTGCATAAATGAAGTCATCTTTGATAACTTGTCTATGTCAGATTTTATTTGTTGCTCTTCGTATTGTAAAGTATTATTGACACCCGTGTCAATGTCAAGGAATTCTGCCACCAGTGGATTATGTGTTATTCGTTCATCATCGTCTTCAGTTACCATTCCACTTTCTATCAGATGTTTTATGTGCTTCTTTCTATCCGATAATGATGCAACAAGTTTCATCGGACCAGCCATATCAGTAATTTTCAGTGTCGATGTTGAATACTTCAACATTGCTTGTTCACCAACGCCGTCAGAATATCTAGTCTTCAAGAAGAATATTAACAATTCTCCTTTCATCTTCATGCTATCGCTCATGAATATGGAGATATAATTGTCAACGGTATTGACTTTGGTGATACCACCAGCAATAACTGCTTGTGTTGGTGCCGCTTCTCCTATAGCATCTCTGGTCTGTTGCGATGCAGATACACCAATCATATCATATTCAAATATTAATTCAGCAAGCTCTTCGGTCTTGTCCTTATCTTGTTCTGATACTGATAGTTGCTTCTTACCACCATTTGGCGACATTTTATCCAAATAGTCTACCAATAAGACATCTGGAACCTTTCCATGTTCAAGTTCATATTGTTTCAAATACGATCTAATATCGTTGGTAGTATGCCTACCAATCATTCTTTTTATGCGTAAAGAACCTACACCATTGTTTCTAGTCTGAATGATACTAGAAACAATTTTTGGAATATTATCTCGCCACTCTTTAATAGAATAGTTTGTTAAGATTGCTGCGGCACGCAGGAAAATCTGATCTTCCGGTAATTCCAGAGATATGTATAAAACGTCTAAACCTTGTAATGAATAATTCACAGCAAGATTGGTCATCATAACTGATTTACCACCGCCAGAATTTGCGGAGAACAGGGTCAACTGTTTTCTAAATAATCCACCACCGAGTCTTTTATCTAAATCTGCAATACCAGTAGTGTATCCTACTGCTTGTTCTTTTAATTTCTCAAATGAGGACTCTGGGTCTTGATAAAAATCCAACCCCAAATCTACGGCTAGCGATATGCTAGTAGCCTTCATTATGGCTTCATATAAAACAGATAGATTTCCCTTATCCACCTCTGGCATGCTCTCAGTCACAGCATTCCTAACCGCTCTCTGTTTACAGAAGAGTTCTATACTATCACACGCAAACTTATATTCACCCTTTGTCACGGTCTTGACGGCAAATGGCTCTCCGTCCACATCAAATTTAGAATTTAATATAGACGGGTCTACGATATCATTATATTTGGAATAATAGTCTTTGATAAAAGCCACGACACCCTTCAGTTTAGGGTGAAAAAATGCTGGGTCTACTATAGAATTACATCTTGTAAAAACGTCTTGTGATGATAGTAAATGTGTTACTATCAATCTCTCTTCTTTTATATTCATTAAGTTCCTTAAGAGTTTAAGGTTTTATCAACGTCCTTAATTGATACCACTTTTGTTGAATTCACTGTAGGAGCTTTTAATTCTTCTATAGCAGATTTTGCGTTCTTCAATTCTTTACGTCGATCTCTTTCCAAGAAAATCCACTGATTTTTTATGCTAGACCATCTATACAATCGCGCAGCAATGTCGGCCCCTAAATTAGTATATGTAAGTCTATGATAATCACCATCTTGTGGAGTTGCTGGAAATTCATCACCTTCCGTATAGGGTAAACCATTTGGCGGTAATGCGTCAATCCCTAAAGCATCGCGTCTTCTATCTAATTTTTGTAGATTCATGAACGGTCTATCATTACTAAATTGTAGCAATTCGTCTGATAGTTTAGGAACATTGGCGAAATCAGAACCCTCTTGAGGAACCATTGTGTTGGCGTCTGCTTTTATTGTTTGTGATATATTGTGCAAATCCTGATACTTTTCATTATTACCATCATATATGTCAGATAGTCCCATAGTATTAATTTTAGCGGTATTTTTTCCGAAAATATCTCTGGTTTCTGTGGACGCCAATGCTGGTGTGCATATTAACATCTGCATGGTAGGTTTCCAATTTGGTGTATAACTATTCACGCTCCATCCAACTGATTGTACTTCTACATACTTCTTTACTGGGCGTAAGGTAGAAGTGTATTGTGTTTCGCTTGGAAGTTCTATTATATCACCTATGACAAATGGTCTACCAAGTCTAGTAACAGCCTGATCAAATGATACCTCTAAAGCATATTCGTTATCATCCATCAATTGTCCCCATTTACCCATAGTGCTTCTCATGTCTAATGGTGTGTATTGGGCCTTTAGTTTTATAGGTAATAGTGCATATTCTATATCTCTATTTTCTAGAAATATTCTATCTTGTATATTGTAAATATGAGTATCTTCATAGTCCATCATCTGTAAAGCCTGAACGCTCCAATAATCGTTTGGACCGCCATTGAATGTTATAGGACGCAATCTCCACCAACGAGATGGTACAGTTTTTCTAACAGAGATCGTCACCAAACCGTCACAGTCAGGTAATTGGACTACTGCCGCTCCATACCATATCACACCATCATTGGAGCGCTCTAGCCTCGCTGTGGTCACTCTGTTGGTTGAGCAATTTTGTTTTATTCTTATTCTTGTTACATCTTTCTTTACATATGTGTCAATACCATAACGAAGGCGACCATTGTCTAAACGAATTGGGCCAAAATCATACCCAATATATGATTTAGCAGCAACATCTGTTCCAAATTCTTGCGATCTCCACTCTGTTATATACTTATCAAATGCATTCAACGGTTCAAAACCCGGTAGATAACTTGAAGCGATTGCTGCTCCACTACCGGTCAAATCTGTCAATGCTCCTTGTTCGTGCACACCTAACATTTTATATACATTTATATCCGCACCGCCAATATTTAAAGCTTCTTCTATTACTGAGGATATTAAACATGATTCTGGTCCAGTAGATAAATCATATCCAGTGCATAAATTGGATGATGGGCATATTACTCCAGATGGTGTTGTTACGCATGATGGAGTACCGCCACTCGTCGGTGGAGTAGTCGCAATTGGACGACCTTGGTCATCAAGTTCACAGTTACCAACCTGAGTTAATGGATCTTCGTTTGTTATCCCACAATCAGCCCCGGATAAATTTAATTCTTGTTTTGGTGGTAGATTACATGATTGACAGTCTGCCATGGGTTATCCTATTATCAACATTGGCGCAGCACCATATTCATGCAAATTCTGCATAGACCAATCGGTTAGCATCAAACGCAGTTCCTGCTTCTCTGTTTCTGCCTGTGTAATCAATTCTTGCGAATTTAAGGTTGTGCTGCCACTTGGTCCCGGTAAAGTCTGGAACTTGCCTCTAATCTGAGAGAGAATCTGTTTAGCTTCTGCAACCGCCCATCTCTGTAACCATAAATTGGTTTGGCGATCAGTCATCAAATCCTGTTCAGTTCTTTCAAATGTTGCATCAACCAAAACTCTTTCATTTCCGGGAATGATTTGCTGTACTTTTAACTCTCTATTATATTCATACCAACTATAAGTTATTTTTGTAGCGAAAAGAGTTTCTAATTCTTCGATATATGAAGCCACTAAATGATATGTTAATATATCGAAAGTTCCCATGGTGTATAATTGTTGAATTGCAGAATATGCGAATAATTCATTATTACCACCCGACCCTATTTTTAACCATCCGGGTTTCATTCTATGAATAGCCATGATATCAACAATTTTATTAAATCCAACACATTTGTTAGTCATTATATAAGTTTGTTGATTCTTCTTTAAATCTAAGAAAAAATATCCCCTACGAACGGCTGCTCCAGAATATTTTCTCAGTTCTGCAAGTGCATTGTTTATACAAACATCAATTTCTTCTTTCTTCAATTCAACTCTAACAGATCCAGCGCCTAGAGTGCTTCTAATTATTGAATGAAGCTCTCTTCTCTCATCTGGTGAACCATCATCACCAACTCCAAGCTGAAGATAGGACTGACCGCCAGCAAGCCCCGATGCTCCAGAAATTGGTTCATAATAGATAACACGCTGCGTCATGTTAGATAATAAATCTGTATTCTCTGTAACTATTTCGACGCCGTATTGGCAACCAGCATCTCTGGTAAAAAATCTAAGTACGCTTCTACCATCTTTCTTAGTAGGAGCTATCAACTCTACATTAGCAATAGACAATTTGACCACCCATGTAGACCCGTTCCAAGAATATAATTTTTCATCTAATACATTGAACCACAATGTTCCCACTGCTGGAGTTAATGGTACATATGATGGAGTTACAACCGTCCACCCCAAACCATTCCAAATGTTAAGTATTTCCGTTTCAGGATTGTACCAATATTCACCATCCTCTATTTCATATGGATCTTCTAGACTGATTATAGGATCTAATAATGTCCACTCTGAACCATCATATACATAATAGTTAGTACCGTCAAACCAAACGGTATCCGGAGACATATTATCAGGGTCTTGCGGAGAATCTATGTAATCAGCAACTCCACATGAACTGTCGCGGATAACCTTTAAAGTGTTATCATCCGGGTTAAACCATACAGCGCATTCTGGTAAAGTCGCAGCCTCCGATGGGTCCGTATCAGTTCTAAAGAATGTATCCGGCAGAACCCATTGAGAATTAACAACATCCCAGATATACAAATCATCTATCGTTGTTGCGGTATTCCACCACAAATCACATGATTTTCTATCCATAGGGTCGGTAGGGTACGAAGTAAACTCTTGTACAACCCACAACAGGTCTTCATTATCTCTTCTGTATAAAACTCTTTCGGTTGGAACATACCAGAATACAGTGTTAATCGGATATTCTTCATTCGGATCATCACCATCTTCATTCCTTTCCGCATAAACAACAACATTTAATTCTGACCACTGATCGCCAACATATTGATACATCAACTCGTCAGTCTCATTAAACCAAAAATCACCTGTTTCTAAATCGTTTGGATCTTTATCTGATAATAATACTAACTTTTCTTTCCATCGTTTTTCTCTATCATCCCACTTATAGAACAAATCGATAGCATCGTCATACCAGAAAGTATTACATGATAATAATGGTGGTAATAATGGATTTCTAGTTTGTATATAAACACATAGTTTACACCAATGGTTTCCATCCCATTGATACACGTCAGTACCATTAAACCACAATTCTCCACATGATAAATCAGTTGGAGTACTGGATGCATTTATAGTCTCTACCAAAACCCACCCAGACGTTTCATATCTGTAAAGGTTTGTTCCAGACAACCAGTATTCACCCATCTGTGGAATAGATGGATCATTATCAGAAACAATTATTTCAATTGTATTATGTGTTAAACCGGTCCATTGGTATAGTTTAGCATTTGTCTTATCAAGATATAGATGATCTTTTGACGGGTATGTTTCACTGATGATTGGGTTCTCTAAGAGGGCGAACTGTTTATTGAATTCTTTTACCAAATCACCAAAATTAATAGCATTAACACCATTAATATTAACAGTGTACTCTACATCATTTATGCTTATTTTTTGTGTATAATTTGTATGACGCAAACCGGTCTTTAAAGATGGTTTTATTCCTCCAACCACATCTATACCGACATCCTGATATGCTACTATATCTGGTGCACCACCTTCCTGTTCTCCGGTAGGGAGCGAATAAGCATGAACACCTTCTCTATGATATCTACCAACCTTATCAACAGCATAAGCAGAAAAATAATATGGAGTTTTTTCCAACACGTTATTTACAACTAATCTAGTTGTTGTTTTATTGTGATAGAACGCTCCAACTACTAGGGCACCGTCAATTACATCACCAACATGTAAATTTTTATCCGCTGTTGGATCATAAGAATAATACGTAGCATCAGTTGGAGATGTTGAAAGATAATTTGCAGCTTTAGAATTTACAGTAATGACTATTCCGTCATATGCGCCCGGAACATCTGAACCGCAACCCGCCGCTGGTGCTGGAACATTCCAAGTAAGAATAGCCGTATTATTTGCGCCACGCTCATACTTAAGAGTGATCTCTCGCCCCTCTTTTATAATAGCGTTAGGAGCGTCGGCAAAATTATCATAGATACCCATTTAATAAATCCTAATATATAGGATTATTTATAGATATCAATGTTCAATAACGTTGCCTTTATATGTCTGCCCAGCAATGTCACCATTTAAATCTCTCAATGACCTCTCAGCATCTCCAACTAATGCAACCAATAATAAATTCATAATCAAAAAGAATGTATTAGTACGTGTCTTATTATTAGTATAAACACTAGAATCGGTCAATATTGTAACATATTCATTAATCATTCCGAAATTTGGTGATGCCCAATTTTTAAATTTGTTAATAGCGGCTACCGGTATTTGTTGTTGAGAACAATCGGCAACCCACGAATTTATAGAAGACACCATAATGTTGCTAATCTCAACGCCCCATCTATCAGAATCCCAATCCTCCATATTCATATCAGTTATTTCCATGCATGTTTCATAAAAACGTTTAGTCAATAGATATAACATATCAATAAAGACTTGTTGTTTTACCGGAGTATCTGGGGAAATTTGTAAATTAGGTAATTCAACCATCATTCGATATTGAGCATATCGAAAAAATGGATGATATTTTAAATTTGCTTCATCTTCAACATTTTTATCGGAAAACAAAGGAGCGAATGATTTTTCTTTAACTATAAGTAGATAAGCGAATATTACAATACAAAAGATAAGGAAGCCTCCCCACCCATAAGTAGATAAAAAATCTAATAATTTTTCCATTACTCTTCCAAAAATTTGTCTATAATATTTATTTTACGCGCACAAATTTTCAGATTAAAATGCAGGTCGAATCTACCCAGTTGTTAAATTTGGATATTGACCACGAGGGAAACAATTTAGCGCCCTCATTAATACAGATAAATCTGGCAACCAGATTGTCACCATCTTTTTCCCATGTAACTTCTATAACATCTTTTGGTTTTAATGAAATATAGTCTTTTTCATTATCATCTATGTGTTCTGATACTGGCAATTTACAGTATTTGGTAACATAATACATTTTCTTAATTTTGGCAGCATCTTCCGCAGCCATCCTTAGTACATTTTTAGATTCTATATACTCACTAAATGTCAAAAACATATTCTATCTTCTTTTTTATAGTATTTATATTATGATGGGAGATATTGCTTAATCATCAAATCTTCATTGTCTTTAATACCTAAAGACAAGAATTCTTTGACAGCATTACTACTAGAAGTTATCGCCCACTTATTACCAACATACCCCAATGATCTACCCAGCCCTATACAGCCTCTAAGGTCGTCCATGGTGTTTGCAGCGTGAAACAGTATAGCAGACCTCTGAAAGTTTGAATCCTCCTGTAGACTCACTGTGCCCCCTACAACAGCTAGTGTTCTACCGAACGTAGGAGAATTATACCAAACGACCTTATAACGTCCTTCTGGAATGCATGATACGGATTTTTTATTATCTTCCCATGGTCTTTCAATTGTGAAATATCTATTCTCACCATAGATCAAACGTCCAAAGGCTCCGAATGGTGTATAACCGAATCGTTCTAATAAAATGTAACTCATGTAAATTCCTTAATTAATTCGGAATATTTAGTAACAGTAATTGGAACTATGAAATTATTCTTAAGATGGAATATTCTGAAAATTACATCATTTTCATCAGGTAAAGGAATACACCTAAAAAAATATAACGGGAATGCTTTTGATAATAATATTCCTAATTTATTCGCAGTTGTATAATCGTTAACCTCAAAAGGATAAGATTTTAATATGTTGCCAAAAGCTTGTTTTTGCTCTTCATCAATATTATTAAAAAATTTGTCAATCATCTTTACTCTCATTTTGTTGATATTTATCATTGTAAATTGTTAAAGTACGGAGTTTTTTTACTGTTCTAAATAATTTGTATAGAAATAAGAGAAAATAAATGAAATACACCCGCGAACACATAGAAGGTTTGGTCGTACACATCATACTCGACAAACCACTTGATATAGATGATACATTAGAAATTTATATACAAAAAGAACTTATAAAGAAATTGCACAATGACGGTGTAATAGTATTTGTATCAAATATGAAAACAGATACTAAAAACCACGAATATAATATTAGAGTAATTATTTTTGATTCAAACTTAACATTACAAGATTTCATTATATTATATAATGCGGACACGTTATCTCGCTATGGGGTAAAAAGTTGGGTATTTAGTACGGAAGACATACGAAAAGAAAAAATGGCGTCCGACCAAAAATATGCCGATGTTGTGAAATTCTATTCCGAAAATAATGGGCGCGTGGAACCAAAAACATCAACATATGATTATGACGAAATTAAAAATATAGTATTTAATGTTTGTGATAATAATTTAAACAGAGAAAGTGAAAAGGTTAATCTGTCTGAATTATCAAATAAAATAAAAGCAGCTATTGAACCCGTAATGAAAAAGACTACAGATACATTACATGTATGGACTGAATATGTTGATATGTTGAATAAGAATGGTTTTCATTCTAAAATGGGAGACATAACTATCCATGTTGATATATTCGAAGCTCCATTTGGCAAGCTTTATAACTTTGTATTTGTATATCAAACCACTACAAAAGAAACCATAAAACAGGAAGAAAAACCTCTTGAGGTTTATAATTATACAGAGTTACAGTACATTATAAAACAATGTTGCTCGAATAATATGCCTAATTTATCCAAAGATAAACTCATTAGAGATATAACATTGGCAATCAAACCAAAATTACTATCACAATTACACACAATAGAAGTGATAATCCAAAATGGTTGCTCAGATAATGCTATAGTCGCTAATGTGAACATATTGAGTTACAACAAAAAAATATTCAATATTTTCGTTACATATAAAGCACCTAAATCATTACAATCTGAGGTAGAACCAATGAGCACATCGACAAACAAAAATTATAAAGAACATATCGAAAACATAATACATAAAGCGGTAAGAACTCATTATGACTGGAAAAAATATAAGTCAATGGATGAATATGTTGGTGCCATGGTATACAACTATTGTTTAAATCATGAAGACATTGAGTTCAAAGAAATAACAAACGAAGGAAAATCACTGTTCAATGATTACCAATATAAAGTGACTCTGATGAACTTAAACACTAATATGGAAGAAGGTTTGTTGATTGTTGGAAGTTTCGAAAGAGCCATTCACAATTTAGAAAAAAATTGGTTAGAGCAAGAAGAGATACCTCTCAAAGTACCTACCAAACAATCCACTTCATATGACGGTTCTGATGTTCATTATAATTCATATTGTAGAGTCAAGAAACTATACTCAGGTTATGGTTGCGGTCAACCTAACGAAAAGCTAGAAATAGAACATAAAGAAAACACCAACTACCCGGCATTTTTAACTAAGAGTGATATGGGAATATTAGCAACCTTGACCAAGGTCTTTTTATTACATGGTGATACCACATATGATAATTACGTATTAGAACAAGCTGATCAACTATTACCAGACAAGAAATTTAAGATAGTAAGAAAAGATAAATTGGAAGACTCTTATTTCTATGTTTCCAATCACGCAGAATCGGTATGGTCAAAAGTCACATTATTAGAGCTAGTCAAACCAACCATAGAGAAACAGTTGAATAAAAAGGTTGAAATAGATTATGAACAGTTGCAGATACTGATAAAATCGTACAATGATAATGGCGGGAACATAATGTATGATTATGATAATGATAGGTTGATTGAACGGTTGGACTGAAATAAAAAAGAGGAATGTTGATATCAACATTCCTCTTTTGGTAAACGTTATTTATTATCTATAGTAAATTTGAAATTACCACAATCCCAAAACCTATCATATCCAAGGTTCAACATATTTTGATATTCCGTCAGCTTTTCATCGAACTCATTTGGGAATAATTTTTTAATATTATGTTTAGCAAACTTAAAGCGATGGTGGACAACACCATCTTTTGAATAGTAATAATTTTGATCAGAATCTTGGTCTTGGGTAAATCCTAAAGTTTTATATAAATTTCCAGACTTACTCCAACGTTTATCAGCATAACTATAGATCTGTTTCCATTTATAATTATCTTTAAAATACTTCAGCATTTTAGATGCTGTGCCAACTACATTATAATTAACATCAGATGCAAAACGCGAAAGCTCATACACACCTTCTTCAAATTTCTTTTTCATAATCATACGCGGAGTCGTCATAGTCATAACAGAAACCAATTTATCGCCTAAAAAACATCCAATCTTAATAGGCGAATTGCAATTACCTTGGACATGGTTCGCCAATAGAAAATCTTTCTTTTCTTTATTTGAAATTTCTCTTACCGTACATTTTCTAGCATATATTTTTTGTTTGTTATTCAAACCAACTATATGACGAATTTTCGAAAGTATTAAATTCTTGTGATTGTCCCATTCATGCTCAAAAACTGGAACATAATGAAAGCCTGCGTCTTTAGCTGCTTTATATGTGTTTAGGTTTAATCTTCTATTAAGATTGAACGATTCTTTATTTTCTTCAAATAATAGTAGAGAAAACAATGTATCATTATATTTTAGATCGAAAGAGTGATCGTTTATTTGGAAATTCTCTTCAAAGATATTATTGAATTCTTCTTGAATTGATAAAATGAATTCATAACTCTTGGTCCTATAATGTAAATACTGGTCGAAGATAGGTGGAAACCTATTCACTGACTTAGCCTGTTTGACAACATTTTTCATCGCATCAAGCATTCTAAGATTCGATATATCACCGCATACTTCTGCTGGGATATTCATCTTCCAACAGAATGCTTGAGACACAATATGATCTAAATTATAAACACCTTCTTGCCCAACTCTACCTCGTGGTAAATTATCTGGATTAATTGTATCGATATATTTTTTATAATTTTTTTCGGAATGGTGTCTTACTAATTTTTTATAGTTTTGAAACGATTTATGGTTAGCACAAATAAACTGAAATCTCTCTTTGTTCAACTCATCAAACCGCTTTCTTTTCTTATCATCATTACATGGTCTACAAAATGACCTCTCAGATAATAGATATGTTGGTTTTGTCTTCCACCATCTACCACATTCGCAGTTAGTATTTCTAGCTTCTATTTCATCTAATTTGGTGTTAAATTCTGTAAATTCAAACCCCAGATCAATAAGACGATTTCGCATACTAATATTTTCGTCTTTGTATGTTTCTCTTTTCGTGCATTTTGGACAACCAATCATTCCATGTTTTTTATAATTACCCATTTTTGATTTTGGTGTTGCCTTAAATACGTCCCCACATAACAAACATTTGATGTCATGGTGGTTATTTGCTATGGAGAATTCTCCAACTATCTGTAATCCTATAGTTTCTAAACAATCTGGATATGTTTGATTCATAATTATTCCTTTATTATGTTTAAATCATATCAGTTATTTATTGTAGTGTCAATAGATGTTGACAGCGATAGTAGACCGAAGAATTACCGGACCAATGTAGTAAGCTCCGCTATTACCTAGAATTTAGCAAGTATAGAAAAAGAAAAAGCCCGGTTTTCCGGGCTTTTTCAACAACTTACAACGTTTTAGTTCAGATCACAGGAACTCTAGGTTCTGTACACTTATGCGACCATAGTAGTCAGCGCTATTCCCAAGGGAAGTAGTACTATCAACGAACACAGCCTTCGCATAACGAGTCATTAAACCGACGACTGGGTTATGTGTAACTGGATTCATGATAACACCAGTGCTCATCACTGGAACATATGGACAGTAGAAATAACCAGCGTCCAATTCACCATTACCACCCTTCAAACCAACCAAGATCTTATCGTTTCCGTAAGGATCGGTTGTACCCGGTTCAGCCTGATTCCAAAGATAGCTATAAACCTTCACGCTACCATTCAAAGTACCAGCTAAGAAGTTATTTGTTGGAGCCTTACCGTTAAAATCAACGGCTGGAGCAAAAACAGCCTTCGCAGCAGAGTTAAGAACAGTCACGATCATTGGGCTTACAACCACAAAGTTCGCAGCAGCTTTACGAGTCTTACGTGCAATTTCATTACCAACTTCTGCAATCTTCACGCCCAAGTTAGCAAAACGATCACCAACGAATGCTGGAGCATAAGTTGTACCAGCAGTTGCGGAGAAGTCGAAACCGCGAATTGTACCAGCTAGTGATAACAAATCGTTGATAACTTCTGCGTCAATTTCCTGAGTAATGGTTGCAGAAAGAGCTTTCACAATTTCGCTTTCAATATTCAGATTGTGCTGTGACTTAGCGTCCTGCATGGATTCGATGGTCCAACCAGCCTGTAACTTACGAGTCTTAGCTTCAACAGCCTGAGACACGATGTCCAAAGTGACCTTACGACCACCAGAAGCTTCTAGGTGTGAACCTGAACCACCGTACAAGGAACCACCAACGGTTTCGCCATAAAGGGTAGTACCGGAAGTGTAAGTATCGGAAGCTTGTGAAGAACCCCAACCTTCACCAGTTGCAGTTGCTGCTGCAATATCGTCTGGAGCAGAAGTACCATCGGCACCAGCATATGAAATACCGGATGCACCAGCAGACTGCGCAGAACCAATTGTACCAGAATAGAACTGACGGATTGGTTTAGCATTACCAAAGATTTCATCACCAGAAGCGATATCGTATCCGCCAAACTGTGAACGTGATGCATCATGGGTTACATCTTCAGCATACTTATACTTCATGCTGAATACCTGTGAAACTGGACCGGTCATTGGCTGCACACCGACTAAGTCAGTAGCAATTGTGCCCGGAATAATACGACGAATCAACGGAAGAAGATTCTTACGGAAATTCGCAATATCATGTGCTTGGATTGAACCAGCCGCAGCAGTTTCATTTACCAAGTATTGCTTTGAGTTTTCCAACACCTGATCGGTGATGGCTCTGCGTGACCCGGATAGACCATCAAGCAATTCTGCTTTAGTCTCAGCCCAGCCTTCAGTTAACATTTTAGATTCATCTAACATAAATTTCTCCTGTAGTTAATGTTATGATTTGAGTTTTATTCAATACCAGCTAATCTTCTTAGCGAGCTACGAGCCTGATCATCTAGGACTCTCACTGGCGCTTCGACGCTTTCGCTAACAGGACGTGCTGGCGTATCTCCTGTTTTAACAACCGTTTTTACCTCGGTCACAGGCTTTTCACTCTTATCACTTTCGGCAAGTACCTTTTCATCCTTCTCCGCAGTGTGAGTAGTAACAGCAGTAGCAGATTCAGTTAAAACTCGGCCAATATACTTCTTATAAGTTTCTTCCAACTTCTCAGTTGGTTGAGTCTTTAGAATGGCTTCCATAACTTCTCTACTACGGCCAGCTAACGGCTCCAACACTTCTGCTAATTTCTTAGCATGGGTTAAAGTCGCAAATTCTTCTTTGAGTTTCTTCAACTCTTTATTCTTTGTATTCAGTTCTTCAGTTGCTTCGCTTAGTGCTGACTGAACTTTATTCTCGTCTACATAACGTGCTCTGAAAGTCTGTTCGAATGCTTCGAAGATTTTCATTCCAAGATCATTCTTCTTAGCTTCTTCAATGCTTTCCTTCAATTCTTCAAACTCTGCTGTTAAAGTCATTTCCAGATATTCATCTAGCTCTTTAACCAAAGTCTGCATATCACTCTTTACAGTTTCCTGAAGTTGTTTCTTCATCTTGACTTCTTTCTCTGCAAACTCAACTTCTAAGTCGCGGAAGTTATTAATATCTTCCTTAAGCTCTTCGATTTCCTTGGTGAAAAATTCTTCAGCCTTGGTATCCAATGCTTCGATCAACTTCTCACGATCAGCAATGAACTGTTCGGTCAATTCGATTCTAATTTTTTCTTCAGCTTCTTCTTTAGCCTTAGTAGTAACTTCGTTGATCATGGTTTCGAATGCTGTTTTAATTTCATTCTTGGTGTCTTCAGTCAATACTTCAGCAGCAAGCAATTTCTTTAGTAGTTCATCCATTGTTTTAATTCTCCCGAATAGAAATGGTATTTTCATATTATTTATGTGAGTTGTATTTATAATCAATAAAAAATAAAATTATACTTTTGTAAGTGCTTGATTTATAAGGATATTTTTTCTATAACATTATATAAAAAATTCGAAAAATAACTATTGACAGCAATAAAAAATTGCTGTAAACTATTGTTTTTATTGGATATTATTTTATGAAAAGTAACGAAGTTATAATGATAGATTTCGACGGAACCATTTCACCAATGCATGGTTTTTCTGTTGCGCCGACATTTGAAGTGGTCAACTCTATCAAGAGATTATTCGAAAGATATAGAATAGGAATCTACAGTTGTAGATTTAATAGTGAGATTTGTGACCGTATAGATGGTCAGCGAGTGATAGAATATCTAAAGAAATACGACATCCCATATGATTTTATTCAATATGGGAAGCCGTTGTTTGTTGCTTTAATTGATGACAGGGCGTACAACCCAAACCATATTGGTTGGGAAAATATAGAAAAGAGCTTAATTGTTACATAGCACTGGGATTGCCCAACCTGTTAGTCTGTGGCCAATGATCTAGCCTTTTTGATTATATCCTTATTCACCGTTTTCAAATCTTGAATGAATTGCGCTACATCCAAATCACACTTGTCTAACAGACGCAGGACTGTTGATCTTTGATCCACAAATCCAACCAGAGAAATCTCTCTATAAATCTCCGCGTACATCAAAAACAGTACATGGCATTTAGTTTTTCTAGAAAAACCATATAATGGTTCTCTATCTTTTAATATGTTATAAACGATGAACATATGTGGACTATTTTTAAACGCGCCCCTGAATGCTAGGGTTTTCCAGTTTGTTATAAACTGATAATAATCTTCTTTAGTATTAAAATATTTCATTTTAGTTCTCCTTTGAATAATTGAAATTTTGAAAATAGTTTTCTATCCGCACCATATATTGGTTCGGAACAAATTGATGTTAATTCATTGTTTCTGTCAGGCTCTCTGAATTCTATAATTTTTATACCACTGTCAGTCAGATGTGCAGCCTGTCGCATGAGATCATCCTCGTTCTTGACAGAGCATAAGACAATTGACGGGTGTTTCGCTGTGGGATATTTTTTAGTGCATTCGATAGCAGCATGACAAGACTGTACAGCTATCTGCGGTAAAGATAGGTCTGTTCTCGTTAAGATGTAAAGATATGGATTGTTTTTATGGAATGTATCATCGGACATTGCATCCGATAGTATTGAGTATTGTTTATCAGTTGATTGATAATTGTTTTGTGAAACCTACCAGCCAGTTTTTTCGTTCATTTTATTTCCTTTAAGTTAGTTTAAATGATTTTTTACTATTTCTATGCCTTTCTCGTTCTACATCATACTCTTGCATAACGTATTTATCAATGTTCTTATCTATAAAAAATTCTACTATTTCTGGATAGATCCCATGCGTGCTATGAAGTTCCTCCAACAGTTTACCGTTTAATTCGGACCGCTGTAGAAGCTTTGGTATGATAGTCTCTGCTCTATTCATTAAATATAAAAAATTTTCCTCTTCTTTTAAAATGATATCATCAATCTGCTGATTTGATTCATTTGGTCTGTTAAAACATTTTGGAGGCAAATAATCCCACCTTACACTCTCTCTACTTCTCCCGCACCATATGCACTCGCTCTCCCGCTGATCTGTAGGAAAATTATGAGTATCATTATGTAAACGATGATGACCAGCATGGTATGCATACCATGCTTTTTTTTTACATCTTTCTTGAATTGTGTGTCTTCTTTATATCTTTTGATGATTTGGTTCATAATTTTTCTGTACAAATAACATATGAATGCTAGTAAATCACAAAACAGAAACGCAGTCAATATTGACTGCGTTTCGTTATTCATCACATATTAGTTTCTCTTCGTAAAATTCCATATAAATAGATCAACAACATAGGAATTCGTATGAAATGGTTAACTGCTTCTGAAATTTGTAAGGAACTTAAAATTTCTTCAACAACTCTACATAACTGGAAGAAAGCCGGTAGGCTTTCCATCAAAAAACTGTCAGCTTCTAAGTTTCTTTACGACTTGGATCATATCATGCAAAATGAGATAGATCAAGAAACCACGTCGAACAACGATAATATTCAAAATTCATTGCAAGAAATCTATAGACATCTCAAAATTATTGAAAAAGAAATGCAACTGGTATAAATACAATTATACAAGAACATATGAGTTGAAATGATTACGATAAAGCTTCCATATAAAACAACAGACGAAAACAAAGCCAAAATTCTTGAAATACAGAAAGAGCAAAATCGTCTGTTTGGAAAAGCTTACCAGTTTCAAAAGACGAATCCAACACAAAAAGAGATGACTTGCTATTTGAATCAACAGAATTCAACGTTGGACTCGTGGTTCATTCAGTCAGCTTTTTACGAAGGTAAGGCATGGTTGAAAGCTGATTTAGAGACATATGAAGACAAATTAAGTGATTGGGAAGACAGAAAAAGGATAGCTACTTCGGTTAAAACGACCAAAAAAGCTGCAATTAAAAACAAGAAATTAAAACAAAAGCCATCATTATTTCGAGTTTTCGGCGGAAATAAGTTGAGAAAAGACTATAATCTTGGCAAAATTTCAAAAGATCAATACCAAAAAGACAAATTAGCACCTATTTCTGTCGTTGGCGAATCGTCTAAAAATGGAAATCGTAAATTTTGTTTACAAATTGAGAAGAGTATGGTCATTTTCAAGCCGCTTTGCGGCTTGAAAATTGAATTGTTTCTTCCAAATTTAAGAAACAACTATCAAAATTCATTGGTCGAATTACAAACATTAGCTGAGACAAAACAGATTCCATATTCAGTAAAGTTGGATTCGGAAAACATTTATATTTCATACGAAAAGCCAATTTTACAAAATAAATTCTTTCAAATCAATACTTTAGCTCTTGATTTGAACCCAAATTATATTGGTTTGTCGGTGCAAAATCCATCGCAAGAAGTTATATTTACAAAGCTTTTTGATATAAGTAGGTTGACAGACACCAACAAACAAAACTATGAGCTTTCAATCATAGCAAAATACATAACCAATGTTGCAAAACATTATAATTGTAAAAATTTGGCTGTCGAAGACTTGAGCATCAAGTCAAGAGATCACGAAAAAGGCAAAAACTACAACAAAAATGTCAACAACAAATGGAATAGAAACTTGTTGTTGCAATATTTACAGAAAAGATGCAGGCTTGTTGGTATTAAATTTTTAGAAGTAGCTGCATATTATTCAAGCATTATTGGCAACATGTTGCATCGTGGATTTGCTGATCCAGTTGCTTCAAGTTTAGAGATTGGTCGCCGTGCAACGCACGGCGCAACAAAACAGAAAGATGAGAACTTCTATCCAGATGTATCGATAGGAAATAAGTTTTGCCACCTGTTGGCTGACAAAACAGAAATATTTTCGAATTGGAAAGAAATTTCATCCTTCTTCAAAAAGAAACCGGAATTGAGATACCGGGTTCCACTTCCATCAAGGGAGTGCTTTCAGGCTTTCATTGACAAAAAATCACTTGTTTTTACATGTGATGGTGTTGTATAAATTTATATGACTTGTCATTCAAAAGATATCTTAAAATTGTTCTCATCTGGTGTTTTATACCATGCACCATCCATTTCATCACATAGAAAATTCTCTATGTTTTCTAATTGTTCCTCAGAGTATTTGGGGTTTCGTCTTGCTCTGAACAACTCCAGCATTAAATTAAAATATTGAAAAGAATTTTCGTTCATTTTATTTTATCAAATTTAGTGGTAATGATGCGAATCGAACGCACATCTAAAGGTTTATGAAACCTTGGCTCTACCAGTTAAGCTACATTACCGATTTTTGGAATAAGTAGGATTCGAACCTACGGAGCCGTTTTTTAGGCGGCTCAAAAGTTTAGCAAACTTTCGCAATCGACCACTCTGCCATTATTCCGTACTGTTATTTATACATGTGACTCTTGGGAAAGTAGGACAATTCATGTTATTACAAACATAACCCATCGACTGTGACAAATCTATTCCACATAGATTGCAAGTCATTTTTTGATGGTAACCCCAATCTCTCAACGGTACGCTAAACGGGCTTACATATGGTTGTACCTGCTTTTTCCTACCTTCTAACTGATCGCGCATATCCACTAATTCATTAATATCAATCTGTTGAAGCTGAACGTTGCGTTTTGCGTCAGTCAATTCCAACTCCAACTGTTCTACTATTTTTTGTAGTTTTAGTAGATTCATTGATTTGTTGTAAATCTCTTCGGACAATTCTAATATTCTTTTAATATTATCTTCTGATGACATTTCTAATATTCCATTTTCCTTAATAGTACTCTACATTTTTTATGCTGTCAAATGGATACGGGAGCCTCTGTCTCCCGTTTCCATTAACTATCATAATATAATTGATGTTAGAATGTATATGAAGCGCCTAACCATACATTATCATCGATCCCTTCGAGTGGTTTATCACCACCAAAGGAATAACCGACATTTACATCAAGTTCTCGCCAAAGATCGTATGATGCATAAACCTGAAAATTGTTCCATTCAACATTGGAAACCCCGTAAGCATCACCATCATAACTAATGAAGCTACCTGATGCACCTAGCAATAGTTCCTGTGTAAACGGTCGTCCTTCAACGCCTACGGCGAAATAAGTATCAGTATTCACATCGTTTGACAAGCCCTGACCAATCTCACCATAAAAATATGAGTACTGTCCTCGCGCACGCAATTCAGTATAATCATCATAATAACTTACAGGATTCAACACTCTCGCTAAAGAGACTGAGTATGTAAAATCATTCCATACTGCTCCATAACCAACCTGAAAATCAGTACGCACTTGTGTATTGTCATTTAATGGTGTGACTTCCACTGTATCGAAGTCACCAGATACATACACACCATCCCACACAACGTTATCAAACAACAACCCTAGACCTACAGTTCCCTGTGAACCTGTCAAGTCCTGACCACGATATACAAAATCTGTTCCTGCACGAAACACAGCAGTTGAATTACTTTCAGATGCTACCGCAACTGTTGATGCCAACGCTAAACTAACTGCTAAAATTAAACTCTTCATCTTATATTTCTCCTATAGAAAGATGTACTACAGTAAACAAAAAAACATCACTTGTCAATCTATCATGTCAACAATTTTTGACAGATAGTGAATCCCAAATCCCATACTTATTAATCCAACTAATATTTTTAATGCGACAATGACACTTAGTTCGGTAAACAATACCATTATTGTTAACCAAATAGGTGAAGTCATTACTATGACGATGATGAAACTTATTAACGTACTAAAGACTGGGTGGATCATATTTATATCCATAATTAAATGCCGTACCACCTGCATGATTAAACCCATTGTTGGTGTACATAGTTTTTAATATATCAGAACTTACGGATTTGTCAAGTGGCATTGCATCTAGACATAAAATTAGATTATTATCGTCGCAATATTGCTTTACCATCTCTAATAACTTCTTCGCATAACCTTTTTGTCGGTGCTCTGGAAATACTCGTAATTCTTGTAAGTATTTGATTTTGTTAAAGTTTATATCTTCAGATATTCCATACGCTGACCTACTTATAGCGGATTTATTACATTCTGATAATTCGGCATATCCTATGTTTTCAATTGATATCTTCAAGTATCTTCACCTTATCCCAAAAAGCTTCAGCTTCTTCAATCGTTTTACAGTTGCCAAAATTATAAACTGGAATATTGAGACTTTTCGCTAAGCGAATTGCCGTAGCAGTCCCACCAGCAGCGTCTTGCGCGTCAACAGTCCAACACAACACAAAAGATGATAGAATCTCATCTTCCAAAACGCCCTTAATTTGATGTACGTTTCTTGAATGTAAACGCACACCAGCATCTGTTAAACATGCAAAATGTTGCTCAGATATTATCGTTTTCAATATTTCAGTAGCTCTTTTATCAAAGGTTAAAGTGGATGTATTTTTATTAAACTTTTTCCACGGCAACCATATCTCTTTATTATCTCCTGCGCCAGCCTCAAATGCTGCATCTGCACCATCTGCACCACCTGATCTGAGTGTATAATACGGTGATAATTCCTTAGCTATTCTTGTAAATAGCTCACATATAAATGCTGGTGTCTGTCTTGAGCCCACGCCGGTAAAATATTTCATAATTTTGAAATCTTCTTTTTCATCAGAGTTATAAGTGAATAAAAATCGTGCACTAAAGTAATGTTATTGCAATAGTATTCGCATATGAATTCGACATTACCATATTTCCAGAATCCTTTAGGACAGCACACAATCATTTCTTTACCATATGTTGCCATAGCGCCTAGTTCCAATAGTGAAATTGGAGATTTTGTAGATTCTTCAAAATTTATGACAATTAAATCCGACTGAACCAATCTAGTCCATTCCCATTGAACCTGAGATTTGAACCTCGGATCTTTTGTTGTATTACCTATTGAATTATCCCAATCTTGTTTGTATGGATTGTATAAGCTTACATCTCTACCGGAAGTGGTATTGATATCTTTCACAGAATTGAAAATCTCTTCTTGCCATCTACGAGCCTTGCCCATTTCTATAGATCCTGCAAGAAATATCTTATAGTCCACCACTTCATCTTTTTCATTAATAAATGGTGAGGGAGTGTGCATGCTGATCATATTAATACCTCTTTGAGTTTTTGTACCATACACCCTTGAGAATAAAATTACAAGAAGGATTAAATTCTTGTGTCATTTTAGTTTTCTCGTCGCATGAACATATTTGCTCGTCCATTTCAGAATGTTTAATCATTCTGTCTTCAATCTTACCACATTTTTCACATTTAAAAGTAAATATCGGCATATATTTTTCCTGAACATATAAATACAGTAAATAAACTATATTAGGAGTTATTATGTCACTATTGCGCGAAACTGTCAACGACTATGTTGTAGATCGTCTTGAGGATGCTTTGTCCAAAATTGAAAAACGATGCGAAAATATTATCTTTACATATCATAGAATGTTAAAGGAAGGTGTTACTGATGACCTCCCGTTAGATATTGATGGTTCTATAACAGAATTAGAAAAGAGACTTAAAGCTGCATGGAGAGGAATCACTATTCTTAAGAAATTCCCTAAGAATTCTGAATCCTTGGTTTTACATCGAAGACGCATATTTGATAATATGGGCAAGATTAAGAAATTAATGGTCACATTAATGAAAACTATGGGCAACCAAGTTTCTCAAGATGAGACTGGCGCACTGATGCTATAGACTCTGGCCAACGGCTGCAAACACAGGCTTCAGCTAGACAGCCTCAACAACAGTTTACTCAACAGCCACAACGTAGAATGGCTTAAGTAATAAAGAAAAACCCCTCGGTCGAGGGGTTTTTTATAAGCAACTGATCAACCTTTTTAATTCTTGTTTATCCATCAAAGGGACGTGAGTATACATAACATGGTTCCATTCATCGTCGGTAAATCCTAACATATGCGCTGTAATTGCAACCTTCCTTGATATTTTATATTCGTATATAATCATATAATCAAAATAAGAAACGTCTTCATCCGAAGATGTAAAATATCTATGATATATTGGTAAATAGTCACCATTATGTCGCTTCCAAGTTCCATTATTGCGATCATTTATAAAACTTTCACAACTTTCTATTACTTCTGATATGCATCTCTTAACAGCGCGATTATCGACCCACCTTCTACCGGTATCACAAAAACCACATCCTACAATTTTATCATTTCTGATTAACAGTCCCCATGTAGGTAAGGACATTTTACTCTTCCACTATTGCAAATATATTATCTTCATTAATCATCAAATGACCGCCATCTACCTTCATTGCTGATTCTGGCTTATATAAAATTACGTCACCCGGTCTTACTGATATGGTGATTTCTTTCTTTAACTTTTCATCATAATAAGATTCTGCGGCAGAGATTACTGTTGCAATTGCAAAATCTTCCGCTTCACCTTTTTCCAAAAGAAGGATACCACCATCGGAAACGGTCTTCTTATCTTTTCTTTCTATTAAAATGTTTCTTCCTATTGTTCTAATTTTTTCAGTCATGTAATTTTAATCCGTAGTAGTAATTGTAATGGCTATCTTTATAACTTGCATCTTTATATATGGGTTCTTTTAAATGAAGTTTTTCTTCATGTTGGTCATATGATGCAACCAATCCTATATTCCATACATCAGCATACGAAAATATACAAAATTCTTTGTTTGTGCTTCCTTCTGGTAATATAACTATATTATTGGTTTCACCTTCTATGAAGGACAAAAAGATTCCGTTTGTGTGTGACTTTATTTTATCAAAAGTTTCTTGATTTGAAACAATCATTAAATTTGGTTTCTTACCAATTTTTGAAACCAAGTTTGCAAAACATGGAAGGACTTCAGAATTTACAGAGTTGTATCTAGAATTAGTTATTCTGTTTTTATCTTTCAATAATTCATAAAATTCTAAAAATAATAAGTCTTCACGATTTACATTTACTGTTGATATAATCTTGTATTCCTGAACATCGACTCTAACATCATAGATATTATCGATTCCGCGTCTAGATAATACGTATGATTGTAATGGATTAAATAACATTTTATAATCCTTTTATAGTAGTTGTAAGTGACCAGTGACATTGTCGATCAACTCTGATATGTCCGGGCCAATCGCCAAAGCCGTTAAAGTTGGCACTCCGTTAAACTCCGTTGCTCCAGAATCTACTATCTTACTAACATACAAATCAGACGCTTTAGCTAAATCATACAACTCTAACATTTCTTGTTCCGAATCAACGCTAACGCATATTTTAGTAAATTTATTATCTATCCAATCCAATTCTTGTCTCGTAAACAAAACTTCTCCGGGTCTATCTCTTAATTGTTTAATTTTATCAATTAGAAATACATTTGAAGCATGTGCTGCCTGTGCAGCAATCTTTCCCTTACGCATATTCAAATCTTTTCGAATGACTAATACTTGCTTAACGTTCATAAACAATGATCCTATTTGAGTTAAATCATATATCATGAATTCAAAAATGTCAAATGTTTCGAAACGTGATAAATAAATATACAATCAAACTGGAGTTTTATAAAATGCGCATAGATACTTTACTAAACGAAACACAATTTCTACCATCAACAGATACTATTTCATTTTCTGACTTAACCCCTATTCAGTTAAATATACTAAGAAAATTGAATGATGGTTTATTGGATTATGAAACTGCCACACCACGCGAACAGTTAACCATAGATGAACTGGAAGATTTAGGTTTAGTTGTACAGGGTATGTTAAGCCCTGCTGGTGAGAAAATGGTGGATGTTGCGAACTCTTCTGGATATTCTTCTTATGCTAGAGAAGCTGGTCAAAAATCTGCTAAATTGAGTAGTTTGAAAGGTAAAGCTCCATCTGAGATGGATGACGTGGAATCTGATGAAGTAAATAGCGTAAGATTCTAATAATATTTAATTGTTACAATAAAAAACCCGCCTCTCGGCGGGTTTTTTTGTTTTATCGTTTAAAATATGTTATCTATTACCAATACTTTTTATAAAATTAGTTATTTCTTTAGCGAAAAATTTCTGCGCAGATTTATCGTGTTGAAGAGCTTCGCTTAATGTTAAAACTTTTCTTCCAGACTTATCTAAATCCAAACTTTCATAGACGGACATTGGTAAAGCGCCCGGAGCAGAAGGCGTAATTACTGAGTCAATTGTTACAAGTCCGAACGACGAAACTGTACCATCCTCTGCAACTTGACCTGTACCTCTACTCGAAACACCAATTTTAACACCAGTCTTTAATAGGTGATGTAAGATGTTGCCCATAGGAGTTTCTACTATAACCTTAGCCTTACCAACAGCATTAGTACCATCCATATACATTTCTGTAATAACATGTGATACTCTATCCATATTAATATTCAAACTATTTGGATGATCCGCTTCACCGAATACACCACCATATTCTTGGATTCTTTTTGAAAAATCCAAAACAGCAGTATTCATTTCATGTAATGGATATTTTCTTTTATTTCGGTTGACAATATCTGCTTGCATAAAAACACCTTTTAAAAACATGTTTTTACTTTCGCCATCCACCCCTTCAAGGATAGTATCAAGACTATTTCCAGTGCTTTCTATTAATAATTCATTTTTCATAATTAAACCTGCTGTCCAAATTGTTGTTCAATAAACTGGAACAGTTGTTCCACAGTATAAAACTCTTGCTTGACTCTTCCGTCAGCACTAATGAAAACAATAGCGGAATCGTCGTCAAGTTGATTGACGATTCTACCTACAACTTTACCATTTACAACGACATGATCACCATTTAAAGATACATCATATTCGCTTTCTTTTAAAAGTTGCATAAATTTCTTGAAATTCTCTGATACTTGTTTAGTTTTTCCACCAGTGGCTAACACACTTTTAGTTTTCTGAATTGAATATGCCTTTATCGCTTCTTGAGCAGATGCATCATCATTTCCAATTACTGAATTGATAAATTTTGTTAGTAACTCTTTCTTGTCCATTTTTAAATCCTCATTGTGCATTGGTTGTTTGTTGCATATACTTCACTAAATTTTCATGATGGTATTTGGTTTTCATTTTTTTACGCTTCTTCGCGCTTTCTTTTGACTTTTTTGATACATCATCTGTATGTTCGCAACCGCAACCACTATCAAGTATGTCACTTGGCCCAACATATTTCTGTTCCAAAAACGTTGAAAACTTTATCACTCTCCACCTCCAGAACCTCCCGCTGAACCTTCTCCAGCGGAGGTTGAAACTGATGTGCCACTGTAGTTGCCTACACTATTCATACCATACTTACCCTTCTTTAATTTATGACCTTTTTTAGCAGTCTTAAACGGTTGGTCAACTGTTGGTAATTTTGTGCAATCATCTATGGCACTATCATTTCCGGGTGAGACTATATTAAGTAATTTCATTACTTTTTAAACTTTTTGAAGAAGTCTTTCTTATCTTCTTTCTTATCATCGTCGGAATCATCAGAATCGTCGTCTTTCTTCTTAGACTTCTTGAAGAAATCTTTCTTACCCTTCTTCTCATCCTTTTCATCATCTTCTGATTCGTCTTCATCTTCTTCAGAATCATCATCGTCATCTTTTTCATCATCTTCTGATTCGTCTTCATCTTCTTCAGAATCATCCTCATCATCTTTCTTTTTGGAATTACCTTTCTTATCTTCATCATTGTCACAACCTTCTTTTACCGGCTTCTTGAATGTGACTCCTACTAACTTTTCTAAGGCATGGATGACAGCATCACATTGTTCCTTACCTTTAGCGCAAAGATTCTTAGCGCAAGCACCAATATCCTTTTCTGAACATTCTTTAACGCCTGCTGCCTTAGCTAACTTGGATAGAAATTTAACTTTCTTATCACCATCTGCCTTTTTGAATAGACTCTTTATACGTGCTACCATTTCTTTAGTAGACATCACTTCCTCATGATCTTCGTTGATCATTCTGGCTGATTTTTCTGCAATGACTTTACGAAGAGCGGCAACTGCCAAGTCTTTTTCGCCTTCAATTGCATGTTCAACAAATAGATTTAGATATTTCATATTCTTTTCCCTTGATAGAAATGTTTACATTATTTATGCGATTTTATTTTTTATTGTTCATTTTATTATTGGACGGTGGCTTTCCGCCAGATGGTGGTGTATTTTTTCCACCTGTTGCAGCTTTAGTGTCGTTCAAATCTGTAGATTCCGTACCGCCTAAAGTAGTACTATCACCACCTTCGGTATCTTCTAAATCACCTTCTCCACCAAAGTCGCCAAAACCTCCACCGCCACCTAGAACACTACCGGAGCTTCCACCGAAACCACCCTCAAAACCACCTAATTCGGCTTGATCCGGGTTGTATAGTTTTGGTAAATCTCTATCATCGCCATTAACATTCAAGCCAAGCTCACCACGCTTCAGCTTCTCATTCATCTTGATCTTGTTCTGAGATAGTTGTAGGTATTCTTCCATTGCAAAACGTTTCGCTAGTTCTGGAATACCAGAAGCGGTTGAATAGTTGTTTAATAGTTCAGCATCCATCAATTGTTTTCTAGAAGCTTCGTAATTGGATGGTGGTGGTAATGTTACTCTGAAAATAGAAGTATCTACGTTTATACTATTTTCTTGTAAGAATTTCTTGAATTCACTATCAAAGGTCTCTTCCAAACTTCTCTGAATTCTTTCCATATACAATGAGAATTTAACTTCTTGTAGGTAAGCAATGCCAACCTTTCCGTCATTAGCAATACTTCCACCTTCAGCAGAACCATTCATGAAAGAATCTGGAACTCTCAAACCTCTCCATAGTCTCTTATAGAAATATTCTAAATCTTCTAATGAACCTAAATTCTGACCACCGGGCAATACTTCAATTTTGTTACCGGAACCATCAGTACGCATCGCCATGAAATAATCTTCTTGCTGCGACATTGGGTTATAAACGCTTTCTATCTGAGTGCCCACAGTAGTTTGAATAGGAACTTTCTTCTGTTTGATGTCATTCTTGAATTTCTCAAGATACGCTGCTCTTTGTTGTGGGGGCATATTACCGACGTCAACATAGAACACTCTTTTTTCTGGTGCTCTTTGAATTCTGTAAATAATGATAGAATCTTCTAATAATTCTTTCTGTTTAAACGTTCTATAGATTGAATATAATACCGATTTGCCGAATGGTGCTTCGTCATCAGTCTCTTGATATAGTGTAAATCTCACCACATCGTCTGCTGGAAGAGTTGCCATTGACTCGCCTTGATCCTGCGCTCCAATACCATAATTGGTTAACATTCCCATAGCAGAGTTTACAACACTATAATCTAATCTAAATTCCCAACCCTGCACATCTGTTACATCATCTTCTCTAACTACTGCACCATAAACATTCTTAGGATTAATATAAATGTACTTTTTTCTACCGCCTTTAGGTTTTATGAAAAAACAATCACCATATTTTATAGTATTTCTAGCTATGGAATATAGTCTAGTATGCCATTTATGTATATTACACCACGTTCTAATAGCAGCATTTAAAGTCACAACAGTATTCGGATGTACGTATTGTTCTTGTCCAGCAATAATGTCAACTCTTAATGGCAATTCACCTTTTACATTGTTACCGGATATTTCTTCAGCCATATAATCTAGAGCTATTGAAACATCTAAATCAGCATCCATCGCATCATATTCGCGATATCTAGTCATTCTGGAATTACTACCAGTTACTATTCTATGGTACCATCCATAATTACCATAACCACCACCCAACCCAGTAGTATCTATATTATCACCTATAGAAGTCTTTGGAGATGATGGTGTTACTATTTTATAATACTTAGTTATTGACATTTAATTTATTCCGAGAATTCATCTAACATATTTAGGATAGAAACTATTTAATGTTCTTATCATTTGAATGGACTCTCGCTAGCTCTACCGATATTTTTAGTGACTTTACTAAAAGCCATTGCGTTTGCATCTTTTACCTGTTGTTCAAAAGATGCTGCAATTTCTTTATCGGTGCGCGTCTCCAATTGTTTTTGCGTTTCGGCTGTTTTCCACCATGGTAAGAAATTTCCAAGAATATCCATGACGCCTGAAATTTTATCCATAAACTGTTTTACGACTTCTGGATCTATTTTCTTTTCGGCATCTTCTTTATCTTTTTCGGCTTGGGACATCTTTTGTTCTTGCGCCGCTAAGATTGTTGATGGTAAACCACTGGCGTTGCTGTTCTCATCTATCCATTGAATCATAGAATTAGCTGCCTCTGGGTCTGCCTGTACCCCTATTCCAAAGTTTTCAGCGAATTTGTCCATTTGCCAAAATAATTCTGCTGTACTATCAGTCATATAATCAAAAGCTGAACCAACCTCTTCGCCAACTTCTTGAACCGCTGCTTCCCCAAAATATGCTCCGGCAAGTCCTCCGGCTACACCCAATGCCCCAGCTACTACCGGGTTGAGTGTAGTTCCACCCATAGCGGTGCCGAGCGCTGCTCCAGCGGTGGCACCGGCCCACCAACCACCAGCAGAACCCAATGCGGAGCCGATGGCACCACCAGTTCTTTCTGCCCTACCAACCGAAGAGTCTTCCCCTAATTCGTTGTATGTATACATACCAGTAAACAAACCGCCAAGTGGTCCGGGTAATTTTTTTGCCAATGCACCAAACAATCCTTTACCTGCTACTGTTGGTAAAAGGCTGGACCCGAGAGCCGCTGCACCAGTTCCTAATATCGCTTTATCTGAGAAGTTCCCTGCTGCTGCCACAGCAGCAGCGGTTGGAACTGCCGCGACTGGTAATTCTGCGCCGGTTCCTATGGTTTGTGTTCCATTACCAATGTTCAATATCGCACTTTGAATAGAAAATGTAGCGTTGGAAATCTCTCCATTTGGCCCAAGTGATCCTGCCCCACCGGCACCACCAGAGCCACCACCATCAGAAGATAATAAACTATATACTCCGTATGCTAAACCACCAAGTATTGCCAACTTACCGCCACCTTTTGCCATGGACATAGCTTTGGCCATTTTACCACCTCCACCGGCAGCGGCTGGTGCTGCGGGTGCCATCAAACCCATTTTGTTTGCTGCCCATAAAGTGCCTGCGGTGGTTGCTATTTGTGTACCAGCCCATCCTAATGCGGTACCGATTGGTGCGCCGATTGGACTGGAAAATGCACCACGTATCTTTTGTTCTACATCCAGTAAAGTTGTTTCAAACTTATTTAACGGTGCAATAATGTCTTCTAATGCTTGCTCTGATTTACTTCGTACTGGTGAAGAACCATCAGCATCAGTGTTTTTTTTATTTGTATCTGCTGCTATTTTAGCGTTATATTGTGTAAACATTGCATCTTCGCTTAATGCATCGATTTGTATGATGTCTTTTAGCATGTTAAATGTCGCCATTTCCGTATATGCGGCATTGGCTTTTGCTTTCTCTTGTGGAGTCCCATCAACTTTCATATTACCAACAATACCAAGACTTTTTTTCTTTACACCGGCAAGAATTTCTTGATACCTTTCTTGATCGGTAGTTGACAAACCTTTCAAATTTCCTTTCTGGACAACGTTGATTATTTCTTTATCCCTTGCTGATAAACCACCGGGAAGATATTGATCCAGCGCAGCCGAACCCATCTCCACACCAATTTGATCGCGGATCATTTTTTCTAATCCTGTCGCTGTGGCTGAACGCTGCATATCCAAAGTTTTTTTCAAATAATCATTATTATATCCTAACTGTCTTATATTACCTTTTACAACTTTTGTATGTTCTAAAATAGCGGCATCCCGCTCATCTCCAGTGAGATTTTTGGATAAAGTGTCTATAAACGGGTTTAGATACCCAGATTCCAACAATCCCTTAATTTCTGCTGTATATTCCTCCAAAGGCATTTGTAATTCATACGCTCCAGATTTCATTGCTTTCAAGAAACTGTCTGCACTTTGGATACGCTGTTGTGGAGTTTGATTCTTATCATAAGATCCACTGCGTCTCTGGAAATTGAAAGTTTCCAGCACCATTTTTGTGCCTTCAACACCTACCAAGCCCATTTTTCTTGCAGTATCTTGCAACTGAACCATCAAGGCGGAATCATCAAACGCATCCCCCGGATTATATGTTCCAGAAAACATTCCCAATTCGGATGCGTTAGTCTTTGCTACACTGTTTAACTCGCTAGGAGACAAACCCATTCTAGATGCGGTAATGAAATTATTTTCCGCCAAATTGGCCCCTAGCCGAGATAATACAGCATCATTAATGTTTTTACCCGTCGCAATGGCCATTGCGCCTGCGGCTAACGCCATGGCCTTTCCTTGTGATTGGACTTCTTTTACATATTCCTTAATTTGACTGAATGTGACACTCATCGTTTGTGACAATTGTTGTAACACATTTAATTGTTTTCCGGCCATTTCAATTTGTTCATTACTTAATTTTGCGTTTTTCTGTCCTAAATCGATTTTCATCTGCATTACAGCTTCGGCAAATCCTACATCTATCATAGCTTGACGCATGCCATCTGGCATCATAGCGATACCTTTTGATACATTATCTAATTCTTCGGAGATTTGTGTTTTTTGGGCTTTGTATGCTTCAGTAATCGCTGTTAACGCTTTCTCAATTTCTACTAATTCTTTTTTCTCTGATGTAGTTGCCGCTGAACCCCTTACATCTAATTCTCCTTTTCTGGTAGATAATTTACTTTTTTCTTCCAACAACTTATTTAATGTTATGGCGTTTTCTCTAAAATCTTTTAATGCGTGTATACTTGTTAACACACCTTTTGTTTGATTTTTTATAGCATCGCTATTTGCACCATGAGTTCGTATAGCGGCCAAGCTAGCCTTACTAAGTTTGTTAATGTCATCGGCATATTTACTAGTAGAATTATGTATGATTTTTTCTATATCATTAAATGCTTCCTCTACCGACCTTGGCATTTTCAACAAATCTTTAAAACCTCTGTATAATCTACCAGTTACATCATTCATATCCTTTATATGATTTTCAAATTCAGATAAAGATTTCATACCCGTCTCACCTAACTCACCTTTCTCGGGGGCAAATTTTTGTCGCTGTAAAGTAAGAGTAGCAAATTCCATTATCTTGTTTATTTGTTGTGGGGTAAACTCTGCCATATTATTCTTCAATTAATGAAATTATTTATCCTATTGATATTCTTTTAAATTGATGTTATTATTGTTGAGGACCATAAAAGGATATCTTAAAATATGGAAAAAGAAGTAAAGAAAAAGAAACCAAAGAAATATATAAACAATTCTGATCTGTTGAGAGAAATTGAATTAAGCCATAAACAAGACAGAATGACGGAAGAATTGGGGAAAATGGTTATAGAATTATGTAAAAGGTATGCTAAACATCCACAATATTCAAACATATATTCACATGAAGAGGATATGAAAGCATTTGCGATAATGACAGTAGTAAAAGTCTGGCGATCATTTAATCCAGAAAAATCAAACAATCCATTCGCATATTTCACTCAAATTCTGAGACACGCATTTTATCAATTTGGTAACAGTGAGAAAAAACAACAAGATACAAAAATAGCATTAAAGAAAGATTTAGGTTTAGATCCATCAATCATGCAACTACTTGAGATGGAAAAAGTCAGTAAAGATAATTTTATAGAAGGTTTCGAAGACTGTTCTGATACTGAATCTGATATGACCCTATTCATCAATCCAGACTATGTAGATAGTGAAGAATCTGGTACAATTGAAACAATCGAAGTCGCAGAACCGAAAGATTCTGAGGCTGTAGAATTAGAAATAATAGAAGAAAAGGATTAATTATGTTAAAAAAAGGTGCCTATTTTACTGATCTTCACTGGGGGAGACGTAATAACAGTGAAGATCATAATAAAGATTGTGATGGTTTTATAGACTGGTTCATAAGTCAAGTTGAATCAGATACAACAATAGATCACATTGGTTTCTTGGGTGATTGGCATGAACATCGTGCATCTATTAATAGTTTCACTTTAGACTATTCTTACAATGCAATGAAAAAATTAAACTCTGTTGGAATTCCCGTATATATGATTCTTGGCAATCATGATTTAGGAAAAAAGTACGATAGAAGCATATTCACAACCAGACCATTCGAAGCATTGACAAACATTAATATAATAAACGAACCAACAATCATAAAAGAGATTGTTGGTTCCGCTCTATTTTGTCCATATTTATTCCATGAAGAATATACAGAACTACTTAAATATCATGATGTTCCAATAATATTCTCACATCTTGAATTAAACGGTTTCATTGTTACTGGTGAAACAATTACCATGAAACATGGTCCAAATCATAAAGATTTCTTCAAGAAACAAAAACGAGTATTCTCCGGTCATTTTCATAAGCGCCAGCACAAAGATAATATACATTATATTGGTAATACATTCCCTATGGATTATTCTGACGCTAATGATAATGATAGAGGTATGATGGTCTATGATTTTGAGAAAGATACAATAAACTATAAAGCATGGCCAAATGCACCCACTTATATCAAATGTAAACTATCGGACATTATGGACGAAAATAATGATGTTCTTAAGCAAGGTGCTAGAGTAAAATGTATAGTGGATATTGACATAACATATTCTGAAAGTATTGAACTGAAAAATATATTAACCACAGAATTCAATCTGAAAGAATTATTCTTTGAAGAAGAAACTGAAGAACTGCGAGAATCTCTTGAGGAAACAGTAATAAACGAAGAGACTCTAAACACAGAATCCACATCAGAGTTAGTTAAATCCATGTTAACACAAATCAATAATAACAATATAGATAACGATCTATTAGTAAAAATATATGAAGGTAGAGTATGAAGATAGAATTTTCACATATAGAAATATCAAATTTCTTATCATATGGTAATAATACAACAACTGTAAAATTACAGTCGGACAAACCTATTTTAATTCTGGGTAAAAATTACGTAGCATCTTCTGATGGTTCAGATTCCAATGGTGCTGGTAAGAGTTCCATCCTAAATGCTATTTGTTTTGCACTATATGATGATGTTTTATTCAAGTGCAATGTTGACAAGTTAATTAACAATATCAACAAGAAAGACCTTTTGGTAACTCTTTTCTTTTCTGTTGATAATGTGAAATATAAAATTCAACGATTTAGAAAAAATAAAGCATTAGGTGGTGATGGTATCAAGATTTTCAGGAATGGTAATGATAAATGGGAGTTCTCTGAGCAAATAACTCCAGATAGCACTAGTAATGCTAACAAACTCATAGTAAAAATTATCGGAAAATCATTTGAAATATTTTCTAGAATAGTGGTGTTCTCCGCTACTAGTAAACCATTTCTATCATTAACCTCACCAGAACAAATAGAATTTTTAGAAGAGTTGTTTGGTTATTCTGAAGTATCAGACAAAGCTGACCAGATCAGAGAAAACTATAAATCAACAAAACAATTGTTTGAGAAAGAGTCTGCCGTTAATGTAGCTATAAAGGCGGAAATTCAAAGAAAGGCTGAACAACTTACACAATTAAATAAACTTTCAACAGAGTGGACTGTTAGACACGCTTCTACGATGTCTGAAGTGGAGACTCAATTGTATAAGATGAAAGATATTGATTTCAGAATGCATGAACAGGCTTTCATTCATATTCAAAGTCTGGAAGATGGAAATAGGGACTTGAGTTCTCAAAACGAAAAAATAAAACAAAAGTTGCACAATATGGAACTCACTAGGAGTAAGGCCAGAAATTGGGAATCTGAACAGTCGCAAAAGATAAAGAACAAGGAACAGGAACTTTTAAAAATAAATTCTCTTGACTATGATGTTTTGTTGGCAGTCGCCGAAGAATTGCAAGAACTACGTGCAGAAAAGAAAATTATAGAAAGTGGTGTATCCAGAAATACTGTTATTTTATCCGATTTAAAAAAGAAAAATAATAATATTTCTAATGAAATCAATAGCTTATCCGAAAGCAAATGTCCTTATTGTAAACAAGATTATGCCGATGCTAAGTGTTCACACGACAAATTAGTTGCAGAACAGGCGGAATTATTAACAAAAATTCAAGAGATGGATGCAACAATATCGGAAGACGTTAGCATTATTGCGCAATATGACAACAGAATAAATGAACTTACACAAGGTAAACAATATTCTATAATTGAACTATCTGCTATGAGGCAGTCTAGTGTCATGGTGGAAAAAGAAATTGAGACGTTAAAATCTCAGACTAACCCACATCAAGTAGAAGATGAGCTATTTCTTGAGCCTGAAGCTCTAACGCAAAATGAAGAATTCATTATCGAAAATAAAGAAAGTATACAAAATATACAAAATCGACTAATCATAAAAAACCAATATGAACTTTCGGAATTGAAGGCATCATTAAAACATTATGAACGTAGATATGAGGAACTACAGAAAGAACAAAATCCCCATATTGAAAGTATATTGAATATAACTTCCACAGAAATGCCAGAAGTTAAAGATGCTGTGTTAGATGAAATGGATAGATTAATGAAACATCAAGATTTCTTGATTAAATTACTAACCAAGAAAGATTCATTTGTCCGTAAGAGCCTGCTTCAGAAGAACCTACCATTACTTAATACGAGATTGAAAATATATTTACAGAAAATGGGTTTACCACATAAAGTAACATTCTTGGAAAACATGACGACACAGATCAAACAGTTTGATACAGAGATGGATTTCAACCAATTATCGTCTGGTCAACGCGCAAGAATAAATCTTGCGCTCTCATTTGCTTTCAGAGATGTATTACAATATCGCCATGGACCGGTGAACTTCTGCATGTTGGATGAATGTCTTGATACTGGTCTTAGTAACACTGGCGTTCAATTAGCTGTTAAATTTATTAAAGAAGTAGCTACAGAACAGAAACTAGCGTTGTTCATCATTTCTCATAGAGATGAAGCTGCAAGTATGTTTGATAATAAGTTGTGTATAGAATATAAAAACGGATTTTCAAACATTATATAGAAAAAGGGCCGCAAATGCGGCCCTTTTTGTTACATCCTTTCGAAAGCGTCATCCCACCATTTTGGTATGTATCTTTTCATTCTACTATACAAAGAAGCGAATGATTCATCCAAAATGTAAGTAGTACCCCAATCTTCCTTATTTCTGACAACTCGTCCAGATGCCTGAATGATTGATTTCATAGCTTGTAACATGTACCACTTCTGGCTTATTTCTGATCGCCTCTTGACCCATGCATCACCTAGATATGGATATGGCGTTTTTGCTATAACACTAAATCGACCTAAATCATCTTTTAGATCTAGTCCCTCGGTCACTGATGGACTAATTAATATCTTTGGTCCTTTGTGGTCATCTGTCATGAAATTTTCAATGACTTGCCCACGTGCTTCTTCTGCATCGCTGTTATGATGGTAAATGCGATGTGGTATATGTCCCTGTAATTCGCGTACAAGCCAATTTGAGACCTGATAAGAGCCAGTATGTACCACGCCATTGTCAGAGGCGTGCAAGTCCTTACAAATTGTTTTAAGGGCTTTAATCATGGCCTTTCTATCTGGTTCTCGTTCCTTGCTATCCCATCCATATGTCATTTTAGCAACTGGGTTAAAAATAACTAATCTGTTGTCTACATCGAACTCGGATGGCATTGAAATAAATGCGGTTTGTGATGGATCTATACCTAGATCTGAACAGAACTCGTCCTTGTCCAAAATTGTAGACGACATAAACAAAAAGCGATGTGCTGTGTCATCGAAGAAGGAGCTAAAAATGTTTCTTGCATATAGCTCTTTGATCTCAAATGACTCAGGATGTTCAATTAACACATGTTCAGCAACGAACTCGTCCTTTGGCTTATCCATTAATAAATTAACCATCATCAAATGTTTCTTCGCTTTTTCTAATTCATCAATCAACATCATTTCTGTTTTAGATGGATTTTTACCTGCTGACATCTTATGTAAAATTTCATCAACTGCTATCTGTTGATTCGCAATAAAAGACACAATAGCGTTTGTGTATTCAGTCGCAATGAAATTATGTGCATCTAATAAATTTTTAGGTTTTCTGTAATTACAGACATATCTAGCGCATGACTTCTGTGAAATGTATACACCAAATAAGTCAATTAGTTGTTTCTCGATATTATGGCATTCATCAAACACCATAAGCTTTCTTTTCTTCATTAGATCAGCAGGTGTTAATTTATATGTGATAGCAAGTGTATAATTCATTACTAAATTACGAGAAGCGAGAGCTTCCTCGTATGCAGCCTTGTGACAACAAGGCTTGCACACTGGTTTAACTAAATTACCTATCTCACAATTGGTTCCTTTCATAGAACATTGATAATTGGATTTCCCATAGAACGAATAAGCCATATCAGGAAATGAATCCTCATATTGCTTTTGTAATATTTTTTGAGGTGTTAAAATAAATGAATTACCAACTGATGGATTGTTCCCAGTAATTGAAGTATTAGTTGAATTAACATTATCCATCCATGCACTAACATTTAATGCAATTGGTGACTTACCACCACCTACTGGTATTTCACATATGATATATTTTTTGTCTGCTGGTAGTGACTCAATCCATTTCAGTACTTCCACTTGTGTTTTACGTGGAGGTGATTTCTTGAATGGCCAGAAATTGAGAATGCTCATGGGTATCCATTTGTTTATTTAATGACATGACATTGTAGCACATGTGTCTTTGTACGTCCATCTGTGTTCGCGAACGTTCGCATGTGTTCATTACGGATGGGTGGAAAATTATTTATTTCCAGAAAAGCCAAAAATTTTTTTGCATATAGTTAAAAAGATTATAATATAAAAGCTTATGGTTTAATTTATTAGTACTACGTGCTACGCACGTAGTTAGAAATGCATTCGCATTTCTAATTTTTTATCTTTTTATCTGTTAATTTATAGTCAAGAGCTTATAGTCTAAAGAGCAGTCCCCCCTCCCCATTTATTAACTAATTCAAACCTTATTATTTTGCTTGAATCAGAGGGTTAAATACACTATGTCACTCTCCAAAACCCGGCCATTATATCCTTGCCATTGACGGTTGCCATGCATCACTCATGGAATTAGAAGTCAGGTTAACTTCTAATTGTTTCATCGAATCATATTCTTTAATACAACGCTTAATATCGAAAAGCTATTACATATCAAAGTCATTCGAAAGGATCTTTAACCATTTTGGTGTAACAGATTTAAACCTTATCTGTCACTGGTTTTCCGACGTTGGCGGTTTTAATGCCTCAGTGCAACCCTGTCAATATTACCAATTTTTTTAAATCTTACAGTACTATATATGGTTTGTCAACTCAGTTGTTATTCTTGTGATCGTCTTTTCAACAATTCTTCACGCCACTTCATAAATCCGTCTTTAGTATCTCTTGTTTTTTGTGTAGTGGTGCTATCAGCTCTATCTCCAATTTGGTTTGGTTGATTAGCTACTTTAGATCCCAAATCAGATATGTTCGCATTCCTAATTTGCTTTCTATCTTGAATTTTATCATATGCGTCATCGTCTCTGATGGGGGGTGAGTTTGGCATAATCCTATCGACTGGTCTACCCTTTATAGCATCAACTGCTTTATTATTGTTGCCTAATGATCCCCCACCTTTTCCGTCTCCACCATTTTTTATGATACCTGCAACAGCCTGACCCTTGTCGGTAAATTTACCATTCTTGTCTAATAAGCCATTTGATTTGAAAGATTCCAATGAACTGGGACTGACCAACACTTTGGTTAAACTATTGACATTTAGAAACAGTTTAAGTAAATCTGATTTTTGTTTTGATGACATATTATCCACAAAGGCTGAAGCATCTAATGATGTCGTAGAACCCGCTAAACGCTTCGAAAGCGCATTTTGTTGATATTGACTATCCGATGAAAGTCTTTTTAGAGTTTGGTAGAATTCAATTGCCAGATTGCGTGCACTAAAAACAAAGTTTTTATCACTTAGTAATGTCATTATATCATCTGTCAATTTTTTATTAAGTACACCAGTCTCGCTAATTACACCCAATGCATTTAAATAGCTAGCTGTAGTTTTTTTGTTATCCAGCTTATCCATTACGGTGTTAGTATATCCATCTTTCTTAGCATCTTCCCTAACTTTTATTAAATGCTTTAAGAAAGCTAATTCTGGTGCATCCATTTGTGTAAATACTGAAAAAGCTTTTTGTAAATTTTCAGGCAGTTTTGCTACATAGGCTTTACCTGCCTCGTATTCTTCAGCGGAAAGGGTTTCTTTCATTTTCTGAAGTGGGCTTTTATAGAATTGATCTAATATTGGTTTTATTTGTCCTCGTAACTTACTTATTTTATCCCTTCTGACAGATTCTGCTTTAGTATTGTCAGGAAATTCGTAGTCCATCGCATTACCTGTAGAGTCAAGAATTGGATCTACTAAACGATATTTTGCAAGTGTATCAAATATGGCCTTCATGTTTCTGGCCGTTTTTTCTTGATGTTGTGGGAAATGTTGACGGAAAGCCGCTTTTTCTTGTTCGCTGGACATGGAATCCAATTGATATAATTTTCTAATTAGAACTCTATTGTTCATAGCTGTTCTACCAGAGACTAATTGCCCTGATATCCATTCCTGTGTAGGAGGTATGTAGCCATTTTGCAATATTTTGGCCATAATTTCTTTAGTTATCGCAGGTGCCATAACTTTCTCGAAATGATCACCACCCGTGATTTTCGATTCAATTAGATAAAAATTAGTTATCATTGTTTATATTTCCAAAATGTATAAACATTATTTATCCTTAAAGATTTCAAACATAATTTTTGCGTCATTTATATCTTCTATTGGTTTTGGTATATTTTTGTTCTTTAAGATTGATTCAGAATTATCTCTAAGGAATGATGACCATGTACACGAGATATCAGATTCTATGATAGCTTTACACATTTCTGTTTTAGTAAATTTACCACCAGCTACACCATCATTATTACGGTATTCTATTTTCTTTTTGACTTGAATAGGTTTGTAAGCCCATTTTGCCGTTAATGACTTCAGAGTTTTTGGCGATATGATCGTTACATTGTCTGTAAGTGCTAAACACTTTAGTCGGATTGTTGTACTCAGAGTCACTAAGTCTATCAAAGGACCAGCGTTAGATGAATAGCTATACCCTTCTATAAAGATATTAATATCATTCGTACATTCCTTAGAGATTGTGTTAAAAATGAATGCGGATATATTATTATATCTTTTTATTTTTTGGATTTCTGATTTGGAATAATCATCATCCAGTTTCAAGTCATTCATAATGTGATAATTTAAATATGGTTCACAGATGGTGAACCATTTATTATATCCATTCTTAGTGAGAGCGTAAGAATCATGAGTGATGATAAATTTTTTATCATCTATGACCATTGCAGTGCAATTAATAGATGGGTCTATAGTAATAGTATGCATTAGTATATCGGCACCTTGAACGGTTTCTTGAGTTCGTTGTCTATACGTTTAGAAATAAATCCAACCATTCTTGACCTTTCTGCTGGTGTTAAATTAAAAGCATCTTCATATTGCACCCCACCTCTCATATAAAATGATATTTCAATGCATGCATCTATAACAGAATTTGCATGCATCTCCATTTCTTTATATAAAGTGGATATTTTTACTGGATCGTTTGACCGTAAGGTGTCAAAAAAAAATTTATTGGATTTATTGCTGTAGGTTTATTCACAACCTTGTTACAATCCTTACAAACAAATTTACAATCGAATGCAATACCCCAATTATGTAATACTTGAATTTTCTCTAATAATTCATCCCGCAATGCTACTGGAAGAGCTTCTAACCACCCTAAAATCATATCTTCATCGGTGATACCATCTACTGATGCGATCATCGCTGAGAATATTTTCAATTGCGTTGCATGAGTAGCCTCTAGAACATCATCAAATTTAGGAATTAAATTCTGTTTAACCTCAATCAGACTTCGCATTGTTACTGGTTTAATAGTGACATCAAAAATATCACCTAATACGAAGGCCAAATTTCCAAAATCATCCTTGCTTATTTCTTTCACACTACCGATAAATGACAATAAAGATATATCATATTCTCGTTCTACTCTTTGATCCATTGGGGTTTCTAAAGAATCATCGTCACACTTGTAAAATACTTTGATAAATTCACCGTGTGTAACTTTTCTGATACATGCCAAAAGGAATTCAATATCGTTAGATGACATATCCAATGGTTTTAAAACTCCGGGGACACATCTTTTGATCACACGGTCGATTGCTGTTCCTTGGAACACCATGTCCGGTGATTTCATTATAAGCTCTTCGTGTCCAGTCATTGGATACACCACAACTTCCCCATTGACTACACTTTCATCTATCTCACCATTTTTATAAAAAACACCTCTTGTAGGAAGACGAAATGTCTCACCGGGAATTCTATGTAATTTTTGTAGCAATGGATTTTCAGCGGGTGATGATATTTTATTACTGATAATATCGGTTACACCAACTTTAGCCACAGGAGTAGCTTCTTCTAATTTTTGTTGAATCTCTTTTGTATTGGTAGGCGCAACATTAGTAGCAAAGGCTTTTTCAAAATCTTCTTTATTCATATATAACTCATACTCTGTTATTTCGATTCTATTTATGTGGTGTAAAATATGTGTTTTTCGTAACGGCTAAATAATTAGTATATTTGAGAGTTGGAAAATGTTTGAACATAAGATAGTATTAAAAGTCAAAACCTTCGCAGCTAATGAAGCTGCGGCTGCACGAATCAATGATATGAGAGCCGCGCCGCAAACATTGAGTACAGCAGAAAGAAACTCACCCAATCAAACATCATCTGGTACATCTGACACAGAAAATGTAGATGATGATATCTTTGAAAAGAGAATGGTTACTTTTCACTCCACTCCAGAAGTTAGTGAACAGGGGACTGTTAATTATATTGATATTTCCGACATTAGAGCGGCTGGTTCTCACTCCGTATATCTTGGTTCTCCTGCTAGAGTATTTAATATAAATCATAAGTTTATCTCTAGAACTAGGATAGAGGCTGAGAATACATGGAGGGCAATTAACACATTACGCGGATGGAGAATGCCAAAAAATGGCATTCAACCGGCATCTGGTATAAATGTTATGAATACTGGCTTAGATACAAATGCGCCATCTGTATTAAATCTATTTGGATATGGAAAGACCTTCAGAGGAATTCCAGTCGTAATAACAAGCTTAACTTTTGACTGGAATTCTGAATCCGATTATATTAAATGTAATAATGGATCTGATATTCCGATTATCCTTCCAATGACTATTTCTCTCAAGGAAATGCGAACATACTGGGATATGAATTCCTTTAATTATGATCAATTTAGAAGAGGAGAATTGATGTGGTGGTAAAAAAGACACAGTTTCGTCAATATCAAAATAAAAATTCATTAAGGAAAAGATATTGTAGGTATGCTCAGGGTGGAAATACCGATGAATTTACGAATAGATTGGGATGGTGGGAAAGATTTGATTTGACAGATACACAAAATGATGATATTTTTATTCCCAAATTATCTAAGACATATGAAAAACGTCCAGACTTATTGGCTTTTGATATGTATAATCGTTCAGATTATGATTGGGTAATATTACAATATAATAATATCGTAGATATTGAAGAAGAGTTTATTACTGGAGTTAGTTTGATAGTGCCCAGTAAACTTAGAGTAAATATAGACATCATGAGTAATGCGTCGAGAAATATAAATGTCGAACCCTAAAAATATATTTGATCAATATGAAACGCTTAATACAAAACATTTGTTATTAGCGTGGAAATACACCGAGGATGCGTGTAAAACCAAAGTACCAACCATGGGTATTGGTGGTCCCGGATCAGAATTACCGAAGACGCATTGTCAAGGTGGAAAAGCTATCGTCATTGTTAATGAATTAGTAGACCAACGATATTTTATTAACCATGTATCATGGACGTTTTCTTATTATAGCCCGATAGAAATTTCAAGTACTTCAATGTTGGGTAATATTCAAATAGCCTCGCAAATAAATTACGAGTTTCCCACATTCATAAAAAACGTTACTTCACAATTAGACATGTGTGCGACACATATTACGTGGTGGTTGAGAACTTGTTTTATAGGAACTCGCGTAGACGGTGGAGAGGACTATCATTTTGCAAAACCATTAATGTTCCACGCTGCTGATAATTTTTATAATATAGCCAATACAAAATCACACATATATGGTATGAATTTTATGGCTACATATAATACATTCGGTCAATTGACTAACTTTTCTGGCATTCATCAGTTAACTATAACACATAAAGATGGCGCTTTACATAAAGAGATTCCAAAACCAGAAGCACCAAATTGTGGAATATTAACTAGAGCGGCAGAGGATGCTGCCAAAGCCGAAGCAAGAGATAAAAGATTGGAAAAAAGTAAACCAATGAAAACTCTGAAGGATATCTTTGAGGCATTGGAATTAGAACTAAAAGAACAAAGGTTCGCACACAAGCGACAATTACAAGAATGGTTAACAAATGTAAGAGATGATTATGTCAAAAAGATAGATGAACCTGTCCAGAAAAAAGGCGAAGAATTACCGTTAGATTATATAATAGCAGTTGGTGATGCTGCCGATGGTCCGGTGGATAATAGAAATATGCCATTTGAACAGCCTGAACAGGGACAAGATAAGCCGGGTATCAGATCAATAACATTGCCTCCGGGGCTGAATATAATATCAGCAGTAGATTATCTTATGAGATATTCAAAGAGAATGGGATTGGTTTCCGCAGATGGGGGAACATGGAAAACAAACCTCTGTATAGTGCGCCGCTGTGGTGGTAAATATGATTGTTTCATAAACATAAACGGTGCGGAAATAGCAAAAAATGGTTTAGAGACGGATACAGGTCCGGGAAAGAGCGCTGTTGGACAACCATTGGAATTTAATTTCAGTCTTGAGGGAATGGGATATGAGAATAAAGATGATTTAGATATAACAAACTTTCAGGTTTCATCTATATCAGACCACGGCTGGGCAGTTATGGAAGAACAAGTCGAAGAAGATGAAGCGGAAGTTAATTATGGTTCTAGAGAGCAGATGACGTTTGAGAGAATACCTGACAAAAAATATTTTTGGTCACAATTTTCTGGAGTACGTGGGTTATCTTCTCCTAAAAATTATGGGTTAGAAAGTGCAGAAGACGCAGCAAAGATAGATATGTCTTTTCATACGTTGAAGCGTGCACAAACTTCAAGAAATATGATGAGGATACGTGGAAATTTTGAATTATATTCAGATTTATGTAGAAACCCGTGGAAAGTTAAAAATAGCGATCCAGATCTACCACTATTATACAAATTTCCAGAGAGATATCCAATTTATATGAAAGTTAATATAAAATTGACAAGGGAGGGTGGATTACTAGGCCAGCAGGATGTTCCCGGAGATCAAGAGTATTTTTATCACCAGAAACATTATCATGCTACAACAATCACAAGTGTCATTCAGGGATCAGATTTTTATCAGATTATTAATTTAGCAAGGGCAGATGATATTATATGAAAGCAGAACTCAATCATGATTTATCATTATTTTATGATGAATTTTGGAAATTGCAAGGCGTGGATAACGCCGGTGAAAACTATGCAAAATTTTTATTATATCCATCTGTTGGTATCGTCCTTAATACAGATGATCCATTACAAATGGGTAGGGTCCAAGTATTTTGCCCAGCATATGGAGACAATCCAAAGAAATTGTTACATCTCCCATGGTGTGCCTATGCTAGTGCGTTTGGCGGATCAATTAAGAATAAATGCTTCACCAGAGGCGTAAAGGATGGTCCAGAGAAATCTACAGGCGCAGTCCAATATGGTTTCTGGGCAGTGCCAGAGCAAGGCGCGCATGTTGTAGTGGGTTGTTTAGACGGTGACCCTAAGCGTAGATTTTATTTTGGATCATTACCAGAACATCAAGAAACACACACTTTGTTTCATGGTAGATACAAATGGGGAGAGGGCGGTATTCCTAACGGACCATTAACTTCCGATGGCGAACCTATAGAACCAGCATACACCAATCTGGGTAAAGCTTTCCAAGATGATAGAACATCTAGAGAATGGAAAACCAGAGTCGCGGACTATCAGGCTACAGCGGTACGAGAGGATGTAGGTGAAGTTCCCAATGATACAAAAGACAAATACCTTGACCAACAGTATGATAAAATTTCAGATGCGGAACAAGATGATTGGGTGAAGCCTATACTAGGCGCACATGGATATGATTGGACAGGGTTCAAAGGCACTGGCGCGTTCTTATCCTCAAGAGCTTATGGATTTTCTACACCGGGTTTTCATGCATGGTCAATGGATGATAGAGCATTTAATTCTAGAATTAAATTAAGGTCTGCTACCGGTCATCAAATCATAATGGATGATACTAATGAACGTATTTATATTATGACTAACAAAGGCAAATCATGGGTAGAGTTAGATTCTAGCGGGAATATTGATGTATATTCAGATAAAAGAATATCAATGCATGCTAAACAGGATATTAATTTTACCACTGACGAGACTTTTAGAGTTCATGCTAAGAAAGGTATACACATGTATGCTGGTAATAATATATCACAAGAAGATCTGGAAGCAGTGCCAAATGATGGTGAAATAAGAATACAAGCCGAAGATGATTTTCATCTAATAACAAATAAAAACATGAGATGGTACTCATATGAAGATTCTCTTTTTGAGATTGGTGGAAAAAAATGTGAATCTATAGGAGATTCATATTATTTACATGTACAAAACGACATTCATACTATAACGAATTATGGTTCATATTTTTTAAGCATATCTGCTGATATTAATGAAATAGTTAATGGTAGTGTAAAAAGATATGCATTGGGTAATCAAGCTTATGCTGCTGATGGAGATTTTGAATCATTCGCGTTCGGCGGACAGATGGACATAGGATCACAACGTAATTTTAATATAAAAAGTATCGCAGAAGATATAACAGTAGAAAGCATGGGTAGTAATACTTCATCTAGTGGTGGTGTATTTATAAAAACTCCACGATCACAGCAAGGTATATCTAATAAAGGTATATTCATGGCGACAAAAGAAAAAATTAGGGGGAGATCAGAAGAAGATACAGATTTTGAAGTAGGAAATACTAACATACAAGATAGACCAACATTAGAAGATGATGATTTGTTGTGTGAAGGGGTCGGTCAAATTGATTTAACAGGGTTAACTGGCGCAGATTTAGCAGCGGCAGCAGCCCATAACGCTGGATTTAGGGGCAATGATCTATTGACAGCAGTGGCTATAGCTGGTGGCGAATCATCATATAACCCAAATGCTAGAAATGGGGCAGACGCTTCTGGTGATGGTGTGTGGGGGTCTTCTCAGGGGTTATGGCAGGTTAGAACTTTAAATCAGAATCCAAATAATAGTACATATCGCGGAGATCATCTGCGCGTTAATGATGGCAGTCTTTATAATGCCCAACAAAATGCTAATGTGGCAGCACTAATAAGTAATTTATCAGCAAATAATGCACAGGGTCAGGGGGCAGATTTTGGCGCGTGGACTGTATATAGAGAAGGAATTTATAGGAATTATGAAGATCTAGCAAGACAGGCTATAGCAAATGTTTGTGGAGGTGGTGGTCCAATGTCATATTCACCATCATCCAAATTCACTTCAGCTTTTTCCGCACCCCTTGGGATAAGCTCAGATGTTACAGGTTGTGTCGGGCAGACTATTCGCTCAATGGCCGAAGATTTCATAGATAATTGTTTAGAATCCGCAAAAACGGCTCTAATAATAAAATCACAAAAAATGATTATGAAAGCGGTTGACGATTTAGAATTTAAAATAGATGATACTATTATAGGAACATCCGTTAAGAGTATTGTTGGAAAGATCACAGAATTGGTCGGTTTTGCAGATGGTATTGGTGCGGTATTGGAGGCAGCGTTCCCGGCGATTTCGGCTGCATTATCTGCATTGGGTGGATCTATTTCTTTACCGGCGATCCCAACTGGTTGGTTAGCCGCATTGGATGCTTTGGGTGGAGATATAGCAGCTTTTTTTAAACCATTGGCAGGTTTGTTGGATATGTTTGATGATATTATTGCAACAATATGCGATCCGCCTAATGTTGACATACCATTCTTCAAAAGTGTATCACAAAGTATATTTTATTATGATAACCACGATTTGATAGGATGTCTTTCACTACCAGATTTAGGAGATATATTATAATGATGCCTCAAGTCAATTTTAATGTTGTAAATGGATTTAGATCATTTACCATGGGAGCGGTAAGAGAAGAATATGCGCCACCGTATGCCACACCAGCATGCTTATCAGAAGCCAAACAGGCATTATGGACAAACAGAGTCCCAATGCATGAACCGTGGCCCCGTGTGATGAAAGGTGATACAAATCCTCCTCCTAATTCAAAGAATCAAGAATATAAGAAAAACGTACATCATTTTGATCAATATGATAATGAAACTAGTCCTGCTGGGTTACAACCAATTGGTAGAGTAGAAGGTGATGAAGACATCGATAGAGGACCATTGTGGAGAAGATAAATATATTTCAAACAATGGATTTATATGGCTGACGATTATTACTATAAAGGATTCTCTTTCAAGAATTTCCAAAGAAATAAATCTTTTATATTAAAAGATGTCGAATTAGTGAAAGAAGATTTAAGAAATCATATATTCACTAGGTTTGGTGAAAGAGTCAAGATGGCAAATTTTGGGTCCAGAATTCCAGATATGCCATTCGAACCTATGGATATAGAAAATCTCACCATAATATACGAGGATATGGAAACAGTTTTTAGATATGATCCAAGGGTTGAATTGTTGAATTTAACTGTTCTACCAGATTTTGATGAAAATATCGTTTTAGTATATGCAGAGTTGTATTATCGTGAAATAAACATTAATGATCGTTTCGATCTAAAAATAGAATTCCAAAATTAAGGCAAAAATAAATGAGTCGTCTAGTAAACGTTGCAGAGAGTTGGGAAAAGGTATATGAAGCTTATCAGCAAATAAATTTTGCTGCATGGGATTATCTGACCATCAAAGAGTCATTATTGGACTATTTGAAATTATACCATACTGAAGATTTCAATGATTATATTGAAAGCTCAGAATTTATCATGGTTATCGAAAGCTTCGCTTATATCTGTGAATTATTGGCGTATCGTTTCGATTTAAATGCTCATGAGAATTTCATAACTGATGCCAACAGAAAAGAATCCATTCTAAGATTAGCTAAATTTTTGTCATACAAAGCATTTAGAAATGTACCCGGAAGAGGTTTGGTAAAAATTAAATCCATATCTACCAGTGAAAGAATATTTGATTCTACAGGCACTGATATTGCCAATAAGTATATCAATTGGAATGATCCGGTAGATTTGAATTGGAAAGAGAAATTTCTAGCAATTTTGAACTCCGCTTTTGAACAGCCATATGGTTCAGTCTTACAATCAGATAGAGTACAGGTTCAAGATATATTATTTGAACTGTATTCATTAAATAATGATGTACTGACAAATAATGTCATTCCATATACAACATCAGTTTCCAGTGAATCATACCCATTTGAATTAGTAAGTTGCGAACTTAACGAAAACGGACCATACGAAAAACGACCAGAGAAAAACCAGAAATTTAACATGTTGTATTTGAGCGATGGTTTGGGTGATAGTTCTGACCACACTGGTTTTTTCATGTATACAAAACAAGGTCAATTACAAAGAGAAACATTTTCATTTGATGGTATAACTCCAAATCAGACGGTAGATATTCTTGTTGATAATTGTAATAATACTGATATATGGGTAAATAATATAGATCCTGTTACGGAACAAATAATAGTCGGAACAGAGTTGAATAGTACATCAAGAATAGGTGAGTGGGAAGAAGTAGATCTAGCCAATTCTCAAAATATTGTATTTAACACAAATCCAAACAGAAACAAATATGAAATAGAGACTTTAGCTAGAGATCGTTTTAGAGTTATATTCGGTGATGGTAAATTTTCAGCTATACCTAGCGGAATGTTTGAAGTGTGGTATAGATCATCAGCCAATGCTGAATATGTTATTCCTGTCAGTGCTATACAAAATATATCAGCATCTTTTGGTTACATGGATAAAAATAATAGAAGACAGACTATAACTGTTTTGTTTTCATTAGTAGATCCTATACAAAATGCTGCCCCAAGTGAAGATATTGAAAGTATTAGAAGAATAGCGCCGTCCGTTTATTATACTCAAGATAGAATGGTCAATAATAAAGATTATAACGAATTCTTATTACAAGATAATTCTATCTTAAAAATGAAGGCATTGAATAGGACGTTTGCGGGAGATTCAAAATACGTTTATTGGCAAGACCCAAGAAATTTCTATGAGAATGTTAAACTGTTCGGTGACGACTTAGTTGTATATTTTAGATCTGGTGAGAAGCAACAGGTCATATCATCTGGAGATTTGCCGGAAGAAGGTGGAGAAAGCGAAGAGACCATAAACGCCCTTATAGATAATTATATAATACCTATATTCGATACCGAAGAATTCTTCATAAAACAAATATTGGATGAAGTACCTCCCAACGGAATTCGTAAGAATTTCACAGACGAAGAGCGTCAAACATTAGAAGATCAATTGTTAATATTGATTAACAATAAACCCGGTACCATTTATTTTCTTTATAATGTCGCTGGTGATGTATGGTCATTTACCAATGATCCTGATGATGAGGAAGATTCATCAATATACTTAACAGCAAATAATAACGAATGGGTATTAGTGTATAAGACGAAGAATTTAATTGTTCATAGTGATGAAACTAAATTTTGGGTGTCAAACGATGACAGAAAAGTAATAACCTACGACACATTAAAGACTAACTATGATGAAATAGTAATTTTAAGCGCGAATGTCGGAACCACGTCTTGCGCATTAACTAGAAATTACACATTTAGGGTTATTCGTCAAGATATTATCGATGTTGGTGTCAATTCTGGTTTGGAAAGTATTCACGACATGATAATCATACCCAATGACGACGATGGGGATGGTATGCCAGATGAGGTAACATTACCATATTTAATAGCGTCTGGTAACTATGTATATTTCCAAAGAGAATGCACTAATTGCGAGTGGGTGTGGAAACCAGCAACAGACGAAAATATAGCTCTGTATCAGGAAGATCAAGACGAAGAAACTGGATTATGGAAACGAGAAATCGGTCGTCAATATATCAATTTCTTATGGCTACACAGAACCCCAAGATACCATCTGATAGACCCATCACCGTCTAATATTATTGACATGTTCATAATGACAAGAGGTTATTATAATGCTGTGAGTCTGTGGTTAAATGATAGACTGGAAACAAAGCCCGAACCACCTAATACATTCCAATTAAGAAATGATTATAATAATTTACTTGGGAATAAAATGATTTCCGATTCTGTGATTATCCATCCCGGAAAAGTAAAGGTCATTATAGGGAAACATGCTATAGATTCTTTAAAGGCAAAAATAAAAGTTATTCGCTCTGTGAATAATAGAAAGATGACCAATAATCAAATAAAGACCGTTATAGTGGACGCTGTTAAAAAGTTCTTTGACATTAATAAATGGGAATTCGGACAAACGTTCAATTTCACTTTGTTAGCTTCTTACATACATAACACACTTCCAGTAGAATTGGATTCTGTAGTTTTGGTACCAACCAGTGCTACGCATATATTTGGTGATTTATTACAAGTATTCTGTAAGGATGATGAAATCATTCAACCTTCTATAAGCGTAAATGATATTGAAATAGTAGAGACTTTAAATCCTGAAATTCTAAAGCAAACATTATAAAATGTAGGTTTTGTAGTTTTACAATACGAATAAATAAGGATTACATCTAAGGAACATATGTGAGTAATTCTGATTATTCTAAGAAGCGCACTAATTTAAACGATTTAATACCTACCATTAATAAGTCCAAGTTACTTGAATCTATTAATGAAAATCTGTTTAACAGGTACCTAACTAAACCAGAAACAATTCGTTACATTGGTAATGTGGGAGATGTCGATACATCTCCCAATGCGATAGGCAATATACAAGAGGTTGACGAATTTCGTCAAGAGAATCAATTACAGCCAATAGTGCAGCACACGGTTGGTTCCGTGAAGCATTTCTTGTCCTTCCAAGAGTTTCTGAAAAAATTAGAACTTACTGGCGTTGATGTAAATTCGTTGGATGATTGGGGAAAGATTTTACAATTTAACTGGAACCCACCAATTGATTTCGATAAGTTGATAAATTATCGTGATTATTTTTGGAATTCTCCAACATCCGAGCCTGATTATATAACAATCAAAAACAACCTAACCCGCAGCACCACAAGATTTCAGACTGCTTTGAGTAGTGTGTTACAAATCACCAAACAATATGAAATACACAGTACGTCTACTAATTCGATAGACGTTGAAGGCAATCATACAAACAAATTCTCTACTGGTGATTATGTAATAATTGGTTCCAATAGTGGTCCGCATATATTGTCAAAGGTATTTTCATCTAGTTATAGTAGCGGTAGCCAAAGAACTACTATAAACATTTTAGATAATGTACCATCATATGAAGTTGATAGCATTGCAAATGCCATGCTGTATGATGCCAATGTTAATGAAACCAGCATAACTGTATCAGGAAATGTGACACCATTATTTAAAAAAGGTTATGTTTTTTCTGTTTATGATAGTTATGAAGTATTATTAACGGTAGAATCTAGTTCGTTCGACCCAGTTTTCAATATATCGACTATTGTCATAACTACCGGGCAACACATATTGAACCCTAATGTCACTGTATTAAACACCACTCCATTACTATTTTTATTAAATGGCGAAATACTGGCTCACTCAGATGAACAATTTTTATACTCTCCTAATTTATGGGGAATTGAAGATGTTAGTTATTTTTGGTCAAATGACGTGCTATTACATTCCGGAACAAATGGTGAAACCGCGATTGGGTCTGACAATTTAACTGACAACACTGTTAATTTCATAACATCTGGGATTTCCATAGGTGATATAGTTCATATAACATCTGGCAATCAAATCGGAGAATATAAGGTTGAATCTGTGTATTCAACCACACTTAGATTAGATAAGATGATGTTCGATGAATCTAATATAGAATATTACATATCAAGATCTGGTAACATATTAAATATACCATTAGAAAATATAACAAACCGTTTATATTATGTGCAATTTATTGATGAATTACAACAATACGATGGTTCCACATGGAACACCGTATTAAAAAATGCTTCATTTTTAACTACAGTTACAAATTCATTAAATTTCAATGTATGTAAACAAACTGACGAATGGTCATCAACAAACTTATGGGTACACAAAGACCAGATAAAGGACATGACAGATAAAACCAGAGCACAAATTCCTATAATAGAATTTGATGACTGTTTGGAAATGTCTCAAACTTCTATCGCAACACATGAATGGGATTATAGAGAGAATTCTGACTCTAGTTACATAACAACAGATATATCACCATCCTTATTCGAATTGCATGATGTTTCTCTAACAATTGGTAATGAATTTTATTTCGATGGTTATTATACAATCGTTTTTAACGAAAAATATGGAAACCTTTCAGATGGTATGGCTGTAGGTTCTGAATTAGTATTCACAGAATTTGTTGAAAATAACGGTGTATATAAAATTGCAAATGTAGAATTTGTAAAAATAGCAATAAGCAATAGGTATGTAACTAAAGTAACATTAGAACAAGCGTTAGCTGATACTGCCGATTTTCCTATTGGTGGTAGAATTACACCAAGATATACATCTTTAGGGCATGAATTTGTATATGACCAGTACCAATGGAGGTTTAAAGGTGTAAAAGAAATTAAATCATCAAGCTTGAATTGGACGAGAAATCCAATGTTAGATGATTATGTATATTCATTCTCAACTTCTGATTATGTTTCAAATGTTTATCTATCTGCACAAGAAATTAAATATTTACTACCAATGCAGGGACCGGAGATATTGTTTGACAATATTCTTCAAAATGTAGTTTTATATGATGATTATCAAGAAGGTGATATTCGAGTATACATTAATGGCGAACGACAATATGGTAATTTCTCAGATATAGATGGTTTGGTTAATGATGACTATGTCGGTGGTATAAAGTTTGATGATTCTGTAATCTTATCAGAATCCGACACTATAAGAATTGAAGTAGGTGAATATTTCCTTGAGGATGTAGGTAGAAGAGATGTTCTCGTAAACACTTCAGATTACAATCTTGTAGATGATTATTTTGTATATAGTAACATAAAAGAAAAATACAACTTAGTTAGATTACGAAAAATAGAACAAAAGAGATTCCAGAGAAATTCATATCCAGTTTTTTCGATATACAATGATGATGGAACAGCCAGTGAGTATGCCTCTGAGATATTTAAGTATACTGAACAATCTGATATGCCGGTTAATCCATATATTTTTAGAAGAATAAAATATGATTATGCGTTAAAAGATTTCTTCTTTGAAAACAAATTAAATAGTGAAAATCAAAACCTGTACGCATATAAACGCAATGGTCAATTACATACGGTATGGCATCATGGTATTGATAACGAATTAACTGTGCCACAGACCGTTGGGGATGTTTGGAATATAATAGACCCATGGTATTATAATATAGAACATGAGAATAGAAAAGATGTATCTTTAAGGGATGTTTTCAGACATGCTAGTAGTTGTATATCAGAACAACAAAAAGATATAGTATATTTCTCCAGTGAAAAGAGTAAATATTATTTACAAACATACCCTAATAAAGTATTAGGCGGCACTATAAAAGAACATAATGGTGGATTAGATAGTTTAGTATCGGCAATATTCACAAACAGCGGTACTCCCGGAGCCATAATAGATTTTGCGGCAGCGCAATATAATACATCTTTAAATTATATTAAAGAGATATACAGAGATATATTAGTGAGTCATATATTATCTGATGAAAATGTAACATACTCTGATTTTGTTAATAATATAATTTTAGATACGATTGATGTATATGAAAACAATGATTCATTTAACGAATTGTATGGCGATTCCTTAAATACAAGTTTAAAGAATTTCATATCTTCTGCAACTAGTCTCGGAATATTCCAAAGTAAGGTTCCACATTTATTTAATAATGAGAATAATGATGTATGTCTGGTGCATCATACTGGACATCTATCTCAGATCATTTTTACCAATGCAGAACGTGAGCAGATAATTCAGAGATTGCCGTCTAATACAGCTAAACAAACTGTAACTAGTTCTAGTCAAGCATTCCCTACACCTACTTTAGTAGGACAATTATTAATAAGAACTGACCTACAAACAAAAACGAGAAAGATATATAAAACCTCATCCACGTTGGAATGGTTTGAGTTAGATTTGCTTGATACTCTGTCTAAATTAATGTTAGACGTTGAAACAAAATTATATAACGATTGTAATGAATACACTGAAAGGTATGATTTTTCCATCGTACAACAAAAAGAATTGTTTGATCAAAAATATAAACAACAATTCATCAAATTTACTAAAAGATTCAATATAGAATATCCATTTTCTATAGCAAACACATTCAAGAGTCATGATTCATTTACTTGGAATTATTATTATACACCTATTCCAGAGCATCCTAAAACTGGAATGTTCGATCCATCTACTTTTGGTTCTTGGCAAGCACTTTACCAATATGTTTACGGTACTGCGTATCCACATCAGCAACCATGGATTCTGCAAGGATATTATGACAAACCTTCTTGGTGGGATGAGACGTATCTCAATACGGATGTTAATGTAAATAGATATTGGAAAGAGTTAATGTGGATAAACATTTTAAGTGGTGTTGTCCCTAATGGTAAATTACTTCCAAATGAATCCATAGCGACTGGAACTATAGGTGAAATAGAGGAAGTGTTTTTATTCCTTCCTGTGAACATGTTGGATGTACCAACAAATGACGGTTATGAACCGGATGAATTATTACCACCATATTGGAATAGTAGTAATATTGCTAATTCTAATATACGAACATTATTCGACATAAATTCTGGTTATGGGGTTAACACTCCGAATCTAGACTACGAATTTGGACAAAATGGTACTTATGAGTGGGTATGGAAAAATTCTATCTGGCATAATTATGATTTAATGACAATATCATATAAATTAGATCCTATTACATTTTTTAATGCTGTTTTTGATTCTAAATTCAATGTTATAGATTGTTTGCAGATAGATGAAAGAATGCACAAAGTTAGAAATCACAATATAACAGTATTTCATGGCGAATTGATTGATAATGAAATATACAAGTCAGATGGTACGAACCAATGGTATGTATTTTTTAATAGATATAATTCCCTAGACGGTAATGCTGCTGCTTTTAAAGATACATGGAATAATTGGCAACAAAAATTATCCTATCTATTCTCCGGAATGATTGACACTAACAACTTAGAAATTTTTAATTATAATTTTGACATAACTGATAAAGATTATTCTTTGGATATTGATAAGACAGTATCCTTTGATAAAAAACAAATGACTGGTTTAAATGCTAAACTCTTATCAGTGCCATCAAAATATAGTAAGAGTAGAGATACTGGTATTGGTTGGACTACAGAGTTCTCTCCATTAGGGTTAGAAGAAACAATTGATGTTTATAGACCACAGGCTTTTGATTTTTATGCTGATGTAAGTAATAATTTATTTGTTGCTGGAAAATACAAATTATTAGCTGCTAGTATAGCAGTTCCAGTCGGATTCCAAAATATTGATTTCTCACAAACAGTGTTTAATTCATTAAACACAGGACTGTCAAATTCAAATTTCAATTACCATGCATCCGTATTAGTGGATGGTGCTACAAATATTCCTCTGGTAATAAAAGGACACAAAGCCCAAACATTTACAAGTCTATTGACAGAAATTAATTCACAATTGTCCACGTTCGCTGTTGCAAGTATATATTACGGTGACATTAGAATTCAAAGTGCTAACACTGGAATTGGGTCTGCTATTTCAATAACTGACTCCGGTTTATTTTCCTCTATAAATGGGTTTTCAGCCTTTATGTCACCTGACACAATATCATATGAATTCTTAAAAATATTCGAAATATACAAAAATTTGGTCAGAGATTTTCAGCCCGGCTCGCAATTCACCATTGCTGATAGTACACAATTCAATGGGACATACGATGTTTTGAATTCGTATTTTGATGTTCAATCGCAAACAACTAAGATATTCGTATCAAATAATATATTAGTATCCTCAGATATTGTTGATGGATATATTATTCCGGAAAATATCAGAACAATACCGGAAGAATGGACAAATGGGACAGAGTTATTTGCGGAAACCAATGGTATATTACCAAATCCATTAGATCCATTTACTCCATATTATTTTATTCGCGTAGATGATTATTCTTTCAGATTATCCAATTCACAAAAAGGTGCCCAAAATGGAAGTTATGTACCAATAACATCGGTTGGAAGTGGTGCACATGTCATAGGAAAAATGGACAGGACTTTTAAGGCTCTGAGCGGATCTATCACCAATTACCCTTGGCGCGTATACCAAAGTGACAGGAGAAATGTAGTTACGGAAAATCTTCCATTCCAAACATCTGGAATTCAAGATGCTGTAAATTTCTTAATGGGATATAACGATAAACTATATGATGATGGTATTATATTCTCAAATAAAGATGCTGATAATAAAGATAATATAGATAATAGAACAAACGATTGGCAATATTTTACTGAGAAATTTATTTCATGGGCTTATCAAATTCGTGCAATAAAGCAAGAGGATACATTACGGTTTGAAGTACAAGCAAATATTACTGATAACACATTAGACATACAGAATGGAGCTTATGTAAATTGGCCGAATGGTACGGAGGTTGTATTCTCTCTTGAGAATGGTGTCACTTTGCCAACTCCATTTAACAATCCACTATCAGAATATATTCCATATTATGTGATTAGAACAACCTCAAATACTAAAGTGCAGTTAGCTCTATCCACTTACGATGCACTACGAGGAAAAGCTATAGACATAACGGATACTGGCGTTGGTAAATTCTATATTCGCACAGCCAATGCAATAACGGATTATCCGGTGTTTACACTAAATCCATGTAAACATACCGTTTTCATCAATCATCCGCAAGGCGTGATTAGTGACATTTTCAATAGGACCGATTATTTCTTCTCTGAGACACCACAAGTATATGACATATATGGAGAATCATTGAATAACCGTCAACTACTAATGTATAGAAATGATAAAGAAACTAAATTACGTTTAGTAGAAGACATCATAGAAAAAAATTCAAAACAGTTTATATACAATAAAAAAATTAACGAAAATGATATTTTGTACACTAGCGTTACATTGAATAATGATATCATTGAAATTGGAGGTTTTAAATTATTTTTGGATGGTTACGAGCATATTGTGAGTTTTAATGATTCGTCGGTAGACGATTCTTTAATATTTGATAAGTTCTTAGGGTTGAGAACCCCGAGATTTTATATGGAATATAGTAGAACTCCAGATTTTACTTTACGACCAAATGTTGGTGGACATGTTTTACAGAATGGCAAGTTAGTTGAAAATATAGAACATTCTGTAGAGAGCTTACGTTATTTGTTCGATGCCTATACTTCTATAGAGAATAGACCGATAATAGAGAGATCAAGAAAATCTATTGGATACGATGGTCCAAAAGATTATATGGATGATTTACAAATAAACGATAAGACACAATTTTTATTCTGGAGAGGCATGATCCAGAACAAAGGTACTAATATGTCTATAGATGCTTTTGTCAATCAGCCAGTATTTTTAGAAGCTGGAGTTGATGAATTTTGGGCATATAGAGTTGCGTGCTTTGGTGATAGTAAAGAGAAAGTATATCCAGAATTGAAATTATTTACTAGAGATGTATCAACTAAAGAAATGAGAGTAGAATTTGTTACGCCGGATGGTGGTGCGCTAAACGATACATTTGAACCAATCAAATTGACAGATCTTAATAGATGGTGGAACCAACCAGATCAACTTTATATGTTATCACCAAAACCATCGTTTTATTTTGACGCTCAGGTAACTTCTGTTTCGTATAATGTTGAGAGTGAAGCCAATATTTCAACAGAATTTAATGGTGTTACCAAGAACACTGAGATATCGGAATCATTTACACCAGCAGAACCAATCTCTACGGTAAATGGTAGATATGTTTTTGAATTACCGAAAAAATCTGACAAGGTTATAGTAACATATTTTGATACAGTAACAGAAACTACTAAGCAATTATCAGAAGGGTATGATTACTTTCTGATAAACACAGGGGCTATTGAATTTACTGATATCACTGGTTTAGTTAATATCACTGTGGCCACATTATCATACAATTACGATGCGCAGAACCCAGCTACATTATTAGACAAAAAATCTGATGTAGTAATGAAACGAATTCCAATTTGGCACCCGGCTATAGACCAACATTATCATGTTTCTGATTTTGTTATAGATATACGTTCAAATATTGACCGCGCTGTTTATAATTATGAAAATGTTAGTGCGACAGAAACATCATGGTTAAAGAATAAAGAACATACCGTATGGTTGGATACGTCAAAAATGTATTACATTCCATACTATGACGCTAAAATATTCCCAGATATTAATTATAGAATATTCAATTGGGGTAGAATGGCTGATTTTGGTAGTATAACCATGTATCAGTGGACCGAATCTTTGGTTCCACCGGAACAATGGGAATCTGTCGTTATATCCGATTCTAATAATAAAAATCTATTGCAAAATGATAAAAGATCTGGTGAAGCGTATTATATTGTCTATAGAAATATAGAAGAAGAGACTGGAATGCCGCCTAATTGGGTAGAAAACAAAGATGAAATATTTGAATTTACTACTAAACTTGTACAAGCTGATACTATTGTAGAAAACACAATAAACGTAGAACCAAAAGTTTATATAAATGGTTTCTTCGTGGGCACGTTTGATATAGAAGTTAATTCATTGTATGAATATTGTTACGGTCCTTTATTGGATGGACAAACATCTAAACCAAGACCTCAAGATATTATTACTTTAGTATTCGAATCTCATATTCCTTCACAAGACGAATTAGACGCTGGCGGGATCTACAAAAAAGTATATCCGTATTCATATGTAACAAAAGTTGATCCTTTAAGTCATCAGGAATATAATGTGTATTATTTCTGGGTTAAGAATAAGGAAAATAAGATAGCTGTTACTGGTGATTCGTTTATTAACTTAAAAGAGGCACAAAAACAGATGCAGTTTATCCCTGTTCCATACATGATCTTACAAGGACTAAGAACGCCGGAATTTGGTTATGGTTTAGTTTACGGTATAGTTTTTGATGAAGACGAATATGAATTACCATATCGATATACACAATTGGTAATAAAAGGATTGGAAAATACAGTAAAAGATGATGAAAGGTATGTACTTAGATTTACCAGAGATTTTACGCTAAGGGATGAATTACCGGGTCCAAACTCCTTATATTCTCCATTATATTTAAAAAATGTTCATTGGGAATGGAAATTAATACGTGAGAAACAATTAGCGAAAATAGACCTGTTCCTTTGGGATAGGATAATAGAATGTATGATAGGCAAAAGGATAATATCTGGAATCGTGGATAATACCAATCCATTACCAACATTGAATAGAACAGTTTATGATTCGATTTACGACAGAGACACAAGATATGGTTTGGGCGAAGAACAGATATTCATGGATGGTGAGTTGGCAAAATACATAGTTAACTACATGCTTAACGATCCTAATAATACCTTCATAAATGTTGATATTAATGAATTCATAACTAATAATACTTTAGATAGTGAGAGTAATATCATATCTACCATGTATGCAATTTATAATAATTTTACAACAGAAGAGATTAATAAAATATTTTTTGAATTATTACATGCTGCGATGACACACAAGAAGCACCATTCTGAAATATTTAAGACATCGTGGGTTGCATTACAGTCTACTATAAATGTTTCTTCTCCCTCTAATGGAGTTATACGTTTACAAAACTTCATAGATGGTGAATGCCCATCATAAATATTATAAACCTTCGGACTGTTAAATGATAGACCCAGATAAAAAAATATCAATATTGGATAACTATTTACATAGTACCAAATTTGAATGCGAACATCTTGAGGGGTCTGCTATAGAATATATCCCACAATATTATTGTGTAAATATATCATATGATGATAATTTGGTAAGACTAGCTTCCAGCTCTAGTCGTTTGCAATGTCATGGGGTTGCATTACACAATTCATCACCAAACCAACTAATCAAATATATTAGATTCGGTATAATACATTTTGATGAAAGTGTATTTACGGACTCTCCTATGTCACCATTGTTTATGGGTAGAAGTGGTGAAATAACTACAGCAGTACCTTCAAGAGATGTAATGCAGAAAATTGGCTTTGTGGTATCGCAGAATAGTGCTTTTATAGATATAAAAGATGCAACCACAATTCAACCGCCATATACAATTATAGCACCTTCTGTGACACCAACAGTGACACCAACAGTGACACCTTCTGTAACAGCCACAGTGACACCATCTGTAACGCCAACAGTGACACCATCTGTAACAGCCACAGTGACACCAACAGTGACACCATCTGTAACAGCCACAGTGACACCAACACCGTCCACGATTCTACCGGGACTGATACAACAAAATGGTAGTTACGTATTACAACAAAATTCTATTAGAATTTTGTTGTGGTGATGATATAAATAATTTCAACGACATTTTTATAGGGTTATATAATGGCTGATAGTAAAATTTCCGATTTAGCGGTCAATGACACATTGACAGGAACAGAATCATTTGTAATTGATCAGGGGTTGACTACTGTTAAACTGTCATTAGATGATTTGAAACAATATACAAACGTTGGTGTATTATCGGAGTACACAATTACATTTAATTTTTCATCGGTCCCATCAATAATTCCTATAGGCACTGAATGCATATCAGTAGTCCCGAAAAATGGAACTATTTCAAAGGCGGTCATCCATGGACAAGGCAACTCTGGGTCTGCTGAAATTGACATATTAATAGCTTCCACGCCTATGGACATACCATCCGCAGTTTCTATAACTGCCACTGAAAATTTAGAATTAATATCTGATTATGGTATTGTGTCAACTATTCCCGTAGCATGGACAGAAATTATCAATGAAAATGATTTCATCATTGCCAAGATAATATCAACAGACTTAACCCAATTAACACTAATTTTAACAATAACAATATAATAGGACATCAAAAATGGCAACACATAGTTTTTCTTCATTAATATCACATGACACCGACGTGGATTTTAGAGCGTGGGGGTTGGAATTATCAGACGCTTTAGATCTGATAGGTTTTACAAAATCAGCGGACACTGGACAAATTGATTGGAGCACTGTAGTTAAAGCGTCAACAGATCAAGCTGCTGGTTATGAAATAAGATTTTTAGATGATACATTACACGCCACTACTCCGATATATGTAAAGTTAGAATTTGGTACTGGACCATTCACTAACAGACCATCTATATGGGTGACTGTTGGTACTGGAACAAACGGTGCTGGCACCATCACAGGAATTACGGTAAGCAGAAGACTAATAAATCATTCCGAAGCTGAACTTTTATCTACTTCTGCAAATTACCCGACCTATATGTGTAAAACTGAAGGTGTAGTTTGGTTTTCTTGGAAAATTGGTAGTCGAAACACAGGGGGCGTAGGGGGCGCAACATTTGCAATTTTTAGAAGCTGTGATTCTTTCGGTGATGTAACTGGCACTTCTATGGCGTGCTATATGACTCCAACCATGGATAATGGTGGATATGCATATTCAGCGAATGTTACATGCTACACCTTCGATACTGGATATACTGCCAGTATAGGAAACACACAGCTATTTGGTGGTGGTGGAACTGGTTACACATTTTTACCTTACAATTTATCGCTAATACAGACAACTGTAGCTGGAGTTCCAGCGGCATTCCAAGTATCAAGACACTTTATAATAACCCCACAAGTATTTCCCATTAATGGGATAGTAAGTTCAACAGTTAGTGACGGAGTTAGTCTGGGTTCCACGTTTGATGCCACTGTTATTGGTAGTACATCACACACATACATTTCGTTGGCGACGAATTTATCATATTATGAATATGCTTGTTTGATCTGGGAATAATTAAAACATGACAGTAGCTACAGTTGCAGAAACAACCATAAATGCCACATCAATTGTATCAATGGGTCCAACTACGTGGAAATGTGTGGTTATTGGAAACGATTATAACACTCTACCACAAGGGGAATTGAATGTTGGTGGCATTGTGTACTCATCTGGTGTACCCGTATCTAGAACTATAGATATATTTGACGCTGCCACTAATGCTTATGTTGGGTCATCACAGTCAAACTCTATAGGTGTGTGGATATATCAAAATTTACCTACTCGACCATCGGGGTATTATGTTGTGGCAAGAGGATTAGGACCACCAGAAGAAGACGCTATACGTCTTGATGTATCACCACCAGAGTTAAATATTGAACTGGATGTTAATTTAATTATCACTAGAACTTATTCGGGCTGATGCAACCATAAATAAAATAACAGCCGAATGGTATAAATGTTAAATTATTATTTTGATAAACTTACTGGAGATATTATAGCCCATTCTGGACCTGCTCCAGATAGTGACAGAAGCGTATCGGTACAAATTAACGGTAATTCTGTATCCGTAAGAAATTACTCTTCCAATTTCTTTTTTAACGTTTTAGATTTGAATAGTGTAGCAATATCTGCTAATAGTATATCATATGATGATAAATACATAACTTTTAATTTTTCGGATAATGTTGTTGGTACTTTGAACATATATTTTGTTGGAAGTGTGCAAGAAATTATACAGATTACTAATACACCAACACCGACTTCATCAATTTCCATGACACCATCTGTAACAGCCACAGTGACACCAACTGTGACACCAACTGTGACACCAACTGTGACACCAACTGTGACACCAACTGTGACACCAACTGTGACACCAACTGTGACACCAACTGTGACACCAA